GAAACAGTCTCCCTGAAAGAAGTAACGGATGGGACAGAAGCAATCGAAAGATATGGCAGTTTGTTTTGTGATTTTCAATCCAGCAGAGACGAAGCGGATGTTGATGAACTACTTTTATACCAAGAACAGTCTCGAACTTCAGAAGATACCGACCTTTACAATCGAGTTGGTGTATGAAGGCAAAGAACCTGAAATCAAAGACGCCTTTCATGTGTATGCGAATTCAGTGATGTTTCATAAGGAGAACCTCTATCGTGTTCTTGAAAAGAAGATTCCCAAAAAGTACACGAAGCTCGCGTTCTTGGATTGTGACATTGTGTTTGATGATCCGGACTGGTATGCCGACGCATCCAAGTTGCTCGATACACATGACATCGTACAGCCGTTTGAAACAGCCCACTGGACAGATCTCACATATTCGAAGGTCATGCTCTCACGTCCGACGGCCCTTCAGATGAAAGACAAGGTCTGGAACTTTCAATACCATCCCGGATTTGCGTGGTGTATGCGCCGAGATTGGTACAATCAGCATGGGTTCTTCGATTACGCAGTGAGTGGAAGTGGAGATACGTTGTCTTCCGCAGCTTGGATGAAGAAAACGTTCCCAAAAAACTTTCAGTCTTTACCGTTTGCCCTGAAAGAGGCATATATGCGCTATTCAAAGCTCCCATCTCCACGCATGGCGCACTTAAAATGCGGCGTCTATCATTTGTATCATGGATCCCGCGCAAAGCGAATGTATTCCGAGCGTCACAAGATGTTGAATGTACAGCAAGACATCCAGAAGATGACACACAAAAACAAAGACGGTGTCCTCGAATGGAATGAACCCGAAGTATGGAATCCAATGTTCCTCGAATATTTTACATCCCGCAATGACGATGATTTAGGAGAAGAACGCAAGGAACCGCTCACAAGTTAAATCGCTTCTTGAAATCTGAAATCGATCCACGCAACGTAGGTTTGTTCCACAAGACCCATCGACTCAACGCACCGGGAGTGGTTGGGTCGTTCCAGTGCTCACCCATACCTGAATGACGATCGAGGTATCTCTTTCGACGCGTCACATCCTTGTGTTTGGTGAAATCAGAGTAACCTTTCTGTCCAAACGGAGTTGTAATTGTAGACCCATCTGGCTTTACAAATACAGCATCCCACTTCTTCAGTTTGTTATGGCTCTTTCGAATGGTCTTCAACCGCAAGCGACGGGTCTTCATTGTATCCTGGGGACAAAAACGAATTCGTGAGCAGCAGGCAAACGGGAAGACAGGCAAGATACAATGGAGTCTATCTGCCTATACTGTAGTGATCCAAGCAACGAGGAACTGTGTAAGTCGTGTGTTCGTCGACGCAAGAAGATGACACCGGAGGAGGTGGAAGAGATGGATAAGCGCATTGCGATTCATCGCGCAATCGAAGAGGCGCCGTATCTGTGTAATATGTGCGACAAGGAGACTCCGAAGAACCACCTCTACTGTTCGGAGGAGTGTCGGAAGGCGTTTCAAGCGCTTCCATACGTATGTATAGAATGTAACACTGAACTCAAGCAAGACGGACCGTCCGTGAGTTACTGCGAAACGTGTCTGGCCAATCGTTAAAAGGCATCCAACCATACACTTCGTTCAATGTCAGGGACCTTGAGTTCGTCCATCACTTTGATGGCTTGTTCCTTTTTCTCATCCGCAGAGATGTCGAGCAACGAGATCGCAGCAAGACGGTTCTGAAGCACTTCCCCGACTGGGACAGGAGGGGCAAAGGCTTCATCGAATCCTACAAACACATTACACAAACGGCTGATGTGTCCCTCGCAACACATCGCAACGGCATCCTCGCATTCTTCAAACAGTCTCTGCCAGAGTTCCATCTTCTGGTCCGAATCCGCAAGAGACCGAATCTTCTCATACACGCCATCCAATGCTCGTTTATACAAACGGTCATTGGTTGCGCGACACGAATCGCGGTTATACCAGAGGTAGATGTCGTCCACTATACGCTTGACCTTCGGCCAACTACCATACGATTGTGGGAGCCATCTCGCAGCAATCCAGTCTGGAGACCGATACCGACGCGTGGATGGAATCTTCGCCGCAATCTCTAGAAGCTTCTCAAGTGCTTCATTGGTCTGGGCTGAGACCACGCTTGTGTGAACATTCTGTCGGTCGGCTGCGATTTGTCCAAGTGTCCTTGGAGCAGCAGGACGAGGCGTGTACAGAGCATCAACGTCTGCGGGTTGGGGCGCAGGACCCACACGACCATTCAACACCCATCTCCAATACATTCCAAAGAATCCAGGAGCATGAATAACCCCATGCCGAATGAAGAAGATGAACGCAACATCGTACATGAATCGATAAGTCCATTCTTGATGGGTTAGAACATCATCGACAACCGTCTGCCATGTGGGAAGCGGCTCCCTTGCCTGATATATTTGAAGAGCCGCATCAAGACGCTGTCGTTCTTCGCGGGCTTGTTGTTCCCGCTGATGTCGACGATGATATATCGCAGCATGCGTCGGACAAATCGAAGAATCTGGCGCACAACCTTGATTACACCAGCGCCTGTTTGCTCCGCTTCCTACAATCATCTCGCAGGTTCCTTGCGGTTGAGCGCCATGCCGCTGGACTTTACCAGCATGAAGGCGAGAGTGTTGTGTACAACGAACACCGCCGGGCCCGTGAACTCGGGTACAACGGTGACCGTCGGATTTGATTGAGATACAATGAGTGTCCATTCTAACAGCTGCCCTGTCTTATTGGAGCGCAAGAATCCGTTCGTTTTCCAACGGACAAAAATGAATTCATACACACGCACCCAACCAACCCTCAGAAGGCTTCGATCCAAGCATCGCGTTCCTCCAACGGAATCTTCAGCTCCTCGAACACGGCCCACGCAAGGCACACCTTCTGCTCAACGGATACTTCCTGAGACGCAATCGCAGAGATGCGCTGCTGTAAGAGTTCACCCACAGGAACAGGCGGACTGAACCGGTCATCGAAGCCCACCAGCACGTTACACAGCCGGCTCAGGTGCCCTTCACAACACATGCCAACGGATTCCTTCATCTCTTCGAACAAACGGTTCAGCAGCTCCACCTTCTCCTTGTGGGCCTGGATGAGCACCCACAGTCCGTTGAGCGTGTTCCGGTAGAGGTAATCGTTCTCTGCCTTACATGTCTCGGCCTTGTACCACTTGCGAACATCGTCCCGCAGAAGCTTGTCCTTCCGGAAATCGAAGACCTTCACCACATCGAGAGTTTCGGGAACTGTCTGAGACAACAGCACCTCCATCGCACGGTTGGTTTGCTCCGAGACAGCAGCCGTGTGAACGCTCTGCTTGTTGGTGGCAATTTCCCCGAGTGTGCGTGGAGGACCCGTATGCGCAGCCTCATCAATAAGACCCAACCGCCGCAGAGCAGCCAACCAGCGGAATATCATCGTGGTTAACCGTCTGTAAGCAGTCTGCGTGATAGTGTGCGAATCGTAAGCGGTATCAACCTTCGCAAGCATCAGCATCACGTCTACGTCAGTGTCCCAGTCGTCTTCAAGCTCACGCGAGAGGTCGCGTTCGTTTCGACGGAGGACCTTGCTGAACACCACTGTGTGGTGGTGGTGGCACATCCACAGGTTGTCAGCCTCAATCATTCCATCCTTCTTACATGCATAACACGAGTGCTTTACGTCGGTGGGGGTAATATGCCGACCGCACTTTGTGTAACCAGGCTTGCGCTTGCACGAGCAAGGCGCACCCGACTTGAGAGTAGCTTCGCAGATAAACGTCATCTTCCTCTTCGTTCCCGCCCCCACCTTCTCCCTTCCCATTGCCACTTACGTTTTCGTTTTCGATGTGCGGTGCGGATAAATAATTTACCCGCAGCTTTTGAAAACGAATTCGTTCGTGTCAGGCAGAAAGGGGAAGTGGGTGGATGCTAAGACACAGACGTGTAACGCACACCTACGTATTCCTATCCCAACAGACCTTGAAAGACAGAGTGAGATTAGGAACGTAACGCTCTCAACGCTCAAGCAATCCTTCGAGAAACTCTCTTCGCTGCGAATATGGAAACCCCTCTTCCCAGCGCTCTCCGTGAGTGGTTTGTGACCACTGGTATCAAAACTCTCCGCCCGGACTTTATGGAAATGCTCGGCATCTCCAAGGAAACGGCCAAGAAACTCCGCAAGGAGGCCAAACAACACAAAGCAGCAGTGCTCATTCAGAAAGCCTGGCGCAAATACGCGGCTGTCTGGGTCTGCAAAGGCACTGATACATGTGGTTGCATCATGTGTGTGAACATCTACTGCCGCGACGGTTACTACGACTGTCCCTTCTGCGGCGACACCTTCGCAGGCGAACAGTACTTGCCCTCTGGCTACTGCTCGCGTGAATGCGAGGAGCGTGCAGAGGACATCGCAAACTACTCGATGCCGCAAGAGGAGGATCGTGGCAGCCGCTGGGACGAAGACCCGTGGCACGAGGAGAAGGCGGTGGGCTGCCAGAAGTGTGGTCGTGACATCGACGGCAGCAACTACGAGCAGTTCGGTTACTGTAGGCGCGGCTGCTTCGTATCACATGAAGACTAAACGCAAACTAGAAAACACTCAAAATTCCAAAAGCAAACTACAAAATGCTTTTTGCTTTTGAAAACGAATTCGAGGTGCCGCCACCAGACCAATAGTACCAGGACAAGATGAACTCCTCGTACGAAACATTCCGTTACAGTGCCTACCTGACTAAGGAACTCGCCAAGCGTGGCGCCAAGACCTTCGGCTCGAATGAGCGTAAGGCAGCAAGACTCCAACGATTCGTAGACCTTGAGCGCCGTCTCGAAGCAGCAGAGCGTAAGCTGGACCAGATTCGTTTGGAAGAGCAAGAGCGTGTAGTGACTCGCAGCCTCGCACGTGCCCACCAGATTGAGCGTGAGATCGCAGACCGCAAGGTGCGACTCTGACTGTCGGTCACGATTGCCTTGTACTTCCTCTGCGTGACGCTCTACTCGGCGAATTCGTTCCTCACCAAAACGAATTTGTAGGACAGCAGACACAAGGGAATCGTGGGACACAATGAAGCTCTGTCCTGAATGTAACAAGCAAGTGGAAGGCGAGGACCATCGCTGGTGCCTCGTCAAGCTCTTCAAAGAGAACAAAATTCAGTCGCTCGAAGACTGGCAGAAGATGTGTAAAGAAGTTGTGAAGCGTGTAAAGATTCGTGTACGTGTATAGAGAGCGCGTGTACAGTAACTTATTCCCTAACTTATTTTTGCTCGAGGAGTGCTGCCCACGAGACCGGAAACGCCTTGGCCAACGCATCACTTACGAGTTGCGCCACCTCTCGAATCTCTTTTTGCGCATCCTCTCCCATTCGTAGCTTACACAACCGCGCATACGCAGCCAACGAACCGGTCTCGATGAACTCTGTCATCATGTTCTGAGGCAGAATCATGCGACACTGTTCAGGACAGATTCCATTTTCCAATGCCAATCGATAGAGAGTGGATGCCTCATCGCAAAGCTGTTCCATTTTTTCCTTGTATTGAGCGCTCAGTTCGTGGACATCCTCTTTGCTTCCTTGCTTTTTGTTAGCAGCGCGAGACCGAAGTGCCTCTGGAATATGAAACGTTGGAGGTTCATCGACATACCGACGGCTCACTTCATTCCGCGCAAATCCAATCGTATGCCGAAACCACTCGCGTGCCATCCAGATCGGCATCTTCAAGCGGAGACGAGCTTGTGGGTGGAAAAATGGAGACGTATGTTCGTGAGTCACAAGGTACTTGACCAATTTCGCATCGCGTTCCGTAAACTCCGTCACATGCTTTCCGAGAGACACGCGAGCAGCATTCACAACCGTCAAGTCATCTCCGAAGGTCTCCAGCAATTCCACTTTACAGTTCTCGAACATTCTCTTGTATCCTTAAACACAAATGGACGAAAGCCGTTTACCGCCCGAATTGCGCCCGAAGGATCCTCGTGTAGTGGTAGAAGAGAAGCCGCGTGTCGCATTCACTCTTCAGATTGCGTATAGTATTTTGGGTGTTCTATTCTACGTACTCTATGGAATCGGCGCATACCGAATTTCCTACAATACGAATGGGTCTGTCTTCTGGGGTGTGCTTGCCTTTATCTTTGCCCCTCTCTACTACATGTATTACGGCATCTTTGTGAGCCAACCGCAACAAACTCCTTCCATCATTGGTGGTAAGAAGCATCGCAAGTAATTAGAGTTCTACGGTAATCTTGACCGGAGGCATCATCTTTCGATAAATATCTTGAAATGTCAGAGTGCGACCGGATTCAAAATACCGGTTCGCAACGGCGTTGAACAAATGGACGTAGACGATGACGACAGCCAAGGCAATTAGCCACTTCATTGTCCTAGGTGGATATGCTGTGTGCGAGGGATTCTCCGCGTCAGCAACTCACGGGTTGTGACTGTCCCAGTATCCTCCTGACCAGGTTCCGGAATCCCTTCGATGGTCCGTAAGACTTCGGCCATACGCTGAGGTTGATCGGCTAGCAACAAGGCAATCTGCGTGCGAACAACTGTCTTGTTCGGACGCTGACGAACGGTTCGTTCTTGGCGCGCAATTGTTCCACCGCCTCCATCAATCACAAAGTTATCCAATTGGTTTCCACGCATGAATGTTAGCACGCGGCCGCCAATGTCATTCTTGCGTTCTCGGAGTTGTCGAATCTGTGCCTGAAGAGCACGAATCTGATCGTCGATGGTTATGAATTCGCGGAGGTCCTGTCGAACTTGTTGCGCAGGGTCTTCCATTTATTCTTACTGTTTCGCCCACCCCTAAATGTGTTTGGACGAGGTGCCTCGGGTAACGTGGGGGTCTTATCAGCAAGATCAGGTCTTGCCTCGGCGACCTTATTGATCAATGATTCTACACCTACCTTTGCCTTTTCATTTGTTCCTCCGAGATAGCGAAGGACGTCTTTGATGTTACCCCAAATCTTTCCTGTGTTTTTCTGAAGCTTTCCGAGGCTTTGGTTTCCAGCATCGAACGCATCTCCGAGAATGTTTCCCATGGGATACGGAGCTGTATGAATAATCGCAGACAGGGATTCTCCAAAGTCTTGCCGGCTAAATGAAATCACGGAAATAAGCGTCCAGGCAAACCAACCAAAGAGAGTCGCAAGCATAAACCCAATCAGACCGCCAAATGGAATGATTCCGAATAAGGTGACAATACCTGTTTGAATCAGTTTCGTAGCAGCCTTCGAAACACCCACTGTCATATCGAGAGCTGCTCCCAGCAGACCTCCTACCATAGGTAGATTCTCAAGATAACTGACGAAAAAGACAACTATAAGAAGTACACGCAGACCTAATCTTGCTGTCACTGCGTTTGGAGAAGACAGTGTGCTTACAAACCAGCGCATCCAAGGACCCAAAAAGTCATTCGAGTCTTTCTTGAACCCGGGTAAGTAGACGAGACCGTCGTCGTCTTTCTTTGCTTCCGCTGCTGCTACTGGGTTGTCTTCTGTCGGCGGCTTCGGATCGTCTCCACTGTCCTTCTCTCCTCCAAGCATCTTGCGAATTCCGCCATACTGGACTTTTGGGAGTTCAACTCCACCTCCTCCTCCTCGCACAAACTCATCAACCTTGTCTTGATCATAATTTCCTCGCAGGGCATCAACGACCATCGCCATACGTACGTCGAATTCCTCCTCGTCAAACACCACACCGTTCGACTTGAGTATGTCTTTGACGTTCCCAAAACTCATTATGTTCTAGTATTAAAATTTCCATCTCTTATCACACTCCAAACAGGTGACGAACGTCGTCATAGGCTCGTCCGCTGAGCGTGTCTGGAGCTGATAGTAATCACACTTGGTCTTTTGCTTACAGCCTGAGCAGTACATGAAGATACTCGCGGTTGCCTTCTTGGTGTACATGGCCTTCTCCTTCTCGATGATGTTTTGAAAGATGTCGCGCCACCGACGAGGATTCTGATCGACGGCTGTGCTGTCCACAAACTCTTCGACCGACATGGTCTTGAGCAACTCGCGGTTGCGATAGAGATCAATCGCACGGGACCGGTACATTTCCTTGAAGACCGGATTCTCCCACTCGATATCGATGATCCATTTCTTGGCATCTGCCTCGCATCGCGCCAGAATGCCTCGTTCGACTTCTTCGGATCCGAATCGTTCGCGCACCAAGTCACGCAAGGGATGGTCGACAAAGACGTTCGATGCGTGAATCAGTTGGACTTCGGGAACTTCACGGTCTTGCGGTTGCGCAACTTCTTCTTCTTCATCCTCGACTTCAAGTCCATCCTTCTCTTCGTCGTCGTCTTCGAGAACGTCGTCTTCTTCGTCCTTGTCTCCAAAGGTACACGACGCATAGAACTCGTCGTATTCAGTCGTACACAAATCAACATAGGCCGACGCAGGCTTCTCGTATTCATCTCCTTCGAGTGTTTTGGTCTTGAGAAGCACAAGTGTTCCCTTGAAAGAATCGTCGTGAAAGGGAGTCGGAAGCATGTGCTGGTTCAACCCATCTTCTTCATCGTCTTCCTCTGTGGGTGCGCCGAACAGAGCATACGCGCATTCTTCACCCGGAATCTTGCCTTGAAACTGTAGCGCAGGTTGCTTCAACTTCTTACGTAACCATTCGAGTACATCGGCTGTCTTCTTAGGAAGCACAAGTTCCTTAAGAGTTCCGTCTGCGTGAATCGTTGTAACAATGAGTCCGCTCATTCTTACCTTGGGTTGTCGTGCCTCTAAGTCTGTTCGTTTTTTGAAAACGAATCCGGGTTCATGAAGGCGGAAGGTACGTACGTCCAATCAAGATGTCAAGCAATCAATCATCGTATCGCCCTGCCCTCGCCCCCAAGTATGGTGGGTGGAAAGAACGTGAAGCTGCGAAGCAGCGTGCTCGTGAGGAGGCAGATCGTCTCCGCAAAGAAGCCGAGCAAAAGGCTCGTCTCGCAGTGAATGAAACAAATTTCCCTGCGCTGGGGCAAGAATTCATGCGAACCAGTGTTCCAATGTACTCCACCTCGTTTGCCGATTTGGCAGAGGAATGGAAAGTCAAAGATGAGATGGCAGAAGCGCGCGAGCAACTGCGCAAGGAGCGAGAGAACCGCGAACGTGTCTTAATGAATGGTGTCTACGTGATGAGCCGCAGTGGATACTCGGACTCGGCGATCGAACCGTTGCCGACCATTGTAGAACCCAAGAAGAAGGGTCCTACAATCGAGGCAGATGGCTTCCAGGTTGTCGAGAACCGCAAGACGCGCAAGGAAAAGCGGGAACTCACGGAAGCCGAATTACATCGTAAGTATCTAGAAGCCGGAAGCGAGAGTGACAACGAGGAGGAGGCTGCGCACAACCCCGACCTCTTCGACAATTACCGCCGCGACCACTATTGAGTTCCACGGCTTGCTGTATCTAATATCCACCTCCGCACTGCGACTCCCCAATTTTGTAACTTGTTCCCTATGTTTGGATTTTTGGTTAGTTCCAATCCAAAATAGACGCCAATACCCAACACAATCAGCGTAATAAACGAAAGCGTCCAAGCAACCAACGTCGCAAGCGTGGGTCCCTTTTCAGGCATGTTTTCGAATGTCTTGAACGGGTCACAGGATTCCTGTGTGTTCTCGTCGAGTGTGAATTTCTCTTTTTTGGTCTTCTTTTTACATTCCGATTTTGGCGGGATACCTGGTTTGTAAATCACACGTGGCTGCGTCAGAACAGGGTGAATCGCATCTTTCGGAGGTGTTTCGGGAAGAGTTTGTAGCGATGTGAAATCCGCCGGTGATATCGCAATAGGATTCTTCATCATCACGTAGTTTGGACCCGGAACAAGGCGCCAATCGTACTCTTTGACCGAAGAATTGTTCGTCTTGAGATAGCGTTGCGCCGTTTGAGACCCCGTCCACGTGAAAAATCCGCTCTCGACTTCTCCGTTCTCTCGAATGGGAATCAGGCGCGTCAAGTTCCAGTCATTTCCAGTAGGAACTGTTGTGGTCGGGATCTCTCCGGTAATCGGGTTCTCCTGTGAGATACTTGGAACGTATGCCGCAACACGACCTAAAAACAAAGAATCGGGACCAGGCTTCGGGTCTGCCTTTACGGGGACAAGAACAATGGTCTTCGCAGTCGAGTCACTTGGGTCGTTCAAAGAGAAGACCGCATCGTACTGAATTCCTTCGACCCGAAGTGGACAAGGGTAATAGAGCGTCATCTTGGTGACAAGAACCTGCTGCCCGTTCACATCGATGGATGGAGGAATACTTGGTGTGATATTCACCTTTGTCCGCGCAGAGTAATCATTTCCAAACATAGTTGCCTGAACACGAACCGTGACAAGCTTGCCCTCGACTTTATTATGCTGTTCAAGTGTCATCGTCTTATCCGCGTCCTCCTGCGGTAATTTCACTTGCCGACAAAACCCGGAATCGGCATTCCCGGAATACAGGTACAATTCTCCACCTTGAAGCTTTCGCTTGAAGTCAAGATACGAGAGTTTTCCTTCTTCAACTTGTTTTTTGAACACATAGTAGTTGTTACATTTCTCTTCACTCACAGACCCAAAAGTCCTCGTGATGTTTACGGACGAAACGCTCACACTCGGAGTAATGCGTATACTACAACCATTACATCCTTGCGATTTCCCTGACTCAAGACCATCCGCAGATGAACTACCCAAGGATTGGAACGGATTGGGTTTCTCGATGAGACGAGGACCAGCAGGTTTGGAACCACCACCACCCATATTGTTCATAGACAATAAAACAAGTATCAAGAGTTAAACAATATGGATACACCGTGGTGGTCAAACTTAATCGCAGTTGTTGTCACGGCAATTGTGTCTGTGGTGGGCACACTCTATGCGTTGACACCGAGGCAACCCGGAGAAGCCGTCGGCGCTGCTTCAACCGTTGGTTCGTTCTTCAAAGATACAATCACCTATATTCCACACATTTTGCTTCTATACGGAGTACTCGCAGACATGTTCACCTACCAAGGTGTCTTCTCGATTCCGAGTTTGATCGGATTGCTCTCCATCATCGCGAACAAGATCTTTGCGTATGTGTGGAAAGGTCTCTATTCGCTCGGAGAAGGTATTGGGTCTATCTTCAAGGATCCGGCTGCTCAAACAGGTGGCGCAGCAGGTGATTTCTTCAAGGACTACGATGGTTGTACTGTCCAAGGGTTCGCGTGGGCTGAGAGTCCGTATGCGCCGCAGACACTCGTCGTCACAGCCACTGTCTTTCTCTACTACATCTTCGATATCGTGACCAACCGCGGGTGGGGACAAGCAGCTGGTTCGATTGCGATGTTCATCCTTCTCTTCCTCGGTCAAGTGTTTATCATTGGAGACTGCCCGCCGCAAGGAGAGGGTCTCCCCGGCAAATGGACACGTGCCCTCTTTTCCTTGACAGAGGGTGCTATCTTCGGTGGTATTGGCTTCTCTGTAGTTCAGAGCTTGGCACCTGAACGCATGCCCACCAAAGGATACAGCATGTTCCCGAAAGTGAATCGTAAGGACCTTAAAGAAGGACCTGACGGCACACTTGTTGATGACAAAGGCATTCCATATATGGTGATGCCCGACGGATCGGCGATTCCGGATATGAGTTCTGTCGAAGGCAAGCAAAAATTCGGAGAGTTCTTGGGCGCAAAGATGGGAACGGGAGCGACTGCGTTACCGGACTCATGCAAGCGCTAAACCCTTACGGATGAGCGCATAATAAATACCCACATTCGCCCCCGAATGCATACCAACCACTTGATCCCGCTTGGTCACGACAACAGTCGGAACCACAGAGACACCAAACTTCTGCGCAAACCCATTCGGGTCCTCACGTGTATTCACCGAGACCCATGTAATCTTGTCCTCGAAGTCCTCTCGCAGAGTCTCCATCGAAGGCTTGATGGTCTTACAAGGACCGCAAGTGGGAGACCAGAAATGATACAATGTCACGCCGCTACTCATCTACCTTTTCTATATGAACATGCGATATTTGTAAATGCCCTTGTTCGGCTCGAACCATAGGCGTTCGTTGAATTGTCTGTTTTGTAAGAGACACGTCTCGTTCCTTACATAACTCGGTAAACGCCTTGTAGAGATGTTTGTTCACGATATCCGTGTCCAAGCTCGAGAGGTTCTCCCGCACCCATCGAATCAGTTCCACTTGCGCAACTGGTGGTCCCATCAACCGCAAAGGACATCCGGGAAACAACGTATCCATCGCGGGAGGCTGAACAACCTTTGCCTCTTCCACAGTTCCGCGCGCCATCTTGTCGACGATATCATTATTGACCGACAAGTCATCACCGCCTCCGGTATGTGCGCGCACATGATGAAACCGATGACTCTTGAACTTGGACAGCCCCGTCGAAATCCGTTGAATGAGGTCACGATGTAGAACATCCTTGCCATCGGACGTCTTCCAGTTCCGAGCAATCCAACCCGAAATCCACTGCGTCAAACACTTAATCGAGTAATCGCTGTCGGTATAAATCACCAAGTCTTCGTCGAGACACCCTTCGCGTTCGAGAACGGCAACTGCACACGCAATGGCCGACAACTCAGCACGTTGATTGGTTTGCGACTCGTTGTCTGGAACGCGATGCGCACATGACCACTCTTTATGATCGGGAAACCAAACCGCATAGCCCGCTTTTGCTCCAGGACGCCCATTGTTCAAACAAGACCCATCTGTAAAGACTCGCATACTGTCTATTGGTTGGATGTTTGTAATTCCGTTTCCAACTCACGCGGAGCATCCCAGAGACGCGTATCGAGAGGTCCGACAATGCGAGGCGTGTGCGTATAGACCGGCAACACACGATGGATACATCGACTCAGAATCGCTTGCTGTAACACAGGCTCCTCAATATGAAACCAGACACGGCATCGAAACGACCGTTGTTCGAGAGACCGACGTAACATCTGCTGACACGCCAAACTCAAAAAGTGCGCATGCCAAACTAGCAAAACCCGTGTGCGAACACCGGCTCGTGTTGGAGCAAACGTCGTCCATTGGGCAAACCATTTCGCAAAGTCTTCCATGCTGTTCATCACAGCCGCATCCACCTCTTCAAAGTCCGCTTCGTGTTGATGAGCACGTTTGTACTCTGTCCAAAAAGAAGCCGTTTCTCTGTCATTGAGTGTTTCATATAAGACCATATGGGGAGGAGGAAACGACACCATTGCTGTTCCTCGTATGTCTCCTGAAAGTTTAAGAACTGCCTGCTCCACCCGACACAATGCGCTTGACGGGAATGTCCGCAGACACAATGTACAGACTGTTCTCCGTCAACACCAAAAAGGTCTTCTCCTCCTTGATGCGCATGATGTTCTCGATGGGCGACGTATACTCGGTATCCGACTTGATCAAAAATTTAGTGGCATCTTGAACACCAATACAGCACTTCTTCTCGAGGCTGTCGTTGTAATAGTCCAAATAAATAGGGCGGTCTTGCTCGATGGCAATCTTGGCCGCTTGGGCCATCACAGTCGCAGATGGAACAGCAGACATTTGTTTGTTGGTGCGGAGGCATTCTGCGTTATTTGAACGAAGCCTTCAGTATCGCACACACCATAAACCTCCTTTCGGCACTTCTTCGGGTTCACCCCCGTTGTTCAAGGCTTCCTCAATCTCTTCTTTGGTGTATCTCTCACTTTCCAACAATTCTTCTGCAAAGGACCGAACCATAAAGGTAGAATAGTCCATTCGATAGGATTCTTCCGTTTCATTCCCTTCTTCGTCCACGTGTATTTCTACAAACGTGAGTGTTTTGCGAGCCAGCAACAACGCGGCTTTGCGTAACGTTTGAAAGATTTCGACGAGGTCCATCTTGTTCCCCGCGCAAATAAAAATACATACATCACACAAATTCGTTTTTGAAAGTTCATTTCAACGCATCTTCCAGTTTGAACCGGCTCTTCATATTGAGACAGGGAGCATCGCCGCGGGGGATGGCTAGAATCTCGCGAATCTTCGTCTTGACTACTGGCATTTTGGACGCCATCGGAAAGACAAACCGCACTAACGCATCGACGTGTTCCTCCTTCACGGCAGTCTTTGGAGCAGCCAATGACTCGAGCATATCCGCAAACACCAGATTCACCATCGTCGTCATAATCTCTTCGGGAATCAAACCACGTCCGAAGAGTTCTGCGACGTACACCGCATAGCCGCGCTTCATCTCCTTTAGCTTCGTCCACGCAATCACGGCTTCATCGAAACCGGGATCTTCGGAACTCGGAATGACCACGAGTTTACCGGTATCATACAGTTCATCAAATTTAGACACCTGCGCAAGCAAGTCTTGAGACGCATCGGGAAACTTCTTGATGATATCGGAATACGCATCGGCCATCAAAGGTGCGAAGAAGTTCTGACGAATGCCGCGGTCGAAGAGCAGAGTAGTTACACGCAGGCGGAACAGGGCATCGCGCTTTTCCATGCGAGCCAGGATTTCGAGAATGAGTTTCGTATACGTTTGCTTCGTCAGCTTGTTCAGATAGGCATTGATTTCATCATAGTCAGGGTCATCACGTTCGCGTACCTTGCGAACGACATCTACAAGCGCACTCTCTCGCCAATCATCTGCCTCCTTTTCACGACGACGCGTGGGAGGATGAAAGCGCGGCTTGAAGGAAATCTTGAGTTTCGCAATAATGTCCTTGACCTCCTGAGGAACAGAGGGACGAGGCAGATTGCGAGCAGCATAGATGGATTGAATGTCCATGCCTCCTCTTTGATGAACAACAAAGGATTGGTTTTCAAAACGGATACGAGAATCTTTACAGAACATAGAGGCAGGATGGACACTTGGGTTTTATGGTATCACGACCCCAACGATTCGGATTATTCCGAGGCAAGCTATATTCGGATTTTGGAGATTACAAACATCTCTGACTTCTGGTCTGTCATCGAAGCCATCTCACAACAAGCATGGAACTCGGGCATGTTCTTCTTCATGAAGCAAGGGATTCGACCGCTCTGGGATGCGCCGGAGAATGAAAAGGGAGGCGCGTGGTCGAAGAAGGTGGATGCTTCAGACACGCACAATGTGTTTGTCGATTGTATGGTCCATTGCTTGGCCAACAAGTTCTTGAAGACGCAGAATGAGTGTATCGCAGGGGTCACGCTTTCACCGAAAGGAAACTTCCACATCATCAAGATTTGGAATACTCTATCGACCGTCAATGATCGCAAGTTATTGAGCCCGACTCTCAAAATGCGCCTCGGTGACGACATCGCTTATAAGGCGCATAATCTTCGCCCTAAATAAAGTAATTACATCATGTCAGTCGTTCCGCCATTATCAGGCCCACCCCTCTATCGATATATTCCCGGTGTTGGAAAGGTTGGTACGACACAAATGGGTCCCACGGGTCCGACGGGACCACAAGGCATTCCCGGAACAGCTGTCGGAACGGGTGCAACGGGAAATACAGGACCACTTGGAACGGGTCCCACAGGCAATACCGGACCCACAGGCAATACGGGTCCGACTGGTAACACGGGTCCCACAGGCAATACCGGACCCACAGGCAATACGGGTGCTACTGGGAACACGGGTGCTACCGGTCCTTCCTTTTTGCTTGGAAATGTCTTGCGCGTCGATGCGGTCAATGGAAACGATTCCACGGCCTCGGTCGGCGGTTCCCCGTATCTCACGATAGCCGCTGCCGTTTCAGCTGCGACATCGGGCAAGACGATTTGGGTGCTTCCTGGAACCTATACGCTTGCTGCGGGTATCACACTTCCCGATGGTGTTTGCTTGCGTGGGTTGAATACTCAAACTGTGACCATTCAAATGACGGGTGTATCCGCAGATACAACCCTCTTGACGATGGGTGAAAACTGTCGTGTCGAGGACCTGACGCTCAAACTCACTTCCGCAGGGCATTACACGCTCAAAGCAATTGTCTTTCCTGGAACATCCACAGTGACGTCCAAATTGCGAACGGCAGTCGTAACCGTGGACAATTCGGGGGCGTCGTCTGGAGGCACAAGCAATGTCTATGGCGTGGATTGTACGGGTACAGGAAGCCTGGGAAATGCCTCCTTTTCGTTCAACTGTATCAAGGGGTCCACCATCAATGTCTTGTCGAATGGAGGAGGCAACAAGCGAGGTATTTTGGTGTCGAACGCATGTCAGATGTCTCTGCGTGATACAAATATCTATGTCGCTCAACCCACAAACACGGCTTCCACAGGGTCATATGTGGGTGTTGAAACGAACGACGGAGCAACAGGGGCTATCCAATTGCGTTCGACAACGGTCGGAACAGTCACCCCCACCGCAGGACAAGCCTATACGGCTTCGGATATTTTACAAACCACACCGTCTACGATTGAAGACCCGACCTATTTGGCGTCTCCGGGAATTCAATTGGGACCTGGAACAGACCTCGTTACAAAAACGGCAGGAGGCAAGGGGTTTTCGACATATGTCTACCCTACCACGCTGTTTTACGGACTTGCGGGAGACCTTACATCGGGCGGTAGTTCCAATGCCTACTTGTGGACGGGAACGATGGTAGCAACCAACAATGTATTCCCAGACCCGTCTTTGACGACGCCTGCGTATTACCGGGTCCAGCAACCCGCACTTCTTTCAGGTATGGCGGTCGCATGCCGAACGGCACCCGGGACAGGAAATACAACAACCTTCACCGTGCGAAGAACTCCAAAAGGAGGCTCAATTGCCGATGTGTCGGGATATCGGATTATCTTAAGCAATGCGGATGTCTCGGGGTCGTTTTACAGTGGGTCCCAGACATTTGGAACAGGAGACTTGGTTCATCTTCAAATTCAGTATACAGGAGGTAATGCGAATACGACACATGACCTTCAAGCCCAGTTAGACATGTTCTAAGCAAGCGTAAAGAGGTACAAGGTCTTGTTGACCAATCCCAAAATCTCATCCCGAATATTCAGCAAATCCGTATCGGTGCTCTTCAACTTGCGCGGAAGGACCTTCGACAGAAAGACAGTCTGTTTGGACACGAAGCTCTTGGCAGCACTCTCGCTGAAATTGTGAAGTTTGATTGAACCCGAAACCTTCGGGCGACCATACTTTCCCATATAGGTCTCGACGAACGAATCAATGAGACCATCGAGTTCCGTGACGAAGTCATCCGTTGCCTTATGTCGCGCAAACGACTTGGTTTGCCAATGGTAGACCTTGATTTGGTCACGAATCTCCATCATGGCTACAACAAGGCCACCATTTCCGGCTCCTGTGCGCATCGTCTTACGACGTCCGCATGTACCTGTCTTCAGAGTCTCCATTTGTGTGTTTCCAACATTAAATCCATCCGCGGGGAGTGGAATCGGGTATTCGTTCTCGAATTCCCCAAAGTAAGCGGGTTTCGACCGGAGATTCCAATCCATTTGTCTTTACGGTATATAATGAGCAAGGTTGCCTATACAGTGGGTCGGTTTCAACCACCGACGATTGGACATCAAATGTTAATTCGAAAAACAATCGAAGCAGCAGGACCTGGTGGGCATGCGTACGTGTTTGTCTCAAAGACAGTAGACAACGACAAAAGTCCACTTCCCATCAAACTTAAACTTCCGATTCTTCAACACATGTTCCCAGAAGAGAAGGTCAAAGAAGAAAGTGAGTTAGCTACTTTCAAGATCATCGATACATCCGAATGTACACCTGCGTGTGGTGGGCCTGGAGCGGCATTCAAATGGCTTCGAAAAGAGCATCCGTCTGATGAAATTGTTTTTGTGATTGGAAAGGAGAGACTGGATGACCAAAGGTCAAAAGAGTATTTCGGGCCTGAAGCTCGTTTATGGGGAACAGAAGAAAGACCGAAAGATGAAAACTTTCTACCCGTCGGAGATAGCGCTGTAAGAGATATGACTAAACCGAGTGACGATGAAATGAATATGTCCGGTACAAAGGCGCGTGGATATGCGTGTGCGAATAACAGAAGAGATTTCAATATAGCACTTGGATATCCACCAGACTCAAATGACGATGCTGTAACCAAAGTATATAACAAAATCCGAGAGGTGAAGTGTCCTAGTACGGGAGGCGACCCCCTAAGCGGCGTGAAGCGACAACGAGACTGGGAGGTTGAAACACCGACAGCCAAACGAAGCCGCACAGACGACGAAGAAGGCCCGATTCCTACAGGAGGCCCCGATGGAGAACCGAATACAGGAGGAAGACGTCGAAAATCTAGATTTGTGGAATCAAAACGAATTCGCAGATCCAAACGGAGAAAGACAGTACGACGCCTAAGATGAACGCTTCTCTGATTGACACAACTCGCCGTCTCCGTATCTCGGAGCAACCTCAGCCTGTGGAATGGCTGGCCGCACAATATGCGAATGGTGATATCTACGTACCCGAATGCCAGCGCTTGTGGTCTTGGACCGGAGCCATTGGACTTCGCAAAATGCAAGGTCTCGTAGATTCTGTGATGTATGGATACCCGATTCCCAGCGTGATTCTCAACCGCAGACGTGATCGTAGATTTGAGGTCTACGATGGTCGTCACCGTATTGAGACATTCTGTAAGTATCGTAACAATGAGTTCCGCTGGAATAACCACCTCTACCGCGACCTTCCGGAAGCTGACCGCGAGCGATTTGATAATCGCTCTGTCCCCGTGACAGTCACTGCGGAAGCCACGGAAGAGCAGCTAGCAGATGCCTTCATGCGTCTGAATGCGGGTGTGGCTCTGACGGACTCGGATAAACTGTGGGCGCGTCGCTCGTCTCCTATTGTGGATGCGACACGTCGACTCCTCCTCGAAAATGAATTGCTGAGTACTGCGCTCGGCGGTATCAATTTACAAAATCGAAAGGATCTTGCGAATTGGACTGCGATTGTCGCAGGAATTGTCACCAACAATCCGGGGAACATGACGACGTCGTATGTGCGTCTGTCGACTCTATTGGATACGCAGGTGAATGAAGACGCAGTGATGACTGCGGTGAATGCGCTCTGCGATGTGTTGACGCGTGCGAATGAGCGCTTTCCGACTACCAATACTGAGAAGAAGCAGCTCAAAAAGGTCGGTCGCTTCATCGCGTTCTTCCTCGCCGAGTTCATGCGCACTCCCACAAACGATACGATCGAGAAGTGGGTGAGTGTCATCGGCCGGCTGCGCGGAAGCGAGCGTGAGCGTTACGAGATGAATGTGGCGCTCACAACCACTGGCGCACAGAACTTGACCGCCACCAAGATTGAGCGCGTGCTCGACCAAGTGAATATCTTGTTCAACCACGGAATCGTGAATGAGCTCGTGATGCCGCTCGACAATGACTCAGACACTGATTAAATCTAGATTTGTTTGAAAATGTATGTTGTGTGTATTTTTTGATTTGGGTGTTATTCTTACGAATTTGGATTTGTGGAATCAAAACGAATCCTAATGGAGTCTCGACATAATTCACTTACACGAAATGGCAGACTTTAGCACATTTAATGATTCTCGTCCTGCACCACAGGCACCTGTTCCGATTCCGATTCGCAATGTCATTCAAGACCTTACATCAGGGCGCATTGACACAAACCTTCGATTTGGACGTAAAAACCAATGGAAGCTTCCGCAACGAGATAGATATGTATCTCGTCTTTTAGAAGGAAAGTTCCATCCTGACCCGATTTCCATATCCCGAAGGGTTGTGAACGGCCGTGACTCTGACCGCGCTATTAACGGCAACAATCGTTTACGTTCTGTCCGTGCGTTTGTTGCCAACGAATTCGGCGTGACAAACCAAGGGACAGACGGAAAGACGCATACGTATTATTACTCTGAAATACCTGAAGCAGAGCTTTCTAGACCGAGTCGCCGCGCACTTGTTCACGTGATTCCAGTTGGAGTCCGGAACAAGTTTGATAACTACCCTCTTCTCTTCAATATTCGAGAGGGTCTGACTGAAAAAGAGGAGATTACGTGGTACAAGGAGCTGAATGTCAACGTGATGCCACACAAGACAGGTCACCTTCTTATCGCAGACATGTGTGATACAGAAAATCCCATTATCAATGCCCTTCTCTCTACGTTTCCAATTATGAAACATCATGTAGGCGAACTTGAAACTACGAGCGATGCGTTCAGTTTGGGAACCTACCTGCTGGAACTCTCTGATGCGACATTCGACCCTCTTGATGAACGCGATACAGATGAGAATCTCATGCTGTCGCTAACAACTCTCTTCAACTTGTTGATGAATGGTAACATGTTTGACAAGGAGTTCGTTGGAGAGTTCAAACAGCATGTGTTGACGGAAAATATTCGCATTGCCAGACGTATCTTTGAGGAAGCCCATTTGAGCGAGGAACTCAAAGATAAGTTTAAAGAAGGAACGCCACGCAAGGCGTACATCCCGTTGTTTTGGAATACGCCCTTTCTGCTCGGTCCTCTCTTCTGGAGTGTTGCAACCCACGGAGCATCTGTAGTCCCGGTGTGGGTTCAGTTTCTGAACTCTGCTGGCGCAAACACCATTGGTGATGTCTACTACAATGACCGTAAGAAAACACAATCAACTGACACTACTCGAATGGAGGAACTCTACAACAAGGTGTATGCTCACGTTACGCAGAACAAGGCATCAAGCACAGCTTAATATCACCGAGGTTCGCAATGACGTAGCGAATCATCAAAAACCAGTCGTTCTTCATATGGATTTCGAGGTTATTTGAAAGGTTCGAGCATTTGGTAAACAAGACCAGATGCGGCAAACTGAACGTGCCGCTCACAATCTCATCATTTTCCTTCCGATTAATTGACATCTCCGACGCACTGTCACCCATCGTGACCGTCTGAGACGCAAAAGGACCTTTACAGGTAAACGTCAGGGTATTGCCCACATTTTTGATGTCCACAGTCTTGGCGGACAGCTGAGTCATATCGCGACAGATCTTCTGGAAATCGAGCGACGGCATGGTGATACGGGTCGAGAACTCGGTCTCGGGCATCTTGATGTCGTTGTTGTCGCGGTCGAGCAGATTGAGCTTGTACCGGATACGGCGCTTTTTCTCACCATTCTCGAGAATGATCGTCAGATGGTTGCTCTCGCTCTTAGAGACACTGAACGTAATGGTGTCATCGTTCGTCACGGTCTTCACAATACGGTAAAAATGGTCTGTGTTCAATCCCACATCCAAGTCTGGGGCTGTGTGATTGTATTCGTAGTGTTCGAACTTGTTGGCGTAGAGCCGCATGTGAGTCAGGACGGTGCGCGTATTGTCCATCGCAATCATACGAACACCTTCCTTGTCAAAGACGAGACTCATCTCGACGAGCATCGACTTAAGTCCTTCGGCGAGCGTGCGAATGGGAGCGGTTTGGACGGTTTTTGCGATAACTAGTTCGTCGGACATCGTTCCTCTTTGTAATTACCCCCCGACGACGCCTGAAAGTGTTTTTCCGCGTACCTCCTTGAGGAAGTTGTCCTGTAGTTCTCACTGTCGCGCGATAGGCTTTCATAAAGTCACGAATTTCTTGCTGATCACCAGGACTCAATAGTTTATAACCTTCAGTGATGGATCTGATTTGTTCGGCTTTTTGTTCAGGTGTCAAATTGCTGGTTTTAAAGGCAGAGGACTCGATTAATCTTTTTATATCTCCTTTTACGATCTCCTTTTGTAATTCGTTCAGGTCTTCCGGTGCCGGAGTCTCAGGCGCAGGAGACGCAGACGCTGCTGCTGCGGAAGACGTTGCCGCGGTCGGAGCAGGCGTCGTCTGAAAATCCTTGCCTCTGAGCATTTGTGCGAGCGGTGATGTACCCGCAAGAGGAGCCGGTGGCGGAGTACGAAGAGTAAGACCCATATTTGGTGGCGGAGAAGAAGCCGGAGGAGGAGAAGCCGGAGCAGTCGTAGCCGTGGGCGGAGGAGACACGGGCCCGGTAGTCGGTGCTTTATAGGCAGCAAGCCCGCGTTGGTCTACAATTGGAGCCGCGGGAGGAGGAGGAAGAACTCCAGATTCCGGAAGAGACGGTCCGAGCGCAGGCGCCTCTTCGAGCGCTGCGACCATTTCCTCTTGGGGAGGCACTTGACCTTCTGGCAAGCATGTGACATCTGCCATGGTCTCGGGTTCCACTTTCGGAAGAAGAATCTTCGATACCTGTTTCCATTCCTCTAGTCTATATACCACCGTTTCTCCGGCAGGTTTATCGCCTTCGAGAACAGCTGTACGAATGAGGTCTGGAGTGACTTCTGTGACGCGCACTGTGAAAGAACGACCTTCATCTGTCAACCGGAATTCATCACCGACTGCTGGAAGAGGCTCCTTGTCTTCCGCAGTGACAGGTTGAAACGCAGCCTTTGTTTTCGAAAGCGCTTGCCATTCTTGGGGCGTATACAACGACTGCGTTCCAGCCTTTGGTCCGCTTTGAAACACGGCGGTATAGAGGTTAGGTGTTACGCTAATAACCCAAGCCGTTCCAACTCCTTCGAGACGATACACATCCCCTTCTTGTGGCGGTGGAGGAGGGAGAGTAACCGCAGGGGTTTTCAGCATCAAAGGAGGAATGGTCGACGATGTTCCATTCATGAACGCAAAGAATGGACGTTTGTCTGCGGGAACCGGAGCCGTAACCGGGGCCGCAACCGGGGCCGTCTCTGGGATCTCCGCGATTGTCGGAGTCTGTGTAGTGACTTGAATCTTGAACTGTTTCAAACACCCATCGATTTGCGCTTCTGTCATTCCAAGGTCATCAGCTTGTTTGACAAGTTCCTCGCGACGCGCAGTCGTAATCTTCTTCGAAACTGTTTCGTCTGGTGTCAGATTATACGTCACAAAGTCTTTACACAAATCACCAGTTCCAAATAACGGACGACGCCCTTTCGGAGGAGCCAAGACCGTTTGCGCACCTACCTTTGCGCTATCGACTAAATCTGTGACGCGTTTGCCTATGTTTTCTCCCGTCGCTCCGACTGCGCCTAACGCAGCGAGCACGGACATCAGACTTACAAGTCCTGCCGTTTCCATTACTTATGTCTTACAAAGGAATCTCTCTCGGCTTACTTTTGCATGTATGGATACGCCAAAAGCACAATCATGAGCATAATGACTGCGATATCAACCCATCGAACAATCTTCTGATACTTGATAGGTAACTTCTCATATTCTTCGTTGTAATAGGCAGGTTTGGCCCATCCAGAGAGCCAACCGAGAAGTGTAGGCCGTACGCGGTCATTACAGTCGTAGATCACGTCATACCACGCCATGAAGACATACGCTGTCGTGGCAAGAATAAACGCCGTCACAATTCGATGTGCGAGTGCGATTGGATGAGGCATCCAGTACACTAACAGAACGAACGCAGAAAAAACCAAACACTTGGGATTGAGATACAGGGGTGTTCCAAATAAGCCTCCGCCCATTTGTTACTTTGTGTAGAGAATGTAGAGCAAAGAATACACTGCGAGGATTCCAGCAAAGGCAATCCAGTCGCGAGACAGGGAGCCCTCCATCCATTCCATGAGAAGGACGCTCGAAGTAACCATCGCAGAGTCCGCAACGATAATCTTCCAAGAGCCCTCTGCTGCATATTTCTTGAAGAGGTCAATGATTGCGTTCTGACCCGTTGGCATTCCTCGAATGATACCTACGTAGAACAAGACATCGTGGATGACCTGAATGAGCACCGCGATACCTACGAGCGTCAAGCCTTTTGCCGCGGGAACGAGTAGTTGTGCCAATGCGATACCGAGCACAATAATGAGGATGTCTGACCCCACTGCTACCAACCCAAAATCAGCATACCAAGTGTTCAACGCCGTTGTCAACGGAAAAAACTTGGACAATACGATAACTGCAAAATCTACCCACGCAGTCGCTGTCAACAAGGAAAGCCAAGGTATCATTTATTTACTTAATCCTTTTTAATCGCGCCGAACTTGCCCTTCTTGGTCTTGTAACCTGCCTTTTCGAGACGCTTGTCCTTCTTGGCAGACGCAGACTTCTTGCGCGACACAATACGACCCCACTTGTTCAGCTTCAAGTCCTTCTTGGTGAGACCACCGGGCGTGTGATGGGCCGTTCCATTCATCACCTGCCGACGACTTCCAATACGTTGCGTATGACTACCACCTGCTTGATCACTCATTTGTGTATTTGCTAGAAAACGTTTAATACAGCCGGGTTAACCGACCTCCTCGATTTAACAGACCAACCACTGTTTGTGGACGCGAAGTCACAGGCGTTTCGATATACGGAACATCCGTTTCTCGATAAGACGGACCTTCAATCCGTCCGCAATAAATGTCATTTGTGTACGTGAACGGGAAAGGAATGATCGTTTCAAAGGGTCTATAACGCCATGTCTGACTTGAATGAATCAACATGACACTAGTGATCTTCGGATACACGCAATCAATCAGAAAATCTTGATCGACTCCCATCCCGTGTCCAGCTGTATCCCGTTTGATATGCTCGTCGTACAACGCGCGAATGGACATTCCTTCAATCTTCTTCATGCCCCAAAGGCCACCCATAATGGCAGTGGCATGCTCTGGGTTGTCGCGAATGATATGGACCTTCGCAGTTGGGTCCTTCAAAAACTCCCGAATTGCCCATCGATCCTTCCAATGGACACGACTGTCTGCGTCTCGCACAAACATGATGTCTACTTCGGGTTCATCGATCGCAAAGAAACGATGAATCATGTTGCGAGCTCCCGTTTCCTTCGTAAACCGAAGAATCACATTCTTCCTTGCCCGAAGTTCAATCACAAATGTATCCGGTACATCATTTCCAATGTATACAAATGTATACGCATCTGGAAAGTGTTTTTGAATCAACTCGATATTTTCAAGAAGCCCCGTGTAATACAATCCATTTGGAGGGTTGTAGATACAAAAAGAAAATGCGCAAACCATGTTGAGTATTCTTATATTTTAGAATGTAAATGAAAACTCTTCTTCTCGTCTCGGGTTCGCTACGAACCTTTCGAGAGAACATACGGCTTCTAAACGAATACGATATAGCAGTCTATGTATCACGCGACGACGAAGATACGTATCTCAACGCAGAAGGATTACGTTTCTTGCTAGAAGAACCGCGTGTCAAGACGCTCGTTATCGAATCTCCACCGGATGTTCCGTCCGAATTTCGTGAGACCCGACAGGAGAACACCTATAAGCAGTGGTTCAAACTCCAACGCCTATGGCAGTGTGTCCCAAAGACATACGACATGTATGTGCGCATTCGTCCTGATGTCTGTATTTCGGACCCAAATGAACTTCGTCAGGCCATCGAAGCATGCACGTATCTCAGTATTCCACTTGGGAATGACCGCGATGGCATCAACGACCAACTTGCAATCGGAACACGCGGAGCAATGGAGTGCTATTGCAATACACTCTCGAGTATGTCACATCAAACATCGGAATCGATTCTTGCCAACCATCTGTCTTCTGTGTCGGTATCACGTATTTCCTTGCATTACAAACTCGTCTTGTCCTCTGCAAAAGTGATTGCGATTGCAGGAGATTCGGGGGCAGGGAAGTCGAGGTTTTCGGCTCTTCTGCGTCCTCTCTTCCTCTTTGACAAGGTCTTGCAGTTTGAAACAGACCGGTATCATAAATGGGAACGTGGAGATGACCACTGGAAGCACATCACACATCTTCATCCGGATGCGAACTATCTTGAAAAACTCGAGAATGATACATTTCATCTCAAGATTGGAGAGTCCGTTCTTGCGGTCGATTACGATCATGCGACAGGTCGGTTCATTTCTCCCGAAGAGATTGAACCCAAGGAGAACATCCTGCTTTGCGGTCTCCATACGCTCTACTCCAAACAGCTGCGCAATCTATCCGACCTGAAAATTTACATCGATACCTCGGATTCACTCAAGACCGAATGGAAACTCCAACGCGATACAGTCGAACGAGGTCATAAAGCAGAAGACGTTTTGTCAAAGATCCAGCTACGTCGTCAAGATTACGAGACACACATTCAACCCCAGCGCGAGTATGCGGATCTCGTCATTCGCTTTCATCGAACAAGTCTGACACTCGAATCACATCATCGGGAATGGTTCGCAGGACTTCCGGGAGAGCATACGCCGAACTCGATTACCTTTCACGACCCCACAATCGATGTGCGCAAGCAAATTTACGAGTTTCTCTGGGGAATGGACTTGCCACATATCGAAGCCTTGTCTGGATACGATGGCGTTCTCCAATTTACAATCTTGCGGGCTCTTTATACCAAACATGGATGAGTTTGTGCGTCTTTGTAAAGCATTTGGTCCTCTCGAAGAACTCGTCCAAGCAGGTGGTGGAAACATTTCAGTCAAGCTCACGGATACCGTCTCTGTGATCAAGGCATCTGGGGTTGCCCTATCCGATGTAACCCACGAGAAAGGCTATGCCCTCGTATACCACCGGAATGTCGAAGAGAGTCTTGCGTCTTCCGAAGAGCCCGACATCATGAAGTTCGTTGTGAGTGGAACCGCAAAGCCCTCTCTGGAAACCTATTTCCATTCCTTTCTGAAGAAGTATGTTGTGCATTTACATCCAACTGCGCTTCTTCCGTTTCTTTGTAAGTCCGATCCGTCTTTCATTCCGTATCACAAACCGGGATTTGAATTAAGTCGCCGTATCAAAGCTCGATACAACGGAGAGTCGGTGATCTACCTTCAAAATCATGGTGTCATTTTTACGAGCGATTCGTACGACGAACTTCTGCGCGATGTCGTACATACATACGAACAGTTTCGATCTCCCGAACAAACCTACTTGCCTGAATTTTGGAACCTACAAGCACAGTATCCAGGTCTGTACATTCATCGGCTCTCGGTCGCAGAAACACGAGCCTATCTACCCATTCTTCGGCAGCAAAACATCAAACCCGTGACACCGGATATCGCGCTGTTTTTACACGGGACAGTTCTCGTGGAACACGGATCTATCTACATCAAAGGCCCTACCAAGCAAAAGTGTCTTGCGATTCTGGAGGTGCTTCGGTCGTATTGTGAATGTGTCGATCGTATTGAACTAAAACTGACCGAAATGCAAGTGGCTGAGATTCTCTACTGGCCATCTGAGATAGAAAGACGCAACCATTGATTGGGAACTTTGGTACAAATCGCATCCATGTGCTCGGCCACCCACGAATACTCGGCTATTTTTTCAGGCTGTCTCTGGAGTTCGGGTGACACAAAACAGAGTTTATATCCGAGACCTCGTAGCATTCGACATTGCTCTGCGGACACTGGAACACGACTAAACACATCCACCCAAATCCACTCACACTTGCCCGCCATCGCAATCGCAGTATCGAGACCTTCGTATTCGGACACCCGAATCGCAGTTCGAGTTTCTCGCATACGACTCAAGCGGACGATACTCGGGAAAGAACAGTCCAGCAGAAAGAAGTTCTCAATTCTGTAGGTCCGAAGGAGTTCGAGAACACGGTCTTCGATTCCTTCGCACTTGATATTGACGATATAAAAGGCATGCCGACACTCGGTCAAAAAGTCCCATAACAAGGGACCGTCTGTCCACGGGTCGTGTGTCACAATCACATCAATGGGTCCTTCGCGCACATCAAACTCGATTCCATAGAAACTCGGAACGTCTGCAAGTTCTTCAAGGCTATTGATGCGGTGCCGAATCAGCTGCATTATGGAAGTATGAATCCCAGTACAAGTAAGTCTTATAGTCATTTGGTGTTCCCCAACAAAGGTAGTAATCCACAGGGAAGACAACCACACGCAATCCCATATCGACCAACGGTTTCAGTACATTATCGACATAGAACTCCCCATTGGTACGAAGGCCGTGTTTCACAATATGCGCATACCCGTCACGGAAGGTCTTGGTCTTTCGGAAATACATGGTTCCGATGATAGCATGCTTGTTTGGACGGTCGGAAAACGGCTGCTTGATGGAGACATCGCGAAGCTGCATATGTTCATCCACATCGAGCCACGCATACATATGGGGATACAAACGGCTCGTCGGATTGTTGTGGAACGACCACACAATCACATCGATACTCGGGTCATCGAGAAGCGTCTTGAGCGCTTGTGTGTTATAGAGAGCCCCATTGTCGCATGCCGTAATGGTCAATGGAGTGTCATCCGGTACACCACCTAATGCCATCATACATGTCGTTGCTTGTCCGTTGGTGGTCTCGGATAAATAGGTGACTTGCGCATGCGGGAAGTACGGCTGAACATCTTCATGTTCCTGCAGTGTGACAATCCGAAGTTCGTCTGTCTTCGGCAAACACTCGAGAGCTTCGACTGCCATTGGCTTTCCGTGAATTGGTAAAAAAGGTTTGGGCGTCGTAAATCCTTGCATACGGAATCGTTGTCCACGTCCTGCCATAGGTAACACGGTAATGCCGGGCGTATACAATTGTTCGAGAGCCGCTGACCGAAAGCAATCCGACCACATTTGGTAGACTTCAAGGTCATACGGCGTCCCCCATTGCAACATGCGCTCAATCTCAAACACACGCACACGCAAACCATCTGCGAGCATCGGATTGTAGACAAGACTCATGTAATACTCGCCGTTGATGGTGGTTTTCGAATCGATAAGTCGACGGCAATACTGCTTCAAAAGCTTCCCTGTTCGAAAGTAGTAGGTTCCGTTGGATGTGTAATCATCCATCTTGTTGGCACTAAAACATCCCTTCTCACGGACCTCCTCTACCCATCGGTCTGTCTCACGAACCGTTGCATAAAAGTCCTTCCCCGTGTTATGTGGATGAAACCCACGGTAACATGCGATTCCGCCATCGGCCTGGTTATCACGCATATCCTTCAGAAACCCCGCATAATCCCACTGAGTTCCATAATCGCAATACGAGACGATAACTTCCTCTTCATCGTTAACCAGATTACCCGCAAGCAGGACAGTATCCACTGGACCCAATCCACGATACAACGTACTCAATATAGAAATACTCGGACAGATGCGGCGCAACTCGTGTTTGAGATTCGTCTTTTCCAAATGGTCTTCGTTACAGATGGCAAGGACATTCGTTTCACCCGGAAACAGTCCAATCACATGCTCAATCATTGGTTTCCCGTCCACCAGAATTAACGGTTTGGGGTCTGTGTATCCGGCTTGTACAAACCTCTTACCGAGACCCGACATCGGAAGAACAATCTGCACCATTTAGATGTAATCTTCCGATGCTATGAAAATGAAAATCCTTCCATGTCGAGGATTGCCACTTCGCCATAAAGTTCGTTGGACGTTCACTGACGTCAGACTCACAGGGCATACATTGACCTACCCAAACGTCTTGTTGCATACAAATGACCAGTTGGTTCTGCCCCTCCACGAGAAGACCATGTCGCTTGGATTTGGAACACAATACGAACGCGGTGATATGACGTTTGAACCGTCTCTTTCAGCGCACTCGTCTGTTTGCGAAACACCTGTGTTTTTCTTCGTCTACAACACGGATAATTACTTTCATTTTCTCTATGACACACTACCGTATCTGCTACATTACTTTGCACTTCCGAAAGGCACGAAACTTCTTATGAATCCAACCACCTATCCGTTTGTGCTCGACTGCTTAGACTTGCTTGGACTGTCCGAGTCGGACATTGTCTATACAAATCCAGACACGCTTTACAAAACAGTCTACGTAGGAAACTCGCTCACACACGATGGGTTGTCCAATCATCCGCCCCATCCAGAAGTCTACTCTATTTATCAACGCATGCGAGATGTTGCGTGCAAGACACCGACAGTAAGTCCAAAGAAACTCTATATCTCACGTCGGTCTTGGATTCACGGAGACCTTTCAAATATGGGCACAAACTACACAACGCGTCGCAAGATGACGGTCGAAACCGAGTTGGTCGATAAGCTTGCTAGCAAAGGCTATACCGAAGTCTTTTGCGAGACCATGACGATGAAACGAAAGATACAAATGTTTGCAAATGCAACCCATGTCGTGGGCGCTATCGGAGGAGGTATGTGTAACCTCGTGTTTGCCAATCCTGATTGCAAAGTTGTCTCTATCAACAGTCCGGAATTTGATAGCATCAATCAACGGTTTCTCTTTACAATGAACCATACAAACCTCACGCAGTTTCGAAATACACACAAACTCAACAATCTCTATCGTCGTGTGTCTGTGGGAGACCGCATCGGTGAAGTCCAAGACGAACGGGGTGACCGAGTATGTGTTGCATTTAGTTCGGGCATAACTTGGAAACACGATATAGAATACGATTACACCTGGATTCCCGTGTCGAGCGTAACATACCTCGACAATGGTCTCAACAGCCCGTGGTATTTTGACGTTGAGGAATGTATGGCGCTCATACAATGAGTGAAAACGCTCTCCTTTTTTTCCATCAGGGTTGGACAGATATTATCAATTGCTTACCGCTCATCACGTGGTATTCAAAGAAATATAAGAAGCTCTATGTCCTAATGCGCGAAGACGCATGGATGGTCATTCAGTTCTATATCCGTGGAACAACCAATGTCGTTCCTATTTATGTTCCAAAACAGGTGCTCGGAGAAGTCTCCTGGCGCAATCTTGTCGATATCAATCATCACAAGATTACAAAATTTGAGCTGATTGCACATTACGATTACGACAGACCTGAAGGAGACCCGTATCGAGGAGCGTATGCACGTCGTAATGCTCTGGACGATGCGCCGTTTGAGCGTCTTTTCTACGAAGCCTATGACATCCCCTATATCGAGCGCGTGAATAGTTTCGTTCTCTATCGAGACCCTATTTCCGAAGAGGTTGCATACAATAAGCTCATTAAGCGTGAGCCCTATATCTGCACGCATACGAATCCGGAACTCCAACTCTTTGTGAAACCGGAAGAAGGTGTCGATATCGTCGAACTCAATCAGTCGTCTCCGATGTTTTTCGATTACATTCGCATTCTCCAGCACGCAAAGGCCATTCACGTCATCGATTCAGTGTGGGCGGCTATCTGTTATATGATTGATGCCAAGTATGGACTCTTGGAAACGGTTCCTGTGTACCTCTATTGTCATCGTGATTTTCATCGCATGTTCACGCAGCCCGTTCATCGGCCCAATTGGACTATCGTGTATCCATCATAAATGTATCTGCTCGGACACCAAGGTTGGACTGATTTTATGAGTCAGTTCGCTCTCTACGTTCACTTTGCTCGAAAGTATGGAGGAGGGACCATCCTTGTCGTCGACCCGGCTCAGCTCGTGTTTGTCCGACGCTTGACGCTCGGAACTGGTCTCGGTATCGAACTCCTTGAGCTTGTTGATTTTGGTCCAGGTGTCTGTGTCACGTGTCACGGCCACGCGAACCCGGTTCGTTGTCCGGTCACCCGCGCACGGTGTCGCGTCCCAAACCTTCAGCGCTATGGGGCCATTCAGGGCCTTTGCACGTTTGATGACCCCGTCCGCTGGCATCCGTTCCTTCAGACGATTCTCGCACAGGGGAAGTCTTTCGTCGAAGCTTTCTACGCTTACCACGGCCTCCCCATTGAAACGATGTGGAATGACTTTACGATTGTTCGAACCCCTCAGGATGAACTCCTGCCTCCCGTTCAAGGTCCCTATCTAGCCTATCATATGCAACCACACTATCCGATTGCATTAACGCATCTCCGCAAGGACCTCCAGCAGGTGTCCTTGGATAGACGGTGTCCCGACTTTTTTGGCTGTCTTCGGATTCTCGAAGAAGCCACCGAGATTCATGTGATTCAATCGTCATACTGTATGTTTATCTACATTCTCCAGCTCAAGTATGGGCTCTTCGCGAACACGCGCATCTATGTCCATGCATCCGTTCGACCCAATGCGAACACCGACTACAAAAATATGAACCGCCATCCTCAGTTGCCTAACTGGACGTTCTTGTAGTAGGTCGTTTCATATTTGTATTTGGTCGTGTGCAAGGCATCTGGGAGCACGGTCCAGAGAGGAATCTTCCAGAGAACCGACGGAAAGAGCGAAAACGTCGAATAACGCATCGATGCGATAATCAGTGAGCTCGACCGCATGACCCACGTGTCAAAGTAGCTCGAAAGCAAGCCGTGCACGTTCTCTGGTTGAATCACCTGACCTCCAATCGACTCGATATACGATACATATTCTGCGCGGGAGGACGGGTCGTCTGTTGCGATATAGAAATCGCTAAACCCTGAATCCTTGGCTTTCTGAATGGCAGCACGTGTCTCTTGATTGAGGAATGCAAGTTCATCGCGCACAACCTGGGTATCGCAAACGCCTCGAAGCTTGTCTGTGCGGCGCAGGTGAACAACTGCATATCGCTGTTTGGGAACGTACTTGGGTACCTTGAGCCCAAACTCAGACTTGACCTCTTCGGCCAGAGCCAGCCACTTCTCTCGCGACATCGAAACGCGATTCGACGCAATCTTATCAAAGAAGGCTTCAGGAGAATATGTGAACCCTACGTAATCGTCCCAGCGAGCCGGGGACGGAGGTGCGTTGCCATACTTGAGCGTAACCCCTGCCGGGAGCTTGAAGAAGGAGAGAAAGTTGTCGAGTTTCGTGTCCTGGTATCTCCACTCGGGAACGTCGGGGAAGTCGGGCATCGCCTGAAAGTCTACCCATCGAAGATAGAGGTCATAACCACAGGCCCTTGCGTATGTCACCAGTGAAATGAGGTCAAGCATACGGTCTCCATACCCAGACGATGTAAACCACGGAATCACGAGTTGTGTCATATGTTTACTTCTTTAAAGTATCCTCCCAGTGTAAGTGGTCGTTTTCCGTGCACAGATACGGCCGGCCAATTTGCATCATAGTCCTTCATAGGAATCACGCGGAAATCAATCGATAGACGCGAAACTCCAGTGTCATTCCGACGGTTGAAATGACGACACTTGTTCCCATAAAAGCAGAAGACTGACCCAATCGGCACATTTGCTGGATGATAGTCTCCCTTTCCAGGTGCGCTCTCAACATACACAGAGTTTGTATCAAACATAGGAGTCAGAGGCAAGATGAAATTCACTTCTCCGGGCTGATGATTGTAATCAGCATCACAATGAAGTCCGATACTCTCGCCAACATCATCTAACCGAGCTCCAAGCGCAGTGTTGTTCGGAAGATGAATACGAAATGACGGGTCCACTTGGACCGCATAAGCAGAGTCCGAATATCGTGGAAGAATGACCTCCCGAACGAACCGGTCGTACAACGCAATCATTTCGGGATAGACGGGTGACTGGTAATACGTCTTATGAAACCATGTTTTCGTGTCATCGTCAAAGGTAATTTGCTCAGACACTGGAGGGCGCAACAAGTGTGTCTGTTGGAGGTCCTCGACACCAAAGATACGTCGAACGACATCTTGAAAGTCGTAGGCTGCAGTATCGTAGGGAATAAGATGCTCGTCAAACATTATGTTTTCCCAAGAGACAGTTTGATGTGAGAAAACGACTATCGGTTGACATAGACACCATCGTATATCTTTCGAGCCTGTTCAAGGATACCATAAAGAGAGTCGGCCCCGGGTTTCGGAATGAATGTAAACCCATAGTGATTCCATGCAGCGGGCCCAAACTGAAAATGAGGAGCCTTCCCGCGCCCGCTATTGTAGTCGGGGTGAGGCAGGTCGTCCTCCGCAGGAAGACGCTCGGGGTCATGCCCAACCTGCTCAACAATGCGTTGTGCAACCCATCGCAAGAAATACATGGTCGGATGATTCTGGGTGTAGAACAGGAGATGGTCCTTGTGCTGCGCGTCGATGAAATCTGCCACCTTGATGGTGCAGTTGGCTTCCTTCTCTCGCAGAATGGACTGCGACGTATCGTATCGTTCTTTAAACCTCCAGTCAAGCTTGCCTTCGCAAATCCACGTCGCAACGACTTCGAACGGAACTCCGTAGTCGCGAAGGGACGTGATTGGTTGGTGATTCAGTGCCGCATATTTCATTCCCATGGTTCCGACGTCATAATCGCCGTCGGCGAAGACCAGCGTCTCCCAGAAAGCATAGTTATACAGGTAGACGAAGCTGACAAGCTTGCAGTCGGGCTTCACCAGCTTTAAGACTTCGTCCGTCGAGAAGGCACCGTGCTTGGCCGCGATGGGCTGGTAGATGAGGAGGTCGGCCTCGGCGAACTGCTGTATATAGGGAAACGTGTCCCCAGATTGGAGAAGGAGGTAGTTACTGAGAATAGTCGCAGAGTCAAAATCGTATTCTTCATTCAGAGTGGGGTGACACTTGAGAATGTTCGCAAGCGCGGCACCTTGACAGTTTGCGTAGACAACAACACGCTTCTTCATTGATTTACAGAATGGCTTGGAAATGAAATAAATGTCCTACTACGACGTGGCCTACTCGACGCGTGATACGATTGAAAACACCAAGTACTATACGGATTATGTGCTAGAGGAGAACATTCCGGGTACACTCGTCGAATGTGGCGTTGCAGCAGGTGCTCAAATTGGAGCCATGCAGTCTCGCATCTTAGCGCATGCAGGAAGTAAGCGTTGGGTATATGGGTTTGATTCGTTCGAAGGAATTCCGCTTGCATCTGCAGAAGACGACCAACAACCGGGCATTCCGGGGCCCAAACCGTTCATTCCGTACAACGACAAGCGAGAGCTTCTCAAGTCATCGGGTATCACGGTTCATGCACGCGAACATGTACAAGCACTCTTCAATAAGTGGTTTCCCGGCAAATGGGAGAACATTGTGCTTGTCAAGGGTTGGTTTCAAGATACACTTCCTCTCTACTCCTCGGTCTTGAAGAAGCTTGGTGGAATTGCTCTGCTTCGATTGGACGGAGACCTGTACGAGTCAACCAAAGTCAGTCTCGACCATCTGTTTCCTCTTCTTGCCCCTGGAGGAATTCTCATCGTCGACGATTGGGAGCTTACGGGTTGCCGTAAAGCATGCGAGGAGTATTTCGACACGCATCCTGTTATGCGCCTGATTGCACCGTATGGTGATGGAACGGGTCCTGCCTATTTCCAGAAGGAGTAAGATAGCAAATACGATTACATAACTGCAAAAAAACACTCAAAATCAACCTGGAGTTCCAGGCTCATTTTGTGGGGTTTCCCCCTTTTTAATTTTTGGTGTCTTTCGACTTTTATACAACCTCCTAAACCTCAGGCTTAGTTGCTGTAGGCGAGGCCACCCATACCGGACATCACGCGGAGCACGTTGTAGTTCACGGCATACACGCGCACCTGGGCCGTACGACCATTACGCACGGTGTTGACGGACACAGTGAGCTGCAGAGTCGCCTTGTCGATACGGCTGAAGTTGCAGCTGCCGCTGGGCTGGTGCTCCTCAGGCTTGAGCGCGAAGGAGTACACGTTGATACCCACAGACGGGGTACGAGTGTGGTGCTGGTAAGGCTGCACGCGGTCGAAGTAGCGACCCTCGCGCTCCGTGAACCGGTCCTGGCCGTTGAGCTGGAGCTTGGCAACCTCCACAGGGTTCTTGCCGGAGCACTTGACACCAGAGTCGAGGATGACCTTGGCCAACAAGTAGTTGGTGGTCGCAGCGAACACCTCGTCGGAGTCGTTTGCACTGCCGCCAGTCTGGCTGTCCAACCAAGAGGCACCGGCCAGGGAAGGACCCACAGAGATACCCACACCAGGCAGGTAAGGACCCGAAGGACCATCACCAGAGGTGGTAGGCACCACAGTGGTAGAGGCACCGCCACCCAAAGAGCCGCGGGCCAAGACGTCCATCACGATACCCTCCGTGGTGAAGTCATCAGTGTAGTTGAAAGGCTGGCAACCGTTGACCTCCGCGATGAAGGTCTGGCCGGGGGTGCAGTCCACGAACGAGTCACGCTGGACAACCCACACGAGCTCCTTGACGGGGTGGTTGAAGTTCAGCTGGATCTTGTTGGAAGACGAGGTGATCGACTCGGCACCCGTGAACTGGAGCTGCTCAATCAGGTACTCGTGGGTCTGCTGGGCGAAGCGGCGGCGCTCCTCAGTGTCCAGGTACACGTAGTCGATGTACAAGGAGGCAGCAGTCAAGGACTGGATGGCCGTTGCGGCGGCAGTCTGACCGGAGGCCAACTCGTAGTAGCAGCAGTTGATCCACTGCTCGAACTCCACGTTGATGCGCACCTCGTGGTACTGGAGGGCGATCAAGGGGATGGCCAGACCAGGGTTACGGCAGAACCAGAACTGGAGAGGGATGTAGAGGGTCTTGGCAGGGGTGCCGCCACGGGGAGCGCAGCTGTTGGTCAGCTCCGCGCCGGCGCAAGAGGCATCCAAGGCATAACCCTTCTTGTCCTTCATCAGGACCAAGTCGTGGGTGTTACCAATCATGTCATCGAGAGCAGCGATGGTACCAGCATCCTGGGAGAGCTGGGTCCAGATCTGCATCCAGTCACCATACTGGCGATCGATGCGCTGGCCACCAATCTCGAGCTCGACCACCTTGATCAGGCGGTGACCGATGTAGTTCAACCAGCGGAAGCGGTTCAAGTTGGTAGAGCCACCGATGAGGTCCACGGCGGGGAGCACAACCTGGACGTACGTGCGGTACATCAAGTCCGCGTTACGGTTGATCACGGCAGTCACGCGCTTGTTAAAGTCGGCCTGGCCGTTGAAGGTCACCTCGATGGACTCCATGGCGAAGTTGGTATGGCGCTTGTAGAGCACCTTCCAGAAAGTGATTTGAGGGTTACCCGAGATATAGATATCCTGGGCACCGTAGCTGACGAGCTGAAGTAGACCGCCACCCATGTTGTTATGCTCCATGGCAATACTTTAAAAATCGACGAAACGACGAAATGCGATTTTCATAAGAAAATATTTATAGGATACAATGGTTCAGTGTGAGTCATGTTCAAAGACGGCTTATTATGGTAAGAAAGATGAATCTGCTCGTTTCTGTAGGTCTCATAAACAAACGGATATGATAAATGTAACGGTCCCGTTGTGTGCATACGAGGGTTGCGCATCAACGTCCAAGACATTTGGATATCCCGGACAACGCGGTATACATTGTAAGAAACACAAAACATCTGAGATGGTAAACGTTGTCAATAAGCTATGTGACCACATAGGATGCACGTCCACCTCTCGTGTATTTGGATATCGAAATGCAAAAGAACGCTATTGTAAAGAGCATGCAACATCTCTTATGGTAAATTTGGTAAATCCAACATGCGAATTTGAAGGCTGTTCCTCCAAATCACGTAATTTTGATGTTCCGAACGGGAAAGGACGGTTTTGTAAACATCACAAACAAGATGGGATGATTGACGTTCGAAACGCAACGTGTATTCATGCTGGGTGCACAAAACGTGCTAGTTTTTCGGTGAAGGGTCAACCAGCGCGTTATTGTTCAGAGCACAAACAAACTGGAATGTGTAATCGTAAAACATGCGAGTATAACGAGTGTACGAAATGTGCAGGTTACAATTACTCCGGTGAAACAGTCGGTCGATTCTGTTCCTCTCATAAACTAGATGGAATGACGTATGTTCAGAAAAACACGTGTCGACACGCTGGATGTACAAAGACAGCCAGCTTTGGTACAACTACGCCCAGATTCTGCAAAAACCACGCAGAAGAAGGGATGTTGAACCTCCTTGCTAAATACTGTCAACAACCTGGCTGCAACATTCAAGCGTCCTATAATCTATCTGGGCAACGAGCTCGGTTTTGTCAAAAGCATGCAAGTCCTGATATGGTATGTGTTATTGGAAAAGGATGTGCTCATCCAACTTGTACATCCAAATCACGTTATTATGATACTCCGGGTGGAACAGGGCGGTTCTGTACGAGGCACAAAGAAGATGGTATGGTAGACGTTGTAAACCCAAAATGTACCGAACCGGGATGTGATACACTTGCGTCATACGGAATTCCCGGAGGCAAGCGAACTCGATGCGCACGCCATCGTAAACAAGGTATGTTATCTAGACCAAGAGCGAGATGCGATGTGTGTCGAAAACCCGCTTTTTATGGAACATACTTCATCCCGAAACATTGCGAGACACATAAGGCGCCAGAAGATGAAAATCTCATGGAACGTGAATGCTGTTCATGTCACTTGGTGTCTATCCTTGACACAAACGAACGATGTGAATCTTGCGACCCTACGCGATTTCAAACGAATCGTCTTGCAAAGCAAAATGCGCTGATGGAGTATCTTAATCAAAAAGGACTTCGTGGAAACTCCACGGATATCGTGATTGAAAATGGAGCATGTGGAAGAGAACGTCCCGACAGAGTCTTTGACTTTGGGGACAAAATTGTAATTCTTGAATGCGACGAACATCAACATAAAGACCGTCAACGAACGTGCGAACAAACCCGCATGATGAATATTGCCCAATCATATGGCGGAATTCCGGTCTATTTTATTCGTTGGAATCCAGATAACTATACATCGCCAGATGGACGGTTGCCTGAATTGATTTCAAAACGATATAAACGAGTTGCTGATTTCATTCGAGATATTCAATTGAATATTGTGACTCTTCCCAATGCATTGTTATCCGTGTTTTACATGTACTACGATGGATGGACGACACTTGCAGAATCAGAGTGGACAGTCCTTACTCCCTTTCAGCAGAATCCATCATAGACTTTTCATGGTAGCACTCCCGGCACAAGGCTTCATACAGATTTGCTCCACCCACAACCATCTGCTGGTTTTGGTGACCATTTCGGTAAGTGAAGATGCCGGGTGTCCCGTCTGCGCATCGATGGCACAAAGCAGTAAGTTTCTCCACTTTATCAGCCAACGGAATACACTGCAGAATCTCTCCAAAAGACCGACGATTCGAATCACCATCCAGTCCCACAACAACCACGTCACGTTTCAAGCCATCGACCAAATCTTCGACAAACGGAACCAGTCCTTGAAAGAACTGCGCCTCTTCGATGATGATGACGTGAAATCGATGCAAAAAAGCTCCATCAATTTCCGAAAAGTTACGCACACTCACACACGGAACACGACGCCCGTCATGCGTTACAACTTCATTCGAAACAGAATAACGGTTGTCGGCAGCGTGTTTGATGACAAGAATTGGAACGCGCAACGCAGAATAACGCGATACAATACTGAGAATACGGCTTGATTTGCCGCTAAACATCGGACCCAGAATGATTTCTAGAGACATTTCCACTTACACTTTAGAGTCTACAAACAAGTAAATGAGTGATTCACTTGACCCCGCTCTTGCTGCTGGTGCGATTGGAAGTATTGTTGCTGTTGCACTTTGTGGTGTATGTCTGTGTATCTACAAGGATTGTAAACAGCAGATTCGTGGTCTCAAACAATCGAGGTCCGACCCCGACCTCGAGAACATGATGCAGGAGGTTATTCCATCAACATCCGCGGGACGATATGCATCGCCTCAAGTTCCTGCATCCACAGTTTCATTGCGTAAGGAATAGTCTTTTGAATGAACTCCGTCTTATTGCCACACGTTCCGCAGGAATACAATCCTTCGTCTTCATTGACAATCGCTAGAGTACCGCACGTCTTACAGATACCTGTCTCAAAGGGGTCCGACACATCCATAAGTCGCTCCTTTGTGAATGCCGACGCGCCATACGAGAGCATACAGTCACGTTCCATCTCACCCACACGCAATCCACCATCGCGCGAGCGTCCCTCACAAGGCTGGCGTGTCAGAGACACAATCGGCCCCTTGGCTCGACTATGCTTCTTGTCCACCACCATGTGCTTGAGTCGCTGATAGAAAGTCGGACCCATGAAGATTTCCGCTTGCATCATCTCACCGGTCTGACCATTGTAGAGAATCTCGTTCCCGTACGGATGGTAACCAAGGTCGAGCATGTGCTGTTTGAGTTCGTCGACCTTCAGATGGCTGTAGGGTGTTCCGTCACCCAATGTACCACGCTGAACACAAATCTTGCCGAAGATGTTTTCCATCAGCTGGGCAATCGTCATACGGGACGGAACTGCGTGAGGATTCATGATAAGGTCTGGACGCATTCCGGACTCTGTGAACGGCATGTCCTCTTCTTCGAGCAACATTCCGACCGTACCCTTTTGTCCGTGACGCGAACTGAACTTGTCTCCAATTTGCGGGACGCGCTCTGATACGACGCGCACCTTGACAAACGGATATCCGTCGCTGTTCTTATCCGTCCAGACTCCGTCGATACGACACGGCTCTGTATTCTTGTGCGTCGTACTCGCATCGCGGTACGCATATCCAGCTTGGTCATTTCGCAGATTCACACATTTCCCAATGACCACGTCGTTCTCTTGAAGAGTCGCATTGAGAACAGGGATTCCATTCTCACCGATCGCCGCATAGGAAGTGTTCTTGTACTTGCGGGTATTGTGCTTGGACGGGCGCATGAACTTTTCTTCACGGCCCGACGTCACATTGCGGTGCTCCTCGTCCTTGTACATGGTGTAGTAGAGACCCCGCATAAACCCACGTCGAATCGCGGTCTTGTTCATGATGATGGAATCCTCCTGATTGTAACCACCATAGCATGCGATGGCCACAATCGCATTCATTCCATACGGCATCTCGTGCATCTTCAGGATGTTCATCGAACGGGTTTCGACCAACGGACGGGTCAGCGACATCAGAATGTACCCATTCTTATCCAGGCGCTTGGCGTAGTTGCCTGCGTAGATACACATGCTCTGTTTGCCCATCGCAGATTGGTAGGTGTTACGAGGAGACTGGTTGTGATCAGACAACGGAATACTGCTTGCCATGTGACCGACAATGAGACTCGGATGAATCTCGTAATGCGTATGGTGAGGCGTAGCAGCATCCTTCGAGAAGGCAATCCGCAGAGTCTCGGTTTCCGAGGCATCGATATACTCGATACAACTCTTGAGCCACGTCTGCCAATCTGCGCCGTGGCCAGGGAACGCGGCTCCTGTGCGGAAGACCGGGCGCACCAACCGACCACTGTCTGTCTCAATGATAATCATGTTTAGCAGCGTATACCAAGCTACCGAGATATGCGGATGGAGACGGAAGGAATGCTTGGCTGAGCGCAACCGACTCACAAGCTCGTGGGGTGTATTTGTGTAGCCAATCATCACACCATTCAGGGTAATGGCCGTTCCCTCATACACCTTTGCGTCGGTAATCCACGTGATGCCTTCGCAATCTTGGAGGTAGTGAAGCACTGTATTGCTCGGAACATGTTGGGTGACGCTGGTCAGGAGACTCATGTTCTTGACGATACCGACCGAGTGACCTTCAGGGGTTTCGACGGGACAGACGAATCCCCAGGATGTGCCGTGGAGTTTGCGGGGCGCCAACAACTTGCCCGATTTCTCCACAGGCGTCTGAATACGCCGAAGGTGACTGAGCGTACTCGTGTAAGACATGCGCGCAAGGACCTGAGACACACCCACCTTGGTCGCATTTGATAGAGACGTCGAATTGGAAGTGCCAAGACCCTGGACGGTGAAGTTGCCCGTCGCAAGAGCCTGTTTGAGCTTGCCTTCGATGGTTGACAGCTTCAGAATCTTGTACAGATTGTTGATGTTGAGGATTTCCATTGGACGAGGACCATTCTCTCCCTTTTTCCAATTGTCATTGTTGACCTCTTGGACGAACTCATTACGTGTGTCGTTACAGACTTTCTGGAAGAGCTGACGGAAGAGATGCGTGAGCAAGGCGCCCGTGGTGACCACGCGCTTGTTCGGATACGCATCGCGATCGTCGAGAGGAATCTGTCCTTGGTCGGTCAGAAGCAGACGACGAATCATACTGCCGGTCAACAAAGCCTTGCGCGCATTGAGAATGTTCAGTGGCGCATTCTCACCCGCAAAGCGAACGTGTGGCAGATACTCCGAGTTCAAGAGTTGGCGCACATAGGCACACTTGTCCTCCTGATTGGTGCCGTATTGGAGATTGTTGGTCAGAAACCGAATCGCATCGTCCTGACTGAAGATATTCATCTCGGCACAGTCTCGGAACGAGGCAGCCAAGAGTTCAACGTGTTGATGGTCGACAGAGCCCCACACCAGCTCTGCAATCTGTCGGTCGTTGGTGACACCCAAGGCTCGAAAGAAGACCATAACTGGAATATCTTCGCGAAACCGGGGAACGCATGCCATAAGAGGGTATCCAAGTCCATTGAATTTCGAGGACAAACGGATTTCCAACTTCTTCGGCGGCATCGTAAAGCTCTCGTGCAGTGACTTCATCTCGACCGAGTAGGTGTGCTTGCTTGCCGTCTTCTTGGCCTGGAAGACCATGATACGGTTATCCGCTACCTTCTCTTGACAAAGGATGGTTCGCTCAGACCCGTGAATGATAAAGTATCCCAACGGGTCGTGGCCACATTCACCATATTGCTCGAGGGACAGTGGATAGTCTTTGAGAAGACACAGGGAAGAGCCAAGCATCACAGGCAGCTTCCCGAGAGAAATGCCCTCAAAGACGCGTGATTCTTCATCGTAGGTCTCATAATTGGCTCCTTTATACGTCCTGGCTGTAAAACGAACATCCGCATACATCTGCGCCGCATACGTAAAGTTCCGCACACGGGCTTCCATTGGGAGCATGGGCTTCACACGACCAGTCGCTTCTTGAATGCGGGGCTTCATATAGGTGACCTTTTCAAAGGACAACCGGAACTCGTACTTGTATTTCTTGAGAGTGGGGTCTTGTTCATGCCAGACGGTGATGGGCGCAGTCGACTGGATGATGAGGGGAAGCTTATTGCGAACGAAATCCTCGAAGGAATCGATCTGATGATCGACGAGACGACGAACGCCATTGGCAAAGTATGATCGGACAGCTTCCCACTCCATGGTGATACTATGCTGGTCGTTGGCTGTAAATAATGTTTGGTTCGTTTTGAATAAAGGGAACAGATGCCCGAAGAGGTAAAAACAATTAAGATCCATAAGGTAGGTGGAGACTCGACTCCTCCTCCACCCAAGGTGGCAAAAAAGAAGCAAACCGCAAAGAAGTCCATGCGGACGTTTCCACGCGGGATTCTGAAAAAGGGTGGAAAGACAGGTCGGTCAGCTGTCAAAATTGAAGGAGTCCGTGACCCTGCTAAACCGCCACCGGTTCGGAAATCAACACTCCGAATTCTCACAGACAAGGGTGTTGAAAAGAAACGGCAGACCATTCGAAAGACCGTTCGCAATATGTCATCCCATAAGGTTCGTGAGACCCTTGCGAAATCGGGAATCAAGGTACATCCGAAGACACCCGACCATCTTGCCAAGGAGATCCTCGAAGGCGGCGTAGAAGCAGGTTTCATTTCCTCTGGTTAAACCAAATGACGGCCATTTGGGGTCCATTAGGGTGGATGACGTTACATTCCATGGCAACGTCGTACCCCGAGCTTCCAACTCCTGCGGAAAAACAGCTCATGTCTTCGTGGTTGGACATGTTTCGAGATACAATCACATGCGTTCACTGTCGCGAGCATTTTACGGAGATGCTCAAATCCTATCGATCGCAGTTTCCAGGGTTTCTGAATTCGCGCCATGATTTTGCCATGTTTAGCTTTCGAGCCCATAATACAGTCAATCGACGGCTCTCCAAACCCATCTACGGGAGTGTCGAAGAATGTCTCGAGACACTTCGAAACAATACCAAAACACGAAGCGCGAGAGACTATCGGATTTCGTACATCAACCATATTACGAAATACTGGAGAACAATGCAAGATGTCTCGGGGATTGTTGCGTTGAAAAAGATCAATGAGATGCGCAAGATTGAAACTGATTACGTTCAATCGCGGGATACAAACTTCAACGTGACGTTTGCGAATGACGTTGTCGTGCTTCCCAAAGATATGCTTTCAAAGACCGGAGAACCGCAACGAACTGTCCAGCAAATCCAGACTATTCGGACGAAAGGATTGGTACTGGGGGCGGGAGGATTTCGGATACGGAGGTAAGGTCTTTCCAAGGCAAGGATATATACGGATCGGTTTCCCACGCATAAGAGCGCATCCAAGGATGGCGACTATCCGGTCCTTCTTCGTAGAGCTCATCGGGGTATTTTGGAGTCAATCCAGCTCGCTTCAAAGACTCGGATGGCAGAATGAATTGAAGTTGGTCTTCGATGGTATAACTCGGTGGTGACCGATTCCAATCGAAGTTGGTAAAGGGACCAAAGTCTTCCATAGTTTGCATCAAGGGCGCTTCCGCGTACGGATACACCCATTCCCAATCGAGAACTTGCGATGTCTTGAAGTAGTAGAGCGTCCATTCATAGGTCTTCCAGAACGCATAGACGACCTTTTCCCAATCGAGGACACCGTCCATAAGTTGAACACTCAATCGAGATTCCAGCATGTAACCATCGACTGACACAATTCGCCGTTCGGTGTCTTTTGTCCGTTTGATCAAGACCTTCTGCTCTTCCTCCGCAGCCTTTTCAAAGCTGGATTTTTGGACGTAATACAGCGCACGTGCGTATCCATCCTGTCGCAACGAGAACATACCAATGTTGGGCATGAAATCATTCCCAAAGCACATGATACATGTCTGAAGATACAAGTCTGGATCAACCGGTAAGACACTCTTCAAAGCAGAAATGGAGAAGGTATTGAATTCGCTCTTCTCCTTTGCCTCACGGAGAAGACAGATATTCCCAAGCTCTGATTGTGCGATCGCAATAAGCACAAGGTCGGCATCGAGTCCATAGATACAAATGTTTCGACGTTCGGATTCGGGTAAACTCCGAAGCCAGAGGAAGATTTTGTGTTCGCCTTCACCGGGTTCGAGTGTATCGGACACCACAATCTCCGGAAACATGAACCGAATCGTGGTGGCCAGTTGTTTCATAAACGGAGTCCCGGGCGAAATCTGATGCTTATCAAAGGCAGAGTCGCTGTCTGGCTTTCGAAACCGACGATACCGTTGTTGGACCATTTTGGCAAGCGGAACCAACCCGTCAAACGCAATATACACCTTACGAGCACGCACTGTTCTCGTGAGCAACTCGTGAAGCGCAACCATGATACTTCCGATGGGATTTTCGGAGGTCAGATAGGTGTGAATAAAGCAATTGAAATCGATGCCAAGGACATCTGTTTCGAGCGCAGCGTTTCCAATGGTCTGTTGAATGTGTTTGTGCTTCTGAAGAAGCGAGGCAACGTAATATGGAATCCCCATACGGTTAAAAAAGACTGGCATGTATAAACCGCATCGGTTTTAGAAAGCATCCTTCCAAAACTTGCGGACCTGTTCCGGCGTCATGCGGCGCCATCCATGTGGAACATAGAAGATGTAGCGAGGCGAATACGGGTCGGGGTCATCCCGTTCGTCTCGATAGCAGCGTCTCTTTTGCTGCTTGCGAAAGAGTGTCACCACTTTCTTGCTTTCACGTGTGCGGACATTCAATCGCTTCTTGAACAACCGCGCACGGCGTTTGAGTACCTTGTCATCAACGGCTAGTTCATGTTCCTCCACAAGGAGAGTCGGTTTCGCTGTGCTCTCCATCTTGCCCCACTGTCCGTTTGTCGAGACGAAATCATATTCGTTTTCAAAACGAATCCAGGTTTAGGTAGGCAAGACTTTCTCGTGGCCTACAGCAAAATGGCAACCGAAACATCTCGCTCCTGTGAAGGATGTGCTTATCGAGGGACCTTTATGGAACCTTGTCCTGCGTGTAATCAGTTGGGAACTTATACGACACACGAACAGCGCGGTCGTCAAACGTGTCGTGGGTGTCGTGAACGATTCTGTTCCGAGTGCTGCTATGGTGCGCGGTATACATGTTTCTTCATGCGAGACCGACTCCAAGGCATTCACAACGACATTCCGATGCCGCCGAGTCCTCCACTCAAGAGGAGCATCGCCGAGTGGCGGTGGTACGAGGCAGAGGAAGAGATGGTGAAAGACCACAGCATTCAAGAGATTCGCGTCTATATGGGCCGTGACTACATCTTCAAATTGGTGCGCCGCGATGGACGACTCTGGCGTGTCTACGGTGACGAGTTCTGTCGGCACTGCGAAAAGGTCGACATTCGCTATCCGGAGCACGAACTCTTGTATGAAACCCACGGCTTCTATTGTGGTGATTGTGCCAAATCGATTTCCGCTCAGTAAAACAAAATGGCGATTTGGCTCTTTCTGCTTGCGTTGATTCTTTTTTTGGTCCTCGCGTATCGCTTCATGGGGTCCTCTCCATCGGGACCTGGTGCACCGGGATGTGGAGCGTGTGCCAAGAAGAATAATGGACCGTTAGAGTAAAAATGGGAGATTCTACAAGTCCTTTTACGGGTTACGAGAATGGCGGAACCCGCGCTTGCCCCACCGGAACCATTCGTCGCCGTGGCTATTCCGCCAAGCGCCGTGGTACCACGTATCGCGTCAAGTCCTCGTGTATCAAGGACCGTGGCGCCAAGGGTCGCTGGCAAACCGTTCGTCGTATGATGGGTATCGGTCCGTTGCGCAAGGGAGACCTGACTGCATTCGGATACAGCCATACCAAGGGAACGACGGCTCGCCATGAGGCCATCGATAAGGCTGTCTCGCGCTACGGTCGGAACTCGACCATTCGTAAGCTGAATGCCATTGCGGTCTACAGCAAGCGGACTGCTCCCTCTCGTTCGCGTATCTACAAGCGGGATATGCGCTACGTTCAGAAGAAGTATTAGATAAGTATAAATGGCACGTAAAGTGAAGACACCGATGATTGTGTGGCTCCTCGGGGCTCTCGCGCTCCTCTTTGTGGCGTTTATGGTGATTCCGATGGCAACGACACCGTCTTGCCCTGGTTCGATGATTTACTGCCCGGGCGTGGGCTGTGTCTCGGGAACGGATAAGTGTGTTCCCATGTACCGCGGTGGACCGTCGAGGGTGTTCTCCAAAGAGACGTTCGGTGTATGGCCAGGTGTAAATGTTCCGTCCAAGCCTCCCACGTACGGCGGAAAAGAGACGTTCGTGAGCAAGAAGTGTCCCGATGGGTCGCGGTCGGACGGCCCCTGTCTTCTTGAATTCCCGTCCATGTAATAATGAAGAATACTGGTATCAATGCGATTCCGTCTGTACGGAATCATATCATGACCGTCACGATGAATATCGCAATCATCGCAGTCTTGTACTTGTTCTTGGGTGCGTCCGTCTCCTATCTCTTGCGCCGAATGGTCCCTTCGTTTGATTCCGAATGGGAACGCTGGCCGCGTTGGAAACAGATTCTTGACGTGTCTCTCGAGATGGTCGTTATTGTAGTCTCTTCATTCTGGATTACATATGCTGCTCGTTATTTCATCCCTGTCATCCCCGTCAAGCCCAGCCTGGAATATCTCATCGAACAGTTCGGCGGGCAGGTGAGTTTCTTGTATGCCATTTTTGTCTTTTTGGAAGTGCTCGACGACAAACTCATCTTCGTCTATAAAGATATTTTCGGTTGAGTATAGTAAAACATGTGGGTAAAGTTGCTTTTGACCGCCGTCCTCTTCTACATCTTCGTGCCGGGTGTTCTCCTGAACCTCAGCACCCCCGTATCGGGTCCCGCTGTGACCCACGCGGTCTTGTTCGCCTTGACCTCGGGCCTCGTGATGGGTGCCTTGAAGACGGCAACGCGCACCGTGGGTATCCGCGCTTAAAACATCTTTTGAATCGGTTCCTTTGCGTCACGAATAAGCATCAGGTCTTTCATCATCGACGGTTGGAAATGATGATTCACCGCAAGCTTCACGGTATACGGATCAAACTCCTTACAAGAAAACACATCTAGGTACATGTCGTCGGTCTCCTCGACGAAATGCGCACAGATATTCGACGTCTCGATGAGCTGGACGAGCGTATACCCCTTCTTGTTTCCGGTTCCAAACATCACGACTTGCGGTTCGCCGTACGGCACCATATCAATGTCTCTCACGAGCGTCTTGGTGAAGGCACGAATGTTCTCCGCCGACCGAATGGACAGTGGGATACACTTGCGCGCATTGAGAATGAGATGATACCCCCAAGCCATTTGATATATACGTATCGAGTGTCTTAAAGTATATTCTTAAAACAATGAAAGATACCACATTTCGGTCGGTTTTATTCGAACGGTCGGAGTTTCCAACCGAGACCAAGGGGAAACAAGTCGTCATCCAAAATCAGGTGGACGCAACCAAATTTGAGGAATACGAACTCTTTTTGAAGGCGATGGCACAGGTATCGAGACTGGTGTATTGTGATTCAGGAATCATCCGCAAGGTGCTACTGGCTCTCATTGAAAAGAATGACTTTGTCATGAAGCCATCGGAATTCGATGCGCTTGTCGAGAAGACCATCAACGAATATAAGAGCCTGCTAAGGAAACCAAGCGCCTATCCCAACAGTATCGAAGGTCGTCCAATGGAATCGTATGTGATCGATCCGATTCCTTCTCAGACGGGTGGACTGGGACACGAGACAGGAGAGGAAGAAGAAGTTCTGTACGATCCAGAGGGTAACGAAATCCCGAGAACTGCCGCTGCGTCTGCTGCGATTGGTACAACCATGCGTCCTTTCGTACAAGAGGAAGAAGCACCTGCTCCAACACTTCTTCCAGTAGAGACACCCGCAGCTCGTTTCTTGGGCCGGTATGTGTCGAGTTCCAGCGACCTCACCTTCCTGGCTATTCCCGGGCTTTACAAGGCAGACGATCTTGTTCTGTCCTTCAAAGGATCTTCGACGGCGAAGAACTTCAAGCACGACTTGTATTCGCAATTCACCCGCGCAGATTTGACTACTTCGATGCCCTCTGGAACGAAAATGTCTTCGACAACTACAGGAAATTACGTTCCAGGGTCATTCTTGGCTCCACTCGTCGGAAGTTGGGAAGTGATTTCGCAAACGATCCAAGGATTCAACCCGAAACGCCTCTTCATCACCGGTCATTCTCTCGGAGGAGCCTACGCAACTCTGCTTGGATTCATTCTTGCGGAATGCCGTGCTGTGAACTTCCCAACCATCGAGTCGATTCACATTGTCTCCTTTGGATCGCCCACGACAGTGGGTGATGGTGCGCGCAACACATTCAATGCGCATCTTGATTCGGGCAAGGTCACACTTGATCGCGTTGTCTCTTATGCGAGCATGACACGCACTGCGGATATCATCGCAAGCATTCCGGCTGGATTTTCACACCCTGGATTCCAACCGCTTCGAACGGAACTGTATCCGGAGACAAGAACTGGACGTGCCTATCACTTTGATATGATCAAAAAGGTATATCAAGTAGGTGGACTTGGTGCCGAAAAGTCCAAATACGAGGCAGCTACAAAGACACATGCGCCGAACAAGGTCATGATTCCAGCCACAAGTCCGTTGGCCCAGGCACTTCCGCACAAGCAGTACTATGTTTCATGGAATACACTCTACGTCTTTCGCACTGCTGGAATGAAGAACCCTGGATTCAAAGGCAAGACGTTTGTTGCCAATATGACATCGTCGGGTATTCAGTTTCAGTATGTTCCGGGTGATATGCTCGCTGCGGAAGAACCGTTGGACGCAACAGCTGGAGAGATCACAGCTCCTGCCTCACAGGGAGGACGCACGCCTCGAAACAAGAAACGGAATGAAACGTACAAGGAAAAACGAGTTCAAGAGCTCCTAGAATAAAGATGGCATGGAGGCTATCTTTCGAGAAATGGAGGACATCCAGAGCAAACTGTCGCATGGAATTATCAGCGACGAAGATCGGCGTTTAGCCGCGCGTTGGGAAGAACTCTTGCGAATGGCAGAGATCTTATGTGAAACGATCGAGATCGTTGTCGTTCAATGAAAACGAATTCGTTGGGCCAAGACAGAACCGATCGTGTGGACAAGATGACGACACTACTACAACAATTCGACAAGGTCGAAAAGGACCGGGCAAAGGTCCGTGCCAAGGTCGTGGCGCAACGCCTTGCGAAAATTCAAGCCCAATGGGCGGAAGAGGAACGCCTCAGAGAAGAAGGGGCGAAGGCGTGGATTCGGATGCTGGATGAGGTCGCTGAAAGAAACGCGGTCATTTGGTCGTATCGGAACCGCCTTATGACGGTTCCCGCCTATGGCGTCACACGCGAGCAGGTGATGATTGCGAGCGAGTACAACGTGGCGGAGGGCAAGAAGATTGTGGAGGAGTTGAAAGGACACCTGTTCCAGTTGGACATTCTGCGTGACCTCGGGCTTCCGTTGCCCGAATGAGGTTGACGAAAACGAACTTTTATGAAAGCACCATTCTATTTTTAAATGGCTTTCCTAAGCGATATGAAAGATGTATCCGGTAGTTGTCATGGAAATGACCATTACGTCTATTGGATTCCTGCGAAAACCTTGAACGAACTTCCCATTCAACTTTGGAAATACAACCGTCCTCCTGACGCAGACAGAGTTTCCGAGATTCGTATGAATTCACCAAGTGGATACTTGACATCTGCATCCACGACACACATATACGATATCTCCATTATATCCTTCAAAGATAGGTTTGCTTGAGCATGTCGCGATGCGCGTAAAACTCTTTTTCCGACAAAGTATGAGGGTCTCCTTCAACGGGGAGAATGGTGACTGACTTGACACCTGGATAGTTCTGCAACGAGTTCACAGATTCAACACCGCGATACTGTGTTGCTAGGATTTCGTCATCCAAATAAAAGAACGACACGGGACCAGAACCTCCCAAATTGATGGAACGTTGGGAATCCGTACAGCATCCACTTGGACTTCCTGTGAGAGTTTGATGAGCGTCATTGCCAGCGGTTTCAAATTCAATACGCACGTACATTTGATATGTTTACTATACAAATACAATCTGTAAATTGGAAGATGCCTCGTAAAATGAGTCGTTGGTATTGTCGCAAGAGACTCTCTGCGAAAGTCATCGAGAAGTGTGAAAAGTCTGGACTCTGGCTCTTTGCGTGGAGCTCGAAGTTGAATGAACTAATTTTCGAATAGTCTTCTTCATACATTCAAATGGACGCCTTGATTGCAAATGCTTTTTTGTCGAAGTCGGGTTCCGATCGTGCTCAGCTCATCGTTCGTGCGCGCCAATACATTCAAGACGACAATTTTGTCAACATCTTGAATCTCATTGATATCAATGATAAGAAGGGTCAGACTACACGCGCCGTATGTCGTCAGTTTAATGCGTTTGGACACCTCCGAGCCCAAGTCGAAGAATGGCTCCGGTCTTGAAAACGAATTTGTTTTTGTAAGACAGGTGGATGCCAATGGGTGTAAAATGAGCTTACATCCATTCTTCCGAGCAAAAAGCATGGATTCCGTATTTCGAACAACCGTTCGTCAGGCAGTTATGGCCATTTACACAACTCCGAGTCTTCTCGAACAAAATCCAGTCGAGATGATGCGTAAGTTGAAAGACCATTGCGATACGCAGGGTCAAGGTTCGGCCAACCCAGTCACAAAGCATGAAGGATGTATTGCCGCTGTTCTTGAGGCAAACGGGATCCGGCTCGCAACCGAGCGGAACAAGGTCCCGGTTGAACACGGTATCTACTTCTGGTACCAAGCCGGCGGCACTCAACAAAAGGGAGACTTTACGCTGTTCGCAGCAAAGGCAGGGGTCTCTGTGGATTCCATCACATTGGATGCCAAGCACAGCAACGGTACCTCGATTTATCTAAACGATGGAACATTCGAGACAAACGTTCTCTACGTGATTTCAATCACACTCATCCTTCCGAGAGTGAAGGGACAAAGGAAAGGCGAACGAAAAAATGTATGTATCGTGTCGTTGGGTCAAGATATCATGACCCCAGAGGATACGGCGACAATGATTCAGTGGAGGCAAGAGATTCGTCGGCTCAATACTCTGGGCATGAAAGGAAGTTCCCTTCGATTGTATGCCCGCAGCGCAAACCAGTACGAATGTAAGGAGCGATTCACTCCGGAATTCACTCAGACGTGTCTGGAACACACGCTCGCATGGTTAGAACCATCTCCTTAACAAACTTGGCGGGCACTGCGTTACCAATTTGTTTGATCGCATCGTCACGAGACCCTGCGAAAGCGTGGTCTTTCGGGAACCCTTGAATCTGCGCAGCCTCTCGAATGGTAAGGCATCGTATGTATTTTTTTCCACTCGGCTTCACGAGTCCAACATAGAGCCTTGGTTGAAACGTATACGCGCAAATCAAGGTCTTACAAGGATTCCGCAAGTTCAACACTTCGCTGTGAAAGGGCGAGTCTCTCTTTCCAAACGAGATGAGATTCTCTCCATGCTTGCGTACCAGATATGGATGCGGAACTCCTTCGGGTTCTGCTGTTTCAGGTACGTGAACCAAGCATTCTGGAGGCATATCCAAATGTGTCTCTAAAGCACCTTCCAAACTTGCCTCCACAATGTCTCGAAGCCCTTTCTTGGGTTGATCAAATTCGGGCATTGTGAAGGGAACTCCAATCCGATTCCCGACGATTGCCAAACGCTTACGAGACTGTGGAACTCCGACTTTACTCATGTCGTACACGCGGTATGCGATTGGGTAACCAATCTCGGTGAAACATTCTTGAATGACATCGATTACATTTGTCTGCTTATCGTCTGTCTTTTTAGTCAACAGACCTGCGACATTTTCGCCCATGATCCATTGAGGTTGGACAATGCGCACAACACGCAGGAACTCATAAAACATACGGTTTCGAGGGTCAGCAGTATCCTTCTTTCCTGCGTTTGAAAACCCCTGACATGGGAATCCTGCGAAGACCATGAATATCTTGCCACGATAGGGTTCGAACTCTGAATCGGGAATCTTGGAGATGTCGCCTTTTACGGCTTCTCCAAGCCACTTGCTGTGCGGAAACATCTCTTTGTGCGTCTTCACACACTTTGCGTTGTTTTCTGAGAATGCGACAACTCGAAGTCCTGCCTCTTCCATTCCAATTGTGTCACCACCCGCTCCCGAAAACAGACTGATTGCCAACAATCCTTCAGGAACAACCGGCTTCGGAATCTCTTTCAAATGTTCCTCGGTATGAGACGCATGCGCCTTCTTGGTCGTGAATTGTTGACCACAATGAGTGCAGGGGTACTTTGGCATGTTTCCTTATATATTTACTACCAAAATGGTGTAAACCATTCGTTTTAGACACTCGAAATGAACTCCCAATCGAGATCATCGCAAATCTTCTTCCAAATCTGGTCGTGTGCGATGAGTCGGTCTCTCGACTTCAGGAGCGGAAAGAATACCTTGTACTCGTCCAAGCCCAGCAATTCGAAAAACTTGTAGAGGATGTAGCTGTAGGATAGAAAGTTGGTGCGGTCGTTCGGGCAGTAGGCCAAAAACGGAGCCTGAATTTCCTGAAACATGGTTCGGATTTTCTCCTCGATTTCGGGCGTAATAGTAGGCGGCGGGTTTCCGTTCAATCGACTCAGGATATGCGCACGATGTTCGTAATACTTGCTTCGACCCAGCTTTTTCAGAATCTGTCGTATGTCCTCTTCGGACAAGTCTGCGATATTGCTAATCCGCCGCTTGCGAATTTCGACAATCACTTCGTTCATCACCTCCTCCGGAATGATGGTAGATTCTTTTGCCTGAAACTGGTTAAGAATCTCGTTGAGATGATTGATCTTCTTATACGCATAATTGTTGCGCTCTTTCGGTGGGTCACGGAAGGATGGGAAGTCGGACACAACGAGGGCGTACTCTTCGGAACCGCAACGTGGACAGACTAGAATACCTTCGGAGCTGATTTCCTCACGTGCCACATTACATTGAAGACAATGTTCGGTTAACAATTGTAAGGCTTCGGGTCCATTCGAGAGTTTCATACGCGCGACATACTCATCAAACATCTGTTTGCGCGTGGGTCCTGTGTCTGTCTGTGTCGCTCCCGCAAAGAACTTGAGAAACGTATTGGCATCTTTCGGCGCTACCACTTGATTGGACGAACTCGAAGACCCATCTTGCTTGCGGTAATACTCAATCAGCAAGTCCATGTTCTTGAGGTAATACTCCTGTAACGGATCTGCGTGCTCAAGTTCGTCTTCGATTTCTCGAATGCGCGTCTGTTTCTTCGAGGCTTCGACCACATCCTTGAGGTCATTCCGCACGTAATGATCCGAGACTTCCTTTCGTAGTGTCTCGAGTTCCTCCTGAAGGTTTTGCTGGCGATTCGCCGAGTCCCGTAACGTCTGTACCACATCTTGATGGACTGAGTCGAGCGTCCCGGTTGTCGGGCCACTCGTCGTCTCTCTTATCTTCCTCACACGGAACACGTCCATTTATAAACTTCCTCACCTGGTCCATGAAGACTGGATTTTGAAAGAGAATCGGACGTTGTAGGCGAGTGGCCTGAAAAGTGGTATCGAGGTCCAACCCGAAATTCTTACACACATATGCCAGCGCAAGAGAGCCACTGCGGTTCATTCCTGCCTGACAATGGACGTATACCGTTCCATCGCCCTGACGTAAAAAATGATGCATCCATTGTTCGAAGGCTTCGTACCAATCCAGAATGTTTACACGTGGACTGTCGACGGCGTTGAGACAAATATAATTGTTCGGATGTCTCTTGCGAAACCAAAGAGGGCAATCTTCGTCTGTGGCACAATTCACAACGTGTGTGATATTGTGTTTATAGGCAAACGGGACGGTCAGAGCCATCCCTGCCCCGACCAAGACCCGAGGGTAAAACCAGGCAGGTGGGCAGGATACGTATACAGGCGTACCGCCATACATCCGAACAAGGATGGACATTACTTTACCTGTCGGTTTGTTTGTAAGCTCAACCGCAAAGCTCACGCATCTGCGCATACGTCAACTCGCCCTTTTCGAACTTTCGAAGGGCAGCCGCTTGCTCTTGAAAAGCGGGAATAGACTCGACTTCCTTCAGAAAGGTCTCCCAATCGACATTCACGCCCCGCAGTTTTGCCAAACCACGAAAGCCTGTCTGTGCGATCACCTGCATGATTCGCATACACCAGGTATAGGTTGCTCCACTGTGGCCCTTGTATTCGATGTGTTTATCAATCTCCTTGAGTTCAGGAGCGTCAGAAAACAGAAACCCCTTATTTTCAGGGGGTTGATAGGCTGCCAACCATTTCCATTGAGATGCTTGTGTGATGGCGCAAAGCATATCATAGAGCATAAGAGATTCGAGCTTTGAGTAACCGAGTGTTTCAAAGCGTTGCATATGAGGATGTATCAGAGTTAATCGGTAAGTTCGTTTTTAAAAGAACCCGGCCAAAAAGGAGTTCAAGAATTGGGAGATGACAACCGCGGCTGCTCCGAGAACAGCTGCTCCTGTCCAGCTCACCACACCACCCGACGTATAGGCGTTCGGGATATACTGGAGAATCAGGTTCCGAGGCGCAGACAAGGAAATGATCACAGCCGCCAAGAAGAAGGAAATGTAGAGCGTCGTGTTCATAAACATGAAGCGCATTGCCGGAAGACTGGGCTTAAACGTAGGCACCAATCCCGAATGACCGGGAGATTGAACACTCGGAATCGGCATGAGGGGAGGAGCCGATTGAGGTCCTTGCGGAGAAGGAAGCAAAGCGTCCAAAGGAGTTGCGTCGTCCATTGTTTTATGTTAGGGACGAGTTTTCACAATTGGAATCTTCCACGCGATACCGATAGCATTTCCCATCGACACGAACCACCTTGTCCACAACATCCTTCACAGGGAGTGCGACCGTGCGAATCGACTCGTAGTTCCGATGAAAGAGAATCGCGGCAATGCCCAACCCAATGATGAACGAAAAGAAAGGGGCCGCTCGATGAAGAGCGTTGGAAATCCGTTCTGCTCGAAAAGCGTCCATTATGTATTACGGAGACTTGCGAGTAGGTTGAGCGAATCTGGTTCTTGTGTACACGGCACCTCCTCCGAGACAAATCGCACGCATCCCGTTTCGGTGTGATAGGTATTCGGGTCAAACGGTGACGGTAACACCTTTTCCTTACGTGTGGGCGGAATGAACACGGTGGAAATGAGCAGACCCACGATGAGTCCAGAGACAACCCAAAGAAGATGTATCATTGTTTATTGTGCGAGGTTTGGTTCACCAAAGATGAGAGGAACGAAGAACATGATGCCGATGCCGAAGATGGCACCAAACGGCATGGTAAACAGAATGAACATTAGAATGAGCAACGGAATGTTGATGACACTTTCGCGATACGTAAAAGACATGGCGCTTAACAGCGAGTATCCGTTGAGGGTTCGATAGGCTCCGATCGTTCCGAACGTCTGAAAGAGCCAATACAATACCGTACCAGCCCAAATCACTACAAACTTCCAACTCGATTCTGCTTTGGGGAGGTTGACGACATTCCCTGCCGCATCGACACGCAACCCATCCAACTTAAAGAACTGACCGTCGGGAACCAAGAGAGTCCGTGTTTTTCCATCCTTGTCTACGACATTCACCGTCAACCGCCGCCCTTTCACAACATTGGACTTTGACGTGGATTCGTTCTCCTTCTCTTCAAGTTTCTGACGCTGAAGGTCTTGTGTACGTGCCGCAATACAATCGACATCATTTGCGTTTCCACTACACATCTCGATAGCCTTGTCATTGATATCTTTCAGTTCATTATCTGTCAACTTGACGCTCCCACCGACCTCAAACATCGGAAGCAAGGACGAATCAGCCAAGACATTGATTTTTCCACCCACGATTTTGTCACGAAGTACGTCGGTGATGTTCCTTGATGACTTCTCGTCACCAAAATACGCAGACTTGATGTATGCCATTATTAAGAAGCAAAGACCAGTTTTCCGAGACCCGATACGATACGTAAGAAGTTGATAGCCTCTACGTAGACACCTACATTGTAGGTAAAGACAAAGATGACATTGTCATTGGTTTGGACAACCTGAACCAATTCAGACGGATCATATAGAGAGACTTGATTAGCTGGAATCACCGTCGGCATCTGACTAAACACGGTCGATTTCAAGACCCAGACAATCGACGTGGATGCTTGTGCCAACGACAGAGGAAGAGGTTGCTGTAACGACAAGCGAAGAATCACCTTGTTGAACAGACTTCCGTTGAGAGCGCCAGAGGGTTGGTAGGTCGCATGTTCCAACGCAAAAGAATACTGGTGTAATCCAGGTAACTCGGGAATATCACCAGTCGTATGCTTGTACATTTGGAGCAGATTGAAGTACGGGAACGGTTTGGGCATGAAACGTTCTTTTCCATCGAGGAGCAACACACCATCGATAATCGGGTCTTTGGGATACACAGAGGTCACCTGCTGTTGTCCGGTCGAGTAGACTGCGGTTCCAGTGTCGCTATTCATCGGAGCCCAAGGTGCTCGATCCGGATTCTCCCAGTTGGTGTAATTGTCCCAATCATTGAGCAACACGCGATCCGACCGTTGGGCTTCAAACAGGATACGCGTGACCAAGTTGAACGCAGGAACCTCTACATCGGTATTGCCTCCGAATTGTCCCGTATTGTTGACATACCGGACGGTCTTCACCAAAAAGGTCTGATCTGCGCGAGCAAGTTGATTCATCTCCATTTCCGTGAGATAGATGAAGTTGCCCTCGATATACGGGTCGGGGAACCATGTTGTGATGGACGGATTGCTGGGCAACCCCGTTGAGAGCGGAGGACTCAAGAACAATCCCAACGCATTATACGTCGCATCTCCTGTCGGTTTGACACGCTGGCCGTATGTGGCCGAACCCGGATTCACATCAATGACTGTATATAGGTCGTTGAGGTTACGGAGTGTCACATTGATGTAGACCTCTGAATTTTGAAGACTGACGAGCGGCAGAGCCAGACCCGGATTCTCGCAAAACCAAAAGTGAAGAGGAATCACCAACTGGCGACTGCGAATCGAAGGTTCGGGAATATTTGTCTGCGGACCCGTAATCGGAATCGCCGTCGGCGTAATCGCATGTGGATACTGGTTCTGACGGTCATATGCGTTAGCGGGATCGTAAATCTCAGGGACGTTGCCTGTCATCTCGTCCACGATCTTGCGTTTGTTGGCATCGTGTGTCAGATACGAGTAGAACTTGAGCCATTCGCCTCGCAGACGCTGAATCTCTACACCGTTCATCGTGAGAGAAATATGGTCAATCAGATTGTAGCCGATATTCCGAATCCACTCAAATTCATACCCAATCGAATTGGACCGCTGGTCGTATCCGGCCGGAGGCAACGAATTCCCTAAATACTTCAAAGGCGACCAGATATCTGGCAGCGTCAAGACCAGATAGCAATCGTGAAGCATCTGCGCATACCGATCAATCTTACAGGTAATCGTCTTTGTACCGGTTGTCGAAAACTCAAGATTGGATGCCGTAAAGGGCATGCGAATATGTTCCATAGCAAAGTTGGTGTGTCTGCGATAGACAGCTCGGAAATGAGTCATGGAGGGATTTCCATTGACCAACTCATTTTGAGCGCCTACGCCTACTAATTGAAGTAACGCACCAGGCATATTTGTATTATGATAAACGTAATCTTTAACCCGTTGCCACACGAGTTGCCGTCACACTGATGGGAGGAATCACGTTGAACCGAACAATACCCTGATTGTTGACGGTTGAGAAGACGCCCGGCACACCGCTCAAGCAACAGAGACTTGAATAGGTCGCACCTCCGCTGGCTCCTCCATTCGCACCTTGAAACGGGGCTACAAACCGCTGACGCTGTGTCGCACCATTGGCAACCGTCGAGAGATAGACCGAATTTGTCTTACGGGATTGCGGAGGCGGGGTTGTTTGGTAAGTTTTTGCGATAATACTGCGTTTTTTGCTCGTCACCCAATCTTGCGCAGAGTTTACTTGCATTTATTTACAGGTGAGATTTGTCCTTTATACAATGCGGTTTACCTTGATTTCAACACACGTCGATCAAACTACTGGATATTCAAAAGTCGCATATGAACTCCTTCGCCAACTCGCAACTCTCTCTCCATCTGTCAAAACCTATCACTTTGGATTTCAGCGCCATCCTGCCCGCGCGAACCTTCGTAAGTATCCTGACGGAATCGTTTCGTATGACGCAGCTGCGAATGAAGATCCCAAGGAAGATGGGTTTGGATTCAACAAGATCAACGAGTATCTCGACATGGTGAATCCCGATGTCGTCATGATCTACAATGATCCACTCATCATCTACAAGTTCCTCGAGGCTATGAAGCACGAACGTGGAAAGTCGTCTTATAAGCTCTGGATCTATGTCGATCAAGTGTATTCGGGTATCGCAGCGCCACTGGTTCAAAAGATTAACGAGCACGCAGATCGTGTGTATTGTTTTACAGACATCTGGAAGAAGCGCTATCTCGAATATGGACCGTTCCCCGACGTACAGGTGCTCGAGCATGCTATCGATCCGGCGATCTTTACCAATATGGCTCCGGAGGGTCGCAAAGCTATTCGCAAGAATATGAACATCTCAAAAGATGCGATTGTCTTGTTGAACGCAAACCGAAACAGCCAACGAAAGCGACTGGATCTCACAATCATGGGATTTGTTGAGTTCTTGAAGCGCCGTCCCACTGCGAATGCCTATCTCATGCTCGCAACAGGAATGTCTCCTCAGACGGGTTCCTACTACGATATCCAGCGCATTATTCTCAACGAGATTCAGTCTGCGGGCCTAGATGTTCAGGAGCACGGACGTCGGATTGTTTTGATCGATACAGCGCCTCCGAATGTGGTGGATGATTCGGGTATCAATCAGATTTACAACATCGCGGATATTGGTATCAATACCTCGGACGGTGAAGGATTTGGATTGTGTCAATTGGAGCACATGTATACGGGCGCGCCGCAGATTGTCGCAGATATTGGAAGTTATCGGTCGTTCTTGGATGAGAGTGTCGCCGAGTTTATTCCGACCGGAGATCGTTGCTATTTTTCAGGAGGAATGCCATTGGGATCACATGCTCCTTCGATCTTGACATCAGAGGTCGCAAACGCAATCGAACGCATTGTGGATACCCTCGATGAGAAGCGCAAGCACGTGAATGCGTACACCTTCAAGAGCTGGTCGACGGTTTGCGATGGACTTCTCGAGGATGTTCTTAAGATGGCACAGACACAGTAGTGTCGGGCAACCAACGAATTTGCGTAGGAGACGTCAAGAATCCGATACGCAACAGACGTTCATTGTCTTCGAACGCACCTCCATCAAAGACCTCTTTGGTATCTGGGTCGAGCAGGAAGAGCATCTGCTTGATTGATACCTTCTGTAACCGACGCTGCCGGCGTGTGAGGTTGCGCAGAATCGAGACATCGAGGTCATCATTCTTATAATTCGGCTTATATGCCAAATCTTCACCGGTGACGGTGGTATCAAACCGCATACACGATAACACAGGCGTTTCCCGACTATGAAACTTCCGATGGATTTCGCAGTCGACGGCCGCTTGTTTGAGTAACGTAGAAATCCGTGAATTGGTCACATTCTTCTCGTACGAAATCTCGTAGAGATACTCGTCTGTAGTCAAAAAAGCTTCGACAGGATCGCCCTCGAATCGTTTGGTCTCCGTATCATTGCGTCGAATCGCAACGACGTTGGTGGCAGAGGTTGAGGCCGTCTGCTCGGGTGTAAACACACTGATGTAGAATGAAATACGAACAGTGCGCTCTTCGAGAGGTAACCGGGCATGCGAACAAATACGGATGGCACGACCCATCACTTGATCGGTACGCGCAGGGTTCCAATGCGGTTCCATGATATGGACACGACGCACGTTCTCGAGCGTAATACCTTCGGCACCTGCTCCCGAAATCATGAAGAGGGTGAGCAACTTCTTACCACGTTGCTGAATCGAAGCCTTGAGACTGGGTGGAAAGTTGTCCGCAAAACTCCCATTGAAGATTTGACGCATCCATTCACGTTGTCCGGAGTCCGAACCACCTGTAAAGAAGGCATAGGCTGGCTTCGCAGGGTCCAGTGTCGGATCTTCGACCCACTGTTCGGCTTCCTTCACAATCTTGTATTGCTGCCATCCATTCGCGTCAAGAATTGCCGCGAGCACGCCCAAGCCTTCGAGCTCACGATAGTTGGAATAAATCATCTGATTGTTCCAAGTCTCTGTGCCCATGGATTCTTGAATGTTTTTTAGCATCTTCAACATCTTCGGACTGAAGGTCGCAAGCGCTTGTTCCGAGAGATACCGCTGAGGAGACGCGCGTAACTGAGACAGAATCTGCTGCTTCTCAGGAATCTCGTTCTCGCTTGCCGCGTCTTCATCGTCTTTCCGCATTTCTTCGGGAATTGCGTAGTTACACACCAATCGTGAATTCACACGATACGTTGTCATGGCACTATCATCGTCTGTCTTGGGCTTTCGACGTTGACGACTGTCTTGCTCAATCTCCGTCCAACGGACCTTGAGATACCGATTGAATTGTTCATTGGACATGGGGCATTTCTCGAGCATCTTATCATCATCCACACGCCGTGGCAACATACGGTCATCGGCGCCCTTGAAATACGAGACCAATCCTTGAATGCGGTGTTGAAAGAGAACTTGGTTTTTGATGTTGAGGCCATCCAGGAACATAGCCGCAAACTCCTCCTGTTCGATGGGCAAACAGTTGAGCATCTCGGTCGTCACACGGTCCGTCGAGAGTTCTGCGCCACCCATTTCGGTTTCCATCTTCGTCTTCCAAGAATCTACCCATTCCTTTGCGGAGATGGTAAACGGCATATCCTTCACATATTGAACCGCAATCCGGTCTCCTTTTTCATTATAGACGCTGCGGAAGTTCGGCGGGTTCCGAGTCAACATAATGTATTTCTTCACCGCATTGAACTCGATGGTATCTACGTCCGGAAGTGTGCGCAAAGCACTCGCCATACGTTCTTCATCCCATGTTGGAATCGCCTTGACGGGAATCGTAATCCGTTCGATGGGACCCCGGAGAAGGTTCATTAAGAAGGCAATCTCGAATGCGCGGTTGATCACCGGCGTACCCGAGAGAGCCACCACCTTACAGTTTCGGGCATTGTAAATGCGGTCATACAGCTTGCGCGCTATGTCAGACGCATTCGTGACGCGACGAATGACGTTATGGACCTCATCAATGATGACCACGCTCTCGTCATACGGATTCGGGCCATCTGGATTGACATATTTATTGATATTGGCAGAGGAAAGACCGTCATAGTGAATAAAGGTAAACCGTTGATTGATTTGGTCCTCAATCTGTTTGGCAATGATATCCTGCGAAGATTTGGGAAGCGCATTCCAATTGGCGGTTTCACCGGGCACTGTGACGTAAAACTTCCCCATGCGATTCACGAAACTCTCTGAGATGCCCAGTTTCTTCGCCTCTTCGCGGGACTCTTCTGTGAGCGTGCGTTCCCGCCAGTGTTGGTCGTACATGTACACAGGGTCACCGCATTTACGGAGCTCACCGCGGAAGTTCTGCTCGAGGGCCGCGGGCGACAGCACAAACACTTTGCGTTCCGATAAAAGGGACTCGGCGACGGCAATGGATGAGCATGTCTTTCCCGACCCAAGACCGTGATAGACGAGGAGGCCGCGATAGGGTGTCTCGATGAGCAGATAATCCCGGATGATTTTTTGATGTGGCAGAAGCTCGCGCGCATTCGTGCCGCGCGCCAAACACAAATCAACGTCCTTGTCCTCTTGGTCTGTGGGTTTACGTGGGTATTTCAGGAAAATTCGAGTAATGGCGTCGGCAAACGCCTTTCGGTTGGGGAGGACATACGGCATTGTTTTTCGCAGGGATTTGATAATGGGACCGATACCTCGCAAACAGTTCCGAATGTGGGCTGTGACAATTTATCTTTTCCTGATGGCTGGGTTCCTCTATCTCAAACCGAGTATCGCGTTCGGGAGAGAGGGACGGATTCGTCCATTTGGCACCACGCAAAAAGAGGCAACGGTCTTCCCTCTGTGGTGGTGGATTTTTGTGATTTCAGTCGCTGCGTATTGTATGACCATCTACATGGCTGGGTTTCGTCGGTAGTTTAGCTACTCAGCGTCGAAGATTTCAAGTGTACTCTGAAGTTGATTGAGCATCAAGGGTCGTTCGACGTGATGGGGTCGAATGAGCGCCTCGGCTTCCGTAAATGTCTTCCATGCGATTCCGGAGATTTCTCTCCGTTGCATGGGTGTGAATTTTTGTGTCAGATTGACCATCTCGGGGTGCTTGAGAAGTGCCACAAAGTAGACGTGGCGATACCGAAGATTGTTGAGACCCATAAAGGTTTCGTCAAAGTGGATGTTTCGCAAGACCACATATGCCTCGCGAGGAATGTTGGTCTCCTCGCCGAATTCACGAATGGCGCAATCGAGGTCGGATTCGCCGCGCATCCGTCGTCCTTTCGGAAAGCCCCACTCAGGTTCTGTATAGGTGGACAAGTTGTCAGCCATCAACTTCACCCGGTCGAGGGCATTGAACTTGTCACGAGAGACCGCATAATCTGCCGAGTTCTTATCATCTCCCCAAAGAGTCTTCCAAACCACATCAAAGGATTCGCATGCGATCAGTGACTGCTCACGAAGCGTCATGTTCTTCAAGAGCTTTCCGATATATGCCGTGTCGACTGGGTCGTATTTGCCACGCATGAATTCGGCAAAACTCATACTGTCCTTGCGTCGAATCATGAGTACGCGTGTATTCTGAACGTTGACAGGTAAGACAGGGCTCTCAATGAGAAAGAGACCGCAAGATAAAACAGGGTCTCGACATGTCCGAAAGAGGTGTCCTTTTTGACCGCAATTGTTGCAGTACATACTGATTGGTTGATGACCTATAGACGAACCACCGGTTCGTTTTTCCATTGTAGTAGTCAAGAATATCTTAAGAAAGTTCCTTCCTAAACATAAATGGGAAGTAGCGAATCGAGACCCGCACAACCTCTTATGATTGCTCCTCCGCGGCCCGAAGGGTCAGGTGGAGGCATTGTCCGCACGCTCGTCATTCTTGCGGGCATTGGGTTCATGTTGTATCTTGGCATCGTGTTTTACAACTACCTTCGGAGACGGCAGGGGTTGCCGGAGATTACGTTTGTGAGTGGAGGCAAAGGAGAAGATCTGACCCCCGAGCCAGTGGACGGAAAGAAACGAACCGTGGTTCCAGTCACCGCGCTTCGGACCGGGAATGAGTCAGACTATGGTATTCAGTTCTGGATGTATATTCAAGATTGGGACTACAAGTTTGGTCAGCCCAAGTATATCTTGACTCGGTCTGCGCCCAACAATACCGCCATCAAGACCCCGCAGATTACCTTGTCGCCCAACGAAAACACACTGGATGTTGCGGTAAGCGTGTTCCCTGTCACGGGAGGGGCCAATACGTCTAGAACCAATATGTCGGGTGACTTGTTCAAGTGTAGCGTCGAGAATGTTCCTCTCCAGTCTTGGTTCTCCGTATCCATCACTTGCTTCCAGCGCAACCTCGATATCTACATCAACGGTCGACTGGTCAAGTCGTGCGTGCTCCCGGGCGTACCCCGTATTGGTTTGGGCGAGATTGTTCTCAATGACAACGGTGGGTTCTCAGGCTCTATCTGTAATGTCACCTTTACTCCGAACATGCTCGATCCAGAGGACGCTGCGCGCTACCATGCCGCAGGTACCAACTGCCAGGCACCCACACCGAAGAAGGAGAAGGGTTACGACCCGAACTCTGTGTTCTTGACACTCTTCGGATATACGTTCCGTTTCATCACCTACAACAAACAAGGCACGGAAATTAGCAACGTCGCATTTTAACAGCAGAGAATAGAAAGAGACAATGCGCATTTTACTCAAGTGTCCAACGCGATCAAGACCCGCAAGAGTGATGGACACACTCCGGTCGTATGTGAAACTTGCGAATCATCCCGAATGGCTTGGCGTTGCGATCTCTTGCGATAATGACGATGGAAGCATGACACGAAACCTTGTCAAGGAAGAGATCTTCCATATTTTGAAACCCTGTGCGTATAGTCAAATCTTTTATAGTCCAAACAAATCGAAGATTCAAGCCTGTAATGCCGATATGGATAATATCGCATATCCGTGGGATATCGTGGTTCTTGTCTCGGACGACATGATTCCTCAAATCAAGGGATATGATGACATTATTCGAAACCATATGTTTTCACGGTTTCCGGATACGAACGGGATTCTCTGGTTCAACGACGGTCACCAAGGAGACAAATTGAATACACTCTGTGTCTTTGGGCGTCGCATGTATGAATCGTTTGGGTATATCTATCATCCGAGTTACAAGAGTCTGTTTTGTGATACCGAGCTCACGGACTTGTGTAAAACATCCCTTGCCTCAAAGACACTCTATGTACCGTATTGTATCATTCGTCACGAACATCCGGGGACGGGATACGCACAACACATGGACGAGCTCTATCAGGTGAATCAAAAATACTGGAATGAAGACATGTTTACCTACATTGATCGCAAGACCTATGAATTCGATTGGTCAGTGCTCATTCCCACGATGCCGGGTCGTGAACAGGGACTCCAGCGTCTCGTGAGTTCTCTCTACGAAAAAGTAGGTCGACTTGCCCCTAAGTTACGTATGGAAATCTGTTTGGAGTTTGATAATCGCGAATCGAGTATCGGAATGAAACGCCAGCGTCTGCTTGAAAAGGCGAGGGGCAAGTATTTGTCTTTCGTAGACGATGACGATGAGATCACAGATGCGTACATCGAAGACTTGTGGGCATGTATTCAAGGTAAGTACCATACGATGCGGTTACGTGGTCAGATGAGTCAGTATACATTCGTCCATAGCGTGGATGTGAAACTCACAGATATGATGGCAACACAAGATGAACCCGCTATCTTTCAACGTCCTCCCAACCATTTGAATCCCATGCTTTCCGATGTTGCGAAACTCATTCGATTCAAGGACGCTGTTCATGGCGAAGATCTTGATTGGACGATCAATCTCTACAAACACAAGTTCTTGTCACGCGAATACCAATCGGACCCAGCGCGGATTCATTACGTGTACAACCTCGGACAGCGGTCTGTACACCCGGATACTGTTTCACTCCAACGCACAACAAGTTACGAGACAATGTTGCAGATGATTTTCACTCCATCCGGAGAAGTACAACGTCCCATTCAGGTCGCACCAAAGCAAACAGGATTGAAATTAGGCACACGAGGTTTTGTTTATTCTAAGTAAAGGTACAATGAATACACTCGCAGTCATTGGTGTTATAGCCATTCTCGGAGTCTTGCTATATATCCTCTTTTCCTATCAACTCACAGAAGAAGACGCGGTCAAGATTGTCGCAGGTTCTTACCCAGGAGACAAGGAAAACACCTATTCGAATATTCTTCCTCGATCATTTAACCAACCAGAAGGCGCAGTCTATTCGTATACGGGTTGGATTTTGATCAAGGACTTTGAAACCGGATACGGAAAGCGCCGTCGCATTCTCTCGAAAGATGAGGCACCTGGTATTTTCATCGATGGGACGTCGAACTCTCTCGTCTTTGCGATCAAAACGTATGGAAGTACTGAAACTGTTCTGATTCCGAATATCCCCGCTATGAAATGGCTCCATTTCGGATTGGTGGTGGATCAGGATTCTGTCGATATCTACATCAACGGCACACTGCGACAACATCATACGCTCGCACAACTTCCCAAGCAAACGGAAAGTGCGATTAAAATGGGTGGTTCTTGGAATGGCGTTCTCGGAAATGTGACCTATTATCCTCGTGCCCTTTCGTATGACACCATTAAGTCTATGGCAAAGGACCAGCCTCCTTCCGACCTCTATCGCAAACCAGGAAAGCCGCAGTACTTCGACATCTCCTGGTATATTGGACGTTTAAATTCTGCTTAAGAGGTAAATGAGCGCAGGAGGACAACGCGGTATCGATGTCTCGGGCATCAACACATTACGTCGCCAATATGCGTCAGACTTTGTCACAAGTATTCGACTCCAAGAAGTCTATCAGAACTTTGCCTCGACGACCGGCGCAAATGCCTATCGTAATGAAACACCCAACGCAACCGGTTCTTGGTTGGAGTTTCTTCAAGGACGCAAAGAGGTTCGTGCTTGTACGGACTGTTCAGGATTGACCTTCAATGGATCGTATCAACTTAGTAGGAGCTTTCGTACCTAGCCTTGCGTGTCTTGTGGAGTTGCTCACGTGCGCGCTCGCGTTGTGTTTTGCTGAGGCTCGGTGAATACGTAAAAAAGAACTTCAAGAACTCGGCAGACGATTTGTCTTTCGAGAGTTTCTCATACTGTTCGGCTTTATCCTTTCGGATATCCACAAGAGTATGCTGTACCCCTAAACAATCGACCGGTGTCAAGAGGGCAAAGCGACGTTTAGGCTTTTCATGCGCAAGATCCATCAATCGTTGCGCCACGCAAAGAATGTGACTGATTTCATCTTCTTCCACGCCCGAGTAGATGTAAGCAAAGAAGAACTGGAGAATGGTTGGAATACTTGCGACTTTGATACCGGCCCGCGTTTCATGATAGCTATGACAAGCGGCTGTTTCGTAGATACGAAGAAACACTTTGCCATCTTCGTCCAGAACGTCTGTATGTGTGGGCAAGATATCCGTCCCCTTGAATTCTTCATGCTTGCGGTCTCCAACCAACCCTGGAATCTTGTCCTTCTCCGCAAGAAGTGTCACAGGTGTGACCCATGTCGGGTCTTTACGTTGGTGAATCTGACTTGCGGTGACACCGAGCAAGACAACCTTATGCTTTCGAAGAATGCTCTCGACTTCTTTGCGTTTCTCGTCATCCAGAATGGTTTGCTCTTCGGACACACCGGGGCATGTCAAGGGATAATGTTTGTTTAGAAGCGTCAGTCGCTTGTACACTTTGGTCCAGCGCGAGACATCACCACGCGGCCGAGACAACTCGAGGTACATGGACATGCGCAGGAAATTGGGTGTCACATAGTGAATGTCGTTTTTGACCACATTGTCTGCCCACAACCGATCAAACACATCCACATCGAGATGCGTAATGTCTGCGACGCCTTCGTAATCCGCAAACACTTTGAACGTTCCTAAATGCATGCCTGGTTTGACTTCGACACTCTTGATACCTGCCGAATAGAGCTTGTTCGCAAGCATCATCGCATGTTCTTGCGGCGTCCGACTGAAAAAGTCGTAATCCGGAATGTCGTAGGTTGGGTCGTAAAACCGGTCTTCAGGCGGAATCAGATTGTTGATAGCGGTACCACCGTAACACATCACTGGATGTGTCTTGAGAAACTCCTCCACAATGTCGAGGCTTTTCTTGACCAATGGATTGGAGGCAGCTTGCTTATCATTTTCTAGTTCAAGTTGCTCTACAACTCGTTCGATGTCGTCCATTGTATTACTCTTATAAAAACGAAATCTCGCCTGTTTTTTCCTTGAGAGGCAGCAAGGATGCCTCGCCGATACAACCTTCGAAAGCGCCAAGAGACTGTTAAGTGGATTGAAGATGATACCCTGAAGGAAACCGAAAGCGAGGAAGATGACTCGACCTATGTGAGTGGGTCGGAGCGGGAGGAGGAGGTGGAAGAGGAATCCGAGTCGGAGTCGGAAGAGGAGGAAGAGGAAGAGGAAGAGGAAGAGGAGGAAGACCAACGGATTATCCAAATTCCCATGCCCAAGAAAGGCATGCGTGTCAAGATTGAGATTGACAATCGCGGCGATGAAGACGAGGACGAGGACGAGGATTACGTGGATGAAGACTACGAGGACGAAGAGGAGGAGGACGATGCGTTTCTCGGGTATCTCATGAACAAATATGTTCCGTCCAGTCGCATCCGGCCCGGTCGTCGCAACAAAGGAAAGGACAAGGAAGATGACAGTCCTGCCTTGTTGCTGAATGACGAAGAGCAAGACTACTACGATGAACTCAGCAAATCCAAGCAAAAGAAATTGAACAAGCAAATGAAGAAGCTGTCTGTCCTGGTCTCGGACGGCGATGTTCCCTACAAGTTCCGCGTGTTAGATCTCCCCATTCCGGATCCCATCAAGGCCGCAGTGATCAAGAAGATTGATATGCTGGACAAGATGGATTTCGACGGCGGAGAATCACACAAACTCCGCACGTGGGTGGATGGGTTCTTGCGCATTCCGTTTGGAACGAATGTCCCGCTTCCCGTCAAGCTGGATGACGGTGCCAAACCATGTGCCAAGTTCTTGGCCGATACACGCAAGACACTCGACAAGGCAGTCTACGGTATGAATGGAGCCAAGACACAGGTCATGCAAACACTGGCTCAATGGATTTCCAATCCGAGTTCCGTTGGTAACGTGATTGCCTTGAAAGGACCCATGGGTGTAGGTAAGACATCGTTCGCCAAGCACGGTGTTGCTGCGGTCCTTGAACGTCCATTTGTGTTCTTCAGTTTAGGAGGAGCATCGGATAGCGCCAACTTTGTGGGACACAGCTATACTTACGAGGGTTCCATGTGGGGAAGCATCGCAAACAGCTTGATGAATGCGCGTTGTATGAATCCAGTCATGTACTTTGACGAGCTCGATAAGGTCAGCACCACACCACATGGCGAGGAAATCGTGAGCATGCTCATTCACATGACCGATCGCTCGCAAAACAGCCAATTCCATGACAGGTACTTTGCGGGAGTCGATTTCGACCTGTCGCAGTGCCTCTTCGTCTTCTCGTTCAATGACGAATCCAAGGTCCATCCGGTTCTCAAGGACCGTATGCAAGTGATTCAATGTAACGGGTACAGTGCCGATGAAAAGAAGGTGATTCTCAATCAATACGTCTGGCCGCAAATCATCGAACGCATCAAGCTCCAAGATCTCACCATTTCCGAGGAAGCTGTCAAGTTCCTGATTAGCGAATACTCACACGAAGAAGAGGGCGTTCGCACTCTTATGCGTGCCGTCGAGACACTTGTGACGCGAATCAATCTGCTGCGTATCGCAGACGAAGAAACCGCCAAATCTTATCCCTTCTACATGAAGGTGAAATTCCCGATGGACATCAAGTCCGATGATGTGCGACATATTCTATCGGATGCGCCGAAAACCATCAACGAGTCGTGGCGTCACTTATATACATAACCATTGAAAGTCTGACATCGGAACCTTCATGATACATGGGTTATCGTCGTACGTCGAAAACCCAAATGCGATTTTTTCATTCTCCTGCGAGCAGCCCAAACAGTATTCAATTGCGTTTCCCTTTCGAAAGACGAACGGAAGCGAAATCGCAATCGGCTTGTAATTCATTGCGAGCTTGACGAAGCAGTGATAGTATTTGCGAGGATCACTGTATTCGACAAAATGGACCAAACACCAATACGTATCGTCTACGAGGAAGGGAACGGCAGACCCACGCAAGTGACGGAAGATCCAAGGCGTCGGATGGGTTGTATGAATAGCAAGCTTGTCGTCTTCTAACGAACCAATTGTCAACGGATGCCAATTGTACAGGATATCCTTGGTATTGTTGACAGGAAGCCAGTTCTTCTCGCAGTGTGTATCCGTTGGAGGCTGGATCACCTTACAATTGGAATACGTTCCATCCAAATTGTAGTGTCCATGTACGATGCGAGGTTTCTCCGAGTATTCCAACGAGGTTGCGACAAAGCAAAGAGCCCCCTGTTCGTTTGTGTAGACACGGACGTCTTCTAACCCAATGATGTTCGTATTCCGACGCGGAAGTGTCACCGTTTCATCTTTCATCGGGCGCACAGAGTGAGGTGTCCAGAGAGCATTTTGGGTTCGAATCTGGTTGCTCTGTGAAAAGTTTCCATTGCGTGAGATGTATTGGCCATTTGTCCAGTCGTAAAAGTAGTTGACAAACCGCACATTGTGGTAGTACTGACCCTTGTACTGAAAGAAACTCACCGAAGATGGATGGAAGTTCTGTCCGTGTACATCGCGCACAACCGGATGTGTGAAAAGCTCTCCTTGGAGAGGTTCAATGTAGAAATACATGTTGTTGTAAACATTGTCCAGGTAGTCCTGTTTGGTCAGAAGATACCGCATGGAATCTTCGAGTCCTTTTGATTTGGGATGATCGAGATAGTAGTGGAGAATGGTTGCCTCGTAATCAAAGAGTCCAGTATAGATGTTCTTTTCCACAAACAACGAGTCGTTTGATAATGGGATTTCCCGACCTTTCTTGACGTATCCAAAGGCCTTGTAATGGTCACTCTTTTCACGGAAATACTTGGCCAGTTTGTAGAGGGGTTCTGCGCGATGGGGGCGAGATTCGTATGCGCGCAACATCCATGCCTCAAATTTGGTAGCGTCTCCAAGAGATTGATAGCACTGACCAATCATGTATTTCGAATACCAAATCTCTTCCTCCCACCCTCCTGTCTCAATACGTTTCTTATACGTGGCAATACTATCCTTCCATCGTCCGAGCGAATGATATGTCTGTGCCAGATAGAACATGTAACGCCCGTTCGTTGGATCCTCTTCGAGTCCCTTTTCAAGAAGCCGCGCATCGCGTTCGAACTTGTCGCTCTTACATCCGCCGTCATTCCGGTCATCGATATAGCAAATATCCTTTTCAAGGCGCGTTGTCGGTCCATCCCAGTATTCATGTGTCACACCTACGCATTTCCAATCATAATCCATACGAACCAATCGACAATTGGGGTATTCGAGATTCCCTGCGCACTGGAGCATAGAATAACCGACTTCTGTCAGTGTCTGATCGCGGAGCTTCCCTGGAACAAACACCATGTCTGCGTCGAGAAGCAGGCCATATGTGGTCGCCAGATCCCATTGTAAGACATCTCGAACATAGTCTCTTGCGGCTTGAAAGGAAATGGTTCGACTCTCCCCAAAGTTCTTCCATTCAGATTCCGTGACGCATCCCTTGTGATTCTCTAAAAAGGCACGACCGATGCTGCGCGTATCATCGATGGATCCCGTGTCGTGAATACAAAACGCGTCCACGACACCCACGAGCGCATCCAAACATCGTCGAAGGATACGCGATTCATTTTTGACCATGAGAATCGCAACGAACTTCATTGCGTATCTTTGAATGAACTCTTGCTCTTCCGTGTAAAACAAATGAGCACGGAATTTGTCAAGCAGACGTTACGCGAGAACTTGTCCCGTACTCTTGTGCCTCATGTGGCAGATGGTCTCTGGAGTATTTATGATAACGCAAAGACTGCGTGCGAAAGGAACAGGCAGCCCGAGAAGACGATCCAGACGTTTCAGAATTTGCTGACACGTATTCCGCAGTGGACCGAGGAGGTGCTTGCGAAGGAGGTCGAACGTATTATCGTGGCTTCGAAATGCGATTACCTGGAGGATTTGCTCCTCGGTGTGTTTGTGAGTTATATTCGTGCGTTTGCCAGTTTACAGCAGACCGAGAAGACCCACGTGGATGTTCATTTCGACCGCCCAAGTCTGTCCAAGTTTGTCCATACCTTTTACCGGTTTGCCGCACGCAAGAGCTGGACACAGGCCTATCTCTTCAAAACCATTGGCGTGACGGGTGAGCAACAGGCACGGAATCGTCGGGATATCGAAGTCATGCTCGAGACCACCATGAGTGAGGTGATTGATAGTTTCATTCCATGGCGCGATATTACACGGGCGTATTTCCATGCGTCAGAGACACCTGCCGTAGTCGAACATGAAACTCCAGCCGCGCCCCCCGTGAAGATTCAAGAGGAACACAATGAGGTCCATGAGTTTGAGACGGAGGACGAAGACGACGAAGAGGAAGAGGAAGAGCGCCCACGTCTCCAAGTTGGTGAAGAGATTCATCTCGATGAGTTCGACGATGACGACAAGGCATCCGTGAATACCGAGGATGAACTTCAACAAAAGGCCACCGAGACTGTCTCGTTGAATTTGTGAAAAAGCAACCTATCTCGCTGAACAAAGATGGATCTCTCGACTCTAGGAATGGTTGCCGGCGTTGTTGCCGTGATTGCGATTGTGTTGTATGTGTGGGATCGTCGTTCAAAGGAACAGCCGATTGATGTCATGGATGCCACCAAATTAGCCGTGGGTGTATCGACTGTCGCAGGAGGAGTTGCGTATGCGGTCGCTGGTACCGAAGATGTTGCCGCTGTCACGGATGCTGTCCAAGAGATGTTTGTGGGCAAGCCGGAGTTTTAAATTTGTATTACATAAATGCCCCGCACCCGCTCTGGAAAGGAACACGACCCCGTCAAGCGTGAAGAGGAACGCAAGCACGAAGAACAAATACGGCAATTAGCACGTGAAGCACGTTTGCGTCGCATTGCGCAGGAAACAGAAAAAGAAGGTGTTGTCTCATCTGAAGTCGGCAGTGACCAAGAAGCAAAAGGTTGGGAGCATTAAGATGCGCAAGGTCAACGGCGGAAAGAAGACCCGTCGTCATCGTCGCAGATATTAACCAAGTAACTCGCGTCGGAGTTTCGCGCCACCTGTGAGGTATAATCCAAGTCCAACCAAAATCGCAGGCGTCACAACAAATGTAAGCAACCGAAGTACCTCTTCATTCTTCGTCACATAGGTCTTCCAGAGGTAATACGTTGCTCCATCTTCTGCTTGGAGATACACCTTTGGACAATTCTGCTTTTCCTTGGTGTTCTCGCCGACGACAATCTGGATCCATTCGGACTCATTATCTACGATAATAAAGAACGCAAAAATCATCATCAATTCACCGAGGGTTTGTGTAAGAGACGTCATACGCACACCTCCGATAATCAGTCCGAAATACTGAAGGACTTCGAGTGTCAAAAAGATTTGAAGGTAGTAAAAAAGCAGACCTTGAAACGGGTTCAGTTGATTCAGAAACAGAATGAACTTGCGACTCGAAAAGAGCCATCCGAGAAGCGCAAAGGCCCCTGCTGTTTTCAGGATGAGATTTCTCATTAATAGGGGTCACGAGGAAAAAACATGATGGCAAAGGAGACCAAAAAGAAGACAACCGTGTGGAGCAAGAATCCGAACGATGTCGGGCAACCAGACGCATCCGATGTTCCGCCAAGGACCGAGTTAGTAAACCGGAACGTGACTGGATTGGCCACCAAGAAGAAGATGAGAGCCGAGTAAAGAGAGAACTTTGCTTTGAGTCCAACTGAAAGCGCCATTTATAGTCAAGCGACACAAAAAGAGTATGTGGGTAATTTACCGCGATCCTAAGAACGTGTTTGATTTGTTGGACAAATACACATACGCACTTGTACAGGATGAGGATATACTCGAGTTTCAGACACACCTAGCAGGGACGACTGGATATGCGCATCCGATTCAACTCGAGAACCGATATTTACAGCATTTTGTGACGTTTCACGACAAGCAACTTGAATATGTTGCGCGTCGATATGACATCTGGTCTAAGACTCAATAAAGAGACAGGGTGTTCCAAGTGGCGGTTGCGGAACTTGATAGGCAATGAGTTTTGCGATTTCTTTGCGCGGCACTGCGTCCTTACAGTAGCGCGCAATCGCCTTGTACAAATAGAACCCGTGGTAGCGGTCATGATTATCCCGCTGCTCTCGAAACATGACTGAACTTCCATCCGACTGTTTCATCCATCCTTTGAACACCTCAAAGAGCGGATGAAAACACTGGGCATCCGGACCTTCCGGAAACATATCCCAAAACATAGACGTAGCAAACCGGCACAGGTCAAACGACGCATTCGGGGGCAGATGGGGATGCTGTGTATCGAAGAACGGTTCCATATTGTATTGGCCTGCGGCTTCCTCCTCGGGTTGAAACTGATTACTCACGAATGTGCGTGGCTCCTTCATACCCGTTAACCGGACCATCGTAATCGCACGGTCGAAATCGATAATCTTGAGGATGTATCCGTAGGTCGGAACCTTGTAGCAGATCCCGTTGTGCTTGTAATAGAGGTGCTCTTGTGTCGTCGGCACATACATCACATTGTTCCCGTGGAGGTCATTGTGGGTGAATCCAAAGGTACGTTGGGCATATGCGAGGGCCATGACAATTTGCGCTACCCATGCTGCGTGTTTGACGGGGTCGGTGTGTTCACGAATGAGGTCATAAAAGGTTCCATCGCATTTCTCCATAACAGTCGTAATGACTGGCACGTCACTAAATGTTGCCCATGCATACGGTTCCATTTCGTCATCGTCTTCATCTTCTTCGTCATCTGAATCCGAGCAGGCACAGGAGATGATTTCATACACATCATCCGATTCATCAGACTCAGATTCATCAGCAAGAGACTCCTCCATGGACGATGCGTGACTCGACACACGCGACCGAGACGACGGATTGCTGACATGGTCGGCATCGACGTCTTCAATATCATCGAGGAGCGCTTCGTCTCCCAACATGACCGTCGGACGTTGGCTACGGGTGTGTTGAAACTCAGTCCCGGACTCGGGAGTGCGCAACTTGAGTTCGAAGGTCTTACCCAGATTGTCGGCAAACCAACGGCGTTCCGACAAATCTTCGTAATCATCACTGATATCGATAGTGTGTTTGTTGGCGAGGCCCACGTAGACACCATACACCTTGGGGAAGTGAATACAATTGGATTCCGATAGCAGAATGGATGTCAGGGCACCCACATATCCTGCTGTATGGGGACTTTGGAGTTTCTCTTGCATATCGTTGGCCACATGTTCGACCTTTGGAAGACCCAGGACACCATAGTCGCCGCGCATCCATTTGAAAGGACTCAAAATCATAGTGGTCTTGCGATGGACGGGAACGGTGCGCCCCTTGGTGGTCCGGATACTTGCTTCATCGACCACTGCATCAATCTCCTCGGACAGATGGACACCGAATTCATGGAGGTTGGACAGCACTTCCGTCTTGAACAGTTTCTCGAGAGGCGGAAAGAATGTCTGCGGATTCTTCAAGCCCCAAGCCGAGGTCTCCAGAGCCGGACGCCGATGTAATTTGAGATGTGTCGATGTGGTGCGCAAGTCTTTTCCCATTGTACTGTGCCGAGTCAAGGAAAACTCAAAAGCAAACGACACCTCGAAGAAAGTATGACACCCTGCGATTCAGCCCTTTTATGGCTACTTGCCTATATCGCTTTGCACGAACGTGACTGGTTACTCGGATTCATAGCGTATAAACTCTACGTATGAGATAATGAGTCGCATCGTTGTGACAAAAGAGGATTTTGCAGGAGCTTTTCCAGATGCATCCCCCAAAGATGGGTATGAAACAAAGACACTTCCTTCCGGAACGATTCTATTTCGCGGGAAGAAGAGCCGACATGAAACGGACATACCGCCCTCTATTTTCATGGCAGACTTTGAGCACACGAAGGAATATATGCAACTTACGAGTGGAAATTTTGACCCATATGCTGGAGACGTGCGAACATTCCAAGACAATCCGGTTCGCACACGATGCAATATGTTCCAGGCGAAACGAGATTTAACTCTCTTCGTATTGAATGACGCAAATCTCAAAAGGCTGCGCGACTCCTTTGCGGAAGGGACACAACAACATAAAGAACTCACTGCGTATACCGGGATTGGAAGTACTCGACCTATATGCGCAGTCGAGAGACCCGAGCGATTTCCCGATAAGAAGGAAGATGAGGTAGTTGTGTGTCCTACATACCTAACAGAAGAACTCGACGCTGCAACAGAATACGCAAATAAAGTAGTATCTGAACAAAGTCGAGTTTTACCAGACACTGCTCCTCAATCAGAGAAAGATGAACTTGAACAAGCCAAAAAGAAATATAGAAATGACCTCTTAAAAGCGAAACTCAGACAAATCGCATCAGTGTATTTGGCTCCGCGGATTGGAGCAATTGTAAAGTCAAAGGGGTTCGATGGATGGGTTTGGATGCCGGATTCACTTTCGTCTTATTGGGAAGTCAAACCATACATGCGGTCCGACTTACGCGAAATACTCGCATGGGACTGGGAAGGAAAATTCGCAAAGTTGGATGTTCCATGTTATACATTAGATGAAGCTGGAAATATGCAAACACCTCTTGATGTCGAATCCGTTCAATCCGTCTTACAAGGAAATCGCCCAATTCGCCAGGACAAGATTGCAGCAGCGATTGATATTGAAGACGCAATTGGATATTCATTGAGTTGGGTATATAGCCGAGAACCAGACCAATCCGATAAACAGTGGATTGATTCAATTCGAGCAAAACTTCCATCTGTTCGAGCATTACAGAGTAAACCAAAGAAACTTACTCAGATTAAACAGGCTCTCTCAAAATACGAGGCGCTTATTCCAACAGGAGGCAAACGGAAACGCAACACAACTCGTAGAGCACGCAAATTAAAAAAGACCCTTAGAAAGATAAGATGAATTTTCAGCTCCGAAAGTTCAATATTGAAATGATCAAAGATCGATGCGAGATTGATTCTCGCAAGAGTCCGATGATTGTGATTATCGGAAAGAAGGACACAGGCAAATCATTCTTGGTGCGAGATATTCTCTACAACTGCAAGGATTGTTTTCCTGTTGGGACCGTGATTTCGGCGACGGAGGTGGCCAACGAGTTTTTCCAGCATATGGTTCCGTCCAAGTTCATTCATGACAAGTATCGTCCGGAGATTGTGACGAATGTCATCAAGCGTCAGATGAATGTGAAATTGACACGCAACACCGACAAGAAAGGAAAGGGAGGCTCTTCGAACATTGACCCACGCGCCTTCTTAATTCTCGACGACTGTTTGTACGATGCCAAGGCATGGATTAACGAGGATTCGACACGCTATGTGTTTATGAACGGTCGTCACGTGGATTTGGCCACTATGATTACCATGCAGTATCCCCTCGGTATCACGCCCAATCTGCGTACTAACGTCGATTTCGTGTTCATTCTGCGTGAGAATATCTTAAGTAACCGTCGTAGGATTCACGAGAATTACGCAGGTATGTTTCCCACTTTTGAGATGTTTTGTAGTTTTATGGACCAATGTACCGAGAACTTCGAGTGCCTGGTCATTTGTAACAACGTCAATTCAAATCGACTCGAGGACCAGGTCTTTTGGTACAAGGCCGCAGACCACCCTCCGTTTCGGCTGTGCGATTCCTCGTTATGGATGGACAATCGGCCCTTTCAGAGCTCGATGCTGGCATCAGACGAATACAATCCGCTGACGATGAAAAAGAAGAACGCAGGACCCAGTGTGTGGGTCAAGAAAGAAGACGACCGGCGGTCTTAATACACAATCGCACGACGACGGCGCGTGACACGACGCACCTTCTTGGGCTTACGGGTCTTACGACGACGGCCGCCCATCGAGGAGGAAGCAGTAGAAGAAGACGAGGAAGCTGACTCGTCCTCCTCTGTCTTTGCCTTCTTAGGAGCTCCCGGGCGTTCTTTTTCTAGTTCTTCAACAGGAACTCCTGGCTTTCTCTTTCGACTAGCTAATCCGGGTTCAGGCATACCCGTTACTTTCTCCGTGATATCACCAACCCCAGTGCTCGTCATGGATGTGGTTGGCATCGTCCTCTCCTGTGCCATCAAATCCGCAATCTTGCGAAGGTCTTCAAGGGCATTCTTTTGCGTTTGACCACGATACGCTGTCTTGAATGCTTCGACTTGTCCTTGAATTGCTGTAGTCGTCTTATCCTTCACAGCAACTGCGTCTGCCAAAAATTGACCAGCAAGTGTTGTTTCATTCTTCGCTGCACGCTGTCGCTGTACATACAACCCAACCAACACGGCAATGAGTGGCCCGGATACAGCCTTTGATGTAATATCAATTCCCAAATCGGCAAACGCACCTACAATGATACTTGCTGCATTACCATATGCACTCCAATCTCCTCCACTTGGAATAGGAATAAGACGAGTCGCAAGCGCAACAATGTTTGCGAAGATAGTTGGATATTTCACCAAAACAGCAGTCGAAATACCTGCCAGTGTTTTACCTCCATATGCACCAATAAGACCCGGAATGCTTCGAAGAGCACCTGCAATCTTCTGGTCAAACGATGTTTTTGCCTCTTCGCTCGCGGTGACGAGTTTTTCCTTGAGTTCTCGAATCGCGTCTTCTGTTTCGGAACCTCCCTTCAATTTACGACGCCCACCAGACGTAGGCATCTGTTCGACTGCTGCTAAAATACCATCTTCGAGTGAAATCTTTTCAGCGTCTGTTTGATTACGGGTTGATACAGCCGTACGCAAACGTTCTTCGATACGAGCAGAACGTCTGCGTCCCAATGGGTCGGTAAAACTCCCTCTAGGAGCTTCCATACTTGCGTCAGCCATTTACCTTTTCCGCAGATTTATTCTCGGATTGCGCCCTCGGAAGGATGCACAGGCACGCTCGCATCCTGCACAGTGTTCTCAAGTGCCATGCGACGACGACGCTCGTTCTCCTCCTTCTGTGCCTTGACCTTGGCCTCACGCTCCTCTGCGAAGAACATCTCCTTATTGGCCTCGTTCTCCTTGTAACGACGCATCAACTCGTTCAACTCCTTCTCAGCGTACTCGACCTCAGGCATGAGGTGTTCGCTGGGGTCCCAAGGCAACCATGCACCGACCTTGCCGATATACAGATTGTCCTTCGGGTACTTGCGCTGGAAGACCTTGGCCATCACCTGTGCCTCCTCCACGGTCGCAAAGCAACGGCGCACCTTGACACCGCGCACGTTAGTCTGGAACTCGACCTGGTTATCGAACGCCTCCTGCAGCTCCTTCTCGTGTTTGAGCAAGAAGACCTGGTACTGCTCAGGGACATCCGTCTGCTTGATTTCCTCATTGCGCACCTTGGTGAACTCCTCCGCATCCTTGAGGAGGTCATCAATCTTGAGGTTGTACTTCTTGGACAAGAACGACATCAAGTGCTCGAGTCCCTTCACCTTCCAATCGTAATCCATAAACTGAATGAAACGCTCAAAGAAGAACTCCTGCTTCTGCTTGAGAATCTTGTCGGGACTCAAGAAGGAGACAATACAGTATTTCTGAGTGGGAATCTCCGGGTCCTCGTCGAGGTAATCCACGACCTGACCATCATCAACCTTGGGTAATTCAGTGCGGGGCATTCTTTACTTAGTATGTTCGGTTCCTTTGAAAGTCCTTTCTACGCAAGGAGGGAAATTGCGAGTGCGCTTCCAAGTTGGGCTCCGACATATGCCAACGTCTTACGCCAACCAAACTGACCCGTCATGAAGAACCAGAACGTGACGGCGGGGTTGAAATGACCTCCGGAGATGGTACCGCCGAGCAAGATGGCGATGAAGAGAGCGCCGGCAATCGCAATCGGAGTCCCGATGAACTTGATTGCAGAAATGAGAAGCGAGGTTCCCAAAAACTCGACCGTAACTTCTTGCAGCATTTATTTTAGGGCATGAAAAGTAAAATGTACGACCTGATTACCTCGTCTTTGCTCTTCTTCGTGTTGGTCCCAGGTGTCCTGGTCACATTACCCCCGGGTGCATCCATCGGTGTGTCTGCTTTGGTGCATGCCATCGTCTTCTACGTCGTGCAGGCTTTCTTGTCTCGCTTCATCCCTTGGTGGGCCATCTGGGTTGTTGCGGTTGGTGTTGCCGGTATGAAGTTGTACAGCCGCCCCGCACCTGCGCCCATGTATTAAAAAAACTTGTTGCCCAAACAACAAACAATGGATTCTAAGCCGAAGCCAACCCCTGCCCCCGGTATTGATATGGGTGATATCTTGACTCGCCTGGTGAAGTACCTCCTCGAGGGTCTCGCCGTTGCCATCGCCGCCTTCGTGCTCCCTGGTAAGCGCTTGAATTATTCGGAGGTCGGCATGATTGCGTTGGTCGCCACTGCCACCTTTGCCATCCTCGACATCTACGCCCCCAGCGTTGGCTCTAGCGCCCGCACTGGTGTCGGCTTTGGTATCGGTGCAAACCTCGTCGGTTTCCCTCGCGTGTAAATAAATGCTTAGACTCGAAAACGGTCGATTTACAATAATCCGCACCACCCAACAACAAAAACAACAGTCTGTACAGACACCTGTACAGGATGTTGTTCAAACCGTCGAAGTCCCTATACATCAGGAGACTGTGAAGCCCGACCCCTCTACATACATGGTTCTTTCCGTTCGCAAAATTGACGGCGTCACTGTCAAGACCGTCAGCGACCGCAAGACCGGAAATGTCTTCATTCTAACGGATGACTAAGGCTTCAAAGCGCCAACCACGGTCGACAAGATGGAAGTCGACACGACGCCGGCGTAGTTTGTTTGGGTCGCGGTCATAACCGATAACAAGAACGAACACACAGGACTCGCGGTTGTCACCAACGATTGCGCAATCTCCACCCACGTCTTCGGCACACAGAACTCATGAAACGCCCACGAACTCCCCACATGTGCCATATAATTCGCCACCAGAATACCCCCTGCTGTCTTTACCAAAACCAATGCCATTTTCACTTACCTGAGAATCTTAATCCCAATGGAAACTCCGTCCGTTTTCGTCGTTCGCTACAATGGCAAGTGGTACCAAATCAAGTCCAAACCGTTCGAACCCGAGCGCATGACAACTGATATCGCATGGCTTCAAATCAAAGAGAAGCTATCCCCCGAAGAAGCCTACCGGAAATGGTGTAAGGAACAGCGAAACATTTCTCGTGTCCTTCAACAATGAACACAGAGACGATTGTCACCGTGCTTGCGATTGTTGTCATCGCAGTGCTCGTATATAAGCTTTGGAAACCTGCGCTAAAACCCAAGCAAGAAGTCCCGGTCGGAAAGGCCAACTTTTACTTTTTCTATGCGGATTGGTGTGGCTGGTCGCAGAAGGCGCTCCCCGAATGGACCAAACTCGAGTCAGCGTTACAAAAGTCTAGCCTCTTTGGAAAAACGCAAGTCACCCCTGTTCGTGTCAATGTTGAAGAGAATCGCGAAAAGGCAACTCTCTACGAGGTCGAAGGATACCCAACCGTTCTTCTCGAGACCTCGGATAGTCTCTACGAGTTCAAGGGATCTCGCTCATCCGAGTCGTTCCTCTCGTTCCTTCGCAGTACGCTCGGCAAAGAAGGCGAGAGTGTCTGAGTAGCCTTGTTCGAAGAGCGCATCCTTGTCCTCTTTCGTAATGTTCTGAAGAATGGAGACTTTGCTATTTCGAAACCAAATACGATTGGTTGATCCCGCATGTGTCTCTTGCGACATCTGATAGATGTTCATCAGGTATTCGTAAAAAGACAAAGACTCTAATTCGTCTGCCTGAATTTTCATCACCGGAGTATTGATATGGAGCACCAGGCAATCCTCTGGAAATGAGTTATACATGATATGGGTTTGAACGCAGGAATCGACGTAGAGTTGACCATAGATTGGAACCGGTTGAAAGACCAGCGGAAGCGCACACGACGCTTGAATGGCTTCGAGAATAGGAACCCGACCTGTCAACCGCGTGAGTTTTCCCGTACTCAGATTCGTCGCAAAGATGTAGAGTTTTTGCGGCGCATCTCCGATGGTCTTGTTCGAAAGGTCAATCCCTTGCTGTTGAAACGACTCTTGAAGCATCTTCGCAAACGCTTTGGTATCATAGGCTCCCTTCTTCACGGGAAACTCTTGAAGATTGGACAATCGAAAGGATGGAAGAGCCGTTTGTAAATGAAAATGATCATACAGCATCGTTTTGATTTGAGCAGGTGTCATATTAAACGCAACCGCAGTGGCGATCACCGATCCAATGGATGTTCCGTAGATTCCATTCGGAAACCGAAGATGTCCGCGAATTTCATGTAACGCAGTCAATCCTCCAATATGTAAAACACCTCGAACGCCTCCTCCTCCAAACGCGATGGAATTGAACATTCTGTTTCTTTGTAGTAAGCATGTTGAAAGCCAGAGATGTTTTAGACGAACAAGAGGCACGCAAAGAACAACGGATGGCTGCGATGCGTCCTGTTTTGTCCCAACTCTACGCCAAGATTCGGCGTCAAGCGATTCATTCTCCCAACGCTCCTTACGTGGTATTCGAAATTCCGACCTATGTCTTCGGGTATCCGTTGTTTCAACTTTCTGAAGCCCGCGATTATTTGATAAACACACTTCAAACATCTGGGTTTCTCGTGTGGGTTGTCGAAGAAAAGTATCTGCTCATTTCGTGGATGAAGCAACAACAGTCGCGCGGAAATTACCGTCCACCACTTGTGACCAATTACCGCCCCATGACGTATGACCCAACACTTCTTGGAAGCATGACAAACTTACGGTAAAAGGACATCTTCCAATCAATGCATCCATCCAGTCTTCCACTGGTCTTGAGTAGTCTAAGCTTTGTCTTTCCCTATGCGCTCGCATATGAATATGAGAACTACGCGTCAGCTTTCGCATGGGGATTCTTGACGACAACGTCTACATTGGTCCATATTACCAAACGACCGTTTCATCTGTATGGTCCCGGAAACTGTATTCCGTGGTTGTATTCTCTTGATGTCCTTGCGCTCTATATATGCGTCGCCCGCGCACTGATCGATGGCTTCTACGGCGGGTTTATTGGAATGTCGATGGCAGTGTCTGTCATTTCGTATGCGGGTATTATCTTCTACACAGGCCACGCATACAGAACATTTGTCTACGATTCGAATGTTTTGTTCGCCTTGCTCTCGCATCTCAGTGTACATCTTCTTGCCTCCTTCGGAGCTGTTGGAGTGATATGTCTCCGTCATCTTGCGTTAAAAAACGGATAGGTTTTCTAGTAGTTTAAGAACACCATGCAATGCGAACATGAAACCGCAGATGTTGATGATGGTGAGCGCGTGTGTACGTGCTGTGGCGCAGTCTTAGGTGCGTATATTGATGAAGGAGCTGAATGGAGAATTTATGCCAACACAGAAGATGACCCGTCTCGAACGGGAACAATCACGAGCGAACTACTACCCAACTCGTCGTATGGATCCATGATGATGCGCAAACGGATGCCGAACCAATCTGAAGAATGTAAATCCATTGCCAAACTCTCGTCATGGTCGTTCTCGTCGCACGGCGAACGGTCCTGGATGGGAATCTTTGACGCCATTCAAACCACCGCCCTTCGGTCCGGGTTACCAAAGGCAATCGTGCTGGATGCGTGCGCCATGTTTAAGAAAGTCGAAGATGCTCAAAAAACACGCGGCGAAACACGTCGCGCTCTGATGGCAGCTGCGTTGTTCACAGCCTGTCGTCAAAACGATGCGACACGGTCTCACGAAGAAGTCGCTGGACTCTTTCATGTGAGTATTCGAAGCCTTTGTAAGGCGCTTCCGAGATTCGGAAACGATGCGTCGTCGGTACGGGATACACAACTCGGAATTGCCGAACGCATGTGCGCAGACCTCGAGTTGTCGGATACAGACCGTGACCGTGTGGTTCTGATGCTTCAGACACTTCCGGAAATGGAACATACACCGAAAACCATTGTAGCGGGGGTTCTCTGTGTGATTCTCGGAGGACAAATTCCTCGTGTCGCAGAGGTTTCGGGGGTCTCAACTGTCTCGATTCGCAAAATCACAGAGAAACTCAAGGCAATGGGAAATAAGTAACCGAATACGCAACCGATGCCGCTGAGGGGTTTGTCGAGTCAACCTTCAAGTTCGTGTTGCTCGTCGTTGCTACGAGATATCCGTTCGATGCCGATGCCATTGTCGAAACAGCATTGCTATCATAGGCAAAGAAGATCGCAGATGCGCGGTTCGTGTCATCTCCAGTGTCGAGTGCCGAGACCGCAATGATGCCTTTTTTGATTGGTCCGATGATCTGGTCGTCTCCACCGCCCGCCATGCTCAGGGTTCCAGTGCGCGAACCAAATCCACCTTCCGATGTCGTCACACCGTTGCTGAAATCGAGGACTCCAATACCGTCGTCTGCCCGGAAGTTTCCATTCACATCCATCGTACGATAGCCGGGAGTTGTATTGATACCCAAGTTTCCAAAGATATAGGTATTTCCCGAGACATCCAGGTGATTGAGAGAATCCGACGGAGCCGTAGGTCCTCCAATACCAATCCATCGATTCGACAAGTCTCCTGCGAGAGTCGATCCAATCCGCAACTGATTGCTGACATTTCCGGGGGCAATGGCTTGTCCGATGAAAATGTTGGAACTTCCGATGCTTCCCGTTCCTGTTCCAATGTAGATGTTACTCGACCCATTGCCGTTTGTATTGGCTCCAATCACGACATTGGCTGTTGAACCGATCGCGCCTGCGCCCGCATTGAATCCGAGATAGACTGAATTCGAGACATTGGAGATCAGATTTCCGGCTCCCACTCCAAGGGCAACAGAATTACAGCATCCGCGTAGATTCGAATACGAATTCCCTGCGTTCGAGCCCACATACATGTTGGAATTCGCATCGCCGACTGCGGCAGTGAAGACCGCAAGAGAGTTCCCCGAAATGATATCCACATTAGACACTTCAATCTTGGGGGTGAAGTTGGACGTCGTCGCGTCATACGTATAGACCGGCCGAAAGACGTTCACAAGTAGATTTTGAACGTTGCTTGTGCTACTCATTGTTATCTCTCCCTAGAATATCATTTAGGTCTTTTCTGCGGTATATACACAAGCCGCCATGTCCTATACTTTGTTCCCTATTGCTGCCTCTGAGACCCATTTGTATAAGATGTACAAGCAAGCCGTAGGCGTATTTTGGACTCCCGAGGAAATCAACTTTTCCAACGACCTCGAGCACTGGGCAAAATTAAATAGCGACGAGCAACATTTTATCAAGCACATTTTGGCTTTCTTTGCGGGTTCCGATGGCATTGTCCAGGAGAACCTCGCCAGTCGGTTCCAACGTGAGGTTGACAGTCAGGTGGTTAAGCTGTTTTACAGTTTCCAGAATGCGATGGAAGGGATTCATGCGGAGACGTATTCTCTCCTCATCGATACGTATGTGAAGGACAAGGAGGAACAGAACAAGCTCTTCCAAGGGATTGATACGATTCCGTGTATCGGAAAGAAGGCTCGTTGGGCATTGAAGTGGATTGATTCGCAAGAGGATTTCACCACTCGGTTGCTTGCGTTTGCGTGTGTCGAAGGTATCTTTTTCAGTGGAGCGTTCTGTTCTATCTTCTGGTTGAAGAAGCGCGGTTTGATGCCGGGTCTGACGTTCAGCAATGAGCTCATTTCTCGTGACGAAGGTCTACATACTCTTTTTGCGGTAGCGCTCTACCATATGCAAAAGAATCAGTTACCCGAAGAGCGTGTCCATGAAATTATCCGGGAAGCCGTGGAAATCGAAAAGGAGTTCATCGTGGATGCGCTTCCTTGCTCGCTTATCGGAATGAACAGCAAGATGATGACGCAGTATATCGAGTTTGTGGCAGACCGTTTGGCTGTTCAATTAGGCGCACCGAAGTTGTTTCGCGCAACGAATCCGTTTGATTTCATGGACCTCATCAGTCTGGAAGGCAAGACCAACTTTTTCGAGAAGAAGGTGTCTGAATATTCTCGCCCAGTAGATAATGCGTCCAGTATCCGGTTCGATGAAGAGTTCTAAAACGCGTCGTTGGAAAATGCCGCGCAAGTACAGTCGGAAGTACTGTAAAAAGACACCGTGTCGAAAGATGGGATTCACGCAACGTGCCTCATGTCGTCCTTATAAGAGCTGTTTTAAGCCCTGATGTCGGGACCGGCATTGGTATCCTGGGTCAGAACATCCACGTTTCCTGCGCCCGTGATACAGACCTCCTCACCATCCTTCACGGTCTTGGTTCCACCGTTGGGGCACTGTTCCGTGAAACGCTCCATGACACCGATGGCACCGAGAATCAAATACACAGCGAGGCCAATAACCAAGATGACTGCCGCATACTTTGTGAGGGTCCAGAGCAAACCGCCCATAGAAGTCGAGTTCTTTGCCGCATACGCACCTACGCCTGCCGCAAACATGTCCTCAATAAAACCACCGCCGCTCTTCTTGCTACGTTTGACCATTTTATTCAAACGCACGAAAGAAGTTTCGTTTAAAGGGCCAACAACTCTTCAAGACAAGTCATAAATGGAATTTCTTCATGCGTCCATTGCTTTATTGGCATCGATGGTGTTGGTGCTCGCCGGGATGGTCGGCTGGCTGTACTGGCAGCAGACGCGTCTCTTTCAGAACATGAATAGTATCGTGATGGTCATTGGTGAGTTGGCGCGCCCAACCTATGCGCCTGTTGAGGAAGCCCAAGAGACGGCCGCTCCTCCGTCATCTCCCAGCTTGAAGGCCACCGAGCCGGAGTCCGATGAGGAAGACGACCGCGTCTCTGTGAAGGAAGAGGAAGCTGCTATCGACACTATCGAAGGTCCGCCCGCGGAGGACAACGATGACCTCGATGGCAAAACCACCAAGGAGTTGCGTGACCTTCTGACCAAGCGCGGGATTCCGTTTGGCAAGCGCGATAACAAGGGTGCCCTGATCTCGTTGCTCAAGGCTACGTCCTCTTAAAGCAGGTAAATACCACCGCCAATCAAAAAGAGCCCTGCGAGTTGGATGTTTGTAATCTTTTCGCCTAATACGAAGACGGCAACAATTGTCGTCAGAATATTCGAATACGCATCCCAGTACCCGTTGACAATCGCAAGCTTTTCTGTGCGAAACGCCCATTGTAAAATGTAGACCAATCCAAGGTACATCGCAGTTCCTAAAACGAGGAACATCGATTGACCTGTTTTCGCATACTGTCGAAGTGACGTATCACCAATGAGTTCGGTGACCGTTAGATATCCGCCTACGAGAGACATTTATACTTAACTGTATATATCAAAAGAATGAAATTGATATCCTTTGATGTCGGACTTCGGAACTTAGCAGTCTGTGTCATCGAAGGAACCGGACGCAAAGATGTCAAGATTGTCCACTGGGAAGTGATCGATGTTCTGGGGGAACAAAATGGACTGGCAAATCCTCGGTGTTCGAAATGTACGGCCTCTGCCTCGTGGCAACACGCAACCGAAGGCACACTTGCTTGTAGCCGTCATAAACCGAAACAGGCAAAGAATACAGTCACAAAGACATCTCTCAATAAAAAGACCAATCACGAACTCCAATGCGAATTAGACCGATTCGGACTCCAGTGTCCTTCGAAGAGAAAGGCAGATATGGTCACGATGCTCTACATTCACGCGCGGCAAAACACATGGAAGCGCTGCGTCAAGTCTGTGCTCCAAGGATCGGTGATCGACCTGGCTCCTGCGATCGCATCGTCTCTGGACAAACGCGCCAACATCTGGAAAGATGCGGACTTGGTCTGTGTCGAGAATCAACCGGAACGCCGCATGTTTGCCGTACAGGCTATGATTCAAATGTATTTCTGTGTCAAGGGAACTAAGTGTGAGGGTGTTTCAGCCACACATAAACTGAACAATATCATAACGGTCGATGATAGGGTGGATTCTTACAAGGGTCGTAAAAAGACAGGTATTGTCCACGCACAGGCTCTTGTTCCGGAGCCTTGGTGTGCCCATATGATGAAACATCCGAAGAAGGATGACTTGGCGGACAGCTTTTTACAAGGGCTTTGGGTGATGGAACACCATAAGGTATAATGTACGAGTACGACGTATACTTGTGTGTTGAAAACCTGAAGAACCGAATGGGGTTTACGTGTGTGAAATACCCATCTTTCCCGCAAGCCGATGCGATGTATGACTGGCTCACCATATCTAGAGGTGTGCCGAAATCAAATCGGGATACAATGCTTGCGATACCCAAGATTATCCCGAATTATTTTGTGAAGCCCATTTTGGAATACGCATTACAAAGTGAAATAGGCAGAATGGATGATTATTGGAGCGGGGTTTAATGTCAAGTAGGAATAATGAAGGTTGAATTATTCACAGACCCTACGGAGGCTGTCGTTGAATTTAGGGGTGTCGAAAAGGGATTTCTTCCGGGAACAGAGCATACAGTTTTTCAAATTGTTGTGCCTGTAACAACTTTCGAAGAGTCGCCTGAAGGTGTATTTAATGGAAATAATATTACGGTTGCTGTTGGGAAGGACTTTTTTAAAATAGAAGAGGGAAAGCGTGAGTTTTTTACTAAGCCGATTACAAACAGCGAACAGCTACGCAAAGCTCTTCGCGGACAAGTAAGCCAAAATCCGGTGGAAGAACAGCAGGTTGTTGAAGATGAACCTCAAGGAGGTCGTCGCGTTCAGACTTTCAGAACGTCATCCAAAAGAGTAAGTAAGAATGGACGTCGACTTACTCGTAAATCCCGCCATGGGAGGAAGCAGCATGGCCAACATTGAGACGGTTGATATTCCGACACTCGATTTCAATGATGTGCCAAGCTCCGGCCCCGCGCCACCACCTGCTCCCAAACTGGTTCCTTCCTTCGAAGAGACAGGACCGGTTCGTGTGGATGGGTTTGATAACTTCAACGCCGAGCCCTATGCCCCTGCTCCGACCCGCAGTATCAAGATGAATGACGAAGCTCTCATGAAGGAGAAGTACGAGATTCTCCGCAAGTTTGAGCGCCTCTCCAAGTTGGGTGTGCCGATGCGCAAGCGCTTTACTATCGATAGCCCTCTGGAGGAGATGAAGATGGAACTCGAGTTCATCAAGCGTGAGAAATCCATGGACGCCACTATCAAGCAGTTCTCCGAGTGGTTTGTGACAGGTATGTCTGCGATGGAGTGGGGCAGCAAAAACGTGGGGATGCTCCGTGCGTTTGGTCTTCAACTCGATGGTCTCTCGGAAGCTGCTCAGATGAACGTGGTGGATCTGGAGGATGACTTTGAGGAACTCTACGACCTCTACGGCGAGAACATGAAAATGCATCCTCTCGTCCGTATTCCTCTCCGCACATGTATGATGATCTACATGGTCCATCTGACCAACCAGATGACCCGTAAGGCGCCTATCCCCAATATCGATGACATCATGCGTCAGAACCCGGATATCGCACGTCAGTTGGCTGCTGCGGCAATGCAGAACCAGACCCAACAGATGCGCGGAACCGCTTCAGTGGCTCCTCCGCCTCAAGCCTCGAATCCTCTCGGCGGTTTGATGAGTTTCATGCAATCGGGTATGCCTCCCGCTCCTCCGCCAAGCATGATTCCCAAACAACCGTCTGAGAATCGCCCCATTCAAATTGGCGTGGTTCCCAAGAAGTCTGCGATGAAACCTGTCGCACCTCCGCCCGCTCCTGTCGAAATGAAACCTCCGAGCGTGAACATTGATGACCTGCTGAAGGACATCAAAGCGACAGTATTGCCGCCGCAAGGAAATGGACCTCCGCCACCAGAGAAGGTCGGAAAGCCTTCTGGTAAATCGAAGGCAGGATCTACGGGTAAGAACTCGGTTGTGATTAAGCTTTAAAACAGTGTGGGAACTGACGGGTCGTAAGCAGGATTATCTGCCTTCGGCTTCTCTTCCTCCTTCGCCTTTTGTTGGTTCTCCATTCCTTCACGGCTCTTCGAGGAGACACCTTGGGCAATGATAATAAATCCAGCAGTGAGCAACAACGATGTAATCAAATCACGTGTGCCGACAAAACACACGGCAAAAATGGCAATACGCCGCAGCACAATGTTTCGCCGGTATTCATCGGGATTTGTGCTGAGTTCATCCACAAGGTGTCGAGACCCGATGTTCAAGACAATGAGCATCACGCCCAAAAAGAACTTGTTATTGTTGAGTGCGTCCATTGTTTAGAACGGAGAATAGTTCAGGAACGTTTCTGTGGGTGTAGGGCCGGTTGCCGGCATAGATGTTACGGCCGGAGGAGGCGTTGCGCTAGGAGTGGTCATGGGCATGTTCGGGCTTGTCACGGGAGCCGTGGAAACCGAAGGAGCGGGGACAGACGTGGGGACCGTAGGAACAGAAGGGCCCGCAGCAGGCAACACTGGCGGAGGCATCGGGACGACTGGTTCAGACATCGAACTCGATGCCTTACACTTCTTCTCGGATTCATCATAGGCCCAACCCGTCTCGCAAATCACAACAGCATCGTACATCTTGCCGTCCTTATCACGGCACTTTCCGTCGGCGGGCGCATAGGTATCACCCTCCTTACATTTGTACTCGGCCACACTCGGGTCTGTTGGCTTCATCGACGCATCGTCCGCGCCTTCCCAGATACGCATCTTGATACAACGAATGTATCCAACCAGGAGCAGCAACGCGATAGAGGCGCTCACAAACTTGAACACATACACAATACCGGCGAGCGCAAGAACACGGCCGATGGGATGTGCGAGAATGTCACGCACAATCTGGAAGCCCGGCGTGAATGCGAGATACGCAATGAGAACTCCCGAAATGATAAGCTCTGTTTGACGACTTAACTTCATCTTTATAGAATTCCGTCATATTTTTCTGTGTTGGATGAAACAATGGATTACACGTCACTCGAGGAGGCTTACGGGACTCCGTTTGGACAACGGGTTCCTGTCACACATCAACGAAAAGACGTCAAGGAAGAGCCCATTACGAAGCCTGAATTTGGAGGACTCGCGAATCGATCACAAGAATCCATCCGGAAAAATCAAGGGATTGTCGATTCACTTGCCAATTCGCTTCCACTCGATACGCAAGCCGCAACCGAGAATTTCAGTATTCGCGAAGAGGCACCTGCGCGTGTGACCTTGCGTGAAAAGTTCCAGACCTCGCAGCCTGTCAATATGGTGACCGAGTTCGATCAGTCGGATAAGATCTCACGTATTCTCCGCTTGATTGAGCAGAATAAGACGGGATATGAACGCCCTGCTGTACAAGATATGGTGCTTTACATCGCCACCGGTATCTTCTTTTTATTTACATTTGATACGTTTGTGATTCTCGGTCGGTCTATGCGGGGGAAGTAGTTGAATCGATAAGAATGCCTTCGGGCGTTCGTTTAGTACCCACGACCCGTTGTATAAATATTCTGCTCCGTCGCACGGGCATCGAGTTGCGTTTCGAAGGTCGAGAAGTCCTCAAACACATTGTCGAGGTACTCGATTTCGAAGGTGAGTGTATTTTCCACGCCTGCTCCGAATGTAATCGGGGCATTGGGTGAGGTGGCTGCCGGATTAGAGGATGCGCCCGAGAGTGTCACGGTTCCGGGATGGTAGCGCAATGAAACATGGAGCCGATCCAAACGGCCGATGGGAGGAGTGTACCGAGTAATGTTGTCCTGGTCGATGAGATCGTTGTAAAAGATGGTGTATGTGTTATTGGTGGTTCCGCTTGTGATGTTTGGATTGTGAATCTTCGCAAACCAACTATCCACAAATCCAGACCGGTTGGCGCCTGTTGCTGTCTCATCGCAACGATTGAGTCCATCGAGTTCGAGAAGGAGATAATTGTCTGTAAATCCTGCCAACGGAGCAGCGATGTTGGCTGCCTTCAAGCGAAGAGACACGACATTCTCATAGACGCGAGGAAGATAGACGACATAATCACCCGAATCCGAAGACGATGCGCCTCCGTTGACCTTGACATATTTGGTCGGATCACGATCGCGCGAATCGATGGTAATGACCTTCTTGACTGTTTTCAACCGACGAATCGGTTGGCTTTGGCGAACCAGTACTCCATTTCTATCAAACTGCATTGTTATTATTGTATAGTGTTTTTAGTTCGAACCAATCGCAAGTTTCCTTGCTGTACCATTGCCACCACTTCCGCATGAAGAACCTGCTCCGCCTGTTGCGGTTGGTGTGATGGTGCTGGAATCCGTACCATACAACACCGTCACAGACCCACCACCGGAACCGCCTCCGCCCACTTGTCCCGAGGCACGGTTGCCGAATACACCGTTTGCCGCAATCGTGCCGGTTCCTGAGAGTGTTCCGCCCACAATCACAATCAATGTTCCTCCCGTACCTACGGATCCATCCGGACCAAAAGTACCGCCTGTACCTGTACCACCCGGATTTCCGCTACCACCCGCAGATACACTTCCGAGGGCATTCCCGCCTTTCCCGCCATTTGCGTCTGCGGTTCCTGCGTTGGAGGCCGACCCAAGCATACCACCTCCGCCACCGCCACCACTGAAACACGTGCCTGTTGCTCCTCCACCGCTCCGTCCAGACCCTGAGAATTTCCCACCCGCACCACCTCCACCTGTTCCTCCAGCAGACCCTGCGGTTCCGTTGACGACTTGGTTGTCAACATTTGTACCCGTTGCTCCAGCTCCTCCTGTACCTGGGATCTGAGGATTCGTGACAGCGCCAAAGGTTCCCGTACCGATGCGAATATCGACAGGACTCGTAAGCCCACCCGAATCTCCTGTTCCCGAGTGGTTGGCTCCACGCGCAGTCATCGAAATGCTTCCATTACATATAAGATTACCCGTCACATACAAGACTGTGAACAATTTACGAACGGACGGAATGAGTGTCTGTCCAGCGTTAATCGTCAAATTTCCATTGACTACAATCCATGAAGAGGTTGTATCTGCTGTGGTCGTAAACCAATCCGATGCCGTAAAGGATGAAATGGTCGTACTTGCCTTTCGTGCGGTGACTTCGTAGTTTCCAACGGATTGACTATTGATTGTAAGTGCCCCTCCACTGGTAGGAGTCACATCGCTTGTAATGTATGTTGTGGAGAGAGACCTTGCGAAGGATAAAATATCAGCAGACGAGCCAGACGGAGGAGACGGAGGACCAAAGGCACGAAACAATCGAAATCGACGTTTGGGCGAATACATTTATACTTTACGAGCTAAATCCGAATCGGCGGTTCTCCATGTCTTTCCCTTCATCACGAACGAATGAACACGCGCCATTCCCCATGCGTGTTGGGATGCGCCCGGACGATGACCGGTTCTCCAAGCAGCCATACCACGGTCATAGACTTCTTGGAGGATGCTCTTCGAAATACCCGTTGCCTTGGCGATTTCGGGTAACGTCTTTGCGTCCGAATACTTGGCATGGAACTTCGATGTGTAAGACGACCTGCGCGTTTTCACTCCCTTGTCGGATTTCCATGGGACATAGGCTTTCGGGTTCTTGAAAGACATTTTGGTTCGACGTGTAGCAGACCGTTTGCGTTGGAGGTTTTGTTTACGAGTCAGACCACGGAAGTATTTGGTAGGCCAATACATTCCACCCGTGTAGGAATATTCCTTGTCGAGAGATTTTACAAAATCGAGCATCTCTTGTTGTGTTGTAAATACGTTCCATTCCCACGCACCACCTAGCATCTGTTCACACAATATACGAGGGACCCATCCACGTAATGTGTTTTTTACAGTCGAATAGTCATTCGCAAGAAGACCTTGTTGGACAGACCGAGGATATTGCGGAGTGATCTTTGCGTAGGGCTTCTTAAACCAGTCGTTTACAATTCTACGCGTCTCTGTTTCATTGTCTGGATTTCGAATGACAAGCGCACGTCCCCAGTCTATGATCGTAGGGTTTCCTTCATGTACCAATATATTTCGAGTGTGACAATCTGTATGAATCACCCAAGGTCCTGTATCTGGCACCAGACTGATTGCCGTAAGAAGTAAGGGTCTGAGATACGAGTAACGCTCTTTCAATGACGCAGGAGGAGGTAAGTCTGCGTAAGGAACACCTCGCTCAGGTGTTATGAAATTTGTAAGGTCTGTGCTACTCTTCGTGATGGACTGACACGCAGTCGTTTCACCTCGCAACGCTTTGTAGATATTCGCCCCTGCGACTTCTTCAGAAGACTCCAGGTCACCTTCTTCAAATACAGGTGTACAAACATGACTGCTAACGGTGATTGAGCCATTCTCAATGAGTTTCGGAAAACTTGCTTTTAAGACTTCTTCGACGGCTTTTTCCTCGTTCGCAGTACTATCAGATTGAATGCGTGAAATCATTCCGTCTAGAGAAGGAGTTCCTTCCGTACACTTCACCGCGGGTTTAAACACACATGTATCGGCTCCTTGTTTCCATTTGGCTCCACCACGCCTCATTGCTAGTGTGCGTTAAAATATTGAAAAATGATAAATGGGTGAATCCGCGAGCGAGATTAATGCGAACATCCAGTGGACTGACAAACTCGAACACTATCTGGCGTCCACTGGAGAAAAGGCGCATTGTTTATCGTGGGTCCATAAGCGTGCGGAACAGCTCTACAGCACGCGCCGAACCTTCATTGATATGCCTGTGATTATCGGGTCCGGTGTGATTGCCTTTCTCAACGCAGGTTCTTCGACGATGTTTGATGATCCAAAGATCTCATCCATCGCACTCGGTATTGGTTCGTTGGTCGTAGGTATCCTCAACACAACCGGCACTTATTTCGGTTGGGCCAAGCGGTCGGAAGGTCATCGTATCTCCGCCATCCATTATTCGAAGCTCTATCGTTTCATCACGGTCGAGTTGTCTCTGCCCCGTGATGAACGTATGAAGCCATCTGATTTTTTGAAGTACGTGAAAGACCAGTACGATCGTCTACAAGAAATCAGTCCTCTCGTCCCTCCGTCCATCATTAGCGAGTTCCAGTCCAAGTTCTCGAAATACACGGATATCAGCAAGCCCGAGGAAGCTAACGGTCTTGAGAAGATCGAAGTCTATCACGAGGGACCTTCGTTCTTAGCACCGTCTACTCCTGTTCCTGTCACGCCCAAACTAAAAAGTGTTGTGTCTGCTGTTCAGGAGATGAAGGCAAACCCGTTGTTCAAGGCAAAGGCTGTGAAGAAGGAAGAGAAGAAGGAAGAAGTTACTGTGGAAGTTCCATCTTCTGAATAGAGTATTGGCGTTTCTTATAGAGTCCATTGCGTTCCTGAAATTGGCGGCGAAATTGCGGGTCGACGATATCTAAGATAAGCGGATGTGTTTTGCGCGCGGACTTTTCCACCCGGAGAATCCGACCCACAATTTGGTCGATGTCCGGACGCGGTGTTGCCATCAAAAGCGTATTCAGGGTTGGGAGGTCAAATCCTTCCTTACACATTGAATAGGTAGCGATGAGAATGGATTTCGTCGCACAGTATTCCCCTCGTTTGGTAGCGTGTACATCCTGTGAGAGAATAGCGGCCTTCTCTCGTAATCCATCTGGTAAAGCGGCGAGCAAATCCTTTGTATGTTGAACCCGATCCGTCAAGACAAGCATCTGACGGTCCGGTGATTCTGTTATGACATCTTCGATAATTCCGGCGAGCCATTTCGTTCTATCTTGACACTCCACTAACTTGTTGATCATCAGAGTGGTAAACATAACACCCTGACGATTGTAGATGATCGTATTGAACTCGGGGTCTTCGTTCTTGTATTCGTAGACCTCCACCTGAATATCCGGGTCCTCGATGTCTCCCTTGTCCGAGTTGTAAAGCAAGGGACCCAGAAACCAGTTGGCCACGTACATAAGTCCATCCTTTCGAACCGGAGTCGCGGAGAGTCCCAGCATATGCTTCGATGTGACTTTCGGAAGCGCCTGAACAAACACCTCCGAGGCAATATGATGGCATTCATCGACGATGACCAATCCAATGGGTTTGAAGGTCGCAAGTGGAATGTCTTTCATTGCGAGAGTTTGAAGCATCGCGATGATGACATCCTTGCCTTCGACTTCGCAAGTGTCTCCTTGAATCCGTCCAATCCTTGCGCTCGGTAGAAACGTCTTGACACGTTCTTCCCATTGATCACGAAGGAAACTGTTATGGACAATCACGAGGGTGGGGACACGGATCTGACTGGCGATGTAGAGAGCGCAGACGGTTTTGCCTCCTCCGGTGTGGAGACTGATGATTCCGTCTTTGGGTTCAGGTCGAAGGAAGGAGTTAACAACAGGCTCTTGCTGGCTACGTAACCGACCTGTAAACGTCCAGAATCTTTCGTCAGTCTTTGTAACATCGCGTGTGGTTTGTGCGGGAACACCGTGTCTTTCCACTCCGAAATGCTTTGGGAGATAGAACGCATCTTCCACTTCTTTGTAGACTTTGTATCGGGGGACAGCATTAGGATTTACAAACACCTTCGGAATAAATGGCTTGACAGTCAAGACTTTCCGATATTCTTCAACAGGGATAGCGTTCTTCAGAACCTTATACCCGTTTAAGGTCAACATACTACTTACTTATTTGCTGGTTCAAAGTTCGTTTTACTCGGTCGACACCCGCTCGCAATCCAGACGAAGTGCGTCGCGAATCATGTCCAGGATCAATTCACGTACCTCTGCGTTATCGAGATCCGAGATGTGATACATGACAGATGGTGCCATAGGTGTATCCACTTGGATGTGCTCGAAAGGATCCATGTCATACCGCATGGAATGTAGGATATTCTCGAGATGGTCGAGAAGACGGTGGTGTCCCATATATCCCTCATATTGGTTGTGTACAAAGTCACCTGGCTTCATTACGACAAAATACAGATCACGCGTATCCGTATCGTGGACGGAAAGCAAATCATCCTTGCGAGAGGAAGTCTTATAGCAGAAATGGAGTGAGAACTTGCGCATGTTGTTATCTATTTGAAACCGAGAACCTTTAAATGGATGTGCGCTCGTCTTCCCATAATCCACCCTGGTCATGGTCACGTCCATCATTCGAAGGGACAGCGTGGTAATCTCCGTAATCTCCATGCTGCGCAGCTCCTGGAAAGAACTCGTCTCCCTGGTCCTCGTAGTCGCGGGGAAGACCTACGCCGATTTCTTGGTCGATTTGTTCGTCTTGTACACGAGCCCGTTCGTAGATGAGTTCGGCTTCACGGGCAAACGCGGCACGTTCGCGATTGGTGTAGATGTAATCCGCCAAACCCTTTTGCATGAGCTCGCCGATGATTTCACGTTCCTCATCCGACTTGCCAGCGAGAATCTCCACGATCTTCTGACGCTCCTTGGCACGCAGCTTATTGGCTTCTCGTTTCTGTTCGTCGTATTCCGAGAGCAGAGTATACAGCGCGGCATCCTTGACGAGCATCTCGCGGAACTTGGTTGCCTTGACCGGGTCAGAGGTCACCATTCCCACTTCTTCATACACAAATCCAAGGGCAATATCGCGCAACTCGTTCGCATTCTGATTGGGGTCGACACTTTCAACAGGCGCCGGTGTCAAAAAGGCATCACCAATGCGTTCGGCCAACAACAGATTGGTATGGTATTGTTCCGTGAGACCACGCAATACGTCCTTCTTTCCAAGCTTGTAGCGACGGACAATCTCTGCCTTTGGAATCGATTCGACCGTCACACGGTCGGATTCAGAGAACTCGACTTCTTTCATATTCTCTGCTGCTGGAATCCCATTGCGCAACGGTACAGCTGCTTGGACAATGAGTGGAAACCGACCGCTGGTCCAAATCGGGCGATTGGTCGGACACTCGGGAAACTTGGTAATGGTGTCCATGCGTTCCGGTGGCTGAAGCAAGGGAATCAGTGCCTTGGGTTGCTCTGCGGGAGGAGGAGCTGCTTGGAAATACGCGCGTGCCTCGGTCATGCCTTTTTGGATATCAGGTTGCTTCATAAACACAGCCGTCAGGAGTGTGACAACTGTCTTGCGAATCTCTGCTGGATTGTTGAGCACACCTCGAATCGTTGCCTTCGAAGGACCTTGAAGAGACGAAGGATAGGCTTCGAATGTACGCCGCAGCACCATCATCAGGGCATCTACGATGGAGTATTTCTCGGGTTGCGCTTCATCGCGTGGAAATCCAGAGAGTTTCAAGGGAGTTGGACCGAAGGAACGACGAGGAACCAGCGTCGGTGTGTGTATCTGAAGAAGCAGGACTGTAATAGCGATACCGACTGACCCGCGCGCACGGTCGAATTGTTCACCTTTCTTATCTCCAAACTGTTTGGCTGACAATCCACGTCCTGCCTTGAGGAGCACATCCAGAATATCTGGACGAGGCAGAATCTGAAGAATCGACATCATGAGATACACCATATCATCGACCGGGTTCTCCATGAGGAACAAACTACGAAGGGATTGAAGATTATTGACCACATTCGACATATCGAGAGGTTTCTTGCCGTCCTGTGTATCGAGCACATCTGAATGCCGAACCACGTATCCTTCTTCAGTGTATTCCACTTGGTTCTCAAGGTCATCGCGACTAATCCGTTCGCCGCAGAATCGGCACACGCGGAACCCATCGAGTTGGGCTGTCCATGTCTCGTAGAACTTGGTACGGTCTGCTGCGAAATCCTCACCAAGGACGGCAAGGGTGTGTGCGCAAACAACAAACTCTCCATTGGAATCCGAATAAATCGAACCCGTCAATGTCGTCTCCTTCACAATCTCTTGAATGTCCTTCACCTTATCGTTATCAAAGCGACGCGGATCCTGTAAGATAGCCACCACTTCCTTGCGACGCAGAGACTCTGGTTTGGCTTCCGATGTGGGTTCTGCTGCTGGCTTTTCGACGATGGGTTTGATAGGCTTGACAGATTGTAACACACGTTGGTACTCGACCAGCAAGTCTGTTGCCGTCGATTCCTTCCACTGTTGACGACCGATATATCCAGATCGCGCACGTTCCTGTCGGACGATTTCCAGAGGAACCATCTTGTACTTGACGGTATCGGTATCGCCCTTGACTGTCCAAGATCGACGCAACAAACCACGTGTCAAGAAATCAGGCCAGACAAGACCGAGTAGATTCCCCGCCGAGTATTCCGAGTCTGGAATCGAGAGAGCTGTATCAATTCCCGGAATGCTATTCACCGTTCCGCTCTCACTGGCTTGGCTCATGAGGATCTTAATCAGCAATTCTCCACCGTCCAACTGATTGGCCAACCAATAGCGAGGTGATTGTCCGGGTGCGTACGTTGTGTCGTAGATGCTTCGAAGCTTCTCGGGAGGTGCCTCTTGAGACCCTTTCGGAAACACAATCTCGGGGACTTCCGGAGCCTGTGAAATCACTTCTGCCTGTGGGAATTTCGCTTTCCAAGTGGTCCACGGAATCTGACTGAGAGACACGTCGTAGAGTTTCAAGAACGGCGTGGCTTCTGTATACGGGTCTTGTGTCACGGGAACACCATGTGTGAGAATCGTATCAATGTCCGGAAGCACATCTCGCAAGGGAACTGTCGTCTCAATCATGTTGGCCTCATTCGTCTTGAAGAACGGATGATCGGGCAATGGATTAGGGATCTCGAGAGGGCGTTGGTCCAGGTAATACCCAATGAAATTGACGACATCCTCAGTTCCTTGAATGGGTTCGCGAATCACAGAGATGGTCTTGTCTTCGTGGTATTGGGTCCGTGTCTTTTGATATACGGGAACTGCCCGCAGACTCCTCTTGCCTTCATTGTCCACAAACTCAGTGGCTTCCGTAAAGGTATACGGCAACCCTGTTTGAACCGACACAAATGGATGTGGCATCGCAGCAACCATACGTGGGTAAAAATTGGGAGCCTTTGCGTTCTCGTAGAGCGGCATCCAAGACGCCTCGAAACTGTAGCCTTTGAGTTCCCCAGACGCATAGACGGGGTGAATCCAATCAAACCTTCTTCCATAATCGGGAGTTCGGACCTCGTAGGTTTCAGCGGTTGGCACGATATAGGTATCATACAGGTCTTTGAACCGAGTAATCTCCTTCTTGATTTCGTTCTTTTGGAAGTTGGTCACGCGACCACGAGGGAGAAGCCTTTCGAAGGCATCGACGGTCTGCTCTTCCAACGTGTAAAAACGGACCTTTTCCGGTCGCTGAATGGTTTCATCAAAGACAATGTCTTCGAGGACCATAAAATCAGTTGCCTCAAAGTTGAAGAATTGGGGGTCGTAGCCTTTCGGCTCGAAATCCGACGGATTCATTATACTGAACCAAGAATGCTTTCACATAGAGCCACCGCCTTGCTGCGCACATCCTCGACAACTTGCTCAGGCGGAAGTTGGGTATTGAACCGGAGCGTCAGTTTGGGAACAAGAGGATGACCGACATCGCGCCACACAAAGTTCACCTGCTCATTTTGGTACATGAGCTCCTGTACGAATTGACCCAATGTAAAGGTCTCCCCCTCTGTCTCCATGCGATACCATCCACTCTCCTCTCGCAGAACAGGTGTCTTTACCCATTCGAGTACCTTGTTCTTCAAGACCTCTGCGGCTTTCTTGAGCAAGTCTGCTGCGGGGACAACACCGATGCTTTCAATCGTAATGTCAAACCAATTGGGACGCTGTGTCGTCTTGTTGCGCGAATACGAGCGTTGAATCATAAAGGTGTCAAAGATGCGCGGGTCGCCGCCATTGTCAATCCAGAGACCACGGTCGGTCTTGGCTTGTTCGGGGTCGATGTGATTCTTGAACGCAGAGACACACACTTGCGAAGTTCCACGTGGGTCGATTCCGAGGGTTGCCTTGATGTGAATGGCTGTATTGGGTTTCAAAGTCATAAAGTAGATTGGCTCACCGAGGTCACGGTCAGCGAGCAAGACATTTGCGCGAGGGCCTGTGACGACAAAGTCATTGGTCGTGATATCACGTCCCTCCGGAGAAGCCGCAAACCGCAACTCAATCTTCGTGTCCCGAATCACTGCTGCTTCATCGGGCCGCACGTTCACAGGAAGCATTTCCACGCGATGCCGCAACATCTCGTGTGTCATGTGTGTCGTGTTCTCCAGAATCTGCACATCTGTCAACACAACCGTCGGAATCTCTGCCAACAGAATTCGACGCAATCCATTCACAAATCCAATCGGGATATGGTCTCCCTGGATTTCACCTTCCAACCGATACCCATTCAACGATACTTTGACGTTCTCCATGCTATTATATTCTTCTTCGTTCTTATCTTTTCGTTTTTTATCGGACAGAGCATCAATGAACAATCAGCCGATTCTGTTTTATAGTACACGATGCTCACATTCGAAACAAATCATCGATACACTGAAGGCCCTGAACAAGGAGAGTCTGTGCCGTATGTTTTCCATTGATGGTCAGCCGCGCGACCGTTTACCTCCGTTTCTTAAGAGCGTACCGACTCTCTATGTCCCTGAATCGAAAGACGTGTACATCGGTAAAGACATCTACAGCTATATCGCCAAGCCCGTTTCGTCTCGCCGTGAAATTCCGACATCGACTCCTGCGCAAGCTGCAGCCCAGGCACCTGCTGCATCGAAGGATTATGAACCCTGGTCGTTTGAAGGAACAGGGAGTCTCTCGGATACTTATTCCAGTTGGAACAATACCTCTGCTTTCAACACAGATAACCAATTGAACTATACCTTCCTTGGCGCTTCCAACACTCCCGCACCTCGTGAACCGGAGCCTCAAACAAAGCAGAGTTACGATGGTGGAAAACAGGGGCGCAACGATGACATTTCCTCACGTATGGAAGCCATGAAAAAGGCTCGTGAATCAGAGTTTAAAGGAATCGCTCGTCAATAAACCATGTCGAAAAAGATTCTGATGGACGCGTTCTTCAACCAGTTTGGTGACTTTCTGGCCGAACTGATCCGCGTCTTTCCCAATGACACGGATTTCCCTGCCTACAAAACCGGACTGACTCTTCTCCACAAGACCAATCCTATGATTGTGATTCAAACCGTTCACGAACACGTGACTCCCTACGAGGACCAGATTAAAACTAAAAATGAGGATTTCATTTTGAAGCATTCTTTTTCAGATCACACGGGTAATGACGATGCGCTTGAGCAAGTCATTCGAAAGCTGCGGGATCAGTGGCTGTTGCTAACGCCCAACAACAAGGCCTGTATTTGGAGTTACGTGACTATACTGTTGGAGCTTGCGAAGAAGTGTACCTCCCTATAGAGTCGGTGACGGCACGACTGACTGCGGGAGATAGATAGAGAGTTGGGTCGTGTCCTCCGCGCGGTGGTGTCGTAAATCCGAGATTCGGAGGTTCGAGCGTCAATCTCTGCGGCCGCAAGTCGAGAACCTTGAAGCCTGGCTGTTCACCCCATATACATGCGAACTTCTCAATCATCATATCGGTCGAGCTATTGATTTTCACAAACGTGTAATCAATCCTTCGATTCACAAACTTTTCAATGTAGACCAATGGGTCATTTCCGTTGGGGTCACCTTCTGGATACCGGTCCGAGAGAGCAACCGAATGATAGTTGCGTCCATGTGGTGGCGCATCTGCGATATGAACAATCATTCGCACATCTGCGTCCTCCCAACTCAGTTCTAGAGCATGGTCGAGTCCTCCTACCACATCTTCGGCGGCATCGTCGCCGCCATCTGCGTGAACGTCTGCTATGTCGGATAGCATACGGTCAGGCTCTGTGAAATCCACGACCTTGAAACGTTCGGCGTCTCCAAAGTCGCGGTAGCCTACAAAGGCTGTTTGAAATTCAGCATTCGCTTGTTCATTGCGAGTCTCGTTGATCATTGTTTGGACTTGGTCCTTCGCAGCTTGAATCCACGGTTCCATGGAACCGGTACAGTCGATCAGAAAGCACATCTTAACTTGAACCATCTTGTGTGGTTGGAATAGACACATCTTGCTGCGATTCGTTTTCGAACCTGTAGAGGCTCTCACCCTTGATTGTCACGAGATCATCGACGGCTTGCTGTGGATCACTAAAGTTTCGGAATAGAATCTGATTCACTTCCGCAGGGGTCCATTTGTAATCGAGAGATGGTTCATCAGGGATCACAATCTCTTGTTCGTAAAAGGCATTGACCATCTCCGACACGATGGCGCGTGTACATTTCTTGAAATGAACAATCATATCGATACGACCGGGACGAATGAGAGCACGGTCGATGCGTTCCGGGAAGTTGGTGGTAATAATGAGAATACGACCGTTGGCTTCGAGTGTACCATCGAGGAGATTGAGTAAGAAAGACAAGTCGATAGTTTCCTTCTCGGTTTCCTTTTCACGGTCTAGCCAAGCATCCTCCTCCGTTTTCTTCGAGGCAGTGAAGGTTGGCTTCTTCCATTCACGACGCAAGACTGTATCTCCCATCGCATCAATGTCCTCGATCACATACAGGCGTTCCGAGACCGGAATCGTATACTTCTCGGTATTGACTCCATTGTAGACATGAATTTCATCATTGAAGAAGAGATGCTGGAGTTGTGTCTTGGTCTTGATTTCCGAGAGCTGAACGTTGATAATGTGACGACGTCCGACATTCGCCACTGCCTTTACGCTCGAAGTCTTACCGCATCCAGGTGGTCCATGAAATAGAAACCCGAGCGTATACGGAATGCCTTTCTTATCATACCAACTCCGATTCTCGAGGAAGAACTTGGTGCGACCTTCGACATGTTTGCGGTCTTCGAAAAACACATTGTCAAACGTTCGGTTGGTGGTAAACTTTGTTTTGGTATACAGAAGATGGCTGGTGGGCAACGGATTCTGTACAGATCCCTTCACCTTGGTCTGAATCACCTGATCAAAGTAATACCGGTGACTGCCCAATTTATTTGCCATGCGCCGTTCGTAGTCTGCGTTACAGTTGTCGACAAATGCCTGGAGATGCTGAACATCATGCTCGTAGCAGAAAATCTTGAATTTGATAATCTCGAGTTGCCCATCGTGAATCTTCATATCGAGAAGTTCAAAATAGATATCAGACTCGATGGCAATGGGTTCAAATTCATTCGGCAGATAATCATGATGCGTAACACTGAGCAGGCTCTTCATGGCGGGAAGTGTGGTCACATAATGGACAACCGCATCCATTCGTGTCTGATACACGGTAGCTGTTTGAGGACCACGGTTTTGCGCTGTGGTCGTGGACACACCGCGCTCACATGTAATCGAAGCCATTGGGGTTTTCACAGATGTAGGTAATACACCTCCTTGCTTGCGACGACTACAACACCGAACGCGCGCCCAGTTCGACCAAGTCGGAAAGGTTTTAACCGCAATCTCAAAAACGTTCAAGGCAAGGATATTGGCCAGAGGATTTTTGACCATTCCAAGTCCAAGAATCATCTGTGTTTTCAAGAGTTCGGTTGTCATACAATAGAGACGCGGGCTTCCTATAAATTAGCTCGCAGGGAACATACATTTGTCGAGCGTAGGAACATTTGTGTGAACGGGTTTCGAGCGCTTCAATCGGAGTTCCTTGGTGGCCTTTTCCACTGTCTCCTGAGACAGCGCCACAAACTTCTTGACGTCGCGCACAGGACCCTGAACGTTCATCGAAGGCAAATGAAGACGCAGCGGAGGAAGTTGAACAGCTACCATATCATCTGAAGAGGCAATGTATTCACGGAACTGTTCGATATCGAGCTGTCCACCAAACATACGAAGAAGGAGTCTCGAAGGAGCCGGCGTCACATCTCTTTGCTTGTACAGAGTCCGATAGAGGTCAGACAAGAGAGCATGACGCGTCCACCGCTGCGTATCAGACATGTGTGGGTCTGCGTAGAGATGAGCAAGGGCACATTCCGGTGAACAAAAATGACCTTCGCATGTGTACATGTTCTCGTAAGCATCATACGAAATGGGTAAGACACTTGCCTTCCAGGGAAACGGATAGCAACACCAGAAGCAAGCCGTATTGGAAGAATACGTCGGATTCTTGGTGCGCGTCAGAATATCCCGCATGGTATCCGAATTGAACCGTTGGGCAACCGTCGATGTTTCGACGCTCGCAAGAATGTCCGAGTAATTCGTGCTCATATCTGCGGGAAGAGGCACATTCTCTTCAGTCGGAAGACGAAGGGAAAAAATGACCGGAGCTTCTGGAAGTTGTTTTTTAGGGGGCATGTGTTAGTTCTCTGATGTCGAATCAGTGAAAGTAAGTTAGCTAAAGGAATTGCGAAAGACAATGAGAGCAATCACCCATCCCAACATGAAAAGAGCACAACAACACGCAAGCGCTTGACCTCCTCGGTTTCGACGAGGCACTTCGACGTAGACGATAATGGAAATCGTATGACAAATCGGACACTCCCGTTGTTGCTTTTGTTCAAACCAACGTTCCAAACAGGCCCGATGATGCGTATACATACACCGACACCCGATTGGGTTTGCGAGACGTTCTTTCGTGTCTTCGAGGCACAATATACACGTATCACTCATTCCACTATTAATGGTAGACGCAAATACTCTGTTAATCATCTTCGGGAGTTCGTTTGGTGGTGTGGTTGGTCTTGCGGTTGTAGTGGGTCTCGGAATTGAAGCATATCGTCGTTATTTCATGCCCGATGAAAACGAACTTACAGACCCACAGAACAATGTGTAGTATCGCATCATGGACCTCGCAAAAGCCTACAAGAAGCAAACCCATCGGGAGCATATCCTGAGCCTCCCGGATACTTACATCGGTTCGATTGAAACCGCAGAAGAAGAGGTATTCCTGCGGGACGGTGATTCCTTTACTCCAAGCAAGGCCCATATCAACCCTGGATTTTACAAGTTGGTCGATGAATTGCTCGTGAATGCGCATGATCATGTGGTTCGGTTACGCCAACGGAAATCTGAGAGCCCTGTCAAGCATGTCGAGATTCAATGCGACGGAACCACACTCTCTATCGAGAATGACGGCGAACCCATTGATGTTGCGCAACATCCAGAGCATCACATCTGGATTCCGCAGCTCATCTTTGGAGAGCTCCTGACCTCGACCAACTACGACAAGGAAGAGAAGAAGCTGGTCGGTGGTAAGAACGGGTATGGTGTCAAGCTGGTCAATATCTTCGCGAGACAACTGGACATCTCGATTGTAGATGCCACTCGCAAACTACACTACACCCAGACCTTCTCAAATAATATGACTCAGATAGAGGAGCCAAAAGTCAAAGCATCGCGGTCCAAGTCGTACGTCCGTCTCACCTGGACGCCAGACTACAAGCGCTTTGGATGGACCGACCGTATCCCCGAGGATATGGTGCGCTTCATCGAACGGCGTGTATGGGACCTCGCTATGACCGTCGGGAAAGACGTAAAAGTCACGTGGAACGGAGAACTTATCAAGTGTCGGTCTCTCGTTGATTATGCCAAGGCGTATGGGTGTGAAACTCTCGTCTCGGAAAGTCCGAACGAGCGCTGGGCGATTGTCGTCGGCGCAACTCCATTTGACCGGTTCTTCCAAATGTCGTTTGTAAACGGCATATGGACCTCGAAGGGTGGGACGCATGTGGACGCCGTTATCAATCAAGTGACAGGCCACATTACCGAATACCTGGAGACGAAGAAGAAAACAAAGGTAAAGGCAAGTCTTGTAAAGGAACATCTTGCTGTCTTTCTCGTCTCGCTCATTGAAAACCCTTCGTTTTCAAGCCAAACCAAAGAGACGTTGACGACCAAATCCTCTGCGTTTGGCTCGAGTCCGAAGCTCAGTGAGGACACTCTCAAGAAGGTGGTGTCCAAACTCGGGATTGTCGAGACCATTCTCGCAGCACAAGCAGCCAAGGATTCGAAGGACAACAGCAAAACAGATGGCAAAAAGCAGAGTCGGATTACCGGTATTCCGAAGCTCGATGATGCGGTCTACGCAGGGACAGCCAAGTCTGCCCAATGTACGCTCATTCTGACAGAGGGAGATTCGGCTAAAGCGATGGCGCTCTCTGGCTTGTCTCAGGAGCAGCGCAAGTTCTATGGTGTCTATCCACTCAAGGGTAAGGTCTTGAACGTCAAGGATACATCCGATTCCAAAGTGGAACAAACCAAGGAGATTGCCGAGCTCAAGAAGATTCTCGGTCTACAATCCGGCAAGAAGTATGAAGATGTGTCGGGTCTTCGGTATGGGTCGATTATGATTATGACCGACCAGGACTACGATGGCTCACATATTCGTGGCTTGCTCATCAACCTCTTCCACGAACTCTGGCATGAGTTGTGTGCGATTCCCGGGTTCCTGACCTACATGGCGACGCCTATCGTCAAGGCAACCAAGGGAACAGAGGTGCGCAACTTCTACAGCCAATACGAGTACGAACAATGGCGTGCAGGCGAAGGCGCCAAAGGCTGGAAGGTCAAGTATTACAAGGGGTTGGGTACTTCGACACGTGACGAGGCACGCGAGTACTTTACGAATGTGAATGCTGTTCAGTTCACCTTTACGGATGGGTCGGATGAGTCCATCGACTTGGCGTTCAACAAGCAGCGTGCGGACGATCGCAAGCAGTGGCTTCAGACCTACAACAAGGCTGCTCTCATTCCTCCAGGCAAACAGCTACCCTATCCCGAGTTCATCAACAAGGACCTCATTCACTTCAGTCACTACAATCTCGAACGGTCGATTCCCAATGTGATGGACGGTCTGAAGACATCGCAGCGCAAGATTCTGTATGCTGCCTTTAAGCGTAACCTGACTTCAGAGATTCGTGTGGCACAGTTTGCGGGTTACGTCTCCGAGCATACCGGTTACCATCATGGCGAAGCGTCTCTGACCGAAGCCATCATTGGTATGGCACAGGATTTCGTGGGTGCCAACAACATCCCGTGGTTGGTGCCGCAGGGACAGTTTGGAACACGATTGCTGGGTGGCGAAGACAGCGCAAGTCCCAGGTATATTCACACCTATCTCCAGCCGCGCATTCGCAAGATTGTGCCGGACGCAGACTTTACAGTTCTCACGTATCGAGATGATGATGGATTACCGGTTGAACCTGAATGGTATGCGCCCGTGTTACCGATGCTCCTGGTGAATGGAGCACGTGGTATTGGCACTGGGTATTCGACCTACATTCCGCCATGTAATCCGAAGGTGCTCAAGGAGACTCTCAAGAAATGGCTACATGGAGACGAATCAGTTCTCTCCGACCCGATTGTGCCGCATTTCGAGGGATTCAAGGGAAGTATGGCAGCAGATGGAACGGTTGTGGGATGCTACAAAAAGGAAAAGGATGAGTTTGTGGTGACCGAGTTACCACCTGGGACATGGACGGCCAAGTATCGTGAGTTCCTCGAGAAGGAGCTTACCGAGGGTCGTATCAAGGACTTTGTGGATACCTCGACCGATGTGACGGTCAACATCCGGATTCGTGGAATGGATGAGAAGGCACTTCAAAAGTCGCTGACCGACCGCATCAAGACCACCAATATGCATGCCTTTAATGCGAAGGGCGTCATCACCAAGTATGCGACACTCAACGATATTCTGCGCGAGTATGCGACCACCCGATTGGAACTCTACGAGAAGCGTCGCCAACACCAGATCCAGGCGCTCCACAATGAACTTCCGTATCACGAGAATGTGATGCGGTTCATTGAGGACCAAATCTCCGATGCGCCGAAGATTGACTTGCGTCGACAGTCCAAGGCAGATTGTGATCGACTGCTTTCAGGTGGATCTTACGTAAAGATCGATGATTCCTTCGAGTACATCTTGAAGCTACCCGTTTCATCCTTCACGGCAGAGGCCATTCTGAAGCATCGCACCAAACTGTCAGCCTTGCGTTCGGAGATTGAGACACTCCAAAAGACAAACGCACGCACAATGTGGCTCGCCGATTTACAACAAGTATAAGTAAGAGAGGCATGGATGACTATCAACGCATTATGATGGCCGAGCAGGCAGCCGCTCGGACCAATTATTCTTACAACCCACGCGAGATGTTTGAACGGTCTCGTTTTTCCACGACACGAACCATCGAACCCTTCAATGGAACAAAACCGACCAATATTCCCGAGGTCAATGCGTCTGATTATACCGATATCCCAGTGGGATCACGGTCAGACCCGAGCATCGTACAGGCATCCCCCAAGACCATGCCTTCGAAACGGTACGTCATCATTGACACATCTCAACGTGATTGGGTGAAGCAGCCCAACCCGTATACGAACTTGGTCTACTCTTTCGGAAGTCAAGCGATTTCTCCATCCAATCCACCGGTCTACACCAACAACCCCTTTGTCCCAACCTTCGCAGTAGAACAGAGTTTGCTTCCTGCTCCAATCCCCGGTGTTCCGAATGTGACGGGTTGGACACTTCCTGCTGCTCTTGCGCAGACCACTTCAAACGTTCCGTATCCTCCTTACAATTCGTCATTGACCAAAGGGAACTTTATCGCATACGATACGGGCTATACGATCCAACCCTCGGGGTCTGGGTTCGGAAGTGTCTTTACGCCTTGTAACGTCCAATCCATTCGATTGGTGCGCGCCGTGTTGCCGCAACGTCAGTTTCTAACCATTCCAATTGATCCTTCCGCCAACAGCCCCGACTATGCCTTGTCTCAGTACATTCAGAGTAACATCATCGGTCGTCCTTTTTCGACCTTCACAACCTACCCGTATTTGCTCCTCTATCTCAATGAGTATTTTGGGCAATACGTTGGAGGCAACGAACCAATGCGCCGATCCTTCTCCGTCATGACGCAAAAGCAACGATCTCAGATTGATTTCCAGAATACAGTGGGTGCCCAACAATATGACTACGAGCCGTGGGGTGAAGAAGCACTTCGACTCCAGAGTCCGATTACCAATCTTCAGCGATTGGCGATTACTGTGACGGATCCGATTGGGACGAACTTTACACAAAACGATAACTTGACAATTTCACTCATGCAGTCAACGTGTAACGGAATGTATATCAATTGCTTCACAAGTTCCTTTCAGTATTTCAGCAGCAATGAAATGCGTGTGGGTGATCGTGTGACCTTCTACTCGAATACCATTTCAGATATGCTCAAGTCTCCTATTTTGAATGCCCTTAACTCGCAAAAGAAGGTCTTTGTCACTGCGCTGTCCAATCAGACGTTCCCGGTCTTACAACTGCTCGATTACGTCCCAGATTCCAACGGTATCTATGTGCCTCGTGATGTTTCGCGATCGCTTCCGTTTGTGTCTTCGTACAACGGATTTGTGATTCCGAATTTCGTGACAATCGGACTCGATGGCACTGCGACGCCGACCTATCCAAATTCAATTGACCCCGTGACATCCAACATCGTAGAGCCAAACGTATTGGTAGGCTCCAATTTAGCGTTCTTGAATGTGACATTACAGCCTGTATATACCCTTGAAATTGAGACACTCCAACCCGATACCGGACAGATTGGAGGAACCATCGTGATGTAAATTGTCTTGTCACATCACAAATGGCGTGGTGGCTCAACTACAATGTCCCAAGTCTAGCAGATTTTTACACTCAGACGGCAATTCCGAATGCTCCCAAGCATACCGGTCGGTTGCCGTTGTCAGACCAAGACTCTCAACTTCCCATTCCTCCAGCGATGTTGTTTGCTCCGGAACCGTACATGATTCCGAACCGTGTGGCAGAGAAAATTCATTATCGTCAAATGGAAAACACACTCAATACCAAGTTCTTCAGCGAAGAGAACATCGACCGTCTCCAACGCGAGATTCAGGCGACTGTCAAGCAGATGGTGAATGCGGATATCGACCGTCAGAGCGATGTGGATTTGAAACTCGTCATGCGCAGTTATTACCTTCAGTATGCGCGCAACAATCCGAATACCGTCAACGAAGAGCTCGAGGAACTTAATAAGCGTGTGGTCAATTTTTGCGCGAATCGTATTGCCGTTGAAGTAGAAGCCTATCGGTACTACCGCAAGGATATCCTTGACTTCCCTGCTCCGATTGCCAATCCCATTGATACCCATATCTATGGCACGCGTACAGGTGAGCTCAAGAGTTTCTTTTGAAGCAGTAATGAGTCTGGTCATCTTTCAAGACAAGACGTTTTTAGGATATAAGCAAACCTGGTTTGTATGGGAACCTGCGTGGGAATCGTTTCGCCCCATTCGGTCTGTGTCTTGGACCGGAACTCGATTTCAAATCGATGAGCGAGGCTATTGTGATGACCCTGTGTCGGAACTCTACGGGTATGCGAGCCCTCAGATGAAGCAAGTCTGCGAGACTCTGACCGAAACGTATGGACCAAAAGTCGGAACCGCAACTCCTATTTCAACCCCCGAGATTGGACCTATGACATGGTTTTTCGACCGACGTGTGTCTCTGTCTCCTTGCGCAGACCGTGATAAGGAATCTTGGAAGCGGATGTGCCGGGGTCGGAAACGCACATGTCGTCGAGGAAATGCGGAGAAGTTTACAAGACGGAAACGTATTCATTGATAAATGCGTATTAACATCATTGGGAACTTAAGAAAGAATACGGGTGTCTCGCAAGATATCCATATTCTACATGGACTGATTTCGCATGTCTTTGGTCAGGAGACACAAATCCGTCATATTCCGTCCTATTATCCGCAGTGCCCAGAGGCTGAGATCAACTTCTTTATCGAGGTGATCAATCCTTGCCTCTTCTTCTATGCGTCCAAGAACATCTGGATTCCCAATCCGGAGTGGACCTACAAGACCTGGCAACCATACGCGGAGATGGTCGATGAGATTTGGGTCAAGACGCATGAGGCAGAGAAGCTGTTTCGCGAATGGACGGACAAGGTTCGGTATATCGGTTGGACGTCCATCGATAAGGTCCAACCTGAGAAGAAGGATTACAACAAGGCCATTGTTCCAGTGGGCAAAAACATCTGGCGCAATCCGAAACCGATTATTCAGGCATACATGCGGATTCAACAGACGATTCCGACGTTGTATCAGGCACTCCCCGAACTCCATATCGTTCACATGCCGGAAGCTGTTCCAGTACCTCCTCTTCCAGAGACAGTCAAGGGAAAGATTGTTCTACACTCGGAAGTCATGAAGGAAGAGGACTATGACCGGTTGTTACAAGAGTGTGGATTGTGTATCTGTATGTCAGCTGCTGAAGGATTTGGTCATGCGGTTAATGAAGCCATGTCGACCGGTTGTAACCTCATTCTGTCTCCTATCGATGCCTTTCGTGAAATCGTCAAGCACTGCTGGTGGGTTTCGAACAGCAAAGTGACGCCTCATCCTCAGTGCCTTGGAAATCTGGAAGATATCGAAATTGCGTCTCTTGTCGAATCTCTTCAACTCTACTGCTCGTCCAAGTATCTCGAACGCAAGCGGAATACCAAGACATCCCGCGAGCAATACGAAGAGCGTCACCAGAGCTTCATTAAACGGATGACGGAGATTCTGTCCGAAATGAAAGAAACTGAGACGTATTCCATCAAGGACCGACTCCCAAAGGAAGAGGACATGCCCAGTGTGTCTGTGATTACGATTACCAAAGACAGGCGGGCATTCATTCCTCTTGCGAAATACTGCTTCCTCGCACAAGGGTATCCGGAAGAGAAGCTCGAGTGGGTGATTGTGGACGATGGACTCGATCAAATTAAGGATTTGGTGTCGGATCTTCCGAATGTCAAATATGTACTGTCGGATTCTCCTCTGACGATTGGGGCCAAGCGTAATCTGGGAGTGGAGAAAGCATCTCACGATATTCTGGTGTTTCTGGATGACGACGACGTTTACCCCAACAACAGTATCGTGACGCGCGTAGCCTATATGTCAGCCGAACCCCGGAAACAGTGTGTGTTCTCCACGACCATCCCTTGCTATGATGTCCATGAAACCAAGTCATTTATGAATGTTCCTCCTATTACGCTCCCAATGAGTGAACGAGTCTCCGAGGCAACACTTTGCTTTACGCGAGCCTTTTGGGAGGCACGCAAATTCCCTGACCAACAGATCGCAGAAGGTGGCGCATTCATTCGCGGTCGCGAACAAATGTGTCGGGAGTTGTCTCCCCAAGACTTGATTGTCAGTTTGGTCCATAAGAAAAATACATCGTCACGCAAGGCACCGGCAGGAATGGAATCGAATGGATGCCATTACGGATTTGCGGATGAACTCTTTACATTGGTCTCGGAGATCGGATCATCCATTTAAAACAAAGACTACCTACAATTGTATGACGCGTTGGTATTTGTGCGAGTTGTACCCAACAGCAAACAAGTGGTCGTGTCGGCGTACACCCATGGAATACGCATTAGACCCGATTCGTGGTTTCAATTCGGGTCACCTAACGAAAGCAGTTTCCATTTCATCTTGGTTTCCTCAGTTTTTTGATACATGGATTATACGTGAATCTCTTCGTCCAAGGATTACGTTTGGGTCGGATTACTTTTAAGAGCGACGACGAGAGTGACGGCGGGTCTTCTTGCTGCCACGGCGGTGACGACGACCGGCGGTCATACCTTCCTCGCCAGTTGCGCCCTGAACTTCGCCGCCCTTCTTGATCATCTTCACGACCTTGGAAGGACCCATCTTCTTCAGCATCTTCAAGACCTTCTTGGAGAGCTTGCGGGACTTGCGCTTGCCACCGGCCAGCGCGGGGGTGATAACAGAACCACCCTTCATTTCAGTGACTGCGGCAGCAGTCTGGACACCACCCTTAGGAGTATCAGGAACAACAACGGCGCTAGGAGCAGGAGTAGTCGACATTTGTTTGTCTATTGGCGGATAGAAAAATCAACCGCGGGGTTTATTCCATATCGCCACCACCCACCTTGAGGTGCGCCTTCTTCACACGGCGCGACAAGGCGGCCTTCTTGCCGGTTGTCTTCAAACCAGCCTTCTTCAAGGCACGCTTCATTGCCTTCACAGTCACGCGGTGACGACGAGCGCCCTTGATCGGAGTTGCGGTTCCAGTGTCCATTTGTTTGCTTTCTACGCCAGAAAATTACGCAGAGCACGTCAGACAGGCAGGGGGTTCGACTGTGAATTGCTGGGCCTTGGCGACTGCCTTGGTTCGCAGATAGTAACATCCCGTCTTCAATCCCTTCTTCCACGCATACATGTGCATGGACGACAGCTTGGAATAGGTGGGCTCGGCAACAAACAAATTGAGACTCTGCGACTGGCAAATGAAGGGCGCCCGGTCGGCTGCTAGGTTAATCACGGTCTTCATCGGAATCTCCCACGAGGTTCGATACAGGTCACGCAGTTCACTGGGAATCTCGGGAATACTCTGGATCGACCCATTGTTGGCAATAATCTGGCTTCGAATATCACTGGTCCAAAGGCTACGACTCACCAAATCCTCTACGAGATACTTGTTGATGACAATGAATTCACCTGACAAGACGCGACGGGTGTACATGTTGTTGGTAAAAGGCTCGATACATTCATTGTTGCCAAGAATCTGAGACGTCGAGGCAGTCGGCATAGGCGCAATCAGAAGACTGTTCCGAATACCTTCCATCTTCACTCTCTCGCGCAGATTTTCCCAATCAAGATACGGTGTCTGTGTGGGCGTCTGTCCCCACAAGTCAAACTGAAACTTCCCTTGCGACATGGGTGAACCCTCAAAGGACGGATACGAACCCTGAATCTCATGCCGTGCGTGATTATAGAACATCACATCGGGGTCGATGGCTCGGTTCACAGATGACTCAACCGCAGCATAGTAGATGTTCTCAAAAATCTCGCGATTGAGATTGGCTGCCTTGTCGGATGTCCAAGGAAGACGCAAAAGGGCAAACACATCTGCCAGTCCTTGTACGCCCAACCCCACAGGACGATGACGCATATTGGAACGCTTCGTCTCTACGGTTGGGTAGAAGTTCTTGTCGATCACGATGTCGAGGTTTCGGATGAGGATTCGAGTATAGTTGCGCAAGCTTTCAAAATCAAACCGGCCGTCGCGCACGAAGCGAGGGAGAGCCAAAGATCCGAGGTTACAGACTGCGGTTTCATCGGGTGAGGAGTACTCCATGATTTCCGTACATAGATTGGAACTCTTAATGGTCCCGACATTCTGCTGATTGCTCTTTGTATTGGCAGCATCCTTATAACATAAATACGGAGTTCCTGTTTGAATCTGTGCGTCGAGAATCATTGACCACAACTTCTTGGCGGGAACCTGACGGCGGTACTTCTTCTCAGTCTCATACTTGCTATACAGTGTCTCAAATGCCTCACCATAGACCTCATCCAATCCAGGACACTCGTTCGGGCACATGAGAGACCACATTCCATCCTCCTCCACACGCTTCATAAACAGATCAGGAATCCACAAGCCGTAGAAGAGATCACGCGCGCGCTCATCCTCATTCCCGGTATTGAGCTTAAGGCGCAAGAAATCCTCGATATCCGCATGCCAGGGTTCGAGATAGATGGCGAAGGACCCATTGCGTTTGCCACCTTGATTCACATACTTGGCCGTGTCGTTGAACACCTTGAGCATCGGCACAATTCCGGTGGACTTGCCATTGGTTCCCTTGATAGCACTGTCACGGGCACGAATGTTGTGAATGGACAATCCAATTCCACCGGCCCACTTGGAAATCTGCGCACAGTCACCGAGCGTCTTGTAGATACCCTGAATAGAGTCATCGGACATATTGACCAAAAAGCAAGAACTCAGTTGCGGGTGCGTTGTCCCTGCGTTGAACAGCGTGGGAGTCGCATGAATGAAATAGCCTTGTGACAGAGCATCGTAGGTCTCCTTCACCTTTTCGACATTGTCTCCGTGGAGCTGAATCGATACACGCATCCACATGTGCTGCGGGCGTTCCCATACGCGGCCATCCCGACGACGGAGCAAGTATCCGTTCTCGAGGGTCTTGAATCCGAAATAGTCAAACATAAAGTCACGCGAATAGTCGATCAGGGTTTCGAACTTGGGATTCAAGGCAACCCGCTGGTACTCTTCACTCACAATGTCCTCGTCAAAGAGAACTTGCGCAGAATCGACAAGTTTCTCAGGCGTATTCTTCTGGTGGTTATCAATCACAATCCGAGCTGCGAGTTTCCCGTAGTTCGGATGGTGGCGAGCTTGCATCATAGCGCATGTCTCTGCCGCAAAGGTGTCGAGTTCGGATGTTTTGATACCGTCGGAGATTTGAGTACAAACCTTTTGTGCCACGAGGTCGGGATTCACGTGGTCAAGGCCCACTGCGAGCCCTTGGATCCTTTTTAAGACTTGGTCGAAGCTTACCGGCTCACGAGTTCCATTGCGCTTTGTGACGTAGATATGGTCAGACATCTGAGATACTCTATCCATGTGGGTTACCTGTAAATATAACAGCGAAAAAAGCTTATGTTTCCATCTTCACGTCAATATGCATCGACTCCAGTTCCTGCGTGAAGAGCGCCATGGAATAGGGAACATCCAGCGTATCCCGAGAGACATCGAACCGTCCTTCTTCCTTGTTGAACTGAATGGTAGCTCCATCGGATCGTTCCATCATGGACTCGGTCAGAAACTTCATCATACCGTGTGAAATCAAGGCATCACGCTCCATCTCACCGATACGCAACCCACCTTCATCTCCACGACCTTGTGTGGGCTGGTGGGTGAGCAACGTCATCGGTCCTGTGTTACGGTAGTTAATCTTGTCTTCGACCATGTGCTTCAGCCTCTGGTAATAGATAGGACCCATGAAGATGAGTGACTCCATCATTTCACCGGTTTGGCCGTTGTACAGAATCTCATTGCCGTATGGTTCGAACCCACGTGCAATCATCGCATTGCGAATGTCTTGGACACGATTGTTGACCGTGAAGGGTGTCGCATCCACCAAGCTTCCGAGATGAAGACCCAGCTTATTCGAGATGGTCTCGAGAAACTGACCCACCGTCATACGTGTCGGAATACCGTGGGGATTGAAAATGATATCCGGTTTCATTCCAGTTCCCGTAAAGGGCATATCCTCTTCGGGCGTAATCATACCAATAGTGCCTTTCTGACTGTGACGCGAGGCCATCTTGTCGCCAATGGTCGGAACACGCTCTTCCGCAATACGAATCTTGACACCTCGCAATCCTTCTGCGGTTTGGTAGCGATAGACGGCATCGATACGTCCATGCTGTCCGCGCTTCGGCTTGACCGAAACATCGCTGTAACCCGTAACTTGGCCTGTTGGGCTTCGAATGGGAGACAACATACCCACAAGAGTTGTCTTGTCATCCACAATCGAATTGACTTTGATAATGCCATCTGCGTCGAGGAGTTCGTAATTCCATCCCTCCTTGCGCTTGACAGATTCATCGCGCAACGGATTCTTGATTTCCGTGTGAATCGGAATCGTGAATTCATCTTTCCCTGGAATCTTCGTCGCCATCTCAAGCGCCTCTTCTTGGATGTCATAACTGTGGTAATACATGGTCCGGTACATGCCGCGCTTCAACGAAGCCTGGTTGATGATGACGGAATCCTCCTGATTGTGCCCACCATAGATCGTAAAGGCAACGATGGCGTTCTCGCCATACCCAAGGCAACCACCGGCTCCCATCATTTCACTGTAAATCCACGTCTGGGACAACGGACGCTGGGGACACATGGCCATCATTGAAATGGTATCGAACCGCTTCATGTAGTTGGTGTGGTACCAAGACGCAGCCTGTTTCTGCTGTGCGATAGAAAACACCGATCGAGGACCCGGGTTGTGGTCGGGATACGGGACAAGGTTCGCAATCGCAGACAGATTGAAGGACATGTGGATTTCCGAAGGTTTAATCGGGTGAAACGGTTCGAGAGACAGACGCAAACAATCAGTCTCCGAAGCATCAATGAAATCCAGATGATCGGCAATCGCGTTCCAGGTCTTTGCCTTTCGAATGGCTTCGGGGTCTGTGCCTTCCCGATAGACTGGACGAATCGGACGACCTGCGTCGCAATAGATGGCATATTCGTTGTTGACACGTTTCCAACCAAGCGTGACACCAATCGGCAATCGTCCATCTCGACGCGCCTTGAGAAGAAGAGTGTGTAAGTCTTCCGTGTTTCCAATACAAGCTCCTACCAAGTCTGAATTGAGAAAGACTTTGGTCCATTCAGGTCTCCAAGTCGTCGGATGAATATCTTCGGTAAAGCGAATCAATCCAACCTCACGCAACAACGTCTTGACCTCTGCGGATGGAAAGGCGGTCGTCACCCTCGCCAACACCGTCAGCGACTTCTTGTAACCAATATCGGACCCGTCAGGCGAATCAATGGGACACATCAACCCAACCTGAGACGCATAGTAGCGACGCGGAGGCGCAGTTGACGTCGACTTGTCAATTTGAAGGTCTGTCTTGCGCAAATGGTGAATGACTGACATGTAACTGGGGCGTGCGAGTTCCTGTGCGATACCGGCACGGTCTCCCCACATTCCCTTGAAGGACTTGAGATAGCCGTTGAGTAACATGAACTTCCTCCAGAAATACGTAATGTTCTCGGCTTCCAGAATGTTGACGAGTGCCTTGTCTCGAAACTCGGCCACACGATAGGTGTGACGCTTGTCCAACCGAACCAACATCTCATCCCGCAACTCACGATACATGCGACGGAATTCTTCAAACATCAAGACACCTGATGTCTTCAAACGCTTGAACTGCATATTGTCGCGGTCTGAAGGAGCCCGGCGGTCGAGCGCCACATCAATGGACATCTTGAGCATATGACCGAGGAGATACGCCTTGCGACGGAACAGGGCACCGGTATCCTCTCGGCTTCCTTCCACATGAGAAAACAAGAGTTCGTGCATTGCCACCACCACTTCGAACTTGGACTTGTTACGTGCCTGCGATGACAAAATCTCGAGGTCGGTTGTCTCTGCCTTGTACAGGTATTTCTCATGGGACAGAACAATCTGTTGAAAGATGTCGTCGTAAAAGACGCGGTCTTTATCAGCCACTCCCGCAAGAACGATATTGTAAAGATCACGGTCTGACGTCACACCCAGTGCGCGGAAGACACTGAGCACGGGAACGGGTTGTTGGAATCCAGGAATCTGAATCATCACCAACCGATTGTCACGACCGAGATTGCCCTTCATCTCTTCCAACGGATATTCACGCGCAGGTTGACCTGGGAGTTTGATGCGCCCAATCATATCCGCAGGTAACGTCAAGAAATGCGAATACGGACCCCGCGCACCATCCTCCGAGAACGTGCGAATGCCCGTGTAATACTCTTGGTGCTCTTCGTAGGTAGCGTCCTCTCCGAGTGCGGCATCCTTCATTTCCATTGCGATGGGTGTTTCCTTCTCGATGGCAGACTTGAGTGTGCCTTTGGGTGCCTTGCGTTTCCGCTCACCCGCATAGAACATATTGTTTCCAAGGAGCTCTTGTGTCAGAAGAACCTTCTCCGACCCGTCGATAATAAAATAGCCGCCCATCTCGTATTTACATTCACCAATTTCGTAACCATCGATGGCAGACAGATAACACAACCGACTGCGCAGCATCAATGGAATCTTACCCAACAACACATTGGGGAATTTCTTGGTTGACTTGCTTCCATCACTAAATTCAAATTCGGCTTCAATATCGGCGAAGAGCGAGAACGCATACGTCTTATTGTCCAATCGACACGCATGAGGAACAATGATGGACCCATCGTCTTCTTGCGGAGATTCATACCGCAGAGCTGTCCCGTCGCGTCCTCCGATATAGATACGAATGAAGCGACTGTCAGGCAGCGCAAGTTCAAAAGGATTCGATGCTTTGATAAACCCTGGGATTCCCACATCGAGGAAATCGTTGAACGAATCCCGATGGTGCTGAATCAATGGGAACTTTGTGTCTGTAAAAAGTGTATGTAGCAAGTGACGTGGAATGTCCATTATCTTGTTTCCAGTAATCATTTTCTCTGGGCATACGAAGACAAGGTATGTGGAGTGAAACACGACGACCGGAATATATCGACGATGTCGTTGGCCACGCCGATGTCAAGGCATGCCTTCGCGAGTATTTAACAACGAAACCCTATGAAAAGGTGATTTTGCTTCATGGTCCTCCAGGAATCGGAAAGACCACGATTGCGCTTGCGTCTGTTCGGTCCTTTGGATTGGAACCGCTCGAAATCAATGCGAGTCAATCGATGCGGAGTTTTGGAGACGTCGATCAATTAGTTCAATCGTGTCGGCATACACGGAGCATTACGTCTCTCTTACGAGGCGACCAAAAGCCCATGTGTTTGATACTGGATGAAATCGATGGATCGGATCCTCACGCCCAGCGGAAATTAGCAGAATGGATGACAAGTGAAGACCGAAAGCTTCCAGTTCTCTTAACTTGTAATGAGGTGCCACGTGTCTTCAAACAAAAAGAAGGAGTTGTTGTGGTTCGGTGTTATCCACCCAAACCAAGCGACCTTGCTACAATGTTTCCGAAACAAGACGTTCCGAAACTCGCCAAACGATTCAAGCACGATGTTCGACGTATCCTCCAATTTCTTCAATATGGGGAATCTGATGTGCTTCCATCTGCCACGCTCCCCACAGAATGTAGTCCAGAAGTGATGTACATTCTCAAACAGAAAATGTGGATCGAAAGAGATCCCATTGTACAGGCCATTTCATCCGAAACATCATCCGCCCATTCGCGTCGTTAAGAATCTCGGCTTTATAGACTTGTGGCCGTTCCAGAAGATCGGACTTGTTCACGGTATTGTGCGCATGTCCCATGACAACAATGACTTGTTCGGTAGGAACCTGAATCATCTTGGCTGTCCATTCTTTTGTAAAACTCAATTCTTCCCCGCGTGTCTTCTCGGGATTGAATCGATTGGACTGTGCGTACTTCTTGCGAATGGTCCAGGTTGCAGCAGTCGCATGATGGTCATGAAACGGCCCTGTCGTCATCAACACGTTCTCCTTCGTGAGAAGCAAATACATCTTGCTAGACCCTGCGATGTCACCATCCGGGTTCTGGACAAGTGCTTCGATGCCCGAGGAAATACGGGTCGGTGGATAATAATCGTCATCATCCCAAAACACAATGAAATCAGCCTCTTGTTCGAGCGCGAGGTCAAGACATCGATTCCGTAACCACCCAATGGGTTTGGTCTCTGCGACTTGCTCGTAATAGACCATCTGATTCTCTTTCGCAACCGACCAATCTTGGTCCGGGACATCCGAATTATCCAACACAATCCAGAGAGCAGGTTTCAGAATTTGGCTGTCCATACATGCCTTGGAAAAAGCATAGCTCCAGCGCCTATTCTTCGTCGGTGTGCACACGATGACTTTCATCTATTTGAATACCACTCACATCTCGTAGGTCATTTATCGAGGTATTTAAGAGAGTGCTGAGCGTCTGTCCTTGATGAGGAGTCGTGCTCCAAACAAACTCGCGGCGAGGCGGAGGCGCTTCGCGAACATCATGACGACACATAGGACAGCGAGGATTCATAGTAAACCATTGCTGAATACATTGGTCGTGAAAACAGTGTCCACATCCACGAATCCGAGTGGCACATGTCACATTCTCCTGACAAATCGAACAGACTGTCTCCGTGACGCCCACATGACGGTCAACGCCCGCGTCGATCTGTGTACGCGTCGGGGCAATGGGGACAGGATCGAAGAACGCGGCATTGCCACTGACATCCAATGGGAAATTGAGAACCATGCGAGTTGTTGTTGCTGCGGGAGGAGCCGCACGCATCTGATCACGTAAGGTATTGAGGGCAATATTGGTATTTCGCATATGCATCGAAATCAAGGCATCCCGACTCTGTCCTCCTAAGAAACGAACACCATTGAAAAAGGTGCGGTCGGATTCCATGATGTCGTGGAGCACATCAAGGACCGTGTTTTCTTCGTAGAATTCGTCGTCCATATATTTGTTAGACAAACCTACTTCTTAAGCTGCTTGAAGTATCCATCAAGAGGACCTTGCGTGTTTTTGCGAATGAGCTTCACCATCGGAGCACTCTTGAGGAACATCAGACCATCGAGCTGCTTCTCCTTTTTTCCAAGCACTGCGAGAGTGGCTTCTTCGTCATCATTCAGCTTCTCGAATGCTTCCTTGTAGAGTGTCCCATAACTCGGACGACGCGGTGCTTCGTATCCATCCAGCTGTTCAATACACAAGGCAAACAACTGGGCCACGGGATTCTGAATCTGATTGGTGATGTAGAACTGGGTATCTGGTGTCAATCCTTGCTTGCGCACGTAATCCAGATGTTCGATCCGATCACCCTGCTTGGCTGCGCTCTTGTTCTCCGCGACGTAGATGTACGGAATACGGTCACCCACCTTCGGAGCTGTTCCAGGGTCACGACGAGCCATGCGGTCGGCAAGAACACGATGGGCAATCTGCTCCGGATTCTTGTAGTCATCCCGCAAGCTCTTCGTCACAATGAACTTTTCGAGCGGGACGCGGTTTTCGAGAACACGGATAAGCATCTCATTCACGAATGCTTGCGCTTTTCGAACATCCTTCTCCTGTAGTAAGACATCCAACGCTCCACCAAAGACATCCTTGACAATCGGAGCATTATCTCGTCGCTTCAAAACAATCCCCATGCTTTTGCGCTTGGGTTTGGCGGTCGCATCTTCTTCGTACATCATACCAACGTAGCGTTTCCGGCAGAAGAGGATGAAGGGGTAGAACGTTTTCTCATATGCGATCTTGTATGGGCGACGACATTGCTCGGTGATGCGCTTTCCGGCGGCGATTCCAAGTCGAATAGACTCGGCGAGGTCTTTGGTGGGGAACTTGATGAAGATGGAGTCGGTGTCACCGTAGACGACTTCTCCTCCGAATTCGGTTTCGGTAATGGACTTGGCGAGGAAGAGTGCCTTACGTCCAGCGGCGGTAGTGCATGCGGCAACGCATAACCTCCGAATCGGCGAGGTTCGGGATCCTGTCTGACCGTAGACAGAGTTTGCGACAACCTTGTAAGCCAGTTGTAAGCCGTTAAAGACAGAACGTTGTGCTTCATCATATTGTAAGTCCTCCATCTTTTCTTTGAACTCTTTCCTCTTCTTGAGCAGAATGTCGAGTGTTTTGGGAAGCACACCAACGGTCATGGGATTGTTTGGTTGTGCCTGAGCATAGGTACAGATTGTCTTACCCACGACATTGCCCTTCTCGTCCTTGTTATCATATTCAATGTCATCCAGAATGTACCCCTTTGCCTCGAGCTCCTCGAACTTATCCTTGGTATATCCTTCGCAACTGAGACGATGACCATCTGCGTCGAACGACCGAACTGAGACCACGGTATCCGGAGACAGATTGTAGGCAATCATGTTGGTCGGATACAAACTATTGAAATCCAGAACGGAGATCGGTTGATCGAGATACATCCCAATCTTTGGGCTAATCACAATCGCGCCTTCGTATCCCGTATCATCCTCGAGTGCCTCTTGCGTTTGGATGATTTGGTCACGCTGACTGGCGTAATACACCACAGCGCTGAAGATTTTGATACCCTGACCACGTCGAAGCACATACTCCATCGGCACCTTACACACATCTGCCATACCACGCGCGTTGACGATGGTATCGAGCTTGGCCATGAGCGTCAACACCAAGTCACAATCCTGAATGCAGTACTTGGCAATGCGTGCTCGTCCTGCGGGACCACCATGCGCATGGAGACGGAACAACTCATGCGGTTCCACATCGTCCTTGGTAAAGGTCCATTCGAGAGACTTGCGTTCCTTCTCGGTCAGGTCTTCGAAGAGTCCATCCGGGGCCTGAATCGTGAAAGACTTGCTAGATACAGAGGTAACAACAAACTTATCACCCTCTCGGTAGGGGTCCGTTGTGTTTCCCACAACGTCAAACCGGATATAGTTCCCAGCGCGCAACCCACGAGTAGATTTCGTCGTGACTGTGGATGTCGAAGGCTCGTAACCCACGACCTTATCGCGTAGAAAGACCGAGGCAACATTGTCCAACTTGAAACTATCGAGAGAATGTTCGCGGCGCATATTCAGGAGCAAGTCCAGTCCCAATCGACCACGCAGAGACAGAAACCGCAAGTCATACTTGCCTGACGCCAACTCGAACTTCTTGGTCTCGAAACTCTTTTCACCAAACTCGAGTTTCTTGCGAGACAGATTGAATTCTTCCAAGAGACCCAACTTCTTACAACGTCCCTCGATATACGCGTCATCAAACCCAAAGATATTGTAACCACACATGATGTCCGGACTCTCTGTGCGAATCTCTTCGGCAAACTGTGTCAGAAGCTCTCGTTCGTCGCGACACGAGACAAAGTCTACACCTTCTTCTTCTGACTCTTCCACATCTCCCACCACAAAGACCACACGACCCACGGGATCGAGCATCTTGTTGGACCACCGATAACTGATACCCATCTGAATAATCGGATCACCTGCCTCGGCACGCGGAAACAATCCAGAGTGTGAATACATCTCGAGATCGTAACAGGCTACGAGCAGTGGAATCGATGCGTCCGATGGCCGAATAGATCGGTAATCGCATTCGTAGAGGACATCCACGTAATAGGCGGGTTGGTCATTCTCATCAATCGGGTTCTCAATCTCCGTACCCTCGAACGAGAATGGGGATGCCGGTCCAATATCACATTCGTGAAAGAGTCGCAGCAATGGAGTCAAATTGCTCTCGTATTGCTGACCTTTACAGGTTCGCTTTGACGCATGAAACGCGGCGAGCGATCCACATTCCACCTTCCAAACTTCCTTTTGCTGGAGTTCATTGAAACCAGCCATTACATCATATTTCTTGACTTGCGTTGTTACGATATCTGCCATCTTGGAAATCTTCGGACTAATCAGATACGCAAACTCTTGTTCGCCTTTCCGTTCTCCGAACTTGACTTCCCACTTCTTATTGATGGTATCATGAACAGGAAGCGGACGAGGACCCGCAACGTAAAAGTAAGGCTTGAATCCAGTAATTCGAACACACGCCACCTTTCCGGTTTGCGTGCGACCATACGCTTCGATGACGTATTTCCCTTGGATATCGCGTTCGTGCCAATCACACGGTTGAAGCATTGAATTATAAGTCACCGAGACTTGGGAAAGTTCGTTTTCTACAAATAATTCTGGATTGGAGTGTAAGAGAGAATGAACCAAACAACCAACACATACGATTGGTTTTTCGCACCGACTCGTATCAAGGCGGACAAGTACCAAGAAGATACATCGGACATCGCAAGCAAGGACTCCTTGACGCGTCAGACACTCAGTCTGTCTGCTGGATGCTCGGATACGCTCAATCCGGCTGCCGCGATGGCTGATCAACCCGGTATGATTGCGATGGGTGGATATGGTCAGCCCGGAACGGGTTGTAAGGTCGATGAGAATACCGAATTGCGTTGGGGCATGGAAGGCGCCCATCGTCAAAAGGGACCCAAGCAACTGTGGGCACGTCCGTTTTCCACAACACCGTATTTGGGCGGTGGTGAGCCTGCCAAGGTGGGCGATGAAACGGGTCTGATCTTCAGCGCACCTCCCCGCGGTCGCAAGGAGAACACGACCATTATGGATCGCGCCATTCCCAATTTCTACCAGCCTTTGATTGGTATCAAGGCCTCGGAATATTCGAATCCGAAGAACTGGATTGAAGATTGGACTCGTGGCGGTGACGCAACGCGCCTGGTTCAGACAAAGCGAATTGCTGAGTAAACATAATGAAAGTCTTAATTTTCGCAAATAAGATGCCCGACTTGTGCGGTGCGTTTTTGCATGACATTGATTTAGCGATTGAACTTCAAAAACACGGCCATCAAGTCGTATTTTTGACCATCAAGATTCCCAAAGAAGGGTATGCTGGAGGAACGTGGGGAGGATTCCGGTATATGCATTACACGGCTGCCTCGTCCTTTCTCGATACAAGCGAGATTTGGATTTGTCCCCATGCCCCTGTATTGCCCGACGTGCGCAAAATCAATTCGCGCGGATACCATCGTCCTCTCTTCATTACGTGTCATTACGATGGAAACTACAATACAGTCCGCGCCAATGTCGACAACAAATGGAAGGAGATGGTTTGTTTCATCAACAAGACGATGGAACCAAATTACCGAAAGAACATTGTTCCGTGGCCGTCTTCGATTATCCGCACAGAAGTCATTCGTCCCATTATGCATCGCGACAAGATCGTGATCCCGGAGGAGTTTCATGGTGAGTCCATTACATTGGTCAATGCTAATCAAAACAAGGGCGTTCATGTCTTTATTGAACTCGCCAAGCGCATGCCAGACCGCAAGTTTTTGGGCGTGTTGCCGTATTACGGTGAGTTACAAGTCCCAACAGCTCCTTCAAATGTGACATGGGTTCCGTTCAACAATGATATTCGAAACATTCTTCGCCAGACACGGATTCTGATCGTCCCATCGTATTACGAGAGCTTTGGTCGGATTGCCGTAGAGGCAATGATTAACGGCATCCCGGTGCTCTACTCCAAACCCAATCCAAATTCCATCTATCCGGGTGGAAGTACGGAAGGAATGGAAGAGTGGATTGGAGACGCCGCGGTTTCCTGTGAACGCGAACGGCCAGAGGAATGGATACAAGCGATTCGGGATCTCGATGATGAAGACGTTTACCAAGATCGATCCGAACGGTCGAAACAACAAATCGACTCTCTTAATCTCTTTACTGAGGCAAATCGGATTGCGGGGTTGGTTGAGTCGTTTTCGAAACAGAATCCTGTTCAGATTCGGTCGTCGATGGAGATTGCTGAGCGGTCTCAGAATGGGGTGTCTGTACAGCAGGAGGCGCCGCGTCTTCGAGAGCCTTTGCGTCAGGTTGGTTTCGGATTTGCGAATGGGCGACTGAAAATACAGCGTTAACTTTATCTTGAAGCCAACGCCCTCGTTCGCATAAAGCCTTCTGTTCTTCCGACAATCCAGTGTCGACAACCGGCTTATTGGGAATGAACTTGTCTCCTTGTGTCGGAGGTTTCTTGAGAAGCATATCCACTGCTTCGACGATATCTCCTTTCGCCTTTATGATCGCAAAGATAGCCTCTACATCCCTACATCCAGTTAACTCCATCACGGTCTTGTATTGAGCAACCGCTTCTACAGGTCCATGCGAAATCACCCAGTTCTCTTCGTCGTCACACATCTTTTCTATCTCCAAGTGTAATAGACGAAAATGCGTTTTATCGAAGACTTGTGCCAACCCGCGCTCCTGTATTTGCTTTTCTTAGTGGTCCAACTTGGACTGGATGCCTCTCTCGGTCTCTGGGCAACGCTTGTCATTAAGGTTATCGTTGGTCTCTCTGTGGTTGTGGTTCTCGATATGTTCTGTGGCGTGGGATTGGGTGTTGTCTCTTGGTTCCTTGTGGCGGCTCCCTTCATCATCACTGCCCTCGCCACTGCGATCTCGATGGGAACCAACTTTGATGCGCATATGCTCTCTGGTTTCCGCGAGACGTTTTATGACAAAAAGGCGAAAACGAATGAACTGCCCGACGACTCGAATGCTCTCACCCAGTACGAATGAATATCGCAATTGAAATCCTCCGTTACGTAACCATCGCGTATACTTACGCGTCTAAGCTCTGGAATTGGTTCTGGGGCCCGAATCGTGCTGATGTTCCGGTGCGCCGCTACTTTCTCTCGGATGAGGATGAATTTGATGAAACCTATACACGTGTCCCTGAAGATGCTGTCTACGTGGAAGAGTGGGTTGAGGACAACCGCAAACGATGTGTCGTCCGGTATGAAGGCGAAGAGATTCCCAAGTCATGGGTGTTGACCCCGTTTGACCTAACTCCGAGATGTCCTTGGATTTGGGTCGGTGACAAGGAGACAGAAATCGACTTGACAAAAACATTCAACAAGTTCTTGGTGGTTGGCAATCGTATCGAGCTTGCGCTTGTTCTCAAGCTCATTCATGTGACAGACCGCACCAATCTCATCTACATTGAAAAAGGAACGTTTGAAGAGCGCAAATTTCCAGGAGACGGCATAACAATAGAAGAGGATGAAAACCCCCTTTCAGATAGCTGAGCGTTACATTCAACTTCGTAAACAATACGCCCCCAAGTTTTGGGGCGACCTCATCATTCTTATCAACAGTATGGTCATCACACCGTTGATAACAATCTTTTTGCTTTTGACCCATAATACGAGTTTCTTGTCGGTTCTGTCGGCTGGCAGCGGAGCTCTTCAATCTTGGCGCGGATGGATAGAGTACAATGATTTACGCTTTGAAGTCCAACGCATGTATCTTCGAACGATGCAGCTCGGTGGTCCGTTTATTACGACGAATGATACGACCTATATGCCGTATGTGTTTGCGGACGCGGTTATGAGAGCTTGACAACGTCATTCGGAATTTGGTTGCTTCCACTCACATCCTCAAACCCGCCCATCCCACGCGCAACACCGGCACCTGTAAACCCATAAACTCCTTTTGTGGAAGGCAAATAATCTGCACCACCACGCATCTTACGACGGCGGGAGACCTTGCGGCTCTTCTTCGCCTTCTTTGCCTTCTTGGACTTGCGACGACGACGTCCACCTTGTTCGGACTCCATTCCTGAAGGGGGAGTAGAAGTCGATGGTTCACCTTCGCTTCCAGTTTCTTCAACTTTGGGTTCTTCAACTTCTTCAGATTCAGGGTCAACACCACCCCGACGTGCGCGACGACGACGGGAGACCTTGCGGGACTTCCTGCGACGACCACCCGTATAAGTATCATATTTGTCTGGAGGACTTATTAGTCCAGTTGCAGAATCGGCACCGGCATTTCGAACCGCGTTCCACTGCATTGCCCCCGGAGCAATAGCACCAGCTGCACCATAAAAATTACCACCGCGCATCTTACGCGTGCGCTTACGAGAACCTCCACATGTACCTGTGCTCATTTATTCATCCGCAGGAAGAAATACCCCGACGCTGCCAGGTTTGAAATCGTACCATTCCGTTCCCCGTACTGGAATTCCGTCGGGAACTTCGTCTGTTGTAATCAACGCAGTCAAGTCGTGCTTATGAAACTGCTCGAGGAGTGTTGTGATCAGCTGTTGCCGGTCCTCGAAGTGTTGAGTTTCGAACAGGTTTTTTCCGTTGAGATACCGAATGTCATACACGATAAACATATCGAGACTCAATCGGACAACGCGAAAGACACTGTCGGAAAAGAGACGTTCATCCAGAATCACCGGAAGAACAGTCATTCGGTCTTGAAGGTCGACAAACATAGCAACGGCACCATTCTCATCATGCGTGAGCAGTAGCCACCCCGGTGTCCCGTTGTACTGGGGTACTTGATAGCTCTCCGATTGGCGTTGCCCCTTCTTCACGTGGGGCTTCCATGGAAACAGGCGCTTCATACGTTGGAATGCTGACATTCTGTTGCTCTGTGACTGGTACCGTTGGCTCAGCGAAGATTGGTTTTGGGACGGACACGGGAATCGGTGCCGCCGGAACCGGAGCCGGGGGATACAACGTCCGCACAACCCAATACACCGCAAAGTGTGTCACAACTAAAACGATCAGGGTTGCGAGAGAAACCACAAGGATGTCTTTCAACTCCATTTACTTGGTGTCCATCTTTTATAGCATAGAAACAAACCGCAATGCAGAACCCGATGCATACTGCTCTCGATAATCGTGTCGATGGTCTGTATCGCCTTGTCAAGGGACGTGTGGATTGGGAGAATTTGGTTCCCACTTGTCTCGAAGTGGCTCGTGAGCTCGAGCAGATGACCGAACTCAAGGGACCTCAAAAATTAGAGCTCCTTCAGAAGACCCTTCGCTTTGCGTTGAGTGAATCAAACTTTCCGAAAGAACGAAAGGAGTCTTTATCATTTGTGATTAATTCAGTGGTTCCGGTTGTGATGCAGGCTGCCATTCTCGCATCGAAGGTTCCGATTGTGAATACTCTACAAACGTCTTGCTTTGCGTCGTGTGCGCGAAAGAACTGATTTGCGAAGAGTTCGACGTCTGCGTCCTCCGGGGGTTGGAAGACATGCGTTCAGAGCATCTTTCGACTCTGGGTTGAGTGTGTTTCTATCAAGCGTCGCAAGAGGTTCCAAATGTAGATTAAAAACCTCACCTTCATTGCGGGTATCCATTGCCTGCCAAGAGGCTAACACATCGTCGGCTTCATCGTTCGTAAGATCTAGCAAAAAGACATTCGGATCATTCGCACACGGAATAAACCGGTCGAGTTTTATATCCACACCCGTTTCTTCTTTGAACTCGCGTTGCGCTGCGACTCGTGGGGCCTGTCTGTCCGTTTGACCTTTGATAAGCCCGGGTGGATACAGCGCAAGATCGGAGCGATACTTTCCCGAAAAATAGGCACCCTTATTTTCAATAGACTCCTTCGATATCTTAATTTTTACAGAACCGTGTCTCGCTATGATGCTAGGAATCCGTGATAGCAGTTCATTGAATGTTTTAGAAAGCTTCTTCTTAGCGTTCGGATTTGTAAAATACACTCGTTGTTCGTTAGCGGTGAGTCCATAGTCCGGATGATCAATCAAATAAGGAGACGATTGTCCAATCAGGACCTCGTCTCGTTCATTTTTCGCAATCACGATTGCCGTTGACATTATTAATATTCGCGAAAGAAGTAGACTTCGTGTGGTGATAGCTCTTCTTTCCAAATACGTGGCGTGACAGAATACACCGTCACGCGCACTAACTCTGTATGATAGCCGCGGCTGAAGACAGTCGTCTCGCATGGATTTTCAAGCATGACCCACACACCATCGGGTTGGACAGTAATACGGGTGAGTGTTTTCTTGTGGGTATCATATCGACTGAACCCTGTGTAGAGAAACGAGGTCTCATAAGTTGAGCCTTTCTGTTTTTGGAACTCCGATGGCACCGCTGTTGACACCTGCACTCGCATTGGATTGAAGACAGACTGTATTTGCGAAGACAATTCGTTTTAGTTCCTCATTGTCTCGCAACGCCGCATTCATATCAGCCACAGCCTTCTCGATGGCATCTTGGAGCGTCTTCCACTTCTCAGGGTCATTCATAAACTTGGTATGGCGGGTTTGTCCATTGGGAAACCGTTCGATCAGTTCCGACTCCGCGGCTCCTGTCATACTCATATAGCAACGCAGCTGAATCTCATCGTAGAGCGGAACCTCAGGCCAGAAGCGCGTGCGGTCCTTGGAATCCACGATACGGTTCTCCGACTCGACAAATCCATCCGTTCGTCCAACCAATCGGAAGCGACCGTAATCCTTGCGAATGGTCTTGGTGTTTCGTTCGACCACCTTGACATCACGCTCGGTTTCGTAGGTGTTGAGAATCCGGTCTTCATTTTGGAGACCACGCTGCTTGGCGACCTTGCCACGAATCTCGTGAACCAGTTGCTCACGAACATCCGGAGTAAAGGTGTGTCGCAAATTCAACACCAACCTCGCTGACTGTTCGACATCGGCAAGGACACTCGGGACATCTTGTGTGTATTTACATTCACGCAGTCCCTTGTTCACACAGCCCTTGATGGCTTCTTCTTTCAGAATATCTTCCAACACGTCACTGAAAGGGCGACGATGATTCGCTTTTTCAATATCGTGAATACGTGCCTTGATGAGTTTGTCCTTACAGAGAATGTCGTAGAAGACTTCATTCGCATGCTGGAACTTGTGGAGACCGATCAGGCCGGCAACCTTCGAGGCAGAGATTTCAGGGATGTACATTTCGGATACAGGTTATCTTTGTGTGGCGTCTTTGATTCGTTTTACACGCCAAGGTTGTAGTAATGAGCGGCACCAAAGACCGCCGAATGGACAAGCAAGCCCCAGGTGGTCGGGCAACCCGACGGGCTGGAGATACGTCCGAGCAACCCACCCACGAGCTTGTCCACCAACTGATACGTGACAGGATTCGAAATGATAAAGAACAACAGAGCAGCGGTCAAGGCAGCATTTGTCTTTGGAGATACACCAGGAATCAACTTCATCTCTATGCTTCTCTAAGTAGAAAAACTCTTTTGCATGCGCGTAATGGCATCAATCCAACCAGGAATACCAGACAAGACATTGACCACTGCTAACGATTGCCCGCTGACCGGTGTGGTATCGAGACTCGGTCCTTCGCACACCAGAATAATGGCTGCGGTCAAGAAGGCCTGACGACTCTTGGCATCCGACGGAGACCAACGCAGACAATACATCTTGTAGAGAACATCAATATACTGCCGTGCGCTCGGTTGGGCTTGTTTCCGAATACAATCCCAGAAGAGCCAGACCACATGGTTTCCATGGGCCACCGACACAAACTCATCGGTTCGATTCGCAAACACAACAGCTTGTTTGGTTTGTTTCTTGTGCTCGCGGCAATAGGCAAACACCCACGCCATCCAGTAGAGTGATTTGGTCACATCACGAATATCCTGTCGAATCGCATAACAGAACTCATTAATGGGAACTGCGACTGCCAATGGATCTTCACGACGAAGAGCCACTTTCCCGTACATCACTGACGGAGCCTTGACACTCTCTTGAATCGTGACAGGATCGAAATCGTGCGTCGGTTTGATGGTGGGTAAGTTCGGAAGTTTGTTCTTGCGGCACATGGAGATAGTCGCAGCAGCTTCACAAATCATACGACGGACATCTTGATTGTTTCGAATGAGCGTCATGTCACGCATGGCATATTGCCCTTCGAGAGGCACATACTTTTCGTAAGCATCCGCCAAATACAAGAAGACATTGGGTTGCGCTCGATTGATATGGAGAGCGGCTCCTTCCATAAGGGATATCCAAAGCGTATGGACCAATCCAGAGCAAAGAAGCTCAAGTGACCAATAGCACGAATAATCGGCGTGTCCCAATTGAATGTTTTGTAACAACACCTTTACGACATGTGCTCGTACATGCCCACAAAAGGTTGTTTTTTGGAAATCGACAACAGTGCGTGGGTCTGTGACTTCCATTGCTGTTGTCTCAGACTCGAATTCTCCGCACATAACGAACTCATTCGGCTGGACGAGAGGTAGCCGGAACAACGGAATACACTCCTTGTTCACGACGACGACGCAACCGAGTGACCAGCATGAAGATTCCGATAGCTAGCAGGATGATAATCAATCCATTGAGAAGCCAATCAATCCATTCTGTCGAACTCACCTTTTCCTTTTCAAAGTGGCGTTTCTGATTCTGTATGTGAATTTGGTTTTTGATATCGGTGATTTGCCGTCCAAATGTATCGACCGAATATTTGAGTTCATCGCGCAGACTCACCACTTTATCCTTGACTCCTGTCACAACATCGCGGGTGACTTGCTGTTGCCGAATCTGGTTGAGAGATTGATCACGCATCTCTTGGAAGCGCCGAACGACAGGTTCTACTTCTGCCTTGGCGATTCGATTCTTCTCTTCATTCTTCCAGGTATCACCTTTGAGAAGCGTGTAATATCGAACACGTGCTTGTTGATACGCTTCCGGTGATTGATCGCGCACATTCTCTGCGTCTTGAAGAGCCTTGAAGGCATCGCGAAGTCGCACCTGCTTGTCAATCTTTTCATTCAAAACCGGAAAGTCTCGATTGAAGTTATCTTTGGCTGTCTTGAATCGATTAAACGCCTCAGGGCTCATCGTCTGTACCCGCTGTAGCGTCAACGGTTGTGTGTCATTGACATTCACAAACATCGCATCGACTTGTGTCAGCGGAAGTTTATGCTGTGTATCATCCTTGTAGACACAGTGCGGGTTTCCTCCAACGGATTGAAGAATAAATCCTCTGTTCTCTGGGCAGGAATACACACATTTGAAAACCCCAACCGGACTCGACTGAAATTCGTTGGGGCATTTTGCCACTGTATTTCCCATTACCTACTTCCTTAGAAAGAATCCAAGTGCGACTCCCACGCAGAGCAGCAGAAACGTCAGTCCGTTTGCCATCTCAAAGCTGAGAAATAGGTAACTGAGTAACGACAAGACAATCAGAAACAAGACGACTTGAACCAACAAGAGGTCTTGCTGTGTGACACGTAAAATGGCTTGCCGTTCGCGTGCGATATCCGAACTCGGTTGTGTAGGAGGACGAAAGGGTTTTAGACTCTCTGTTACGTCTCGAAGTTCACGACTCATGCTTATTTACGATTCGGAATAAAAGCGTTGACCTTTCCATACAGAGGGGCAATCAAACGGACTTGCGCATTGAGTTCGGGGCTCTTCCAACCGAGGGTCGGAGCAGCGATAACCTGACCAGATTGGATGTAAGGCGCTACCGTTGCCATCATACGAACATAGCGCGTATGATCAGAGGCATCCGTCGTCAAACGAACGTGACGAGGTTGGTCGATTTCAAAATACGATGTAACCGGCATTTTTGTTTATAGCAAACAAGATAATGGATGCCTTTGCTCAGGTATTAGAGGCGTATCGAACAAACTATTTGGAATACAAGGTGACTGGGAATGCTGCGAACAAAACAGCCTACGAGAATGCGCAGATTTGGCTCACGCAGTATCTCGGAAGTCTGAACAAGCAGGTTCAGGACAGTGCGTCGTATATCAATGGGTTTGTAAGCGATTATGCGCGCGCAAATCCAGAGATTCAAAAGTATACGAAAGATCTTGCGAATGTGCGGAAGGAAGGTCCGAAACTCCAAGACAAGTATGAGACATCTCGTCTCCTTGACCAAGAAAAAGAAATCACACCAGATTGGACGGCGTATTACGTCAAGGCAGTCATCACCGCAGGACTTGTGGGCGTGGTGGCGGTACTGTCGCTTGTTTGAGAACTGCCCTTCCAGAAGATGACAGCAAGCAACAGAACTGCGAGGGCGATAAAGGCAATCAAATACAGAGACAGGTATTGGTTGACACCTTCATTAGCTCGAATGGTTCGAAGCGTTGTGAGTGTATCGGTCGATACCAAGAGTCCATTGTAATCACGTTGAATCTGCGCAAGACGTTTCACAAGTTCATCGCGCACCTGACTCGGTGTTTCGGATTGAAAGGCAATCATACGGTCGAGCACAGACGCAAGCTGTACATTCAGTGTCTTCAATTGTTCGGCGATACGGTCCGCTTGAGGTTGAGACCGCACATTCTTCGCCTGATCCAAAAGAGTATTGTATTGAGAGAGCAGCGTTTTATATTGCTTCTCCAGATCACTCATATTCCCGCTTGTAATCGGTTGATTCATTGTTGTTCTTATGCGACATTTACGTCTTCCACGCAATAGCGATAATACGGCACACGACCTGCTACATCGCTGTGGCGAAGAACTTCAACAACATCGCCTGGCACTGCGCCAATCCACTTGGCCATGGCATCTTGTGAATCCAACCAAGGCAACTGATCTTCCGGCTTGGAAATCTTGTACTTGTCAAAGATTGCCTTCTTCTCGTCCTCCTTCAGAATGCGGTGCGGCATCGCATACCGATGGGTGGTAATATCAAACTGGAGCTGACGAAGGTGAAACAACTGGACGCGGTCCTTTGCAAATGTCTTGATAAACTTCAGGACATTCTCAGACGGAGGCGCCATGGTCACAATAATCATGCCGTTCTCGTAGCCAAGTTTCAGAAAGGTCTTGATGTCTCGTTCGAGGAGACCACGACCCTTTTGACTGAAGATCACTGTAATGCTTCCAATCTTATAGAGGTTTGCGCTTTCGATGGTATCCGATACAACGCGTTCCTCTTTGGTATCCAATCCACGACTCGCAAGCATGACCTTTAAAATCTCGAGCGCACGTTCCATACTTGTTTATCTTCTTAGATTGTAAGCGGTTCGTTTTTTCGTGTATCCTAACAATGAGTCCTTGGCCGTACTTTTTGGCAGCTGTCATCGTGTTGGGATTTCTCCTCGTTTCACGTCGCGAACGTTTCCAACCTGAATTCTTAGATAAAGCGCAAGTTGATAAGACAGTTGCGGTCGAAGATTCGTCCTACCGTCAGGTGACCAATCATGTCGATCCTGCGCCATACAATATGGGACCGATTGCGGGTATGTCTACACCCTTTCGTGTGAATCAGTATACAGCATACGTTGTATAAGAAACAAATGGAGACACCGAAATATCAGAAAGAGAAGATTCCGAAAGCCCTTCGGGAACAAGCATGGTTGCGTGATATGGGATACGTGTACAAGGATAAATGTAAAGTGCGCTGGTGCCAAAATACAATCACGGTCTTTGATTTCCAGTGCGGACACAACGTTCCGGAAAGCAAAGGTGGTTTGACGAATCTGAGTAATCTTGTTTGTGTCTGTTCGCGGTGTAATCTGAGCATGGGGAATCAGTACACCATCGACGAATGGAATCGATTGGGACCGAGTTGGAAAATGTCTAAGTGGTGGCAATGTTTCCGGGGATAATGGAATCATTGTGATCGGCTGGAAACCAACCAAAGTCCATTCCATCACATTCCATCAGGGCCCAAATATTGATTTCCCATGCGAACTTGGGTTGTTCACGCAAGAGAGTGACTTGGAATTGTTCATACATTCTGCGAACTGTCTCTCGATCTGCCATTAAGAAACCTCCTGCGAATCGATAGCAGATTGCTCTCCATACGTCACGTGTTTGGCTATTCCAAATACCTGCTGTTCGGATGCCCGGTCGAAGATCTTTCAGCCGTGCGAGTGTCTCGGTTGGATTGGAAAAGACATGGACAATTCCAAAATCAATCCACGCAAACCAGTCTGTAGCATACGGATTTTCATAGGTTGCGCGATACATCCATTCCAGTTTGGTGTTTTGAATCCGCATGTATTCAAGCGTATCGACTGCGTTCGAGCTGTAGGGTAAAAGAGAGTCTGTCGAGACATTGTGATACACCCAGGTGTTCTCGATTGAGACAAGATGGAGACGCACGTTCTCTGGAAATGTCCAATGGGAGAGTTGGCGGTCCAAATACAAGAGAAACGGCAGCCCAGTTGCTGCTAGCATGTCAAACCATCCTTTGTATTCCTCGTAACTCCGTTTTGGGTTGCTGTTACACAAAAACGCAGTCACGTACGTTATCATTACTGTTTTCTTGTGGAAGAAACCTGTAAATGCGACGAACGATCGGTGTAGCCATTCCGTGTTACAAACATCATGTCCTTTTGATTGCGAGATGTTTGGCTTCGATTGAAGAACAGACTGTTAAACCCGACCACGTTGTGATTTCGTGTAGCTCTTCAGAGGCTATGGATATTCCTCTGCTTCCCGAGTACAGTTTTCCATTGACCATTGTCACTTGTTCCGAACGTCGAAATGCCGCCGAGAACCGAAACATTGCCGCAAGCCGACTTACAACGGATCTTGTTAGTTTCTTTGATGTCGATGACGTAATGCATCCACAACGACTCGAGAGTCTTTCCGATTGTGACATTACGTTACATTCCTATCTCGTGGGAGACGACGAGCCTTTTTGTATGTACCCATGGCCATTGTCACGCACAAACGTGCTTCGTCAGGGACCTACGGGATGTGCGATCGTAGTCGACGATCCGAACGCGCGTATTCATCATGCCCATGTCACGGTCAAACGAGAGATTCTGTCGCGCGTTCAGTTTCGCACAGATCGAGAGTATGAACGGCGCGAAGATTCATTATTCTGCGGAGACGTCTTGGCTCTTCCGGACATTACGAGTGTCTATATCGCAAACCCATTGTCGCGTTATTACGAAGAAGGTTCAACTCGCGAATAGAGACGGATACTTCATAAAGTGAAAGTTTCGCCAAGTTGGATGCTCTCGGTAATTGGATTCATTCCACCCAAACAGATACTTGTCTCCCATACGTTGCGGAAATGGTTCCCATACTTTGAGTTGAAAGGTAAAGACCATGTTCATGATTCCCATTTCATTACACATACATATCGGATACTCGTTCATAAGGTCTATCATATGTTCGAACGTGACATGATTGAGGAGAGATGTGTCGTAGACAAACATACAGTTTAAGAAATAGTGTTGATCAAGGGACTCTCGAAACTCGCGCAACCAGCGATCGACTGATTCTGGTTTGCCGGCGAGATCCACTTGACAGCGAAACCGGTTTCCATTGTCGTAAGGGTCTGAATCATCGGGAGCCAGAAACCGTCCTTCCCATTCAAGATCCAGAAGCGGCTGAACTGTATCGAAGACGCGTAGTCCCGCATCGAGAAAGACGACACGGTTCCATCGCGTAAAACATGGATGGAAGACGTAGAATTTATCCCATTGATAGAGCTTTCCGAAATGGCGATTGTCTGCCTGACTTTGAATGGGATACCGACGAAGCTGGTCTACAAGATGCGATGTATCGATATGCCCAACTTCCCAAAGCAAGACGCGTTCGGGTAAATCTTCCGGTCGGAAATCAACGGCAATCAGAACGATATCACCGGTCCACTGTCCTTGTATTCGAAGGTCGTGAATGGTTCGTTTGGCTTTTTCGTAATAGGACGCGTCACATAACGTGACGAAGACTGTGGACATTCTCACTTTCATGGCTGACGTGTTTTGAATGAAAATGTCTCTGACTGCTGAATATGATTCGTTCGTATTTGAGACAGACGATCCCATCTTTCAAGAGAATATCGTAAGAGGAACGACAGAACCTTACCCACTTCATCTTGCGATTGTGAAACGATACCTTGAGCAGTTTCCTTCCAAGAACAAGTGTTTTATCGATATCGGGGCCCATATCGGGACCACTGCGCTTCCATATTCTCGTCTGTTTCAAACCGTCCATGCGTACGAACCTTTTTCGAACAACTTCAAGTTCCTCGAACGCAATGTAAGTCGAAATACCATCGCAAATTGTAAGATTCATAACGTCGGTCTCTATTCGCGAAACTGTAGTGGGACGATGGTTTATCACGGAGGAGGAAACTCTGGATGCTACTTCTTCTCCCCCGGAGAATCCGGACCTGCGTACTGCGTAACTCTCGATAGTCAGCACCATGATTACGTTGACTTTTTGAAACTGGATACAGAGGGATCCGAGCTTCATGTCTTGAGAGGAGCCGAACAGACATTACGCAAATGGAAACCGTTGATTCAATTCGAGACAAATGGACAGTCTGAACGACTCTATGGAATCCGGACGGATGAAACAGTTGCCTACCTGAAAACACTCGGATATATCGAGTATGATACGAGTGACCCGTACAATCTGTTCATGTATTGTCCGCAGCTTGAGAATCGTGTCTATTGTTTTTGGACAGGGACCAACCCAATGTCGGAGGCACGAAAGTCTGCACTGTGTTCAATTGTTCAGTCGATTGGCGTGGATGTCTCGTTTGTGACACCTGATACGCTTTCGAGATACATTCTTCCAGCGCATCCGCTCCATCCTGGTTTCGAGTATCTCAGTGAAGTCCATAAGGCAGATTACCTACGGACCTATTTTATGCGCTTTTACGGAGGTGGATACACGGATATCAAACGAGTCTGGTCTTGCTCTTGGAAACCTTATTTCGATAAATTACGTTCATCTTCAAAGACTGTCTGCGGATACAGGGAGAATGGTCCGGGAGAGATTGCGAACGAATCTGTGCGGGATCAATGGTCTCTGCTCATCGGAAATTGCGCATACATTTGTAAACCGAATACCGAGTTCACAAATACATGGTATTCGCGCATGATGTCAGTCCTCGATGAAAAGTATGGCGACCTTCGAGAGCATCCTGCGTCACATCCTCGTGATAAACGAGAAGACGGAAGCGGATATCCGATCGAATGGAATGAACTTTTGGGGCGTATTTTTCACAAGGTCTGCGCAGAACAAAAAGACACACTTGACCAAACACTCCCCGCTCCTTTGTTTACGAATTACATGTGAGCCTGGTATATAGGCAATGATACCCTTTGTTTGCTATTCACATACAGACTACTTGGATGTGTTACAAGTTCAATGCGACTTCTTACGCAAATACGAGTGTCCCAAATATCTGTGTCTGAATACAGATACCCTTTTTCAGCCATTCACAAAAGTCTTGCCATATGACCCATCTCTTCAATATTCAAAGCGACTCCTTCGAAGTCTTTCTCTCATAGAAGACGAGTACATCTTTCTATTTCAGGATATGGATATTATGGTCGATGTGGATGTGTCGATCCTCGAACGAATTGTTCAAGTTATGAAGGATCGTGGAATTGATCGAGTCGATGTCAAGCAAGAGAGTGGTCCTCCGACGATTTCACTGGATGGTCATGCTGGGCTTGTCGAATACAAGTCGCTACAGTGGCGATACAACGTCAATCCATCCATTTGGAAAGTCTCTGCGTTACGAACCATTCTACAGCGCTTCGATAAGTGCTATAGGACGATTGAAGATGACGAGACACAGAGTTTCTCTTCTCAATTTTCTTTTTACCGTATCACGCATCCCAACGTAGTACAATCTGCGTATTTCCAGTTATCTCCTTGGGTTGTGTATATTCACATTACAAGTCGAGGAAAGTTGATTCCCATTGAGGCAAATGGGATGTGTGACGAACTCAAAAAAATATACAAAGACATTCTTCAGTCATTTCCACCCGGTCGTCCTATGAAGCAGCATCTCTATGAATTATAAATCGAGAGCCGGCAATCCTGCCTTTGGTGCTGGTTTCGTCCCATTCTTCCGATGCTCGGTGACTTCATTCCAGAAGGTTGTCAGTTCCTCGATATGACTCGTAATCCAGCCGGGACTTTGCGGAACAAACACATCCTTGATCGATTGGAGAACCCAATAGACCACCTGACAATCTTCTTCATGGCTTTGGACATCGTAGAGTACACCTTTGGATTCGCTCACGGTAAAGAACCCTTTCTCTCCCGTTTCTTTCTTCCAGTCGGTATAGTTCAACTGCTTGAACCGGAACTCGACGTATTCACATTCGTCGATTCCCGTACATTCCATTTGCATTTGCATTTGGTGGTAATACGCAATCGGAATATCATCCTTTGCTAGACGGCTGATCGGGCACTTGAATTCGACCAATCGTCCGTAGCGCTTGCGGTCTTCCGGGTCGTTGGGCACAATCAAACCATCGGGTGATGCGCCAAGGAACGAATACCTCGGGTGCTGGACACACGATACATCTAGAATCGTACAGTTGGTCCGCTCTTCGTAAATCCGCTTGGCCACCGGTTCAAAGCGTGTTCCCCACAACAGTGCCTGGATTGGATTGGCCCCATCGCTTGGAACAGCCGGTTCCAGTTTGCGCATCATGATTTCACGACGCGCGTCTTCCGAGGCAAAGATCTTATAGACTTCCGAAGCTGTAATCATCTCTCCTCGTTTGGCGTGCCACTGATTGGTTCGCTGGTCATTCTGTCCGTAGAGTCGGAGCACTCGCTCAAAGCATCGATCTCGTCTCCAGAGTCGTCCGAGGTCTCCGAGCATGAGTTTGTCGACAAGGGTCCAGGTGTATCGTTTAAGATATGAGGTGGACAACCCAGGCTCCAAGCTACGAAGGAAGAGAATAAAGTGACGGATGCGTGTGCTAAGTTTCGTGTAAGGACGGTTATCAAGGAGCCACAGGGTAAGCGCATCTTCCATTACTTCTCCTCTGTCTTCTCTTCAGAAAGTTCGTTTTCCTTATCCAGCTCCTCTCGAAAGGTCGCATAGTCTGGAACTTCCATGCCTTCGAGAATACGAGTCTCGCGGGTCATGTCTTCCATCATTTGCGTGACGATTTGATTCAGGTAGTTTGTATGTTCTTCAATGAGTTCCAACGGAACACCCACATCCGGTGCCACCGGTTCTCCTGTACACTGATGCGGTGTCTCAAGGTCCTCTCGATCTTGTATGCGTTGTTTTCGCTCTTCTTCCGTGAGTTTTTCCATACTTATTACAAAGTCATTTTCAATGAGTAAACCGATTTCAAATATGGACATTCAAAGCAAAGAACAGTGGGTTTTACATCGTCTCGAGACATTCTACCAAAAAGAAGCAAATTTTACTCGCATTCGCGATATCTTGACTGGCAACTCACGGATGAGTCTCCGACTGATTGACTGGCTTGTGACCAATTATGCGAAGAAGCACAATGTTTCGTATCTGACGAAAGACGGAAAGCACGTGATTGTATACCTGGCGTACAAGTCGCACCTCAAGGCCTATAGCAAAAAGATGTTTGACCCCTTCTGCCGTTGGAAGCGCATTCAGTTCCGGGAACTCAACACAACGGTTGGACAACTCAACTTTTTCGAATGGGCCCTTCAAGATGAAGTCCTCGATTACCTCGATACCCATTACGATTCTGTCCAATCTGATATGGATGAGTGTTCGACCACCATTCAGCCCAAGGACGGAGAACGTCGCAAACGTCATGAACTCTCGCGGTCAGCCACCAAGTCCGTTTGTCATCATGCGTTCCCTGTGTCCGTGTCGTTTGACTAGGACGTTTAATTTATAAGAACACAACAACGAATGTACTCCATTCTCAATCCAAATGTAATCTATCAGGATACATCCCCAGATGTGACAGAACACGACATTGACGTTGTGTCAGATATGTGGGATATTGATGGACGTGAAGTGTATCGAGGGGCGCGTGACCCACGATATACACACGCAAATGTATATTGGCTTTACAATGAGGATCTTGAACGAGTCGGATGTTCAGAACACAGTAAAAAGGACCAAGCAGATTTCCGTGTCCTCTGGTTTCGAGAGTCCGAGTTTGGAACACTCCTACAAGAAGACTGGACAATTGGTGAATCTATTTGGTCTTACTTTCCTCGCCATGTCTTTGAACGCGCCATCAACGAAGGATGGACGAATCCACGTGACTTGTTGGAAAGATGTCTCCACAGTCCTGTGCGTGTCCTAACTTGGCAAGACGTCGTTCAGCTTCCGATGGTCTATTCATGTTCGAAATGTGGAACCCGGTCACTTCATCCGATCAAGTGTGGAACGGAAAAAGCAGTATTAGAGGTTCCAGACCAATCCAAGGTCTATTTTATTGATAGTGATTTGATGGTACACGTACCACCGAAGAATTCACGTATTTGGTTTAGGATGCGCCAACAACACGGCGACGGTTCCCCTTCACAGGAGCAGTCACAACAGGCTCCGGAGCAGGCGCAGGCGCACTCGGAGTCTCCTCCACATGTTGCTCCTCCTCTTGCTGTTGCTCCTCATCCTCAACCGCAGCACTCGAGCTAGAGACAACCTCCTCCTCGATCTCATCGCTGAAGATCTTGGACGCAGTCATACGAGTCGGGGCAGAGACACTTGCGTAGGTGACACGCCAAGTGATGCCGAATCCCTGACCGCTGATGTAGATGCTCGGCGCAACCACCACAGACGCACCCACATGCTTGGGGAAGAGGCGAGACAAATCCTCGACCTCGACCTCAATGTCAGAGCCACCCTGTGCGACACTCATGCTGACCTTGCCATCGTAGACAGGGACCTTCATGCGCAGACTAGGAGGATACTGACCATTGGGAACCCACTCACCATTGACCTTGGTGACGCTGGGGCTGAGGGCTTGCTTCATGATGTCGGCCAACACTGCCTTGTCACGAGACTTGCCAAACCACTTGACGCTGTTTGTCACTGCGGTGTCGAGTAACTTGGCTTGCATATCGAGGATGAAGTTGTAGAAGTTCTGAATCTCCGTCTCAACCGTGCGCACCTTGTCCTTCGCATAAGGGTCGCAGCCGTGGAAGGACGCAGAGAGCTTGTAATCAGTGCCATTATCTGTTTGCTTAATGTTGATGCCCATAGGATAGGTCATCTTAGGGAGGCGGATTTGGAGAGACTGGCCACTGTACTTGATGGGGACGGTCTTGTTGCCCTTGTTGCCAAGGCGCAAATCACCGAAAGTCACGTTCTGGATGCTCAAGTTGGATGCCTTGATAATAGCGTTGGTGGACATTGTAGCTGGTATGGTATCAATAACCAGCCAGACCGTAAATTCGTTTTGATCGCACAATTCCAGCTTTCAAGAAACATCCAAAGGTAACATAAATGGCACATCAATGTGCTGCTGTGCGTAAGAAAGGGTCATACGACCAATGTTCCGCGAGATGTGTGTTTGGACATACACTTTGCGGTCGTCATGCTCGATGTAAAACGGTAACACTTTGGGCGGATGTACATAAAGGACGTGGTGACCAGATGATCCCCGTTCAAGCTCTTGTACGCGGATGGTTGGTTCGAAATCGATTGTCTCTCGGAGGACCCGGAGTTCTCTTTCGCAATCAGGTCACAAACGACGAAGATCTCTTAACTTGTGAGTCGAAGGATCGCATTCATCCCTTCGAGTACTTTGGTTTCCAAGAGAATGGAAAGGTGTGGGGCTTTTCGTTTCCGACACTATGGAAATGGTGTGCGCGATCCCATGCGCCTGTGAACCCGTATACCAAAGTCCCTCTTGACGTCGAGACACGCAAGCGACTACATGCGATGTGGTCGTTTCGTCAGCGTCATCAGATGACACTTCCGGAGGAACCAACATCTATCAATGAACGCATTCGAAGTCGTTGGAACATCCTTTGCCAAATCTTTGATAATCATCATTTTGGTGAGATTCACCCGGAACAGTTTTCGAATATGAACAAGGTCGATTATTACACGGTCTTTCAGTTTTTACGAGACGATATTCAGGTCGTCATTCGTGATACGAATCCAAGCAAAGTGTTACTCTTACGATTATGCGCACGAGCCCAACAAACCATTCATGCGTTACAAGCGGATCAGTATATCCTTCAGGCAGTCTATATGCTGCTTCTCTTTCTTATGACGCAAAAGGATCCGTACAACGCAGTCTTTGTGGTCTTGTCCGCTCTCTATCGAGTTTGAAAACCAATTTTGAACTGGCAGGTAAACCAGATGTGTGCCAGAATGAACATCTTCTTTCTATCCTTCGATCCTCGCAAAGCCGCGGAATATCATTGCGACAAGCATGTCGTAAAGATGATCCTTGAAACTGCGCAACTTCTCTATTCGGCTCACTGGATTCTCGATCCAGAGAATTTACCGACAACAGCCTATAAAAAGACACATGTTAACCATCCCTGTGCCATTTGGGTTCGTGAAAGTCTCGCAAACTACCAGTGGCTCTGCGACCTCGGTTGGTGGCTCTGTAAAGAATACCAATTCCGCTACGGCGAAACCAAAGTTCATAAGACTGAGACGCATATTGAGTGGCTCCGCACGCATCCACCCAGAAGTCTCCACGACATTGGAGTCACCACAATCCGACTCGCTATGCCCGACGCATACAAACTCCCCAACCCCGTGGAGTCCTATCGATGTTATTACCAAGAATCCAAAGTCAGCGACCGTGGAATTGTCGCCTACACCCGGCGGGACTGGCCTCCTTTTCTGAAACAAAAAAATCCATTTACATGACCGCGATAGGTTATAAGTATACCAACGCGTTAGAAATGTCCTCCTCCGTATCTGCCTCTAAGACAAACAAGATGCCCGCTGACAAGAAGACCACCAAGAAGACCGAGGCCGCCGCCCCCGCCCCTTCTACTTCGACCCCTGCCCCTGCCACCCCCGCCAAGAAGGCCGCTGCCCCCAAGAAGGCCGCCGCCAAGGCTGAGGTTGTTGTCCCCACCGTGTCTGCCCCGGTTGTGCCTGCCGTCGTCGAGGCCACCGCAGCCACCCAGAGCTCTGATGCTCTCCTGTCCAAGCTGACTGAGACCTTGAAGGCTCTGTCGACTGATTTTTCCGCCAAGGTGCGTGAGGCCGTGCGTGCGACCCAGGAGGCCGCCAAGCAGGCCAAGAAGGAGCAGCGTGATAGCAAGAAGAAGCGTAAGATCAACCCCGCCGACATGACCCCTGAGCAGAAGGCTGCCTGGGAGGCTCGCCGTGCGAACAACGCCTTTTTGGTTCAGCGCCCCTTGACCCCTGAGCTCTGCGGCTTCATGGGTATCGCCACTGGCTCCAAGCGCTCTCAGACGGAGGTGACCAAGTTCGTGTCCGAGTACGTCAAGTCCCACAACTGCTTCGATCCCAACTTCAAGCGCCGCATCATCCCCAACGCCGCACTCGCCAAGCTCCTGAAGGTCGACGACAAGACTGAGGTGACATACTTGAACCTCCAGAAGTACTTGAAGGTCCACTTCTTGAAGGCGTAAATGTGGTATAAACACCCAATTTACACTCTCGCACACATCATCTTCGGATGTATGTCTGTTTGGTCCCCGTGGTTTTTCACAGGAGTTCTTGCTTATCAATACGGCCAGTATCTCCTTAATATTCGTGTCTTTCCGTTAGAGTTCGGGTTCCGACATGGGAATTCGTTCGAACACACATGTCAAAAAATAAATGAAATCAATCTTGGACGTACGATTGGGTTGCTTATACAACGGTCGTAATCCACTCATGCGGCATCTCCATGTAAAGGATGGTGCTAAAAAAAGGTGACAAGCGCTCATCGAGAACCAACGCACGTTGTTTGTCATTATCGCGCAATGTCTTCGCAATCCGCTGAAGAACCTTGTCTTTTTCCACAATCGGCTTGACTCGAATCTTGCAGGAGGATTTATGCCATCCGCACAAGGACGACTTATTGCAAGCATCCTTTTGCGTATACTGACCGCAAGGGGTTCGAATCTTATTCACAAATTCCACCGGTGACTTGGTGGTATCTTCATAGGCATTCTGCTTGAACCATGTTTTCAGCTCTTTCAAGAGATTGGTGCTACGGCTTGCGATTGCATTGCGCAGGTTCCCGTACATTGGCTCAATGATATCACCATTCTCATCCACCGCCACGTTCTTCGAGAGCGAAAACATCAGGAACTCGTAGACTTCTGCTTCATATGAGATTTGCTCAGCCAACTTGATATCGTCTGCATTCGGAGGCGCATCCACAAGGTCACCCTCTCGTGTCATTGCGGTTTCCCACACTTCACGTGCGGCTTCTTTCTTCGGAGATTCCTCTGGCTGAATCGGAACACGAAATCCAGACTCGAGCATGAGTTCGACAGTTCGACCATTGACGTCCTGCAGATTACCTGAATCCCGAATCTTGTACTTGGGATGCCGTGTGTCTCCAAGGAACGCACGCTGGTTCGGACCTGTTGGCAAGTCTTCTTCCGGAATATCGAAATACCCGCGATGGACCGTGACACCCGGGTCTGCGTCTCCGTTGAACGGTTGAATCGGAAGAATGACTTCGCGAGGAATGAAGACGGCTTGAATGCGACGGAAGGGGTCGAGAATCACATGGTAATCTGCTTTACCCTTGACGCGCAGTTCTGTAATGGCATCCTTGAGAACAGGCACATCCACAGAGCACGCCTTTGCATGGAGTTCGCGTAACTTGGGAAGTGTCTTGGTATTGAAAGGAGGATTGCGCAAGTCTGCTGCATAGACTGTCTTGTACGATTTGCTTCCCTCCTTCTTACGAGACACGAATGCAAGAATGTCTTGGCCGAGGATGGCGATAGTACGACTGTTGGCACCCACGGAATCCGACCAGAAGCCACATGCGACTTGATTGGTCTCGGTATCCACCAAAATGACCTCACATCGCAAAAAGGTTGTCACGTACTCGAGTTCATCCATCGGATTCATTTCACCACGTTGATAGGTTGCATCGATATCTGCGACAGTCTTTTCAATATCAACACCGCCTCCTCGCCATGTCCGAACAAAGGAACATCGCATGAGGTTCTCGCGTGCTGCTGGGTCCTTCGGTCGCAGAATGGGTGTTCTATCTCCAAAGAGAACCGGAAGTGTCTTGGAAGGACGACCGAGTCCCACGCGGAATGCGTCACCTTTTCCGGAAAGCAAACGACCTTTCTTCGTAGATGTTTCGTAATCGGGAGTCACTTCAAGAGCTTCTGCGAGCTTCGATGACAGATAAGCCATACGCAACCCCGGAATGACAGACACATCTTCGCGCAGAATGTATGTCTCGTCCTCCTTGCTTCCGAGGACAGCCGTAGAAGACCGCGCCTTTTGGTAACAGCAAGGCATCTTGCGTTGATTGATACCTGATTCGTTCGACATGAGGTCGGGGAACTTGGCGAGTGTATTCCGTTTGATAACACTGTATTCGATGGTATCGACGTTATCATTGGGACGCACCTTGCCATCACACACCGGGCAATGAAGTTCTCCATCTTCGCCCGAGACCAATTGGTCCTCGCGCAACGGAATCTCATCCCGCATGCACCAATACGGAGGACAAATAGCGAGTCCCTCCGGGTCTTCAAGGGGCATCTTTTCAGATTCGGGGGCCTCGGCGTAATTGTAGGTTGGACCCGCACGCGCTTGGTCTTCGGGAGACAATACAACCACTTGCTTCAGCTTCTCGCACGAACTCGGATAGAGTGTCTTGTCGAATGTGCTCGGGTCAAACTTTTGCAGTCGATTGTTGAAATAGTTGTAGGTGCGATTGGACTTTTGTGTTAACTTCACTTTTCTTGGTTTGGGCGCGGAAGCCGTCGGAGCTACCTCTGCTTGTTCGGGGACAACCTCATCTTCTTCGGTCAGACCGAGTAACGCATTGAGTTCCTCATCGGGATTATACTCGGCATCGACGTCGAGTTCTTGCTGAGGAACCGTTACCTTGGGTGCAACCTTGTCCATCCGCCGAGGACACACTTGATTGACGGCTTCGCTGTTGGACGTCAAGACAAACCGAAGAATGTCGGCGTACTTCAGAGTCCTGTCGAGGTCTGTCACAAACTTGATGATGACTTCTTTGCTTCCAAACTTGAGTGTTGGGTAGGCACGCAGAGACTTTTCAATATCAATGTCTTCGGACCGCGCTTGAATCGACGTCAAGAGCTCAGTTGCTTCGGTTTGAGAGATATTCAGTTCAGCTGCAAGATACTCGGGCGTCGCATCGGCTCCTTCTTGAGATAGTGCCTGAATGGCTTGAATCTCCAACGGCGAAATGTCATCCGATGAATGCTCTGACCGCAGCAATCGGAATGTGTCATTTTGGTACCCAAAAATCGTCTGCAAACAGGGGAACCGGTGCATGTCAATGTCCTCCTCGCGAATCTCCGATGGATAGGTCGCAACAGCAGAGAGGTCTCCGAGTTCCCATCGTGCCTTGTCGAGGTCGGACTGGACGATGAACGGCATCAGCGCATCCAAACTATGCAACCAGGTATCGAGCGAATCCTTCAATTCGTCGAGTGTCTCTGGAGATGTTTTCGACCGAAAGCAGGACACGGTAATGTCTTTCTCGGTCACCGCAATCCGGTCGAACGAGTTCCGCGCACTGCCACGATACAGCAAGAGTGTTGGCATACGGCGTTGCGGTTGTGTATTCGACAACCAACCACGCCACATCACCTTGTCGACAAACGGCTCTTTGACCTTCGGGTCTTCGACATAGAACTTGTGACGCAGCGTCTCTGTCTTTGCCGTGAAGTATCCGATATATGGCGTATCCTTCGAAACCGTCAGTCCGTAGAAGATTTGCTCAAAGCGAGACCGAGGGGCCTGAATGCGTGTAGAAATGAGCGGAATGTACCACTTGACACGCACGATAGCCGCTGTCTCGTGCTTGGGTGTATCCAGGTCGAGGAGCGCTTTGAATTGCGCCTGACTGGATTGAATCGACCCACGCAAGCTCTCAATGTTGTTGGGTGTTGTCGGCCGCAACCGAGGGAAGTAATTGCGCTTCACGAGTTCCGTCATTGTCGTCTCGTATTCTCCGCCCGCAATCTCCGTGACGTCATACGGATGAAACGTCTCGTAAAGACTCTGCGGTTGAACCTGCGGAATGCGTGCGGGAGGCAACGGAATGTCCTTCGGAGGAATCGGCATCACAAACGACTTGGCTTCTTCCACACCCAAAACACGGAACTCTTCAAAGTCGGTCGGTGGGTCATACAGCGGCGCCAGAAACTCTTCACGTCGCTCCCATTCGTCGAGTGTGACTTCGCGGGCCGTCATACCGGTTCCAGGACGCGTATAATTCACATAGGTCTGCATCACATCGAGCGGAATGACCTTGCCGTCATACGACATGCGAAAAAAGAGGTCGGTCCATCGTTTCGGATTGTTGGCGTAGTACTCTTTGGGAAAGCTACCTTTCACTTGAAGAAACAACCGGTCGGGATGTGAGTTGGAAACGAGTGCAACCATCTGGCGCACCGTCTCGACCGTGTCATCTTCAAAGAAAGTGATGGTCTGTCCTGTTCCTTTCACTGGAACTGTCTTCATTATTTACTTAGAACATGATTTCCTGCTGTAGTCAAAAACGAATTCGTGAAAGACCTTGGAAGAGGTGACGTGTGGCAAAATGGGGAAACATATCGCAGCTTGCATTCTTCAAACTTGGTGGAGACGACATGTATGTTTCGACTGCGGTGAAGTGGGTCGCACCTATCGTCGAGACATGTGTTGGTCGTGTTGGTATCGCTATAAGTATGGCGACATCATAGCGGAGAGTCCGTAATCGTCATACCGCAATATGGCGTGGGACGTTGGGCGTAATTGACGGGTTGATACAAACTGAGCTGAACGGCATCTTGCAGAATCCGTTTGAAATTGGTCCAGAACTCTTGTGTGTGTCCGATGGTCTCTGTCATCAAATGTGCCATCTCGTGAAGAATCACAAACATCACGGTATTCTCATCGATAAGAGGATACTGGGGTGCGCGCTTTTTGTCACGCAGACACACGACAATCTTTTGCCCCTTGTTCTCAGAATAGGATGTATCCGGCGAAGTCATGTCGTTCTCAACAAACACATCGGGTGAGAACCGTTGCAAAAAGCGAGTGACAGGCGGGTCTTGTGCGAGGGCCATGTCGTTCTTGTAGAACTCGTAGAGACGCACGAGATTGCTGTGAATCTTGGACATGAGGGCAACAGCCTTCTCCTTGTCGGGTAAGTTTTGCATGTCGTATTGCCGGCCATCTGGACCGGTCATACGAATTGTGTTACGAGGCCCTCCTGTCACCGAGTACAGAAGAGCTGCCGTGATTCCTGCAGCGGCAATGGGGAACATTATTTAGAGTCAAGGAAAGCGTTTAAGAAGCCAAGCCCTCGAGAGAGCGTGCGGAACGGAACGGGTCAGGGTCGATGGTGGTGTTCAAGAACGGACCCACCTTAGACTGAGGGTTCGGCACCTCCGAGCGAATATCGTAGGTCGGGTTCCTGTTGGTCTGCGAGATACCCACCACGTTAATGTTGGAGTGGTAACCTGCCTGCAAAAAGTTCTGGCCCTTCAGGTCATCTGCACCCACGGGGTTCACGGCAGACCAGTCTGCACCAATCTTACCCGACGGCAACAACTCACCGGACGACAGCGTAGTCTCACTGTACGTCTGTTGGCCCGAAGGAGAGCGGCTCTGCATACCCTGGACGGACACGGCGTTACCGGCAACACCATGGGGGAGGCTCATATAGGGACCCTGGTCGGACAAGGGGCTTGTCACACCCATGCCACCCAACTCCTCTGCCTTGTCGAGGACGGCCATCTTGGCACCGGAATAAGAATTTAGAACCACGTAGAGTGCGACGACACCAGCCAATACGAGGCCAAGGCGAACCATTTTAGTCTGCGATAACTTCATCGTATGTTTATATACGTAATCAGACAAATTTCACATGAGTAAAGTTTTTGACGCCTTGCTCGAGGATATTTTGGAACAACTGAAGCGCCCCGAAATAAAAACGACTCTTGAATCCTATGTGGTTCGACCCGTCATAACCAGCGTCCTGAATATCCTATACCCCTACATCTTAGGAGTCATGCTACTGTGGGTCATCATGTTTGTTTGCGTCGCTTTGATTCTTCTCATACTGGTCCGCGGCTCCTTGGTTGGGATTCCGTTTACAATCATTGGGGTACAGTAGTTCGAGGAGCTGCGCGCGGCTCAGTGGCCAGAATCCTCGAATGCCCTTCTCCTTGGCTTCCTTGCGTAATTCATGAATGGTCTTCTTTTGTAGGCGAATCGAAAGCGGAATCTCCTCGGCTTGAAGCAGACGAAGAAGCTCGCTCTTTGGAAGAATGTAATAGTGCTTGATACCACGCCCCTTGGCGGCTTGCTTGAGTTCAGAGAGTTGCATATCGCAGTAACGTTGAGTGTCCATGGTGTTCGGATGAAAGGAACTGTTTTTGAAGGTTTCGGATTCGTTTTCGTTTTTTCGTTTCATAAACAATAATGAAGCGAACGTTCACAGTCTTTGCCTTTTTCTTAGCAGCCCTGCTGGCGGGTTTGTATTTGCGTTACTGGACCCCGGCCCCCGCGGCAAAGAAGGAGGAGGAACAGACCGAGGCAAAGGAAACCTTTATGCAGCGTCAGGTAGGTATGCCCCTCGACATGCAATCCGTAGAGGGTGCGTCGGGTGTGGCCGGATACAGTGGCACGCCTCCTCTTCTCGGGTCGGAACCCAAGCCCGTCTCCGAGAAGCCTTATGAGATGGCCAATGATAACGAACTCTTCCAATTCGAAGGCAATCGTATGTCAGCGGACTGCTGCCCCAGCCCCTTCTCGGGTGACAAGGGGTGTATCTGCTTGACCAATGCGCAGGTCAAGGAGTTTGCGTCTCGCGGTGGAAATGCTGCGGTTTAGATGATAGTATAAGAAACAAGAGAAATGGAACACCTTCGAAAACTCCGCCAATTCTTCCGTGATAAGGATTACACCTTTAAAATCCCACACGTCGATGAGGCAATGGTCAAACATCTAGAAGATACGCTTTTGCCCCATCTTCTACGTGTCCTTCAAAAAGACAACACACTGATTGCCGAGGTCGAATTGTTTCCGGGACTCAAGTGCGACCATCTCTGGGACGGGTCGGACGATGCGTGGAAGCGTCTTCAGATGGCGTTGCTTCATGCGGTTCTCCAAGGCGACCCCAAGGAGAAGTTTGGCAAAATCATCGAGACCGTGAAAGGTGTCTTGCCAGGTCAGTCGCAGCAGACGGATGAGATTTTGAACATTCTGAATAGCGAGGAGAATCAGTCATCCTTCAAAGAGATTCTCGAGTTGCTCATGAATACCCGATTGGCATCCTTGGTGGGTGAAATCGCGCAGAGTATCAACGTCGCGGACCTGGGTATTGATTTCGAGAATCCCGAGGCGCTCCTCAACATGTTGCGCAATCCGACCGAGAGCCCTGTGCTCAAGGATTTGATGGAGCGTGCGCAGATGATTCTGGAGGACAAGATTCGTCACGGACACATTAACCAACAAGATCTTGTTCGCGAAATCGAGATGATTCGTAGTCGTTTCCAATCCGCCTTCGGAAAGTATCTGAATGAGATGGTTGTCGGTGATGCGGGTGGTGGAACAACCGGCAACACGTCGGAACAGATTCTGTCAAGTTCCCCGGAAGCTCGTCGAGCACGCATGGCAGCTCGGATGAATAAAAGACGTCAGGAAAAAGTCCGGAAGTGAAGATAAGAGATGCCTGAACCCTTTTGGTACAATGAACCGAGTGTGCTCTTTAGCGCAAACACTTGGTCTGTCTTCGTTCCAACCGCAAACATGACCGTCGCACAATCTTTGAACGCAGTGGTACGGTTTTCCGTCTATCTGTCTGCCCTCCTCTTCATCACGTCGATGAACCCCATGTATTTGCTGTTCATCCCTGTCGTAATGGGTGTCTCCATCTTCTTGAACGGATGGTTTCCGCAAGCCAAGAAGATGACAGAGGGGTTTGTGAGTTCTTACGTGGGAAGCGATACATCGAAGCCAACCCCCGACAATCCGTTCATGAATGCGCCGTTGACGGATATCAATGACAATCCCAATCGTCCTCCGGCTCCGGATGTGACGAGTCTCGAAGTGCGTGATCAAATCAATCGTGCCTTTGCGCAGACGTCCAATATCTATATGGATACGACCGATGTCTTTGATGTGGTTCAATCCCAACGCAACTTCCATACGGTCCCCGAGGATGACCATGCCGGTCTCTTGAAATTCCTCGGCAAGAATGCCCGGTCGGACAAGCTTCTAAACGAGGGCTACGTGGTTGCGAAGGGTACGGTGACGGAGCTTCCGATTCCGTCCGCGAGTCGCCCGCCCACGGGTGTGACGCCGGCGAACGCGTGAGCCTCCTTCGTTCCGTAGTTTCAATCCTTTTAAGATAGCATCACCACTTGGTTGTTGACCGCTAAGAGGCTTTCCTTTCTTTCCGTCAGAACCAATCACTATCATCGTTGGAAAGGATGTAATCTCCGAAGGTGCTTCCTTTTGTTCGATCTCTTTGATATCGACTTTTCCTTCCATCTTCTTCTTCGCGTCTTCCCACGCGGGACGGTTTGCCGCACAATGGCCGCAACCATCCATATAGTAGAGAATCATGACAGGTTTCTGTGTCTTGGACATTTATATCACTCATTAGAAAATGGCGTGCCTCACGTCTCTCGAACAAGATACGGAAAAGGGTGGATGGAAAGGCGTTGCTCTGAAAACGGGTGAAGTCAAAGTCTTCAACACACTCGAAGATTACAAACGCTACACAAAGAGTCTGGAACAACAAGGAAGTTACTGTCCTCCGATTGAACCGACTTACAACATCAAGTACCAACAAGGGAAATCGACACAGAACACGGGATTCATGGAGTTTCGTGTGCGGGATCCGGAAAAGCAAGCCAAGTACTCTGCCATGTCCTCTACATGGGAAGGTGTTGCCTCATCGGAAGCCGCTGTGGCGCGTGGAGATTATTCACTGGATAGCGCAGACCTCAACCGTGATTATTTACGGAAAGGAACAGTCGCAGCTCCTCCAGTCCCTGTCCCTGCGAGTCATCAATGGGAAAGTCCGGCTTCTCTTTGGAATGAACTCACGTCTCGTCAATCTTGTGTGATACAATAACAATATGAGTCTTTGGCTCCTTGTCATTGCCCTCTTTTTGATTGCCTTTCGCAATCGAGAAGACTTTACAGATCCCGATTCTCCTGTCACACGTCCTGCGAAGAACTCGGTATGGCTTTCGAAGATCGACGCAGAGGCTCCGATTGGTGGAAATGATGACGACTATATTGCGGTGTTACAGGCCTTTTACGACAAGGTGTATGTTCCGTCGGCGATTCGACCGAAAGATACAGACGTCGAAACTTTCCTGAAATCCGCAGATGGACAAAAGCCGGGTGTGGATCCAAATTCTCTTCGTAAAATTATCGCAGCAGGGTTCCGGATTGAAAAGACACTTCCTGCGTCCGCCCGTGAAGAGGCGCAAGTGAAATTCCAACCGACCGCTGCGCTTCAACCGCAAATGGCAGTCGATGAAGTATACAATCGAACCGAAGACGCTTACAAACCTACGGACAATCGAAAGGGCGACTTGCCAGAAGGATTGTATGCGGATACTCCACAACAAGACACTCCACGCCGTCCTGGAACATGGGACGATAAATCGACTGGATGGTCGAAGGCAACATTCTTTTCTACATGTAAGCCCTCTGGGTTTCAAATCACAGACGAGAAAGCGTGTGCCGAAAATGTTTTGTAAAGAACAATGAAGATTTGGGTCCTTCTTGCGTTCATAGTTGTTTTGGTTCTCATGGGATTGCGTGAAGGATTTACATCGGGAGATGCGCCCATTTGTCCAACTGGTTCTACCCTTACGGACAATAATAAAACATGTTATTCGAAGGTAGACCCAACCTCTCCGGGCGTCTGTCCTTCTGGATATACGCTTATCAGAGTTGCTCCTGACAGTGCTGATGTTGGAAAGTGTAAAAAATTAGAAACACCCAACTGTCCATCTGGGTTTATGTTCACGGTAGAACCGCCAACTGGAGAAGACAGAAGCCAAGGAGGGCGAGGCGTTTGTAAGCCGTCGGCGTCAACGACAACAGCAGCAGCGACTTACGACACTACAACAGGCGGAAGCACGACTGCTCTACAGCCGAATTCCGGAACCGCTGGAACTGGAAAGGGACTCTTTGGTCCTGCCTTTACAGAACTCGGAACAGGAGGAGACGGCCGTGATACGACAGATACATCCAAATCAACCCGGTATCCCGAATTGATGGGAGGAGATGTCAAACCGTCTACGCGTATTGAAGGTGTGGGTATCGTCGGTCCGTCGAAAAACTGGCAACTCATTCAATCCGGTGACTTGCCGTCTGCCTGTTCCCTTGGTGCCGAAGAGCGCAGTGCCTTTTTCCCCTTCTCACGATGCCCGGGGGACAAGGACATGATTCCCGACCCGTACCGTGTGAGCCAAACCTACTCTGCTGCTAGTTACGGTTCGAAAACGGAACCCGTTCCATTCTTAACAGACTTTTCAGCGTTCCTTAAGTAAAGATGTTTGGTCTTCGAAATCAACGAGGGAGCTGCTGGATTAATGCCATGCTACAAGGACTCTTTCGGATTCCCGATTTACAATCGCGATTTCGTGACAAGCAAGCCGACTCTACCAACGCAATCGAAGTGTCTCTGGAAGAAATCTGGAACTCGAAAGGCGAAGATGGATTACGGCCTCTCTTTGAATGTATCAAGACAGCGACCATGCCTGCGGGGGAAGACATTGGCGATGCGCACGAACTTCTCGAGTTTCTCTGTGACAAGGTTCCCTTTCTAGAAAAACTCATGCGCTTCAAGGTTGCGCATACCATCAAATGTAACAATGCGAAATGTACCTATAAAGACACGCGGAGTGACAGTCTCACTGAATTCTCGATTGTTCCAACACGACCGGATGAAACCGTCTCGGATGCTATCGTCCACGCGGTACAGCCCTCCATCATCCACGATTGGACATGCGAAACATGTAAACAAAAAGGATGTACCAAGCAACTTCTCATCGCGTCCTTTCCACAGGTCTTGGTCTTTCATCAAACTTCTGTTCAAACAAGTGTGTCCTATTCTGCGGTACTTGTTGTCAATGGCATCAAATATGTCTTGTTCGCGGTGGTGTGTTTCGCGCCAAACCATTGGTGGACATATGGTCGCGATCTACCCCCAGGAAAACCATGGCATGAACTGAATGATCGAACCGTTCGAAGCTTCGACTCCAATCACTTTCCTTTGGACAAGTCGATGCGTTTGCTAATGTATTATCGCCTCAATGAATAAGAAAGGATGAGTGACTCCACCGAAACAACATTGGAAATGTTGACACCCGAAGTCTATGGTATTCTGGTTGCCGTATTCGTCGGTGTGTTATCGATTTTTGTTCTTTTTTCAACGGGCTCGATTCTAGCCATCTTGACCTTGTGGACATTGATTGCGCTGATTGTCGTTGTTCTGATTTACTACGGAATGATTGACATTGAACGCATTCTTGATACTCTTGCTCCGAAACCCAAAGACAAGAAGGCAGAACAACCGTCTGTTCCTTCTGGCGGATTCCCGATTCGAGGAAGCGAGGTGTTTCATATCGCAGACAATCAGTTTACGTATGACGAATCTGCTGCCGTTTGCGCCGCATATGGCTCTCAACTTGCGAGCCTCGAGCAGATCATTGAGGCTTACAACCGTGGGGCAGAATGGTGTGGTTATGGTTGGTCTGCGGGAGGTATGGCGTTGTACCCTACGCAAAAGAAGACCTGGGACGAACTCCAGCGAGAAATCGACCCTGGCAAACGGACTCGTTGTGGTCGTCCGGGTGTGAATGGTGGTTATATGGACCCGGCACTCAAGTTTGGTGTGAACTGTTACGGTGTCAAACCCGAGGGTAAGTTTACGCCTCCTGCGCCTGTTCCGGGAACAGACCGCGAGGCATTCAATCGCGCAGTCAACAAATTCCGTGAAATGATCAAGACATTCAAGTTGTCTCCCTATTCACGTACGGAGTGGTCTGGATATGATTCAAACCCGGTTGTACAAGCAGAAAAGTATGGACGCAAGTTTACGCAAGAACTCGGGCGGCTCGCAGAAGGATTTGAAAACGCAGACCCGAGTTATATCGAAGCTGCGCAAACCGGTGGCGGGTATGCGTCTGTTCAGGCGCCGTATGGATTGATGGGTGCGAAGGGCGACAAGGGTGACAAGGGTGACAAGGGTGATCAGGGACCGCAAGGGATTCCGGGTGTGATGGGACCTAAAGGTGATACGGGCCCACAAGGACTTCAGGGACTGAAGGGCGACAAGGGCGAAGCAGGTCCGAAGGGAGATCCTGGACTGAAGGGTGATAAGGGAGACACAGGAGCCATGGGTCCTGGAACACGCCTAGCAGCTGTCGATACACGCAGTACAAACGATCGTCCGCAGTCCTATTGGTCAAAGGGTATGGGTATGTATACGGAGTTTAAGCTTGCCTCAACGCTTGGACTTCCAACGACCAATGGATTGTATGGAACCCTCGAAACCACAGTTCCGTGGGCGGATCCTTCTGGAGGTCCGATCATTCAAGAATTCAAGCAAGGAAACGTTGTTAAGAAGCGTATCTCAACGGGACCCTCCGGAGCAGCAACGGGCGCACAACATACATGGCGTCCCTGGGTTTAAAACAACGTAAACGACCGATTGAATCGAATCAAACTCGGAACACTCCCGACACCCCGTCCATACGATAGCGGGCCGCCTTTGTAACAGAGATACGGCATACCGGGAATACGATTGGGTAAGTCTTTCGGACACTTGCGGTAACACAGACCGTCCTTGTTTTCTCGACCGTCCTTGTAGTAATCACACACCAGTCGCTTTGTATGAATTCTGCCACCCTTTAGGAACGGAATACAGAGACCAAATACCTTGAACGCACACGAATCCCATCTCAGCGGTTCGTTACAGAATAGACCCGTGTCTGTCCATCCATTGTGACCAGAATCGTCACATGACTGTGGTTCTAAAACCTTTCCAGTTCCCACATTTACGCTATTCGCCCAGCAAACGGGTCCTACGCCACGATATCCTTCGCGACACCGTTCGTAACACAATCCCGCGTCGAGATCGGATTTATTGGGCGGACATGTGTTGGGATACATGTTGAAGATTTCCACACCATCTTCTTTGGTTCCGTCGAAAGAAATCCAATCTTGTCCACCGACAATCAAAGCAAAGTGCTCTCTTGCCTTGAGTGTTGTAAATAAGAGAACTATGATGATGAGCAACAGTTCATACATTATTTTTCTGCCATATTTTAAGATGGATACAACGATTGCGCAACCCAAGAAGTATGTCAAACAAGATATGAAGACAACGGTACAGATTCCAGCGGTCAAGGGCGGTGTCGAAACATCCTATCCTTTTCAATGGATGCTCTTCAAACCGCAAGCGCATGCGATTACGCCGTTTCCGACGAATGAGCAGAGCCGTTTGGAAAATGTGTCACGGAAGAAGTAAATGCAGGATGTCCCCGAAGACATGAAGAAGTACAAGAGTTTATTCGTATATCGAGAGTATCCACCCAATCGTCTACGTAACTTTTATAGAGATGAAATGGCTACGAAACGTCAAACACCAGAAGAAGTATTAAAAACGGCGTGGAACGACTTTTTGGCCGACAATCCTAGTGGGTTAACGTTTAAACAGTTTCTAGATGATAGGCTTGCGTTTTTAGATTGGGAACGAGTGAATGCGAAAACGTATCCTAATTACGACCGAGAAACGGGAATGTTAGACTATAGAGCAGAACAGCAGACAAAAAAGGCATCAACACCAGAAAAGGATACTCTCGAAGAAACTACCGAGTTCAAATCTCTTCCTGGGACCGGAGGAAAGACACGTCGTAGAAAGACCAAAACGTCTCGTCGTAGAAAGACCCGAGCGAGACGCACTGTCTAGTAGCGGCGAATGGTTTCGATCCATTGACTTCCTGGTTTCCTTCGCCTACAAGAGGCTCCGTTATGAGCCAGGCGCGCTTCCTCTGCGCCACACCGCTGTTTTTAACTACGACTTCTTTCATCGGTATAGAACGCGAATAATCTTGTGGTTCTCTTACAACAAAGATGGAAGTCGCTATGTTACTCGGTTTGGCGGCCCTGGGTTATGCCTTGTCAACTCAGCCCGTCCACGCAGAAGCAATCGGACAACCCGAAAAGATGAATCCGAAGGAAACGTTCATCAGCCCAATGCCCTTTGAAGAAGTCGATAAAGTGACGATTGTACAGTCCGACGAAGGCCATAACAACATGGTTCCCTTCTTTGGGTCCAAGGTCACACAGAGCATCTACAATGGTGCGACAGATGGTATTCTCGATACCTATACCGGAACGGGCAAGCATACCTTTTTCCACAAGGAGGAAGCGGGTGCCATGTTCAAGCCGGAAGCCGCAACGGGGTTGCCTTTCGGTCGTCAGGTCGAGACAGATTTTGAGCAGTCTCGTATGGTGACATCTCTTGCGACCAAGAACGTGTTTCCCATTCAACCGACTCTCGTGGGTCCGGGTATTGATGACGGATACACCAACTTGCCTTCGGGTGGTTACCAACAGGACGCGGGTCGTGAATTTACCTTGCCGCGCACCACCGACGAGATTCGCGTGGCCAACAAGCCGAAGCTCACCTACAGCTCTGACCCTGTTCCCGGTTCCCATTACATTACCGATATGGGTCTCCAGGCACCCGTCAAGAAGAACCGCCCCGACCGTTTCCAGGTTCTCGAAGGCAAGGATGGGTCTCTGCCGCACGTCAACACTACAATGGGCCAACAGGTTGCGTCTGCGATCTACCCGACGCAAGTTATGAAGCTCCAAGATCGCGAATCGACCAGCGTGGAATACAGCGGTACCGCCCAAGCAGCAGCAGGTGGTTTCTTGTCGTATATCCGTGCCTTTACGGAACCCTTCCAGCAGTTCATGAAGCTGACCGTCGAAGGTCGCCCGACTCCTGGAGGCCCTGTGGGTGGTATGAATGACCTCGCAGCCGGCACTCAGTCGTACAACGTCCAGACCCATCGCGATGAGAACTTGTTGGTCAACAGCCGCGGATTTGAGGCGCCGCTCATGACATTCGGTGGTCAGGCTCCCAGCGCTGCGCAGCAAGGCTCGACCAAGTATGTGGTACCTCTACAGGAGGATATCTACACGCGACGCAATGAACCGAGCATTCTCGATGCGTTCAAGAGTAATCCTTACACACAGAGTCTTCAGTCAAGTGCGTAATTTTTTGAACGGTATGGATAATGAGACCGGGATATTCACAAAACTTTGGGAGTATATCAACCACTTTGCGCAAACCAACGCGTCTCGGAGAAACTATGCGGGCTCCGAAACCCGCAGCTCCTAAATATTACAAGGCGTTCAATGAACTCGAAGTCGGAAAGTCGTATTCCGAGATTCGAGATGAAAAGACTGGGCTTTTGCGCAAGACGATGAAGAAACCAAAGTCTCTTGGAAAGTTGGATAAGATTCTTCTTGTATCAAAGAAGCCATTCAAGTCGATTACCTTTGAAAACAGGGTGGCAAAGGGATACACAGGAACTCTGGACAAAGATGATACGTTTCGATTTGTCTTTTCCAAACTCGAAGTCGGGTCAAAGAAGGCTGTGGATGTCAAAGAGATGGAAGTAAAATGGGCAGACCTTGATAAAAAGCGATTTATACTGAATTGCCCCAAAGGAGGATATGGAACACGACGTACAACTTCTAAGGTACGCCGACACACGCGTCGACGTTTGCCTTCGAAGTAAGAGTCGTCGAGAGGTCCATGACATCTTGCGACAGATTTTTGTATATCGAGACCGGATTCGGGTGTGTCCGTGCGTGACAGATCCATGGGTTCGTCAGTCTCTCGTCTTTTTGAACGCACAACTAAACAATGAACCATCTCATCGATCTGAGTGATTTGGGGCGAATCGAAAATTCCCTCCTTGAACGTCGCAATCAATTAGTTCAAGCAACATCGTGGGTCTTCAATCTCGTGTTGCTTGGTCTTGTTCTCGCCGGATTCGTGTTTTTCTTATATACGCAATATACGTCACACCAAATAGAAGTAGAAGAGGAAAAGCGAATTCCATTTACTCCTACCACATGGTATTCTGCGACACGAAATGTTCGCAGTGAAGAGTATGGACGTCAACTCCAACCTTTTGAGATTGAAACTGGATATGGTCTACCATGATTTGCCGATGGAAGAAGCGCAGAAGAAGTTCGCGGATTTCACTGCTACAACGCAGACAGTTCCTCCTACAGAACCTGCGGCAAAACAACCTGTGAAGCGAAAATCCATTAAAACGATTACCACTAAGAAGTAAGCAATGTCTTTACCATCGCAGCCGACAGTCTTGTCGTTGGCAAATCAATCCATCACAGTCTATAGATATGAACCATTTTGGTTTCGTGTCTATGCGCCGCAACCTCTCAGTGCGAATTACTTTACACAATATGCGCAACCCACGACCGTAGGGTTGACGGGTGCGACATACAGCATCGGGACTGTCTTCAATTCGGGGACAGGACAATTCACAAGTGTTCTCGATGTCTACAGTCTTGGGTTGAATATCGCACCTAATACGGAAAGCTTTACCGTCGTCTACGTTTTGGATGCTCTGACCAGTACGACACAGACGTTTGTGTATACCGTAAATGTCCAAGCGGGTCGGTTTTTTCCTCCTGTGAGCAATTCGACGTATGGGTTTTACAAGAATGAACCCATTCAAGCCAATACGGTTGTCTTTACATCTCCGTTCGAAGTGAGCACGCCAACCACATCACCGACACTTCCTCCAGGGATCAGTTTTACACAAGCATCTTCGAACTCGTATTACATGTCCGGAACACCCCTTGTCCAAGCACCCACGAGCAACTATCAGGTTATCGGATCGGGGACGGGATCGAACGCAGGACGTATTGTCACAACGCGTGTGAATGTGGGAGTCGGTGATGAACGAATTGGGTTATTTGTAACAGGAGGGAGCACGATCGTGAACAATATGGATGTTGGATCTGCGATTACGACACGCACAATCACTGCGAATTATCCATTCCAGGCAGGGAGCAATCTGTTGTATCAATGGGACACTCTTCCAAATGGGATTTCCTTTACAGATGCGAGTGGATCAATCGTGTCCTCTGGGTTTATACCTGCCGATGTGAGTGGAACTCTTCTTCTGTCGGGAACACCTACGCTTGCGGCTGCCAAATCGTTTGCGTCGAACAGCCTCTCCAGTCTGACGACGACTCTGACTGCCACACGCATCAATCCACCGAATGTGACGTCGAATATTGGATTTACGTTTTCCTTTCAGGAGACTGTTTTGTTTGATGACGTGACAGTGCCAACTCTTTACGTTGGTGTACCACTGACCGCGACAGGGATTTCCTTCCGGGCACGCACCTTCTTTCCAAGTGGCGCGTTGATCACTTCGATGACAGCGCCCTCACTGCCTGCTGGTTTATCTCTCAACTTTGTGTTGGCAGACCAACGTGGGTATCTTGTGGGCACACCAAGTGGCGCTGTATCGGGATCGTATAACATTATCGCGACCAATTCGAATGCGGTGACGCGGACGCTCAGTGTTCCTGTCTCCGTTGTGAATGATACAGTGTCGTTCGATTACAGTGTCACACCTGCGATTGATACGTGTTATAACTTTATCTTATCGCGACCGGTTCTCTCCGCAAAAACAGGCTATTATCCGAATGAGATTCTGTTTCGCGCAACTGCTTCTTCGGGAGCCAACGTGATTCTTACGGCTCCAGGATTGGCAGGAACTGGCATGTCTCTTTCGAATTTGGGATCGAATACCTATCAGCTCGTGGGGATTCCAGAGATCGTTGAATCTCTGAAGACACTCACCGTCACAGCCAATTCGGTTTCGACACCTTCGAGCAATACAACGACAATCAAGTATCAGACTCTCAATGAAGTGTTTACCTGGTCTACAGTCAGCGATGCGAGCTTGACATTCATTCAAAACAAGACGATTACTCCCATTCAAGTCATTGCGTCGACTCTGAGTGAACGACCCATCATCGGATATTCGCGTGTGAGTGGACCGACGGGGCTCGGTGTCTCGACATCTGGATTGATTACAGGCGCCATTACAGAATCGCTGATTTCAGATCCATCGTCTGGTTCCATTGTGGTGGCCGCAACAACGGGATATGCCTCGGGATCCAACCCATACAATTACACGGTCCGATTCGATGGTGTTGTGATCGCGGGGGCTAACGCGGTCCAAACGGCGACTGGATCCTTTTCAGATGTGTTGTTCCGTGTCATTCGGTATAGCGGAACATCGAGTACCTTTGTACCAGGTGTCTTGTCGAATCTCATACCCTACCAAAATACAGATGCGTCTTTGACATTGTCGATCACGCCATCCGGTGTCTTGTCTGGAGATTTGACGAACGTAGATCCTGTGCTTCCTGAGTATGGATTTGAACTCGCAGATGCGAATTCTTTTACGACGCAGAAGATTCTTGCGACAGCCACGAATTACACAACCTTCCATCGGCGGATGTTTAGCACCGATCAATCGAATGTCTATTTGACTGACAACACAGCGGCTCCGTTCCGTCCGTATGATTACGGGTTTACTCTGACACCCACGAATTCGAATATTCCCTATTTTAGCAACGCATGGACAACCTCTTTGCTGTTCACACCCAATCCATCCGATCTTGCGAATATGTCGGATATGGGAGGTGCGAGTTCCAATGGCTTTTCGATTGGAATGAATGGAGATACAGCGATCTTGTCTTTACGAAATGCGCTCTATCGTTCGACAGACGGCGGATCGTCATTTAGCCATGTGACGGCCATCACAGATTTGTCGGATACGAGCTTCGTAGGACCTATTTATGGGTTGAGTCCAAACCCATTCCCACCGCCGGGGTTTATATACAATCGGTTACCGAAGCCTACGTATATGACATCCGGTGGATCGATTGTATCGGACGGCCTATCGAGTTGGATTGTGACGGGTGTTGGATCGTCCAATGTCGTGTTTCCTAATGGATTCAATCAACAGTTCTTGCGCTATTCGACGGACAATGGAGTGACATGGACAACCGACCTCAACGCAACTCCCTATCCTCCTGCGGCCGGAGTTTCCTTTCAAGTGATCTATGGTGGGAATGGTCGATTCTTTGCCTCGGTCTATGACGGGTCATCTTATTCGCTGATGTATGCGTCATCCAATACACTCACCAGCTGGCAAACAGCAGTCGGTGTTGGAGACGATACGGTCGGTATCGCACATGGATCGGATTCGAATAGTTTGATGGCCGCGGCAGGCAAGCGAATCTATGCGTCCACGGACAATGGAACAACTTGGATTCCGGTCTACACATCATCTTACGATCTGACGGCGATCGGATATGGAAATGGAACATGGGTTGCGACAGCAGGATCGAACAACATTTATGCGTCCACAGACAATGGATCCAATTGGTCTGTTTACGACGGATACAATAACGTGAATGTGACCGATCTCGCATACGATGGTGCTTCTTGGTTGTTCTCAGGAACTCGTCCGACACCCGGAGACACGCAACTGTTTGCGTACGACTTGAAACCAACACCACCCTTCTTTGGAAGTCTGGCGCTTCGTTCGACACCTGGTGTGACAGGTCCCATCTTTGTGCGAACAGAAACACCTTCGGCTCCTGCGCTGAGTTTCCAAGTGTTGAGTTCCTCCAATATCCAATTCGTAGAGCCTGCGACTACATCCTTCCTTTCCTACCAGTATATTCCAATTGAGACCATTCAGATTCGTGCCGTTCATTCCTCGAATGTGGCTCCCTTCATCTACTATTTTGCGGAAGGATTGCCACGTGGATTAACATTGAATTTGGATCTATCGGGAATCTCGGCCACCATTACGGGAACTGCCTCTCAGTTCCTTGACGCAGCGACTGAGAATGCTGTGATCATCGCGAAAGGATATACCGATGTTGTAGGCGAGACACTCTCTTTCAATACGCTCATTCCTCGCGTAGTTCGCAAGCAAGATGGAGCTGGTGCCTATACGAATTTGCTCCGTCAGTATGTCGAAGCCAATGCCGCTCAGAACGCAGTGAATAGTCGCGCACTTCCAAATCAAGAGCGTCGGTTGGGTGAATTCATGGCCCCTGCGGCTCCCGATGTCACACTCCAAACCGTTCCGCCGTATTGCTTTGACCCCAACTGTAAAACGAATTCATAGACATGTGAACCTGTAAAAGCATACGAACATGGCTTTCTTAGATACCTACTGCGTCCCGTTGGTGGGATACATGATCAATCGCTTTCTCGGAATTGAAGATCAATTCTCAATTGAGAACACTTGTAAGGATACACAGCAGTTTCAAATGGACTTTGTGTATCCAATGACAAAAACACTCGATGTACAGACTCTCTCTGACCGCACACGCACACGCCGTTGGGTAACGCGCTATCTAGAAAAAGTACAGCAACATGTGCGTGTGTTAGAGCCTTGTTACAATCACGCTTACGTGCCTCCAACCATTGAACATCTTCCAAATCTGCGAGAAGTGACGGTTGCGGTTCCACTTATACTGGATGCCACTCGTCAGTCCGTCCACCCAACCACACAGATCGCATGGGGTGAACTCAACCGATTTCTACGGTCTCTGACGATTCATCCCAACCAACTCGAAACCCTCCGCATTGTTCCGGGCATCATCAAGATGGTCCGCACAGATCTTGACACCAATGCGATTCTAGACCAGCACATTGTGGACGATATAGAAGAAGGCAGTCACTTGCGACTCTACCGAGTCTTTGACCTTCCGATTGTGCTCTACGGCTTGAACGCAGAGAACCTTCAAGGAAAAACCATCCACGCTCCGTCGTCTCTGATGGCACTCAGTCTACGACACGCAATGAAAAATTGTAAAGGGTACACGGATTGGAGTGGTCACACACAAGGACACGCATCTATTCTGTTTGATTTGTTTGCCTTCTAATGGCTTGAATACCAGCCCATACTTTAGGGAATAACTTAGCGGCTTCGTGTAAAACCTCTTGACTAAACAGACCACTCCCGGCTTCGATTCAGGCGACCTCCTCCTTTGGGAGCTCCAGGTCCTTGAACGCGGCCATTCCTACATAGCCAACAGGGGCGAACACCTCACCCTGTTGCTCATACACACGCATGTCGGACTCGTCGACGTAGTAGGTTTTTCCATTGAAGGCAACCTCAACTGCGTCCAAGTCCTTCTCCTGCTCCTGAACAACCACCGGAGTCGCGTCGGGCTGGACAAAGGTGCGGTAGTGCGACTCGAGAGTGGTCGCGCCAAACACAGGCCCAGACATGGCGTTCAGGTGCGCCAAGAACGCCTTCTTGTCCAGCTCCACCTTGAGCTCGTCGGCGACTGCCTTGAGCTTCTTGACCTGGGTCGGGGTGAGCTTGTCAAGGTTCACGCCCTCAGGCTTGGGAGACTTGGGCTTCTTCTCCTTCTTGGGCGCAGCCGGTGCTTCAGTGGCAGCCGGGGCAGGCGGAGGAGTTACAGCCGCAGGAGCCGGAGCAGAGACCTCGGTGACGGGCGCAGGAGCCGCAGGAGAGTCAGCCTTCTTCTTGCGGGGCTTCTTCTCCTTGGCCGGAGCCGCGGGAGTTTCCTCGACCACGGGCGCAGGAGCCGCAGGCGAGTCAGCCTTCTTTTTGCGAGGCTTCTTCTCCTTGACCGGAGCCGCGGGAGTTTCCTCGACCGCCGCAGTGGAAGCAGGCGAGTCAGCCTTCTTCTTGCGGGGTTTCTTCTCCTTGGGAGCAGCGGGAGTTTCCTCGACCGCGGGTACAGAAACTTCTTGAGGCTTGCAACACGCCGCATCACAGTTGGTGTGATTGACGGTGTCCGTGCGCTGAAGAAGGGGCGGCATTGTCTCTACGGCTTGCACAGGCGTAGGGAACAACACGGCGAATAAATCATCTAAGAATGCTTGAACGGGGTCTTCCGGCTCACGTTCATACATCTTGCTCTTAACCTGGTGAACAGCGGCAGTAATTGCCGATCGGATAGCTTGCTCCATTGTTACAGTGGATTGAATGCTTACAGTGTTCATCTCGTTTCCCCCGTGGGCCACCTTCCAGTTTGCCAGGCTCCAACGAATTCGTTTTCAAAAGTTCGGCGAAATAGATTCGCCGGCATTTCCGCATTTCCGCACTTTCCAAAACGAATCGATGTTGCGGCAAGGCAAGAGAGGTGTCCCCTGTCAAGATGCTCACCCTTCGGACAAACGACTTTCAAGCTGCCTGGTCTCGCCGTAGCGCAGACCTCGAACGACGCCGCCTCAATCAGTACCGCGATGTACTGCTCGAATACCTTGAAGACCACTGCTACTTCAACCTATCTGATATTAACTCTGTCCTGTTGACTCGCTGTATGACTGCGGACGGACCTCATCAGCTATACGCAGTCATCTGGACCTACCGCGATATGGTGCCCTACAACCAAGACGGCAGTGTGCCTCTCACGCATCAAGAGAAGTGTGCTTCGATTCATGTCGAAGACAACCTCAACCCACACCACGACGAGACCGAAGAAGAGGACACGCCTCGCTATGAAACGGTTCTCAAGCCACAGCGCGTGGATACCATTCTTCGCAAGACGTCTGTGCTGCCGCTTCTCTCCGGGCGCTTCGGAAACAACTACTGGGTCTCGCGTCACGAGAACCCGTTCGCAGATGTCCCCGAGCCCAATCCCACCGACGCGTGGCGCGAGGTCGAGTACCAGCTCCACCTCAACTACTTCCCACGCGGCTTACCAGCGGCATACGGGAAGAAGATCATGGACGCTCGTGCGGACCGTGGGGAGGTGTTCCTAGGGTGCTCGACCTACGAAACCACTGTGACTCATTCGAGGTAAGCGGAGTTTCGGGAGTTTCTATATATGTGTTTGTTTTTGTATGAAACCCCGGTCCCAACTTTCGAAAACGAATTCGTTCGCGTCAGACGGAAGAGGATGTATGGCTACCTCAACAGTAGGCCATGCTGGCAGCACACTGCCCGGGATGGAGTCGACACCCGCCAAAGGACAACAGACAGCTTACTCTGTGGGCCACCACTACACAGAGGCAGGGCTCCCCGCCGTACACCAGGGGAACATGTGGGAAGTGCTCGGTCGTGAGATCGGACGCTGGGGAGACTATCAGGTCGAGGAGGACGAGCGTGTCAACCACCGCTGGTTGGCGATGCCGGAGGAACGTTGGCAGGAGTATTGCCGCAGACAGATTCGTTACGCGAAGAATGTCAACGCGGCGATGCGCTGGGTGGACCGCATGAACACCAAGCGTCGTGCGTACATCCCGGCTCAACCGACGCCGGATCCGATCCGCTATACGACCCACGAGCCGCTCCACGTCAAGTTTCTGGTGCTCCAGGACTATGTCGATGAGCCGTGGAAGTATGGGGATGAGGTCTGCGAGACGATTGCGTTGGAGGAGGAACTCAAACAAACTCCCAAAGCCTGGCGCGTCCACGCAATGTGGCTACGCAAGGAGGAGGAAGAAAAGCAACAAGAAGAGAAGGACGCAGAGGCTCGTGCCTACGAATCTATCGTGAAGTTCCAAGCCCTTGTGCGCGGTCACCAGACGCGCTGCCGCAATGGGTGGACCAGCTGTGCGCACTGCCTGTGCCACCGCGTGAGCACGTGGTGGGCTGGTGACGAAACCCGCCCAGTGTGCGAGGACTGCTACAATCAAATCCGCCAAAACCTCAAGACATACAGTGAGTTCGATGCGCCGATGTTCTAAAGCAAACTAAAATAAAAAAAGGAAAAGGGCAACCTTTTTCGATTAGAGATAGAACGCTGCTACATCGCGCGCGTGCCACCAAGTCCAACGCTGATTGTATCGAACGCGCTGAATGAGTTCCTCTAAGACAAGGTTGAAGTGGTTATAGAAGCGGTTTCCCGCAAGGTTCTGAAAGACACGGATCCGTTCCTCCATTACTTCTTCATAGAAATGTAGGCAGCGTTAATACCCGTCACTTCTGCGAGAAGATGGAAGAGTGCTCCTGCGACAAACACGACCACCCACTTGCCATACGGACTTGCGACCTTTTCCGCAACCCAAAACACTGGAATCAAAAAGAGACCCACCAAGACAGCTTCGAGCAGAATGTTCATTACTTCTCAAAACGAATTTATATTTCTGTGGATGTATCCCTTGTGTGGACAAGATGAGAAACGTACACAACGCCGTTGACGATTTACTCGAAGAGTTGGATTACCCTCCTCTTCGTCGGAAGATAGAGCATGACCCGGCCAATCCTCGTAGGTGGATTATCGAGTTTCGGTTGGATCATGTGTTTGGATCACTCTTGATGGTGGAAATCATGGAGAATGACGAAGGAAATGCCGTGGGATTTGTGTTGGCACGTCATCGTGTGACACGGGAGCTTGCGACAGACATCATGGACTTGCTGATGGACTGTTTGGATGAGGACGAAGTGGAGGACGACGATGACGCGTCGACTATATCCTCTCAATCTTGGGTTTCACGACCTTCTCGAGAATAATCTTAGTATCCCGTTTGATGGGACATGTATGAATTTCGGGTAGCCGACAAGAGACACAGAATGTCTTGCCGCATTCGCACTTGAACTCAAGATGCGTTTTTTGCTTACAGTTTTGACACTTCATGGTAATACTTGTATTCAGACAAGCCTTTTGGTTCGTTTTTAGGGTTCCGTTTCTTAGGACGACAATCGCACAAGAGTTTGTTCTTACAGGGAGCCCAACACTCGTCTGTGTAGTACTTGTGGAGACAACTGTATTGGACGAACTTGGGTTCCTTGAACATACATCCAGACTTACAGATGCCTTGGGCGAGCTTGGAGAGACGGCAACAGGCAGGATTCATGGTATGCTACGAACTCTCGGCAGCAAACAGTTTCCGTTTTGAATACAATGAGATACAGTGTCATGTTAGATGCGGGCGTATCATTGTCCGCCAAGGACGTTCAGACCTTTCGGCAGCAGGTTGCGATTTACTTGGCAGATCCCGATGGTTGGGGACGTGATATTACATTCGAAGAAGTCGATTCCAACCCGGATGTCGTGATTCATCTGTCGTCCCCCGAAGACATTCGAAAAGCAGGTTGTGTGAATCCCAACTTGTCGTGTGCCGAAATGGGCGGCAAGCACATGCGACTCAATTCGATGCGCTGGTTTCGAGGCGCGAAAGAAAGTGGTCTGTCTCTTGAAGAGTATCGCCAATACATGGTCTCTCATGAGATGGGACATATCCTTGGTCATGATCACGATACATGCCCGCGACCCGGAACACCTGCGCCGGTGATGATGCAGCAGACTCTTGGGATTGGAAAATGTACACCGAATACCAAGCTTACGGAGAATGATCGGAAACGTAGATAACATGCCTGTGTATGTTGTGATGCCTAAGGATGATTTGGCAACCATCGAACATGCGACTGTCTTTTCAAGTTATTCTGCGATGGAACAGTATGTCTTGAAATATGCGCGCGCTAGAGCAGCTCTTCGGTATGACGCAGATTGGTGTACGGTCATCATGTACGATGGAGTCGATACACTTGAAAAGGTGTTCATGTATTGGTCGTCTCCAAATGGATGCCTTCTTAATCGGTCACCTTTAAAATCATAACACCGACGACGATAAGCGTAATTGCGAAATAGTCGTGAAGATGAAGACTCTCCTTGAAGAGCATGATACCGACGATGGTGGTTGCCATCACAGAGAATCCAGACCAGAGCGCATTTGTCATCGCCATGCCAGACGCATTCATGGTCAGTCGAAGAAGATACCCAACGGCAGCGTAAAAGAGAACACCGACCGCAAAAAAGGCCGTCTGATCGATACTCTTCTTGAAACAACTCATGGCAAGTGTTTCGAGAATCACAATGAGAAGCACATACCAATAGACACGGGGAATACCCATTTATTACCAGGCGCTATAGTTTTAGTATAGAATGGACAGTATTGTGAGCTCTGTCATCGAAAAGTTCAAACAGCGTTCTGCCTTTGGGAAAGCCAAGTACGGAACGGATTTGGACCGGACAGACCTTTCGGTCCTCCAGTGGATTATCCACGCGCAAGAGGAACATATGGATGCCATTCTCTATCTCGAGAAACTGAAGCAAACACTCATTGGTACACCGCCAACAACCGAGTCAACCCGGGCTCCAAAATAAGCTGGGTTGCGTTCGGTGTTCGACCAGTCCACGTCCGAAGAGTTCGTTCATCAATCATGGCATGCATGCCGCTGTTCATACCACGCGGGAGTTGATAAGGAATACAAAGAATCACCGTGCGCCCAACCTCGAACAGTTTCCTCGCGAAGACGTCTGGGTGTTCCACGTGCTGAAGTACCTGAAGGCATACGACCACATCGTATGTCTTATCAGGTACCCAGGTCATGAAATCAGAGGTAATGCGTCGGATACCGGGTTTCAGCCCAGGGATTCTTTCAATGTCTAAACAGACTCGTTCGACCGAGTCAGGTAACGCGTCTAAAATCGGAGATCGGCGACCTCCAACATCGAGAACCGATGTGGGGGCCAACCGTTCAAGCCATCGGGATACATGTGCGTAATACCGGAATGTCCGGTTGGGTTCGTAAAAGTCACTCAGCATATTGTTTAGTTGCTGTATGCTAATCCGCCCATACCTGACATGATACGGAAGATGTTGTAGTTGACGGCGTAGATGCGGAAGTTGTACGGGTAGCTCTTGCTAGGGAAGGTACCTGCTGCGCCAGATGTCACGCTATCGAACACCAAAGTGGCATTGTCGATGCGCGAGAAGTTACAAGTACCAGTGGGCTGGTGTTCCTCGGGGCTGATCGCAAACGAGTACACGTTGATGGGGTTGGTGTTGCTGATGGACTTCGACCATGCAGCAGTTCCACCGGCGGTGTGGTGTTGGTAAGGCTGGACCTTCCAGAAGTAATCACCATAACGCTCATCAAACCGGTCTTGACCGTTGATTTGGAGACGCGCACGATTCACAATATCATTATAGCTGAAGGGTTGTGTGTTATCTGCAGACAGAGCAGTGAGGTCAGCTGCATCGCAAGATGTCTTACGTTCATCCTGGAACACCCAGATGAGTTCCTTGACAGGGTGGTTGAGCGTCAAGTCGATGCGCGCAGACGACGTGGTAATCTGTTGCTGACCGGTGTACTGGAGCTGGTCAATGAGGTACTCGTGGCTTTCCTGGGCAAAGCGACGGCGCTCATCCACATCGAGGTACACGTAATCGAGGTACAAGGCCATGTCCGTCAGCTGGGGCAGAGCAGCGGCGGCGGCAGACAAGCTGGAATACCCATCATCTTGAACCAAATCCGTTGCGTTTCCGAGAGTGATGTTGAAGCGCACCTCGTGGTACTGGAGGGCAATCAGAGGCAGAGCCAGACCAGGGTTGCGGTTGAACCAGAACTGGAGGGGCACGTAGAGAACCGTGGGACGACCGTTACAAGACGTCGCAGAGGTGGTGCTGTCATACGTACTGTTATTCACAATGCTGTCCAACTTGGAGGCAGTATCAAAGTCAGCCGTCAGGGTCTCCCAGAGGTAGAGCCACTCACCGTAATGACGATCAATCACCTGACCGCCGATCTCGACCTCGATCTGTTGGAGCATCTGATAGCCCAGACGACGAGCCGACGCAGCCGTCCATTTGGTGATACCGGTGTTCGGAAGAGTAATCTCCACATACGACTTCCAGACAAGGTCGGCGTTACGATTGACTACCGCGACGACACGTTGGCCGTAGATAGGGGCACCCGTGAAGTTCACACGGAACGCCTCGATGGCAAAGTTGGTATGCCGCTTGTACAGAATCTTCCAGAACGTGATATGAGGATTGCCAGTGATGTAGGCATCCTGTGCGCCGTATGCTACGAGTTGAAGTAGACCACCGCCCATTTCTTTATACCTTTGAAAGGATATATTCTTCTGCGGCAAACGTCTTTTTTATAGGGGTAGAACAATGAGTGACGACCAAGTTCGAGAAGCTGCAGAGGCTTTTAAACTAGAAAAGAAAGATGAGAGTGCGTATGCCTTGACAGTACAGGATGTAATTGATAAACTCACTGAACTTGGTGTGGATATCGATTCGAATGAAGCGCTTCGATTATATGATTTGTTTGTTGAGACGTATACTGGACAAATAGGCGGTTTCAAGCAAAAAAGTCTTTCAGGCCGGTTTAGTCGATGTGTGAAAAAGGTGCGCAAGACCGTGAGCCCTCGTAAGGGGTCTACCAAGGAGTCTGCGGCGATTGGGATTTGCGTCAAGTCTGTGTTACATACCCGTGGTCGGACACTCAAGCGGTATTCGAAGAAGCGTCTGGTAACACAGAAACGGAAGTAAGCGCTTCCTTACACGCCATTTGTTCTGCTTTCTTGCGTGTGGTTCCAACTCCATACCCAAGACGTGTTCCCTTATCGTCGCAGACTGCTACACGAATCTCGTTCTTCTTCGGGTCATTGGATAGCATGATATAGGTTGGTGTACACTTCATTTCACGCTGACAGTATTTTTGGAAGAGATCTTTATAGTTGGTTGCGCTATTCACAATCTCTTCAATATCTAGATAGCATTCCATCACGGCAATGACAAACGCATAGACGATATGAAATCGGTTGCCACAATCGGTCCACAAGGCACCCAGAAAGGCTTCGAAAATGTCACCCAGTTTCTTCAGATTGGTACGTCCGGCAATCGCGGTGGATTCTTCGTTATGACGACTGATGACGTAGAATCTATCAAGTCCAATTCGCTTCGAGAGTTCGCCAATGCGTTCGTTATTGACGAGTTCCTTGCGGGCATCCGTGAGGAAGCCTTGTTTGCGTTCGGGATACTTTTTGCGCAGATACGTGGCTACACACACGCCAAGAACGGAATCTCCTTCAAACTCAAGGCACTCGTATGACTCATCTTGTAACGGCATTACGCCAGAGGGACATGCGGCAAGAACCGCAGGACGTCCATCGGGAGTTGTATAATCCGTTCGTCGTACATAGGTTGTGTGGACCATGGCTGTTTGAAAGATTCTTGGATGTGCGACTCGATAATGGGGGAGCCCATGTCGATGCAGGATTCGATGAATATCCTTCTCAGTAAAGTACCGATTGTTTGCATTGTAAGGGCAGTAGATGTCAGTGTCCATACCTTTATACAAATACGAGACCGAAGGTTCTTTTCGTTTTCATGAATAACGGATACTAGAACTATGTCGACTCTCTTTTATGAACATCTGCGCGACCTTCGTGGCGAATCCATCGTCAAGGCCAAACAAAAACATGAAGCAGACATGACGTCGCGGCTGTTGTGCGATGTCATTGACAAGATTCATGAGGCAAAGCTGATTCTCAAGACGCAAGCCACGAGTTTACAGCAAAATGTCTCGTATATATTTTTCGTAGATATCTCGGATATCAATCAGACTCACAAGGCGTTTCTCGATACACTTCCCGTTCCGTCTACCGAGTATTACGGAACCATGGAGATGGTCCAAGGACTTTTGAAGCGTCGCCTGCCGGAGGAATTTGCGGGGATGAAGGTTGAATACCGAGCGCATCCAAAATACCTCGAGTATGTCGTGAGCGCCCTTCTATAATTTTCTCAGATATGTATCACATTGATGGTGAAGCATTTATCGACGTTGGCATATCGCGCATTGGAGTCGAGTAATCATATAACACGTCATATTGTTCGTATTCAGTACAACCTCGAACCAAAAACAGATATTTTACACGCGCAAGAATGCGCAAATCAACTCCAACAAATCCTCCGTGATATCCAACGCGAACTTCACTCATCGCCCAACGGTTTCAACTCAAACTTGAAATCGTCACCCACCAACCTGGGTTCATGACGCTTGACAATCTCGTCGAACACTTCCTTGCCTTTTTGCTCTCCGAGAATCTCGCGGAGATAGGCGTCTAACTGTCTTCGTCCCATATTCCAGCTATTCTTCCACTCACCTGGTTGTTTAACCGTAAACACCATGTGAGAGTTTGTCAGTTCAATCTTGCCCGGGAGTTCCTCTCGGACGTTTGCATACACATCTGCAAGGTCAAGTTCGATGGTGCGACGTTGGTCGCGTAATTCAGAGGCACGAGCATTGATTTCGGTCAGCTTTTTGGTCACGTCCAAGTAGCGAGAGACAGCGGGTTTGAGTTGGTCCATGAGTGTATTCTTCGCATGAAGAAAAACATTCGTTTTGAAACAAGAGGATGTCGTGGTTAGATGAAGAGTCTGTCGAACGTCTCCGCGAAGTCTACAATCGCGAACACAAACGCGAACGTCCGATTGGAAAAGGGGAAACGGAAAAAGTGTGGCACGAGTTGAAGACACGGTTATCTGCCAAATGTAAAACAGGTCGCGCCGAGTGTATTGTTGCGTCGCTCATGCGCAAACCGAAAGCCCCGGATCAATGGTCGGTGAATCGATACGAATGGTTGTCATCGGATGACATTGATGCGGTCGAGAAGAACTATACAGACTTGTTTCCGGATTACTATTTTGTCGGATCCGTTCCGATGGATTTTGATCTCCAGGATGAAACACGCAAATGTCTGGTGTCTGCGCTCTGTAATATGAAGATTAGCGAGCTCCAGAAAAAGGGAAAGCATCGTATTGGGATTGTTGTGAATACAGATCCCCATGACGGACCTGGACAGCACTGGGTCTGTGTCTTTGCGGATGTGCGCCCTGAACTCGAGTATCCGCGCATGACCTATTTCGATTCGTATGCGATGGTGCCAGAACCCGAGATTAAGCGACTCATGAAACGATGGAAGGAACAATGGGATGCGCTTGGCATTCATCCAAAGCCCATGAAATTGACCTACAACAAGACACGTCACCAATACAAGGATTCCGAATGCGGCATGTATTGTCTGTACTTTCACTACGCGTGCCTGACAGAAGTGCCCATGAATGAACGTGTTCCCGATGACGTGATTAACTCGTTTCGCAGCATGCTGTTTCGGATGCCGAAAATAGATTCGGAGAACAAAGAGTAATGAAGTGGGTCATTGCCCTTGTACTTGTTCTCTTTCTAGTCTATCTCGTTTATGAAGAAGTGATGCCGCCAACCGAAGGCAAACGAGGAGACCGGCGCAAACGATTGTGTGACTATTACGCATCCGGTTCTGTGTTCGAAGACATTTCGAGTGCCATCAAACGCGGCGTGCGTCTTCTCGAGTTACACATCTACTCGGATGAGCAAGACCAACCTGTTGTGGCAAAGAGTCTGTTGAATGACGGCTACAACTTCGCAGAGGACAATACGTCCTTCGAGCAAGCGTGTGTGACGATTCTGAATGAAGCGTTTCCTTCCGACGACCCGTTCATTCTGTCATTGGTCTTCCATACCGAAAAGACGGTGACGCTCAACAAGGTGGCCGAACATCTTCAGACAACTGTGCGTCGTCATCTGCTGCCCGATAAGGATATTTGGGATGCGCCATTGAGTGCTCTCGCAAATAAGCTTGTGATTGTCTCGGGGAATGTTGCTGGAACTGCTCTGGAGCAGCTCGTCAATCTATCGTGGAACGAGTCAGGCGTGCGTCGATTGGAATACACCCAAGCCGTTCATCCGCGTGACCCGGAGGAACTCACCGAGTTTAATCGCGACTTTTTGACGATTGTAGGCCCCGGGTCGGATACCAAAGTGCTCGCCAACCCCAAGACACCCATGAAGTATGGCTGCCAATGGAATTTGTATTCCAAGGACCCGGTTGGATTCGTCGAGAAACCCGCGGGGCTCCAATAAATCGTCTTGCGCGTTTAATAAAAATGGAGCCTATCAAAGAAGAAACCGCAGGTGGCAAGCGTTCTCGCTGGATGGCGCACGTCAAGAAGACGATGCGTGCGCACAAGGGCAAGTCCCTGAAGCAGGTCCTCAAGATGGCCGCAAAGTCCTACAAGGGTGGCGCGGAAGAGGAGAAGACCGAAATGATGGGTGGTGGGTTGAATCCTCTGCCTCTGAACCAGTCCGGCGCTCGTCGTCGTCGCAGCACCCGTAAGTCTCGCAAGGGCAAGAAGGGTTCCCGCAAGCATTAAAAGACAACCCTCGTTCTTTCTATAATGGACAATCAACCCAAGACGCGGCGCGAAATCAAGAAGACGTCGAAAGACAAGAAGTCGGTGTATTCCGCGAAGCATGTTCGTCTGATGGAGGCACGCAAACCCTCAAAGTAAATTGATATGCGCAACTTTTCGTGTCTTTCGGTGGTCGCGGTCTTTGGTTCGACCTCCACCGGATAGTTTTCGACACGTTTTCCCATGATACGTCTTCTTGGAGCAACCGCTCTTGTAATACGTGACATGATGTACATACCCCTTATAGGACCGAATCGGAACTCCAATCTCTCGTGACATGGCCTTGAGCAGACCATACATCCATTTGGTGTAGGTCTTTTGATTATCGAGGACGGGTTCTTGTTTCACAAGATACGAGCGGAAGACCTTGCGAAGACGTTCGAACGGATACGCCTCCGCCAAAGCGTGTAGAAACGTCCGTTGCGTTGCCATTTGCTCAGGTTCCGGCGCATCTGGGTAATTGATAGACATCGCAAACAGAAAGTCACGGCCCGGCACATTTGTGAGCCGCATGGCCATATATCGTTTGCGAATCTCTTCAAAGTCTGGGTCGGGGCCCGGGTCGATGACGGTTGGGTCTTCCTTGGCTTGCTTCCGAAGTTTGCCGTTGACCATGTTATGAATGTCGTACAGCCACTTTCCCGGATTGCCACGAAGCGGGTGTTCCTTGACAAACTCGGTTGTCGAGGCACGACAATACTTACAGGGTAAGACATCTTTCATCTGATTCAGAACATCATCTGGATGTTCGGACCGAAAGGCAACCAAATGAAACAGTTGCCACGCACTTGGCCCCCAAAAGCGTGTATCCATTGTTCTTCCATCGTCAAAAAGATTATGTGGAACAAGGAACAAACAAATGTTGGACACCAAGGATTTGATTATTTTGACGGCAGCTTTCTACTTGGGCAGCGTGGTCTCCAAGTTCTTCTCGGCGTTGTCTGAGGGTATCATCGCCCCCATCTTGGCCCCTGCGGCTTCGGCGGGTAAGGGTATCACGGGCGCCCAGGTGGTTGTGGGTGGCGTGACCCTGAAGGTGGGTGAGGTCGTGTCTGCGTTGGTGAACCTCTTGGTCTCCTTCGTGATTGTGGTCTTCGCCATCGGTTTCTTGCGCACCTACTTCTTGTCGAAGATTGGTGCCGGAAAGGGCGCTGGTATGGGCTATGCAACCCAGTAAACTGAAAAAGGTCTAGTTTAGATACAAATGAAAAAACGCGGTGGTTTTTCTTTATTTAGCCCATCTACTTGGTCGAACCCTTTTTCATCTACACAGCAACCCCCAGCAGTCTCTACACCTGGTATCACAGATGGTGAACCGAAGAAAGAAGAAACCTCCGTCGTTCCAGGAAATCCTGGAGGGGCAGCTCGTCGTCGCAAGACGCGCCGCGGCAAGAAGCGCGGGTCTAAGCGTTCCCGCACCGGAAAGAAGTCCAACCGTTCCTAGGGTACTTGCCGTATTGTGCTTCGAGACGTTTGCGTAAATCCGTCGCATTCCCACGTCCCACAATCTCATTCGTGCGCTTCCAATCTTGGAATGCGTTCGTAATCGCTGGCCACGTTGCTGGTTCTGATTCTGGCTGTTCAGGGTCTGAAGCTGTAGCATTTCCCGCATGAATATACTCGCGCATAAACCGTGCGATGATATCCGACTCTTCCTTGTATTCGTTGGTATACGCCATGACTTCCTCCGGAGGTGTCAACTTGCGGAAGCCATTACCCTCCTTGTACAGATGGACAAGGTAGGCCATGTAGCAAGTGGCCCATTCCTCGGAGACCACCTTCTTGATGATACTCTCATCCATCGGCAACTCGTTCGGAAGCTTGGGATCTGCCACGAACTTCATTGGGAAATCGATCACCACCAAACGGCGCCAAGTACCTCCATCCGTCGAATTCACCTTGGGCTTGTCGTTACACGCAAGATGGAAGCGAGCCTGAATCTCGAAATCAATCATCTGCTTCGAACCGGCGTAAAGGTCACGCGCAGTGATCTTCTCGCACGATGCCAATTCCTTCATCAATCCAGTGTTCAACGGAACCTGTTCATCGGGCTCCTGCATTGTCACGAATCGACGTCCGCGCATGCGCACCAATTCGGGTGCCGCGGAGGCTGACTTGTTACGCTGCTGCGTCAACAACGAGATAGGCGCCTTACACGTGTAATCACCCATCGCCGTTGACATCAAATTCGTAATCATCGACTTTCCGTTCGAACCCGAACCGGTCAGAATGTGGAACTTTTGGGCATCATTCCCACCTGATAAGCAAGTGGCCATGTGCTTCAAGAAGTAGTCGCGGACCTTGGGATTGGGAAGGATGTTGCGCAAGAACTTTTCAATTTCCGGCCAGCACTCAAACTCGTAATACTTGCGGTCGACCGAGAAGTCAATATTGGTACAGAAGCTGATGTAATCCTCTGCGCGACCGGCACGGAACTCCATACTCAACGTATCGAAGACACCGTTGTTGAAGGCGATCAGGTGCTTGTTCTCATCCATCTTGAGACTCAGTTCCTCATCCAAGAACAGTTCGCGACATTCCTTCATCACACTTTCCTTGAATCCAGTGCGCTTGAGCTTCAACCGGATGTTCGAGTAGGCCTTCTTCTTGGACTCGGCCTTACATCTGTCGCAGGTAGGATCAGGCTCCTTGCTGTGAGGACACGCATCCATATTGAGCAGCTGAGTTGACTGTTCGTTCTCCTTGCGAAGGTAGATGTCTGCGATGTCCTTGGAGAGTCTCTGTTGAAGAGCGACGCCGCGGTCGGTTGTCTTCCAGATGTGACCTGTGTAGCGGAACCATTCATTCGCACCAAACTTGGCACACTTGAACTCATCACGATACTTGGCGAACACCACGTGCGCCACATCGTTCTCTGTCGCAGTCTCCGCAGATTTATCGACCAAGGCATCGATGTTCTCCTCCTCTGCCTTTTTGAACCCGTCGTAATTGTCCATCGCAGACCAATGAAGCAAACTCCGGACCCCGAGTTTCGCTCCTTCGACGCGGAAACTGAAGGAATTCCACTTGGACTCGGCTTCCTTGTACGAGTAGGACGGATACTTGCTGCTGAACTCATGCCATTCCTCATTCAGATCGGGATGAATGTTCTTCAGACACTGACCCACAGCAATCCAGTCGGTATAGTTGTTATACCTCTCTGCTCCCAAGTTCTTGAGATGGTCGCCCACATACTTGCGAAACTCTTCAGTCAGAGGCTGAACATAGATACGACCCGGAGACGAGCCACGAGATCCGTGCTCTTCTGTGCGAGTGGCCGGACGACCACGCGACACGGCACGCTGAACCACGACAACCTGCTCGGAGGTTTGGTGCGAGTTCTCCTTTCCCCAAGGTGTCATCGCAGTTTCCTCCTTTTCGTTCGACCGAACCGACAAGCGCTTCACGATATCCACGGTTGTCGGAGGCACCGTGTCATCCACACTGATATCGCCCGACTCTGCGTCCCAATCCAGAATGTACCGGATCTGATACGGAAGCGAACCCTCGACAGGTTTCTTGGAACCGAGCAGAGGCCAGTTGTTGGTATGCGACAGCGGTTGCTTATCGTACACATCTGACCACGGCTTCGTCAATCCCAACTCTGGGAAGAATGTCTCCATGCGCGGCAACAACGCCAATCGAATGGCTTGCTCCACACCTGCGCGACTCTTGATGTCCGGAACCTGAATGTGAATCCCCGAATTCGAAACCTTCTTGACAGAATCGTATGTCGGGTAATCCTTCTCCAACACCACAATTTCCACGGTCTCTGGAACTTGGAGATACTTTTTGACTTCTGCCATGTATGTGCCTACGAACGCAACTACCTGCTGTTGCGTATGTTTGTGTTCTTCGATTTGCCCTTCATATTTGAAATCCAGATCTACACGCAGTTGGCCGACTGGAGTCGACTTTTCTGTAAGATACCTAGGAATGCCGTTGCGAATATCATCGCAATACAACTTGTAAAACGTAGGCAGGTCATCTTCATCGATGAACCATTTATCCTTGTTCAGGAACGACCACAACGTAAAGGGTTTATCTTTCTCAGTCACTTTGTGACCTGAAATCTCGCGACCGTTTACGACTCCACCATCAAGGAACAAGTCTAGTTTGGACGGCATGTTATTAGCCTCGACAACTTTCTTGGCAGCCATTCGTTTTAAACGCACGGAACCGGATTGATGAATTTAAAACGAAAGAACCTTTCCAATAGATAAGACACACATCATGAAGTTCTGTCAAAAGTGCCACAACATGTTGTATTCTATCGAAGAGCGCGAGAAGAAGGCGTATCTCAAGTGTCGCAGTTGTACGTATGAGGAGGAGATTACAAAGACGAATCCTGTCGTGTATGAACACGATATTCAGCAGGATACATCTGTACAATATTCGATCAATCCGTATCTAAAGCATGATCCAACGTTGCCGCGGTTTACCAATATGGTCTGTCCGAATGAGGCATGTCCTACGCAGCGCAAGGAGTCGGATATTGTTGGGATCAAGTTGGATGCTGTCAATGTGTTATGGCTCTACCAATGCGCAGCCTGTGGAACCACGTGGAAACAGTTCGCACGAGGTTAATTACCAACCCGAGTTTTGAGGAAGACGTGTGTAGGTGCCTACCACATTCTTGGCGGGAAGACCCCCGGACTGTGTGAATTTGGATGACGTGGTCGTGCCCACACTTCCGCTTGTTCCAGATGTCCAAGACACGGTCGAGAGGGCGTTGGGGTTGTTGACGTTGTTGGGTGGCATGGGGCGGACATAGTTCAATCCGGTGACAGAGGCAAGTTGCGGAGTCACAGTAAAAGCGGCTTGACTCGTTTTTAGTTCCGAGTTGAGGATGGCCACGTTCGGAGTGACTTGCGTAGTCGTCTGTACCGTCTTGGGAATGTTCCCGTTGGTATAGCTGATAGCAGCTGCTTGGTACTTCAAAAACTTGGTGTAGTCGGACGCACTGAGGTTTGGCATTACTTTACTTCACGAAAAACCTTCCGTTGAACTGCGGCGACTTCCACTGAGGAATGGCAAGGACACTTTTTGTGGCGACATCGGACGCGCGAACTACCGGTGTAATCACGTTCTTCAGAGGAGCGTCGAAGACAGCGGATTTGATGGTCGGGTCGGCAAGGTTGTTGGCTTGAACACGTCGAAAGCGAGTCACAGACGAAGCATCTGGAACGCGAGGCATTTGTTAAAACGGATGAAAGAGTTTCAGGCAACTCAATAAGTATGAGCCATCCAGAAGTCAAGCCTGTGTTTCGCAACGATGTGATCGAGAGCGTACAACAGCCTCGTGTCACGCGTCCCTACTTTACCAAGTATGAATTTACCACTCTCTTAGCCACACGAGCACAACAACTCGCGGAAGGATCAAAGCCTCTCGCAGGGACAGACGGATTGAAAACAAGCGACCCGATGTTTGTGTGGAACTTGGCGCGTCGTGAAATCGAACAACGCAAGCTTCCCTTTATCGTACGTCGCCAGTTGCCGAATGGAACGGCAGAGTTTTGGTCTGCCCAAGAGTTGGAAGTGATGTGGTAACTTAGAGCCAGCGCGCGACATACAAGAAATGAGCCTCTACGTGTACATTGAGAATGAAGGATTGCGCCATGATATGGAGACAATTGCGATTCGCTCGACCGATTCGGGGTTTGATATTATGATGCCCGGGTCATCGCTCACACGTGGGCTTCATTTTTTACACACAGGCATCACGGTCGCTGCTGTGGATGCGCATGGCAAAGTCATGCCGTCTTTGTTGATTCCCCGGTCCTCGATTTCCAAGACTCCACTGCGATTGGCAAATAGCATCGGACTCCTTGATTCGGGATATCGTGGTGAAGTGTTGGCAGCTGTGGATGTGTTCGAGCCGTATGACATCAAGCACGGACAACGCTTGTTCCAGATTTGTCAGCACAACTTTTTGCCTTGGAACAACATCTGCTTTGTCGAGAGCGTAGACCAACTTCCGAAGGCAACGGATACGCGCGGTGGAGGTGGATTCGGGTCTACCGGATTGTAAGCGTCACAAAGATAGCGGTGAGCATGAGGAAGATACCGTCATTCCATCCATGTTCCTTCGAAAAATACAGAGGCAATCGGATTCCGAACATATCTTGGAGACCGCCGAGTCCGGTTACCAAGAACGCCATACCAACGAGAAATGTCAAAAGCCAAAATTTGAGGCGGGACATTCTATTTACAGATATCCGGAGATTCTATATCAATGTCATCGATGAGCATCACGCAAGCCCTCGCAGAGTTGAAACTCTTGCGTAAGCGGTTGGACAGTGGACTCTATGGTGTGGAGTGGGTCAAGGTGTCTACCAAGACACAACCCGTGAATACCGAGAAGTTCATGACAGCAGCAAAGGGGTCTCTGCAGTCTTACACCGACCTCTACGACAGATATGTCGCACTCAAGACCGCGATTGTGCGCGCCAATGCAGACACTCGTGTCAAGGTTGGAAGCTGGGAAGGAAGTATCGCAGACGCCATCGAGTGCAAGCGCTCTATCGACTTGAAGAAGAGACTCTTGGATACGATGCGCGAGCAACTCGTAGATGTTCGTGCGCAGTATGACCAGGAGCAGGCGCGACTCACAGAACGCTTGGAGAGACTCCTAGTGTCTGAACTTGGCAAAGATGTGCGCACCAATCCGGAAACCATCACGGCATTGTCCACAACCTTTCGCGCAAACAATCCCATCGAGTTTATCGACCCGTTGGATTTGGCAAATCGTGTCAAGGTATTGGAGCAAGAAATTGATTCCTTCGAGACCAATATTGATTGGGTCTTGAGCGAAGCAAATGGACGAACTATGATTAACCTATAAAGAGCTGGATTCCCTACTCAGACGAATAGCAAATTGACCGTTGGTGACGAGCGATATCGTCATAAAATACATTCGGTTATTCGCCATGATTAACGCGCAACCTTCATGCCTTCGCGAGTTGCGTAAGGCGTTAATGTTTAGGTAAGAACGACAAACGTATAACAAGAAACTATGAAGATTCAATCTTCAACAATCGATAAAATCCAGGGTACAGGACAGGACACGTCAAGTTCCGGCTTTCCTCCTGGCTGTTTGGGTAGGGGTATGTGTGGAAATCCACTTATTCCCCTGACATACGAGCAAGTGTCTCTTCAGACGGAGGATACAGCAAGAGCGGAGGACCTTGTTGAGGAGGATTGAGCATCTGCGGTGGGTCGTGTGTTAAGATACCCATTGCCATTGCGATATCGACACTCTTTTCGGGAGTAAACCGAGACTTTTCTGCCGCGCTCTGACGTTGGACCTGAGCTGCGACTTCATTCTGGGGGAACACCAGATACACAAATCCAAGGAGAACCGCCACAATCAAGACAAGCAAAATGGTATTCCGTGTGCCTTTCTTCATTGTTATTCGGTCAACAAGAAAAACGAATCTACAGACGTTAAACAAGAGAGCAGTATGGATTTCCCGATTCCCGTTCGTTGCTACACATGTAACTTGCCAATCGCAGGCAAGTGGAAGAAATACCTCGAGTTGGTGGTTCGCTATCGAAAGCAAGATGGACGTCCGGAGAAGGACGAGTTGGTCTATCTGACGTCAACCACACAGAAAACGGCAGAGGGGCGTGCTATGGACGACCTTGGTTTGACTCGGGAATGCTGCCGGCGTCATTTCCTCACGCATCCCGGCGTCTAAACACTCTTGACAAAACACTTGGCCTTCTTTGATGTATGTTGTACATTCGTCTGCCTGACACATTTCAACCTTCGGGATACGTATACGTAATTTCGTAACGTCTGTTTCCGTCATCCGGTTTTTCTTTTTCACTAAGATTAAAGAATGAGTTCTTACAGTGAATACCTCAGTCGAAAGATGCAGAGGACTCAAAAGTTCTTGGATACGCGTCCTCATCGCGATGCGGGACATCAAACCGAAATTGTGAAGCGGTTGGCTGCGTCCGGTGTCCAAGAAAGCAAGACTCCCGTGTCCTCCGGGAACATGATGCTCAATGCTCCGAGCACGCAGGTGAATTCTGTGTACAAGACGGCACATACTGTTCAGGATATCTCGCGCTATTCTGATTACACAGCGGGTCAGGCAGTTGCGCAATCCGCAAAGACCCCGAAGGATGCGCAGATTGCTGTCACGTGCTATTCGTCTTCGGTTGTACCGGAATACAATGATCGATTGGCATCGGATACGCAATTGGCGTTGAAGCAAGCAGCAAAGAACAGTCTGAATAATTGCTGCCGTTTGTGTGGAGAACCTATTCAGTATACAACGGCTTGTCCTTGCTCTCTGACGGTTGCCCAACAGAATGCCTTGAAGGATGCGAAACGCCGCTTTACCACTCCTTCGTAAAACGAATTCATGAGAGGCTAGACCAAGAGGAGACGTGGTGGATACAATGGACTTATACGCGATCTTCCTTCGGTCTCCGACAAACCTCTTCGACGAATTCGTCGCTGAATGCCAGCGTTGGTATGACCAGCCTGCGCATACCTTTACCGAGATGCGCACACGCGATAACAAGAAAATCCGTGGCGATGTATTTGAAGACTTCTGTGTATTGTATTTGAAACATGTGCGTGGCTATCCAAGGGTTTGGCGCCTCGCAGATGTTCCGTCCGACGTCTTGGAAACACTCGGTCTCAAGCGACAGGACTTTGGAATTGATATTCTCTGTGAACGAGACGGCAAGTATGCGGCCGTCCAATGTAAATACAAGAAGCATACGGGGTACAAGAGCAAGACCATCGTGACGTGGAAACAGCTGTCGACCTTCTATGCCTTGTGTATGCGCACTGGTCCATGGGAAAAGTTCATCGTGATGACGAACTGCGATTACGTGCGTCACATGGGCAAGAAGACACCCAAGGACCTCAGCATCTGCTTGAAGACATTCCGCAACATCACCAAAGACCAGTGGTTTCGTATGTGTGAGCGAACCGCAGAACCGGTAGGCGGAGCAGGTGCTAGAACGGTCGATTTGCCAACCGCGGAAGAATTGCGCGCCATTCGTTTGGCACGGTTTACGCAACCGGCGACCCAAGAACAATAGGGATGCTCACGGTCTATACATATCGAATTCCGAGACCAGCGCATGCGTTTGATGTATCCGACACACCTCTTGACGAATTAGCGGATCGATGTCTTGATATTTTTCACCATCAACGAGATGTCACACTTTGGTTTGGATATCTCGATGGATGGATGCTGACACCAAGAGAAGAGGTTCTCTTACGCAAAGTCATTCGCACGTTTCCGTGTGTATGCGTGTCTTTATTTCCGTTAGCGTTTAGTCAGGCTTGGAAAAACGAAATCGAGACCATTTACACAGACCCTTCTCATGGAGACTCCCATTCTGACCACAATGGTGGTTCTGTACAACATGGGCGTTCATTTGAATACGGACAAGCTTGCGCACGAACTTCCTCTGGAGGAACCCTTCATCAAGATTGAAAAGCAAGGGATTATCAAACGAGGGGCTTCGAAGAAGGATGCGATTCGACGACGTGAGAAAGCGCCGGTCCCTCGACGCACCACTGGATTTGGAAACAATAGCATTACGTTGGTCTTGTTGTCCGACGGAGACGGGACGCTCACAAAGAAAGAGATTACCGTCAAAATCTTCCAGAACGGCGTGTTTCATATCACAGGCGTTCTGGACGAAAAGTATGATCGCGATGTGACGTTCCGGATTCGACGTCATATCACAGACCATTGTGCGGATTCCATTGTCTCGGGCGATTGGACTCCCGAAACACGCAGAGTGGTCCTGATGAACTACAAGACAAATCTGCGCGGCGTCACCAATCTCTCTCGTGAGCGATTGTATAACACCGTACGGGACAAAGGCTATCGTGTGAATTACGAACCCGAAGTGTATCCTGCGGTCAAGATTTACTTTCCGGACAAGCGCTGGATTGCCAAGGTCTTTCGAACAGGCAACATCATTCTTACGGGGATGACAACGGCGGAAGAGTGTGTAGAGCTGACACAACAGCTGTCACAGGTGCTCTCGCAAAGTATTGTATAACAAACGGAATGGTAATCGTCAAGAAATGAGACATCCATTCAAGAGCCATAAGTCCCACTGCGATGGAACTTCCAAGCATCAAGATACCTTGCTTGGATTTTTCATTTGCCTCGATCTGAAACAAGGCAAGGAGTGGATCTAAGAAGGATCGTTCGTCTCCCAGAAGACGCTGTTCGACTTTGGAAAATACACAACCGCGTGTGAGCATATGATGAATCCAAACACCGATACAATAGAATAGAATGAGTGTCTGTAACCAAAACGCTGGATAAATGGTATGCGAAATGATGATGAGTGTTACAAGGGCATAGACTCCAAAATGATGAAAGGCACGTAGTATTTCTCCCTTGCGCTTGTCATCTGTTTCCCAGAACAAGACTTGATGAACAATCCATTCTGTCCAATCGACAGCCGTTTGCTGCATTATGAAAAGTGCGGAAAGGATGTCTCGTTTAAAAACGTGGTACGTAGAAAGAGTATGCAAGCTCGTGAATTATCGCCCCAAGAAGTCGCAGAAGGACAGCGTGGAATCACGGATCAACAGTTTACGGCAACCCAAGTCCAAGCGTTGGTTCGGAAGATGGACGCAAGCAAGACCAAGTGGAGACGCTTGCGCAACAAGAGGGAAGAGTACGAACAAAAACTCAAGGAGGAGAATCCGGTTCTCTATTTCAATTACCCCAGTCTCTTTCAGTTACACATGGAAGACAGGTTGGACGCAACCTTCTTCGAAATGCTGAATCTCAAACGAAAAATTGAAAAGGGTGAAGTCACTGCCGAACAGGCGTCTGCGCTCGTCGGTCAAGCATTATACAACAAGTATATTCCGCATGTTATTTCGAATGCTCCTGCTCCGACACCGGCGATGTCGTACGAAGACTATTATCGTCAGCAACAGGCTCGAGAGTAAATCGGACAGTCACCTTGAGCCACTTGCGTGAGCGTGGTGAGAGTCCGTAGTTGTCTGGATGAATGTTCCACGGTACTTGCGGATACACCCATTTTTGTAAGAAGTGTTCGGGAATTGGTTTTGGCTCGCGTGTTTTCCTGTCTTCGCACACGATGACAAGATAATCCGCGTATCGTTTGGTGGACACGTAATAGTATTCAGTTGCTTCGTTTGGAAGGAACGTCAGTGTATGATTGTCCCATGTTCCTTTGGGATTGAGAACGGTTTCGAGTTCATCGATGACCGAGATGACTTCGTATGGATAAAGATCTGCGTCTACGCTCATCGGGTAACCCGATTCGTAGATATGACACCGAAGCTCCATGCTTCTTGTGTAGAAAGACGTGGTTGATTCGTTTTACGCCTTGAGTTCCGACCGCAGGGCTTCGAGCAGCTGACCGAGCTTGTTCTTGCCCGGCCATTTCGTGGGGTCTTTTGCTTTCGAGGTCTCGGAGGATGTTCCGATACCCCAGTACTTGCTGCGGGGATCCGCGAGGGCAATCGGGCGCGGGTCTGTCTCAAGGAGTTTGGCTTGGGCTTCCTTATTCTGTGTGAACTTGGCACGCAAGCCCGTTCGCATGATATCGTCCTTCTTTCCGTCCCATTCCTCTTGCTTGAAGTCCTTGACCTTGTGGCCGTACGTCTTGGCGGATTTGGACGAGGCAGTCTTCAGAATCTTGCCTTGGATTTCAGCATCTCCAAAGACACGTGCCTTGGACCACTGGTAATAGTGCTCCAGTGTCGGGAACGTAACACCTTCGACTTGGATGGGTGTTGCTGCGTGGTTGCTGAGAATGTTGTATTCTGCGAGCGCAGGGTTGCCCGTAAAGAAGAAGATGGGTTCTGGCGCAGGCTCTCCCGAGGAAGCGGTTGTAATCTTAATAGTCTTGCGCTTCCTCTTTGGCTTCTCCTCCGCTGTCGCTCCGTCCTTTCCCTCCGTCTTTGCCTCCTCTTCAACCTTCGCCTCTCCCTCCTCTGTCTTCTTCTCGCCCTCTTCCACCGTCGGCACCGTCACCTCTTGCGTGGGTTCTGCGCGCTGGAAGATGAAGGTCCTATGTAGGAACGAGAACGCCTGATACGAGCCCGTCAGTGTGAATTGGTTCTGCTCGGCGTAATCATCCGAGAAGAGTGTCGTTCCCACCAAGGCATACCCATTCTCCTTCAGAATCTGTGTCACACGACCAAACGGAACCAGATACTCCTTCTGAACCGTTTCGAAGCTCTCCAGCTTCACGTTGATGGCACGACCAAACTCCTCCGTCCACGCATCTCCATCCGCATAATCCTTGATGAGCTCGCCAAACGGCTGCGTATCGGACCGGAACGTATGACTCTGCTTGCCCAGAAGCAAACTGTAGACGGCCTGACCATCCATACATGTGCCGATGAAGTAGCCCTTGCCGTGACGCGTGAGGTTACCCACGAAACTCCGGAAGGTCTCTTCGGATTCGCATGCGTAGTGTATCGCAAACTGACACGAGATCACGTCGAACTCGGTCAGACCCACGAACTTCTCGAGGTAAGGTGTGGGCGCAGGTTCCTCGCGATTGAGCATCTTGAGATACCGATTGTCCTGCTCCAGAAGAGGCTGGACCATATCTGCACACAGGAAGAGAGCCGGAGGAAGCCTGGCCTTGGCAGATTCTTGAAGATAGCGAACACAAGCGCCCTGTCGTGGTGATTCCAAACAGGTCTTGTGGATATCGATGCCTACTACGAGAGACGGCTTGAGTTTCTTCCACTTGTGCATATCTCCACCACGACCGACAGCGAGTTCAAGGAGAGTGTCACCTGCCTTGACCGTCGTGTGATACAGAGCGTCTTTGATTTTGTTGTGAAAGGCGCGCACATCCTTCATACCACGGTCACGTGTCTCCTGCTCGTCGCGGTAATACAAGTCCTCTTCCGCAGACTCATCGGGAGGATTGGAATGGACCATGCGAACCATCTCTTCCGTGACGGGTGAATGAATGTTGGTCCAGATGGATTCTGCGACCATACTATCATTTCCAAACTCGGGACGACCCATCACACGGTACTTGTAGGTCTTATCGTAGCGCGTACGCATGATATTCCAGCGGCCCTTCTCGACGTCCCGCGCACACTCGATGATGGTGTTATCTTCGATGCGTTGACCGGCTTCGTCGACAGGCACATTCTTACTGTTGAGAGGGAGCAGAACCTCACCAGCTCCAGGAGACTTGGGAGCGGAGGGTTGAAACAGAGCAGGCACACGGTCACGCACTTCCGCAAGACGCTGGAGGTCTGTGGGAAGTTCCGGTGGCTTGTATTCGCCCGTCATCTGCTCGCACGGATAGACGATATCCGAACCCGGTGTCTTGGAGACATAGAGAGTGCCTCGGAAGACGTTCTTCTCCGTCACAGGGTCGAACGAAGGAGTGGTCTTGAACCGCACCAAGAAATCGATGGAATTCTGCGAGGCGGGTTTCCACTTGTAGACACGCAACCAGGTATCTCCCTTGCGGTCGGCCGGTGGTGCCACGGACGATGCGCGTGGCGTAAAGACCAATCCGTCAATCGGATACTCGAACTTGGTATCGAGGATCGTATTGATAGCCTTTTCCATCACAGACCCGTCTCCTGCGAGGAACATCTTGGTCTGAATGATGAAGGGTTGACGAGAGAAGATGGCGGTGAAATCCTTGCGAAGGTCCTCGACAAAGAGATGCGCACATCCGAGACGTGACTTGAGCGGCTCGCGAGTCACATCATCATCATTGGTCATCAGAGGCAGACGCGTCACGTTCTTGCCTCGAAAGTGGTAGCAATCAAAGATGAAGAAGGTATTGCGGTCGGACATGTACTCTCCGTCGATGACGTCGCCCACGTGATTGTCCTTGGTTGCCGTGAGACCTGTCCAAGAAATCTTGGCAGCATCTTTGGTGACACGCAGCAACCGACGGTCTCGTGCTACGAAGAGAAAGGAACGCTCACCGTCTGCCTTGTTGGTGACCGTGTATCCCGTGAGGATATTGTGCGGCCTGTCTGCGATCAGATGGCGACGTTCCATCGTGACGGGATTGATAAACCGCATCTTGGATTCGGTGAATTCCATGCGATAGCGCTGAATGTCGGAATCCAGCAGCAGGAACGCCGATTGTTGAAACGCAGACAACAAGGGTTCTACGTTTCGAAGCAGAGAGGTGACGATGTCATTGGTCTCTGCCTTGCGGTTGACGAGTTCGACCTCCAATTCGTATTCCGGTGTCTGACGCAGAATGTCAGAGAAGGTCTTGTGTTGCTTCTTCTTTTGTTTGACAAGCGACATGTCGATACGCAGAAGACCATCGGCCGTCTTCCAAGACTTGCGATGGAGAATGCGAATCTTGTTCGCAGGGTCCATTGGCACACCCGAGAAATCCTTCCGCAGCTGCTCTTCATGGCGAAGAGTGGCACGCAGCTTCAGATCGGGAATATCAAGAGTATCGTCCTGTGTCTTGCGTTCGATGATGCCGCCCAGTTCTCCGACTGGACCGCCGACATCAAAGTACTTGCGCTTTCGTTCCACAGTCAAGGGAATCTCGCGAAAGCTATTTGTGGTACAGACCTTGTGAATCTGGTCCGGTCCGTACACGTTGACGCGTAACCCATCCATATAGGAGAAGGTTGCGCGATGTTCTTCTGTGGGGCCTCCCACCGTGACAGATTCAATTGCCTTCACAACTCTATCTGCGACGTCTTTGGTCTGGATCAAACCAGCCAACACTTTCAGTTCCATTTCCGCTTTGGGGTCTTGCTTCGCAATGGACACGAATTCTCGTAATGTCCCCATCGCACTCGAAGGAATGAGTGTCTCCATACTTGTTTAATCGCTGGATTCTCTTTAGTTCGTTTTCATCAGTGTTTTCCGTTTGAGTGTATCAGCCTCCATGCTTTTGCGTTGATCCAAGTAAAAAGTGACCATTTTCTCAATCTCCAGGATACAGGCATCGGGTAAATTATCAGAGGAGACAAGCACGCCTGTTTGTGTTTTCGTATAGGTCTCTGTGTAGCGTTTGATGATGTTGAAAATCTGCGCATGTTCTTCGGCATCTAACTTCTCAAGGTTCTCTTTAAGGGTTTCCTTGCGGTTGCGATTCATTTGTAGTTGGTGCCGCTTTTGCTTTGATGCGAACTCTACGCGGTGCGGCTTCCGCAGATTTGGTCGAACTCACTTCCACAGTGACCACGCGCTTCTCCGATTGTTCGGAGGGACCACCGACGGTTGCTGCGATCAGCGGTTCCGAGGCTTCGGGAGAGGCCTTCTCTTCCGACGGAGGGGCAGGCTTGATGATTTGAAGGAGTTTGCCCAGAACCACGATCGAATCGTCTCCTTGCTGAAATCGGGAGCCGATGACTTCGAATTCGACGTCTTGTCCCTCTTGAATGTCTTCGAAATCCGCATTTCCGATGTGTAAATCACGAGGCAGTAAGACCTTTAATGGTGTGACTTCCGCATGGACACCGATTTTGCTTTTGAGAACAACGGGAGCACGGAACTTCTGTCCCGGATGCGGCATACAGACATCCGCTTGGAACTTGACCATGTAATCCATTCCACCCTTGATCAGATTGGTGCGGCCCAACGAATATTCGACAATGGTCAAACTCGGAGGAGCCGATGCAGGTTGACGTTGAATATACCCTTCTGCCACACAAACACCTTCATATTTCATGCGAAGTTGCGCCAACAAACTCGCCTGAATATTTCGTTGTAGAAACTTCGCATCCAAGTGAATGTTTCTTGTCAAGACACGGCGTTCAAAGAGAGGATCCATGCTGTCTCCTGTTATTGCTTACCATGTATTCATTTTTTAAAGGATGTCGTGAACGCCTTCTTGTTTTCTTCATTGTCGTAGAGAACGGACAGCTCTTCGGGAGTCAACCAGAAGCAGTTGTGTTCTTCGCGTGCGAGGAGTTCTGCGTAGAGACAGGCTTCCGGTACATTCTTGACTGGAGGGATCCCAATGCCTCGACTGTCAATGTGTTTGGCAAGCCGATTCACGACAATCGACGGAACCAAATTCTCGGGCTCATGTTTACCACTCCCACACACGATGGGTTCGTAACGTTTCTGCTTTCCAGTCTTGCGTTCGACAGACGTATCGGTAATGGTCAGCTTACTAAAAGCAAACTTCTTATCGGTGAGTGTCGCATAGATGATGTCTTTGTTGTCGACAAACCGTTTGACCAAGGCCGTATTCCATGCGCGGAACTTGGCGCCTTCTTCTCCAATGGGAACTTCAGGAGGTTCGAACTTGTTGTCGCCAAGGACGATGATATCTGTGTCGGGCACATAGAGCCTGTCCGCAAATGGTAAGCCGGCTGGTTTGGTCTTGAGAAGCGCTCGCTGTTCGGCTTCCGTCAATTCATGGTCAAAGATGTAACTGTTGAGAATCTCTTCAGAGAAGCGTGTCTTTGCGTCAGCTGGCCATTTGAATGCCGCACGTTTCTCATTGAGAATCTCAGGAGCTACTTGGATCTCTTCGGGTTCTTGCTCGGGTTCCTTACCTTCTTCTTCCTTGGATTCGAGTTCAACACGTCCTTTAACGGGCGGAACTGTGGTGCGCTCAATCACTGTACTGTTTGGTCCATTGAGGGGAGACAAGGCATAGAGATCACCTTTCGATTCGAGAACCGCAGCGCGACCAAAGGAATCTTTGAATCGGAAGGCAGATGTGATGGCTTGTTGAAGATTGTAAACAACTACATCTTCTGTATACGGGCGCAAAGCAGCGATTAATTCGACACGATCCCAAATAGGTTTGTCGATGAAGAGACCTGCGAGTTTGGTCAAGAGTTCATCACGTACATCAAGATAGGTTGACAACGGACGTTTATGATCGGGGTCGGGAACATCTTGCTTCACGATACACTCGCTGACCTCTGGCGCATCATCAAACATGGGCGCCATCATACCGTAAAGACGGTAAGAGACCTGTTCACTACGTTCGGCACGGGTTTGAGGGACTTCGAGATTCCGCCAATCTTCTGGCAGAGTATTGATTTGATTCTGAAGAGGGCAATCCATCGCAGATGATTCAATGAGCTTGCGGACACGCGCAATCTTCATGGCTTTCTGTTCAACTTTGGTGCGGTAAGTGTATTCGTCATAGCACTCCTTTCCGTCTCCTGTTCGAACCACGTGAAGATAGACCGTACAGTTCTGCTTCTCAAAGGGCAGAAGCTGATGACTACACGTGCGCAATCCACGACCGATAACTTGTTCGATGCGACTCATATTCCACCACGGGTCGATCACGTGAATCTGTCGCACAAATCGGAAATCGATACCCTCTGCTGCGACTGGACTTGAAATGATGGCACGGACCTGTGTTCCATCACGGTTGCTCGGTTTCTTGACGGCATCGAGCATACGTGAAATATCAGTATCTGATGCCTCTCCCGTAATCAGAATGTATTTCCCGCGGGGTGCTCCGGTATAGCTGGGCGTCTTGAGCAGTGTCTTTCCGATGGCGGGCACAAATCCATGTTCCTCCAGAGCCATGGCAAACAAACGGGATCCCATCGTCGCAAAGTTGGAATAGACGAACGCAACTCCTTCGCCTGTCAAAATGGACTGAATAATAGTTGCGTATTTCGCCGAGTGATTCGGAAGTGCCTCGGGTGTCAAGAACGCATCTCCTGTATACACGTACTGGTTCTCTTCGAGCGCAAAGGTTTCGCGAAAGGTCTTGTTTTCGGGGAGAACAGCGACTGTCGCTTCGAGCAGGAGTCGTTTCTTCTCTTCCGTATCTGTTCGTTCGCTTTTCGTCAGAATGGTCTTTTGAATCCCTTGGACCACTGAATCGGTCAACGTGAGATACTTGATACGATCGACCTCTGCGATCGGTCCACCCAGAAATCCTTGCGTCACACCCGCTGTATTCACAATTCGAGGAGGCGGTAACCGAAATGGAAACGTAAATGGATTCTCGCCCTTGACAAAGGATACGTATTCTTGGCACCATTGAATGAACCGCTGTCCGGCTGCTCCTGCCTTTAGAGTTCCATTTGGATTGAAGATGTCAGTCACACGCACGCTTTCCGTTGGCTTTTGGCGCTTATCATTCCAAAGAAAGAGATTCATAAAAAAGACAATCTCATCGAAGACGTCATACATGGGTGTGGCGGTCATTAAGACAAGGACCAATCCATTTGCGATTTTGACAAGATTCTCGATACCACGTGTGCTGCCTTTCACAGTGGTCGAATCCGCAGAACTCTCCTTGATACGATGTGCTTCGTCAATGATCACCAATCGGTTATCGAAATTCGCATGGACCCATTCCTTGTCAATTTCCGCATCCGTGGCGCCAACCTTCTTGTTGATGAGGTTCCCGAATGTCTCATAGGCACTGAATTCGTAGAACTCATTGATGAGCTTGTCGGATGTCTTGTTCAGGCGCTCACGAATGTCGGGATTGTTCCAGTTCTTGGGTTCGGATTCAATACGCAGAAGCATGTCGAGATACCGACGACCCGTACATTGTTGAGATTCGAGTGTCCCTGCGACTGTATCAATATTCACGCGATTGATATCGAAGAGCTGTGTCCGAAAGTTCTCTTCGACGGCACGTGAGGCAATGACGAGGACTTTCTTATCTTGAAACTCGGGACGCAAAATGTACTCCTCTGCGATCTGAATGGCCGTACAGGTTTTTCCAACACCGGTTCCGTGAACCATCAACAGACTCCTTTCAGGAGAATCAGGAGATAAGACACGACGCAAAAAGCGTTGATGACTTTGGAGTTTGAAGGAGGATTGTTTGGAGGACTCACACATTTGGTTGCGGAGTTCTTTGAGCGCATCGAGGGAGGCAGGTGGAAGAGATGCGTTTGTAATGTCCGCAAACTCTGGATAGGAGAGATTCGCCATTGTCTAATCTCTACAACTTAATCGTTGATTCGAAACACCAGACGAGGTTGCTGTCTTGGTCTGTCCATTTTACTGTCGACACTAATTTGCCGCTAACACTTGGAACTTGTGTCGTTGAGATTTCTGTATTGGGTCCAATCGCTTTCGGGCAAGCTGTTTGCGTACAGAGGTCGTACTTCTCATTGTAGACCGGGATGTAGTTCAGAGTCGCGGAGTATTCTGCGGTTCCGCCGGTGATTGCGGGCGCGGGTAGATCGTAATTCACGGTAATCGTATAATTGTCTCCCGCAATGGGAATCTCTGGGACAGCCGTCAGTCCCGTAATCTTGGCACGACCGAGTCCATTGCTACAATCCTTGATTCCAGCGACGGCGAAGAGAGTGAATACTGTCCAAAGCATTTAGGTATGAAACACGTCATCAAGCAAAACGATGGATTCGTTTTCCGCGATTCACCAAGAGTACGAAGAGGGCTTCGACACTCTAGGAGATATTGGAACGGTCTTTTATAAGTTTTTCAGCTTGTTCAGTGCCAGGCTGTTTGCGGATCGCGTAGAAGTCCGATTTGGACCCAATATTAGCGACGAAGAACTCTCGCGCGATGTCGTACAAAAGTTCCGCGAGTATCTGAAGGAGCAGAAGGAATGGATTCGCGAACAAGGACGCAAGGTCAACAAAAAGCAAGCCATTCACCGTATGTGGTGGGTGGTCGAGAAGATGATTGAGTTTGGTATTTTTAGTAGCTCGGAGCAAAAGACAGTCATGATTTGGTTAGATATCTGCCTTGACCGGGTTACGGAAAGTTGAGTGACGGCGTTTCGGTTTGCCTGCGCGGTAGGTTCCTCCGAACCCACGTGGTCTTTTTACTCCGGAAAGAGGTATCCGTTGTGATGTTTCTGTGCGTATTTGATTCGTAACTGTTTCGACGAGCGCTAGTATATCGGTTTTGACCTGTCCTTCTCTGTAGGTATCCATCCAATCACTCACCGCTTTTACAACATTTCCATTGTCTTCTATGATTGCGGTTTCGATAGCGTGTCCCAGAATACTCATATCTTGGTCATTTAACCGAAGATTACCAATGAGTCTTTGCGGGATCTCTTCTCGATAACGTCCCGGATTCACGAAATTTGTTTGAATGGTTGCTGTTTCAGTCAGGTCAGCTGGAACAACGCTTAAACTGGGATGTTCCATGATACGGGTGCGGATATTGTTCAGTCGTTCAAGAGGATCGGTACTTTCAGACGCAGCCCATTGAGTATGGATATTCTGACTCGTCCACCGTTCTAACTGATAAATGATTTGCCAGCTCATTTGTAGTTGTTCATATTGAACGGTTCCTGGTATCGACCATTCTGGTTCACGAATGTCTTCCGAGAGTTCCTTGTCTTCTTCTGTGAGACCCTGTTGAAACAGCAATTCTAGTTTCTGTGTTTCAATATCGGCAAGAAGAACAAGACCCTTCAAAATAACGTAATGATGTTCTTTGCGGATGCCGACCTTTGTGTCATTGAACACCTTTGAAATCGCGGTTAAATCTTCGGCAGTCACGATATATTCGTCTGTAACGGTGTATGCGTTGAGTTTTTCATCGATGTACTTGTCGCCTCGTTTGTAAATGTTCACCGTCGACGTTTGCTCGGTATCTGCTGATTCAAGCAAACGTATAGACTTTGTTCGGATACCGTTGTAGACTGCCTTGATTTCTTCTTTTGTTGCGCCACCATCCTGCCCTCCACCACTGAGTGGAGAATCAATCACCAACCCAATTGTTGGAGTCACGGTCAGGATTTCCCGAATATTGGATATACTTCTGGGCTCTCCAGCTTCCTCAGGAGGTGGGCTCCGTAATAATCCTCTGATTTGTTCTCCAGTCAACAGTCCCTTTTTCAATACTTGACGGATGTCGTCACGAACACCAAGCAGGATGTTCTTTGCCTCTGTGACTTCGATGCTTTTCATGATACGTGCTCCAGTTTTCAACTTGACTTGGAGAGCTCCCAATCGAATTGTGTCTGCTTGACTTCCCGGATATATCTCTTGACGGATGTCATCGATGGTCTTTGTATTGAAATCGGTATCGATTCTGAGCTTTGCGACAATAGACGCGCAAATGTTCGCGGCGTTAAACTTATCGAAAGCAGATGCGCCGTCTTGTTCATAGTTTGCCTTGGCAGTTGCGTATTGTTGTCTGAGCGCATCAAACTCATACCGAAGTCTTCCTGCGTTCGAGAGGAAGTTCTTCAGACGTCGAATATAACTCGATATGTCTGACTCTGCTTGTATAGATGCGATTTGTTCCGTAATCATCTCTGTGATCGGTTGTTTATCTGATTCACTGGTTCCGGTAAGGGTAACTGACGTAAAAATTTCATTCGCGCGTGTTTCTAATGCGTCTCCAGATGGAAGATCATTCTTATTTTTAAAGTAAATCAATCTCGCAATATCCATGGCAGATGTATAGAATACATTGAGTCCGAGCAAAATAGAATACGCGAGCAGAATACGGTCGTTTGTGACGATGCCAATTTCTGTGTCTGTAGAGAGTTCTTGGAGAGTCGTTTCTCCGACTTGCTGTCTGTTGATATCTAACACCTTGTACTTTCGAGAACGATCGAGTAGGGAGAGGGCTTGACACCAATCGCCCATACGTTTGATGAGCGTATAGACATAGGCTTCTGGAACAAGCCCCTTTTCCATAAACACGGCGAGCGCGTAAAGAGAGGCATTCTTCACGTTGGAACTATTCGCAACATCTCCAATATTGAATGCCTGGATCGTGTTTCCATCGTTGTCGACCAACAAGATATTGGCCTCCACTTCGTCGTCCGAAATACGATTCAAAACAATCTTGAGCTTCGAGTAGATGTTTGATTTCTGGTCACTTGAATTGTCCCAAAGCGGATACACAACTGTATTTGTATCGTCTTTCAAGAATCGAAGGTCTGGTTGAAGTCCTTGTCCTTTGGGTTTTATATTTGTCAACTTTGTCGCAGAATCACTCGTGTTTTCAATGTTTTCCAGAATATAGAACGTTGTTGCTTCTGTTTGTTCAGGTCTGAGTGTTGTATTCAACAGTTCGGTAAGAGGTAAGCCGCCCGACGCATCGACGATAATCGCAAACTTTTTCTTTCCACCGGTCACTGTTTCAAACATCTTCGACACGTTTCGATTGTCGTTATATCCATCTTGACCGCGCTCACCCAAACGATACATCGAGGAACAAATCGTATATTCACGACTCAGTCCGAGAACACTGAATGTCTTATCAATGATAGTTCCATCAGCTACACTCCTTACTTCGTTTTTGATTTGATCAAATACAACACCGACCGCATTGAGAAGCTCCACCTCATCGAAAAACTCTTCGGGGTCCGGTTCCTCTTCTTCGTTGGGAGGGACCAAGTTCTCGTCAAACTTCGATTTGAGTATTTTGAAAAGATTGTTTTGAGCACTATTGTTTGCGATTTTATTGAAATCTGCTAGCAACTTAACCTTGCCTTTACTTGAAACGTTCTTTGCGATCTCGAAAAAACGAGACGCATCACTTGGTACGAATTTATCTCGCCCAGGTTCATTCTCGCCAAAATCGTGTTGAAAGTCTCCGCGCGCAAGATTACGAAAAAGATTCCATGCGGGAGAATCTCTTTTTACAATCCCGCGTATTGTTTGATCTTGTACAGGAGGCGTTGCGTCTTCCATATCAGAAGACACTGTCGGTTCTATCTTTCGTTTTTTTGAAGCTGGTCCCGAACTCATTGTTTTTGAAGCCTATAATCTTTTTACCATTCCATCACGATATCCTCAATGCGGCATTCCGACTCGGGGATCGCAGATAGTCGCTGATTCACACGGTCCAGCAACTCTGCGGCTTCTCCAATGTCCTCTTCAGGACCTTCGGGTAAGCGCGTCTCGTCGACCAGAATATCCACAAAGCCCGTTCCACAGGGAGGTTTCTGTCCAAACATGATGTTTGCGCTGACACCTCGCATCGAATCCGACTCGGCCCAGATGGCTGCGTTGAACATGATCTTCGACGTCTCCTCGAACGACGACTTGGCCAACACACCGGTTTCGTTCTTCTTCATACCCGTGCGGTTCACCGGCACAATACGGCCACTGAATGTCATCGTATCCACCAGCACGGCAAGGTGATGGTAGTTGACCTTCTCCGAGCTGAAGACCTCGTTGATCTCCTCATACAAGCAGAGACGTGCGGCTTCAATGCCAAAGACATCATGGACTTCGTGAATGTCATTCGAGAAGGTGCGTGTTCCATCCACACCCGGGAAGACCAGCAAGTCGTAAAGGTTGGTGCCCTCTACATCCAGCACATACTGTGCCTGCGGCTTGTATCCACCGACGGTGCTGTCGTACACAATCTCATTCTTGATTTCGCGAAGATGGACACGACCGATGCCATTCACGCCCGTGAGAACCGTATCGAGTACCTTGTCTTCGAGGTAGCGCAACTGAATCGGGTTCTTGATGATCGCCGGGTCAAATCCAATGCGCATGAACAGATTCTTGCCTGCGGAATCACTGTGACGGCACTCGACAATGCGGAGTGCCTGATTGTCCATCAGCTTGGACTGGATCTTGGTCAGATCGAGAACATCGCGCGCAACCAACTCGACATCATTGAGTTCCAAGCGCATAATCCAAGGAGATCCGCACGATGTCTCATCTTGGAGACTGAACATCAGATAGTCCTGGAGCAACTGCTTGTCCTCTGGCATGACCGTTGTCGCTTCCGACGGATTCGGGTCGTAGAAGATCTTGACCGATTTCGTCACGTCACGCAACGTAGTCTTTTGAATCTCCTTCATCTTGGACGTCACCTTATCCTGCTCTGCTGCGATGTCCATGGAGAGATAGACGGTATTGCTGGGGCGCTTGGGATTCTGCGACGCAGACAGCAACTCCTCAATACGGGGAACACCGGACGTGGCATTCGCCTTGGCCGTACCTGCGCTATGGAAGGTGTTCAGTGTGAGCTGAGTCGTCGGCTCACCAATCGACTGTGCCGCAAGAGCACCCACCATCTCACCCGCATGGACGAGACTCTTGATGTACCGGAACTGAATGTCGCGGATGAGCTCATCGAACATGGCTTGCGTCAACCGATGGACCACAATCGCCTTCTTGGGTGCGAGGTAGAAGCGCAGCAAGCAGTGGAAGACACGGTTCCCGGGGAACTCGCGCATCAACCGACCCAGAGACTGAACCACGTGTTGGGGTGTCAGGTCCGTCTTGGTGGAGAAGGTATTGCTATACTTGTCGATCATGCGCTTCAGATGAACAGGAGCCTGGAGCGTGTCCATACGACGATGACGGAAGACACTGCTGAAGAGCATCTCGCGGTCGGCAATGAGCTCAGAGACCATATCTGGACATTCCGTGATTTCCTCCTTGAGGAACGGATTCACGTCTGCGGGAGTCAGCGCATACTCGTGGTAGATGTTCTCGTCCGTCATGAACACCAGATTACAAGGCTGTCCTTCCACGCAAGTTGTATCCACACCATCATCACCATAGTGGAACTGAATGACGCTGCCCGTGACATTGCGCACGGTTCCATCGTACTCGATGTGCTGGTCCTCCATCGTCTTCATCAACCGACGCTGGATGTAACCGGTATCAGAGGTCTTGACGGCTGTATCAATTAACCCCTCACGTCCTGCCTGGGCGTGGAAGAAGAATTCCGCAGGCATGAGACCATCTACAAAGCTGTGCTCGACAAACCCACGACTTTCGAGTCCATCATCGTAGCGAGAGAAGTGAGGCAACGTGCGGTCTTGGAGGGTGTACTGAACACGCTTGCCCTCGATAAGCTGCTGACCCAAGAACGCAACCATCTGTACCACGTTATGGTCACCACCCTTCGAACCGGACTTGACCATCTGCATGATACGGTTGTCCGATGGCATGTCACTCATCGCCTTTTCGCTGATCTTGCTGTTGACCTCTTTGAGTGCGCTGGTAATATCATCTTCGAGCTTCTCACCATCCGAGAGACCCATATTGTTTTGGTAGAGACCTGCGTGGACATCGGACAGAATATCGCGAATTTTCTTGCGACCACGTGCGATTTCCTCTTGGATAAAGGTTCCAGTGGTCTCATTCGCAATCAGATCAGACGTACCCACAGAGAAGCCGGTATAGAGATTGTACTGCGTAACAATCGCTTGCATATCGTTAATCATCTGACCGCATCGCTCGGGGCTAAAGTCGTTATAGACCACATGAACCATGTTCCCGATGTTGCCCTTTTTCAGCTCACCGCCCTTCAAGACACCATTCTCGAGTGTGAGTCCGCCCTTGTAGGTCATCAGAGGAAACGCAGCGCTAATGATCTCGGCACCTGTCCAATCCCGATTCTTGCGTTGAAAGGAACGGTTGATGCGTGCGAGGATATTCATCGCAATCGGTTCGGGAACTGTCACACCCTTCTGACCAATACGGTAGATACCCGTCATCGTGTCCTGGAACAGCTGGATAATCGGACTGTTGGTACGAGGACTGATGATGTTTCGGAGCACAGAGGCCAGATAGCGCAACTCGGTGGCTGCGGCAATCGACTGCGGCACGTGCATATTCATCTCATCACCGTCAAAGTCTGCGTTATAGGGACGGGTGGCCGATACGTTCAGACGAAAGGTCGAGTAAGGGAGCACGCGAACACGGTGCGCTTCCATCGAAGCCTTATGGAGAGAGGGCTGTCGGTTGAACAGCACAATATCGCCATTGATGAGATGGCGATGAACAATATCGCCCTCACGCAAGTCAATGGTCTCCGGATTCACGTAGCGCAGACTGAATGTGGTCTTATCGCGCTTGCTGTAGACAGACTTGGCACCTGGATACTTGTCCGGTCCATTGCGCACGGCTGCCAACAGACGTTCGCGATTGTACTGCGAAACAGTCTCAGGGAATGTGAGGTTGGTCGCAATCTCTTCGGGAACACCGAGCTCGTCCAGATCGATGTTGGCATCCGGTGTAATCACCGAACGGGCACTGAAATCCACACGCTTACCCATAAGGTTTCCACGCACACGACCTGTCTTGGCTCCAAACCGGCTTTTCAGTGTCCGCAACGGACGACCCGAACGCTGCTGCGAGGGAGCCATACCACGAATGTCGTTATCAATATAGGTTGCCACGTGGTACTGGAGATGTGCTGTGTGATTGTTAATCATGTCCGCGGACTCGCCACGGTCAATCTTGTCACGCAGCCTCTCATTCGCACGCAGAATATCGATGAGCTTGTGGGTCAAGTCATCTTCCATGCGTTGATGGTCATCCATCACCACGGAAGGGCGCACAGTCAGCGGCGGAACCGCGAGCACACTACAAATCATCCATTCAGGACGCGAGTACTTGGCATTGAACCCAAGACGCTCACAATCCTCGTTGGTGATACGCTCGAAGGCACGCAAGACCATCTCAGGCTGAATGGGAACCGGTGGAGGTGCCTCGCCTTCTTTGGGTGCCGCATAGAGACCTTCCAGAGACGCTGCCTTGCCCACGACCTTGGCAATCTTGTCAAACACCGGCGTCTGGCAGTTGAGACACGCCTTGGGTTTCTTGCCCATGTTGTCGCGAATGTCCTTGAACCGTGCCGCCCCCGTCGACTTGATGGCATCGAGCTCTTCATAGGGAATCAATGGTTTGGAACAGTTCAAGCACACGAGGTTACACAACTTCTCGGTGGTCTCAAAGAACTGATAGAGATAAACAGGACGCGCCAATTCAATGTGACCAAAGTGACCCGGACAATGCTGATTGGTTTGCTTACACGTCGGGCACACCTTGCCATTCTCGATCACACCGAAGCGGGCATCGAAGACACCGTTCGGGACGGGTTGATTGCTTTGATAGGTCTTGTCAGTCGTCACTTCCACAACGGAACGTTTCCGAATATCCTCTGGGTTGGAGATACCAAATTGAACACTCACGATTGTATCACCCATGTTTCTTACTTCTTATCCTTATGTGTATATTCTTCCGTTTTCCGAAGTTACTGCTCCCCGAGTCGCAATGTGGTTGTCCAGAGCTCCTCGTTTTCGAGATACCGCTGAATGGCCTCTTCGGAATATCCATCCTGCTTGAGTTGAGTGATCATCTTTTCAAAGTCCTCACCTCGCTTCTGCTGAAACAGATTATACTGTCGAATGCGCGTATACCGAATGTAGCGCAGAATGGTCTGTGCCATCTGCTCGGTTGTGTAGGCAGAGACGCCGTATTCTTTTTCGCTGTCTTTTAGATTACGAATCATTGAAGCCCATTGTTCTTGTAGCAGATATCGGTCCATTGTTACTTGATTACAAAATCATCAAGACCTTTTAAATACATTGCGGTATGAATGCTCTTGGGACTCTTTTGTAGTTTTTCAAGCTCTCGCTGTAGCCCGGCCGGTGGAGACTTTGGTCGTGGAAGATGGGGGAGAAACGTATTTATGACGTGAATTATCTCCGGAGGTAACTGAAGTTCCAACGACCGGGGGAGGCGAGGCTTCATTTAGTATAGTAAAAGACTGTATAACTGTAGCTCGAGATGGCTCCAGATCCAGATTGGACAGCTACATTCGCATTCCAAGTCGAACCGTTATTGGAAAAGTAGACACCGTTCAAAAAAGCACCTGGTGTTGTATCGACGGGTCCACTTGCCTGAACTCCTTGTAGCCAAATGCGTTTGGTATTGGTCACACCTGTGTCTGCCGTGATGGTACGCAATCCAGTGAATCCAGTGGCATACGCAACTGCGGCTGTTCCGAGTGTATCTGTTCCAAGAGGTCCTGTGTTACCAGTCGGACCTGTGGGTCCTGTACGTCCCGTCGGTCCTCGTTGTCCGGGACCCGTGGGACCTATCGGGGTTGTTTGGAAGTTTGGTTGGAAGTATCCGATAGTACTGTTTTCGAAATAAAACGTGATGTCTTCTGTTTCATCAAACAGAAACTCTATGACAAATGAAATCATCAATCGCCAATCGGATTGAATTCCCGTGAGAAAGGGCAATCCTGAAAGTGTGTAGGAACCAATCCCAGTCCCAGAACTAATGGATACATAATCCGTTGTCCCGGCAGAGAATATACTTTGATCAGGCGTAACGTAGTAAAATCTGGCATATACAGCTCCAGTCGAAGCGAACAAATTCGCACTTGCGTAAAAGGTAATTGTCCAAGGGTTATCGCTTAATGGAGAAATCGTTGCGCCTGGAACATTCGGAGGTGTGATAAAATAGAGTACTTCCGAATCAAACACGGGACCTGTAACAGGATACGTTTGTCCTAAATTTGTGCGCGCAATTCTTTCCATTCGATAAAAAGGGACTCCGAATGTATCAACTTGACTCAAGTTCAAATAATAAAAGTCATTAAACGTTCCCGTCGGTCCTTCCTCCCCCGTCGGTCCTGTGACACTCACACCCGTTGGACCTTGACGACCTGTAAGACCCGGTTGACCCGTATATCCAGTCGAACCCGTCGGTCCCGTAAAGGGCCCCGTTGGTCCACGCAACCCAGTGGTTCCTGTATAGGGGCCTGTAGGACCTGTTGCTCCTGTCTGACCCGTATATCCATCGAGTCCAGCTCCAACGGTAGGTCCTTCTGTTCCCGTGGGACCCGTTTGACCCGTATATCCAGTTGAACCCGTGGTTATTCCGACAAGACCTGTCAACCCTGCTTGTCCAGTCGGACCTGTATTTCCCGTCGAACCTGTCGGACCTGTCACACCTTGCGTTCCTGTAAATCCGGCGCCATCGGGTCCTATGGGTCCAGTATCTTGAAATCCAGTCCATCCAGTGGGTCCAACGGTTGTGCTAGGTCCTGTCGGACCTGTCGGCCCTGAAGGTCCTGTCATTCCCGCAACAGAAGGACCGGTTGGACCTGTGACTCCAGAGATCCCTGTCCAACCTGTTGCGCCCGTCCAACCGGTCGACCCAGTGGTCCCCGTTGTTCCCGTTGTTCCTGCGCGCCCCAGTGGGCCTGTGGCACCTGTATCTCCTGTATTTCCTGTTGCCCCTGTATTGTTGTTCGAACCAGCAGCTCCTTGGAGTCCTGTCCATCCTCTCGGACCCTGTGGTCCTGCTGCTCCCGTATTAGCAGACACACCCGTCAGACCCGTGGGTCCTACATGTCCCGTGTATCCAGACGGTCCGAGATCGCCAAACAATCCGAACACACCTTGGTCTCCAACAGGTCCGGTTGGACCCGTCTCTCCTATGACTGCGTCTGGACCGGTTGCGCCCGTGTTCACGAGTTCTCCTGCTGCTCCCGTATCTCCAGTTGCCCCACGAGGTCCATACGATCCGTCAAGTCCTACGTATCCCGTGGGTCCCGGTAACACGGACGAACAAGGTGCCGTGTTTCGAAAGTTACATTCATTGTTCGTCCTCGGTGAATAGGAGATGTACATTGTTAAGTGCTGTAAAAATATACTGTATAACTTGTCGTAGTCCCAATCGCACCAGGAGAAAAGACCTTCAAATTTGTAATCCAGTTTCCACCATTCTGTGTAAAGAAGATCGAATGGAGCGCAGTCGAGTTTGTAGTCGTCTGCTGTACGCCTTGTAACCAGATCTTACGCGTGGTCGCAACTCCCGAAGAGGCTGTTCCGTATACGATAGTTCCAGCTCCGATGGTCGCAAAGGAAATACCCGCCGTTCCGTATGTCACAAGTGCGTCACCCGTGGGTCCCGTTTGTCCCGTCATACCTGTCCATCCCGTTGGACCTGTTCCGCCCGTTGGTCCAGTCATACCCGTATATCCGGTCGGTCCCGTGGGTCCTTGGAGTCCTTGTGCTCCTGCGGCTCCGTTTGCTCCGGTGGGTCCTGTCGAACCCGTTTGACCTGTATATCCGGTGTATCCCGTCGAACCTGTCGCCCCTGTCCAGCCCGTGGAACCCGTAGAACCCGTGGGTCCTGTCCAGCCTGTCGGTCCTGTCACACCTTGGAGTCCGGTTGGTCCCGTTGCGCCATTTCCAGTTGGGCCTGTCGGACCGGTGACACCTTGAAGTCCCGTGTGCCCAGTGGGTCCGGCTCCTCCCGTGGGTCCCGTTTGCCCGGTTGATCCAGTTTGTCCCGTGACACCTGTTGTGCCCGTCCAGCCTGTGGCTCCCGTCGGTCCAATTCCTCCACCTGTGGCTCCCGTCGGACCAAGTGCCCCGGCAGGACCTGTGGCTCCCGTGGGTCCCGTCGCACCTCGATTACCGATTGCCCCCGGAACTCCCGTCGGTCCAGTGACACCTGTGGCTCCTGTGGATCCTGTCGCCCCCGTCCGTCCTGTATACCCCGTCGAACCTGTTACACCCGTCGGACCTGTTGAACCCGTCGGTCCCGTCATACCCGTTGGGCCTGTTTGACCGGTGTATCCCGTCGAACCCGCAGGACCTGTCATACCTGTACTCGTTGCTGTTCCGGAAATTCCAATGGGACCCGTCCAACCCGTCGGACCTGTGTGGCCCGTCGAACCTGTATTTACGGCAGATCCTGGTAATCCAGTTGGACCAATCGGACCTGTTGGACCTGTTTGACCTGTCAATCCGGTTTGACCTGTTGGACCTGTCACACCTTGCGCTCCGGCAACACCCGCAGGACCAGTCGGACCCGTGGGACCCGTGGGACCGGTATTCGAAGCCGTGCCCGAAATCCCCGTCGGACCAGCCGGACCTGTTAACCCAGTCGGACCCGTTGCTCCTTGCGGTCCATCCGGTCCTTGAGGACCCACACAGACATTCGGAGCACATGTTTGTAATCCCTTGCCAGGAATGTAACGTGACAACATATTGTTGTATATCAAGTTTCCGTTTCTCTTCTATAAACAATCCAATGAGTGACGAACCTGAAGTCCCCGTATCGAATCCGTACATCATTACGTTGGACGAACTCTTGAGCAGTCAGGATGTGCTCCGTCAAAAAGAAGCTGACGATAAAGTCCTTGTGGACACCATCGACAACCCAGACCCGGTTGAACTTCGCGGAAAGCTCTACCAATGGGCTGTTCAGAAATTTCCCGACTCATTCCCCGTATTTTCAGTGACGATTCGCCCTCCGGCTGTATGTAGTGACGGAATTGTACGTGAACTCTATGATTACATTGCCTTTTGCTCGGGAGTCAGTCTTGGCGACAAACTTACCTCGTTACAAGCGAAGATGCAGGGCATTCAAGTTTTGAACTCTTATTCTGGGGATACGATTACCATCCATGTCTCTAAGTGTTAAAGTAGTACTTTGTTACGTTCTGGGCTAGGTTGTCGAACCCACTCACTGTATATAGAATACCTTCTGAATCGACTGCGAGATCAGAGACTGCATATAAGTTGGTCGTGCCTCCAATTGTGGAAAATTGACGACACCAAATGACTTTCCCAGTATCTGCCTCTACGCGCGCAAGAAATGGTGAAAAGCCAGTTGTCTGACGCCGTGAAAACACTCCACTTTGAACTGTAGAGCTTTGAGGAAAAAATACAATCGTGGTTCCGTTTGTCTCTCCTGATAGAATCAGCTGATTGGTCGACCGATCGACACATACACGACGGATCGCAGTTGTACCAGACGCAGATGACGCAACGCTAAATGACCACAAATATGTCAAATCGTTCGTGTATTTCGCGACAAACCCCTCTATGGAACCCACACGAAGAGTCAATGTGCCCCCAATTGTTCCGTTTGCATTGTAAAATGTAACCGTAGATGGAAAGGTCCCAACAACATAGACATTTCCTGCTGCGTCGGTATCGATTCCATACACAAAGTGATTGCCCGAGCCTCCTATACGTACAAGCGCTGATACTGCTAAGTCCTGCGTGTATTTGACAACACATCCGCACGTCGTTCCCAAGTTTGTCAGCGTTCCACCCGAGGTAGTACCAGGGTGATTGTACACCGTCAACGTTGTTCCCGTAAAATAGCCACCCGAAAAGAAGTTTGCGGATGCATCGATGGCCAAAATCCCCGGAACGACAGAGAACTGATTGTACGGACTTCCAAATTGTCCTGCATACATGCTCGTTGCTCCAAATCGCGTGTATTGTAAAACGTTTCCGCTGGTGTTGTATTTTACGATAAATGGACTTGCGTTACCAACACGTGTAATTGTGGATTGTGACACGTTTGCGGAGTTGTAGACAACCATGGTTGGGGTGTTTTGGTTTCCGAGCACAAAGATGTTGTTGGATGCGTCCGTGCGGATACCACCTGGGGTCGACCATGTTGTTGCACCTCCCGTTTGGACAATGGCAGACCATTGTACAATTCCGTCGTTGTTAAATTTGTGTACAGTGGTTGGAACTCCGCCACTCCCTGCTGGGAATGTGACTGCTTGCGTCGTGTTATCGCCATTCGTGATTGTTACGGATGTTCCTGTGGATGCTCCAAGGATAACATTGCCAGACGAATCTGCTTCTACGACCCATCCAAAGTCATTCCCGCTGCTTTCGACACCTGCAGCCCAGCGAATGTATCCGCTTGGGTAATAGGACAGCAATAGAGCTGAGTTGTTTAAATACCCTGTAAACGTTTTGGCAATTGTATCGTCTCGATTGTACACTCTGAACACGTCTGTGGACGTTGCGCAATAGAAGTTGTTGAACGAATCTACGGCAATACCAGAGGGACGCCCACCGATACTGTTTCCAGCAGAAATACGAAAACGGTAATCTCCATACCTATTGTACGAACTAAAACTTCCACCCACACCAATGGATTGAATCGTTCCGACGATAGGAGTCATCGTGGGTACACCCTTAAATGGATGGGTCGATGGTAATACGGATTGTAAGTTCCATTTCCAGGCAAGATAGCCTTCAATTCGTTCACAGGATTCGCGGGTGGTTACTTCATAGAACGAATCATAGACCAACATTTCTTTGATATATCCCGTAAACACATTGCTGTCTACTCCGGCAACATTCATGAAGGTGATAAATTGATTATTCGGAGTGTATGCTGAACCAGCCGTCTCACCGATACGCGTTCCATTCATACGAACGATAACAGTCCCATTTAAGAAAGATACACCAAGGATACTGTACACGTTTGATGTTGACCAAGCAGTTGAAGTCGAAAATGTACCGACAGGACTTCCACCATTGATCGTATACGGTCCCGTATAGGTTGGACCTGTTCCCATACCTAAATCAATATAACGAGCGGGACTGGTTCCTCCTAAACCACAAAGGACATTACTCGTGGTTGTAGCCGGTCGGGAATTCCGATACACTGCGTAGAATACCATCATTCCTTGTACAGATGCGTTTGAGCTGTTATTTGTATAAGGGATCTTTCGATTCGTTGTGTACGAAAATGCTCGTGTACTAGAACCAAGTGTCGCACTATTGTTGTTATTAAAAAACAGACTTCCATCGTTCGAATAGGTGGGTCCGAATGTTGCGTTTCGTTCTACAAGCCCGTCATTCATGGTTCGTTTGTTGAGCCATTGTGTTACGCGATTGTTACTATCCAATGTAATGGTCGATGTATCAAGACCATCAAACCATGCGATCAGATTGTCTACATCCGGCGGTTCAAACGGACGCGCATCGCGCATAGGTTGTACGAAATATGGAAAGATGTTCGAAAAAGCAGGTAACCATGAAGCTGTGCCGCTCGATCTCCATTTCCACGCAAGATATCCAGTCACTTGTTGGCGCTCGATTACAGTTAATGCACGATTGTAACAAATCACTTCAAATACAAATCCACTCCAGCATGCCGCGTTAACTGGGTTCATGGTGTCTGTTCCAACTGCACATTGCCTGATACTTAAAGCATTTGGAGTGTTAATTCCTGTAGCACTTGTCGATTCATTCGCATATATTCCTGTACTTGTGCTGCCAGGATTAGGACTTGTACTACAAATAATAACGGGTTCGTTTGCAGTTATATTTACACCTGGTGTATTACCAGTGCTACCACTATAAAAACCAACACGGTTAAGTGTTGATGGATTTGCTAATGATGCAATACGCGTTCCAGAGTTTGGACCAAACGATAATACAAATCCATTGTTTGTATTATTGCTTAGTGTTAGAACTACAAAATTGGTAATATTTTCAGATGACAATGTTGAAAAAGTTGTTCTTCTTAGAAATGATGTACCGTTGAAGGAGATTCCAGATCGACCTAACGTTGCGTTATTTGTATATGTTGGTGTTCCCGAGGATATGTTCAAACTATTACCTTGTCCACTTCTGTCTGCCCATGCGGTGACAGTTGTACCGGATAAGGTGAGTGCGTTGGAATCATATGAATCGAGCCACAAACAACATCCTGGCACAGATGTGGGCGAGAATCCGTAATACGGTTTGTTGAGACCATGTACAATGGCGGCCATTGTTATTAAAACATAACAATAGTTGTCGCAGACGACGCAACCAAACTCGTCGATGTAAACGGCGGAATGGTGAGCGGACTTGGTATGCCCGAAGGAGTGCCTGTTGTTGTAATGGACAAGTAGTTGGCTGTATTGTTGCGCAACACCCAAAACTGTCCTGTTGTCATACCTGAAGACGGCGCGGTCAACGTCGCAAATCCACCGTTGGCAATGCTGTAGTATGTACCGGCCGTCGCAACAGTGATGGCAGGAGTGGTCAAGTTCGTCAAGGATGTGCCCGTGACGGTTGCGAGTGTCACGATTGTCACTTGGGAACCTGTTGCGCCCGTAGGACCTGTTGCGCCATCACTTCCTATAAATCCTGGAGTCCCAGTCGGTCCCGTTGCCCCGAGCCCTGTTGGTCCCGTTGCGCCATCGGCTCCAATGTAACCTGCCTGACCCGTTGGTCCCGTCGCACCGCCTGCTGGAATCAGATGGGCTGTGAAATAGGTTCCCGCAGAACCAAATGCCGTAGCACCTTGCTGTAATGACACAGACCCCGACGAACCGTTGTATGCCGTAAACGTCACATAATCCGTGCTTCCATTGAAATAGTGAATGCGCGAGAAGTTGTTGGCAAGACCGATACTCGTACTCGTGGGTTGTTGTGAAATCACAACCGTGGCTCCGACTGCATCTGTCATCTGTACGTTGAACTGATTGCTACTCGCAGCAGCCGCCCACCATGCTTGGAGGGTTATCATGTAGTACCCTGCTATCGTCGGTTGGAATCGATAATTGGGACTCCCCGAGAACCAATTTTGGGGGTCATATGTATCCGCAAATTGAATGGTCGTATTCCCACCGCCACTTGGAATGCTTTGGTCTCCCGCAAGTGTCCCGAGCACAACGTAATCGCTCGGAATGATACCAGCTCCAGCGGGACCCGTGGCTCCTTGGGCACTCGCGAGTTCTACCGCATAAATCACAGGTCCTTGCGATTCTCCAAAGTCGAATGTTCCCGACCCTGCGCTTCGGTTCACAGACACAAGGGTATAGGTATGTGTTCCGCTCGTGACGGTTGTATCGATGACCGACAAGGAATAGGCTTGATTTTCATTTGCTGCGCTCGATTCGTAAAGCACGGCATTTCCGAGAGCTGTTCCCGCTGTATACACCGACCCCGCCGTCGTTCCCGTTCCATCACGATAGATTTGGAGTTGTCCGTTGAAAGCTGCTCCTGCGCAATTCACATCACCGTAAACTGTAATTTGAACAGGTTTACCCGTTGTTGTAATGGACACCGTCACAACGGAATACAATGTCGATCCCGTTGGAAGCCCCGTCACACGAGACCCAACGGTTTGCCCGTAGTTCAAGGTTCCGACCTCTTGCGCAGGACCCGTTGGACCCGTAAGTCCGGTCCAGCCCGTAGGACCTGTCATACCCGTGGGACCTGTCACACCTGTCGGTCCCGTGACTGTGCTCGTGGCTCCCGTGGGACCTGTGCTACCGGTCGGTCCTGTCATTCCCGTCGGACCCGTTGGACCTGTGTTCCCTGTTGGTCCTGTTGTGCCCGTAAACCCAGTGGCTCCTGTCCGACCCGTGAAGCCCGTTGGACCTGTTCCTGCGCTGCCCGCGGATGAGATGGCTTTGAATGTAGTGCCTGTCCAAATGATATTGACCAAATTCGAACCTCCAATCGCCAGGGGTGACGACAACCCTGTTCCTCCCGTAAGTGTCACGGAGAGGTTCGAGGCCGTCGCATTGAAAATCGACCATTGCGCACCTGCTTCGCTCGTCGTCAACGTTGGAAACGTCAACGCATTAAACCCTCCATTCGACAAGGTATATAGCGTAGAAAACTCCGTTGTCGCAAGGGTCAAACTTGTAGAACCAACCTCCTGCGTGATTTGACGCCATTCTGTCGGTCCCGCCAACCGCACCTTGTTGGCCGGTGTAATCGTAACATTCGACAAGCTGTCCGAACCGAGTGTACCAATCTCTACGTAACTTGTTCCCGGAAGTTGCGCATCGATGATAATCGCACCGTCTCTACCTGTCGCAAAGCTTACAGTTCCACCTTGTCCTGCGTTTCCACGCAACGAACTTGCGTTGTTTCCGGGTGTGCTTCCACTTCCATCACTTGTTGTCACAGTGCCTCCCATAAATCCGCTCGTCAGGGACGAACCACCACCGCCACCACCGACATATCCACCCACGCCTCCTTGGTTACCTCCCGAGTAACCACCACCGCCACCACCACCTGTTCCGGCCGCATACCCTGCTATACCACCTTCCTTCGTGCCTGCGCCCGTAGACGAACCACCGCCCGAGTTTACACCGTTCAGAGATGTTGATTTGACGCCACCCGAGCCACCCTGATAGCCATCTCCCGATGCTGTACCCGCACCACCCAAATAGGTCGAATCACTACCACCTGAACCACCCGCACCTGCGATGACGAGATAGGTAGACCCACGCTTGATCGCAGAGAGACCGCCACCGTTCGGCTGTCCAATACTACCAATGCCTTGATAGCCATAGGCTTCCGTGCGGTAATCGTATGGAACTCCTGGAGTAAACCCACCCTTTCCGACGATGATAGAGAGTGTTTCTCCGGGTGTGACGGCAAGGTCTCCACCGATGAATGCGCCACCGCCACCATCTGCGCCACTTCGCGCACCTCCTGCGCCCCACATGTAGACGCTCAATACAGTACAACTCGCAGGCACTGTATAGCTCTGAATGGTTCCGTCGTTGCTCGTAAACGATGTGCGAGACAAGTTCGGAGTTGTCTTGACGAGTGTGGTAGAGTTTCCTAAGTTATGAAGAGCATTTCCAGACAAGTCCACGCTTTGGGTGGCGTTATATTGGCTCCATGTGGATGCGTCTGCGGCCGACCCTGTGGCTCCTGTGGATCCCGTGGGACCGGTGACTGTGCTGGCGGCTCCCGTCGGACCTGTCGAACCGTCTACGCCTATGTATCCCGTGGGTCCTGTGGGTCCCGTCGAACCGTCTACGCCTATGTATCCTGTGGGTCCTGTGACTGTAGAGGCTGCTCCTGTTGGACCTGTATCACCTTTCCCTGTTGGTCCTGTCGGACCCGTCACTGTGCTATTGGCTCCCGTTGGACCGGTGTTTCCAGTCGGACCTGTTTGACCCGTTGGGCCTATGAGTCCTGTATATCCTGTGGATCCAGTGGGACCTGTTGGCAAGCTTTGGAGAATGGTCGTGTGGACGTGCGTCTGTGTCTGATCGCGGAACTCAAAGGTCACAGACCTGTTGTTCCCCACAAAGTTCGCATACAATCGAATGCGAATACGCTTGGTCAGATCCGGTAGTGTCGTAGACGGAACGTAGACGGAATGTAGATATTCATCGTTCGTCGTTCCTATGGCGTCCGCACCCGAACCTGAACCAGAGGCAATCAGCACAGGATTGCTTGTTCCATCTGAATCCACATAGTAAATGTCCATGTAGAACGAGACACCGCTGTTATTTGCTTGACCGTGGAGAGCCAAGTCCCAAAATCCAGCTGCGATAAGGGGAGATGTAATCGTCCCGTTCCCCGTCAAAAAGGTGCCCATCAAAAAGTCACTTGTATTCGTTTGGAGTCCGGATGTAATGGTTGTTTGCGCAGTTGTTGTCGCCGGCAGTTCGAGTGTCCCCGATTGAGGCGCGGCTCCTCCTGCTGTATCGAGAATCAGCACAAGACCACCTGACACACCGTTTTGTCCTTGTGCTCCAGTGGGTCCCGTCGGTCCCGTTTGTCCAGTCGGCCCTGTTCCGAGGGGACCTGTTTGACCAGTCGTTCCCGTGGGTCCTGTAGGTCCCGTTGCTCCGAACCCTGTGGGTCCTGTTGCTCCGGTCGATCCTGTTTGTCCTGTGGGTCCTGTAGGTCCCGTTGCTCCGAACCCTGTAGGTCCTGTCGGTCCAGTTTGTCCTGTTGTTCCAGTGGATCCTGTTTCTCCAGTCGGGCCTGTTTCGCCGAACCCTGTCGGTCCAGTGGGTCCGGTGGGTCCTGTTGTTCCAGTCGGCCCCGTTTGTCCAGTCGGACCGGTCAATCCGGTCGGACCCATCGGACCTGTGTTCCCTGTTGGTCCTGTCGGTCCAGTTTGCCCTGTTTCGCCGAACCCTGTTGGTCCTGTTTGCCCCGTCGAACCAACACCCGTTGGACCGGTTGTTCCCGTTGGTCCGGTCTGTCCTGTCGAACCAACACCCGTTGGACCTGTCATACCTGTTGTTCCCGTTGGACCTGTCATTCCCGTTGGTCCAGTCGAACCAATACCCGTTGGACCTGTCATACCTGTTGTTCCCGTTGGTCCTGTCATTCCCGTTGGTCCAGTCGAACCAACACCCGTTGGACCGGTTGTTCCCGTTGGTCCTGTCGGTCCGGTCTGTCCTGTTGTTCCGGTAGGTCCTGTCATTCCCGTTGGACCTGTTGTTCCAGTCGGACCTGTTGCGCCAAATCCGGTGGGACCCGTCATACCTGTAGGACCTGTGGGTCCAGTCATACCCGTGGGACCCGTCGGTCCAGTCATGCCTGTTGGTCCTGTTGTTCCGGTTGGGCCTGTGCTACCTACTTGTCCTTGTACCGCATACGTGATTGTAGTCGGCGTTGCTGCTGTGAACAATGTTCCAGAACTCGATAAGAACACGCCTGCGAGTGTCCAAAACACTCCATCGTCTGTCATGGCATCTACGTAGAACGACGCAGACCCCGGATTTGTTCCATCTGGATTTTCGAGAGTCAGAATGATTTGAACACCTCCTGCGTAGACAAGACCTTGTAGTGCCAAAAAGAAATCACTCAAATCTTGATTTGCTCCTCCGACCTGATTTGCGTTAACTGTGATGTTTCCTCCGAGATTTGTGTATTCAAACTGACCTGCGATTGACTTATTTCCATACGTCCAATACGAACTCACACCAATGCCAGGAAGTCCAGTTGAACCCGTTACACCTGTTGGGCCTGTTGGACCAGTGGGTCCTGTTGTTCCGGTCGGTCCGGTTTGACCAGTCGGTCCAGTCATTCCTGTCGGTCCAGTCATTCCTGTCGGTCCAGTTGGGCCTGTGCCAAGGGGGCCTGTTTGTCCGGTCATTCCAGTCGGTCCTGTTGTTCCGGTGGGTCCTGTTGTTCCGGTAGGACCTGTTGTTCCGGTCGGTCCGGTCATTCCAGTCGGACCAGTGCCAAGAGGTCCCGTCCAACCCGTTGGTCCCGTAGGTCCTGTCATTCCGGTCGGTCCCGTCGGACCCGTTCCAAGAGGACCCGTGTAACCTGTCGATCCAGTGACACCCGTCGGACCTGTGCTACCCGTCGGTCCTTCGATACCACCATATGGCAAGAGAATCCATGTAGTTGTACCGTCGCCAACTTTGAATTTGTCTGTATCTGTTTCGAGACCTATCTCGCCTTGAAACAGAACAGGATTGGCTGCCGTCCATTGGGCAGCCGTGCCTCTTCGTAACTGAATGTGAATAGGCATGCTCTATTATGAATACATCAGCATTTTCGTTATGTAACTCCACCACAGTCGATGAGCGCGGGGATGGTTCCGTAATCAGAGGACGGAGTTCCTCCATCGAAGATACTTCCGAGACCAGTATCTGCGGGAAAATAGGGCAGAGACGCCCAGTTACTTGTTCCATTTCCAATCTTCATGCGGTTGGTATCGGTTTCAATCCCAATTTCTCCAGACAAAAGCTTGGGATTGTAGGTTGTCCAATTCGCAGCCGTGTCATGCCGCAATTGAACACGCTTAGGGACCGTCGGACACCCTGACATTTATTATGTATCACAAGCATTTGGTTCTGCGCCACCAAAGTCGACAATGTCATACATGCCTGCTGCGCCACCCGCATCGACAATGTCACAGACCTCGTCATCTGCGTTCTCACCTTGCCACACGACATCCGGAGCAGGAGGACAGATCGGCTTGATACGACCCGGGCAGATACAAATAGATGTCAATCCATACCATTCGAGGGCTCCGTTGGTGGAATCCTTGTAACTGAACTTGGCATCCGGATTTCGAATAATGGCTTGTCTGCGTGTTGCTTCTGTGAACATACCGGCGTCTCGTACCTGATTGACAAATCGCTTGTCCTTTCCCACTTGAATGGGAACCCATGGTAGTTCAGACGGTGGTGGTTTGTCTCGATTCAAAAAAGAGTGGTACACAAAGTACCCCACGGCAAGGGTCATCAAACCCATTGCGATGAGATTGATATTCATTACTAACTGGCTAGATTCCGTCTACGTCCACATCTGCCTCGTCGTCCGAAGAGCTACTGTGGTCGAAGATGTCTTCCTCTCCTGCCTCTGCGCTTGCGCCGCTCGTCTTGAGGAACAAGCGCCCATCTGCGTCTGGTCGCAATCGTTTGTACGTGGCAACATGACTCTCTGAGAAGACACCAATGATTTCGTGCGTTGTGCCAGAGAGTCCCGTGTCTGCGATGAGCACAATGCTATCCACATCCACCCACACTGTCTTCTTCGCCTTGCCGCGCAAACCACCGCGCATCACGATGATTTGCTCCTTGCCCACCGGCTTGCCATTCTCCTCTCCCATATAGAACGTTTGCATACGTCCAGACCCCATTCTCTTCAAAATGCGACCGATATACACTCCTTTTGTAGAAGCACCGTCACGGATGTCTTCTAGATACGCATCGACAAGCGTGCGATTGTTGCGGGCTTTCGAACCCTCTGAGTTGCGTTGGGCCTTGTGGCCAGAACCTCCTGCTGTATTGCGCGGCATCTTCTCCAATACAGCAAGACTTGAAACGGCAAAAATTGTATTCGTTTTCAAAAGTGTGAATCAAAGTTGGTTTACTGCGCCAACTTCTTTGCGTGGTATCGTTCTCTGCGTTTTGCGTTTAGTTCTTCCTTGTGCGCCTCGTGGTAGGCTCGTTGGGCTGCCTTGATTTGTTCGCGGTGTTCCTCGCGGTAGACTTTTGCCTTCTCTTTGAGTTCCTCTCGATGTGTCTCTGTGTATTCCTTGTAGTACGCAGCCATCTCCTCCGGTCGCGTATCGCGTCTGCGTTGTGTCGACACGCGGTCGTGTTCCTTTGCGCGTTCCTTATTCGCTGCCCTCCACGCACGCGCACGGGCCTTGTATTCCTCCTTGTGCGCTTCATAGTAGGCACTGTTGGTCTTCTTCTTGTGTTCACCCTGTTTTACGGCGGGTGTCCCTAGCTCTGGTGCGGTGATGCTGATCGTAGTCATCTTGTCCGCCACACCTTGCTTGTGCCTGGTCAAACCAAATTCGTTTTTAAAAGTTCGAACATACCAGTCAGCGAAAAAGTTGTAGGTGAGGGTTTCTTGTATTTTGTTTAATCGTATTGATCTGCGTTCTTTGCGCAGCGCATGCTACAACAACCGAACACATCTGTGCTTCCTGAACCACATCCGCGGCACTGCTCTTCGTCTTCTTCGCTTTCATAGTCGTAGTCTTCTTCTTTGCGTTTCTCTTCTTCTTCGCGTTGCTTCTCGCACTCGATGAGCCAGTGTACTGTGTCTCTGTCTTTTGCGGACATTGGGACTGTCCAACCAGGTTCGGCATTACGCACGGCTTCTACGAGCTTCCAGATTCTGGCATTTTCCTTTACCCAACGGTCTTCTGCTACTGTCTGCTGTTGTCTACGTTGCTTGCGGTTCATCTTTGCTTACGTCCTAGTGTCACCACGTCTTTCAGTGTCTGTTCGTGCTAGGCCCACCTCTCTGACTTTTCCTGAATGGAATGAATTCGTTTTCAAGAGTTCCTTTTCCGCATTTCCGCACTTTCGAAAACGAATTCGTTCGTGCCAGGCGAAAGGGAGAGTATGGCTACCTCCATGGAAGTCACGTTGGCACCGTTACAGCCCGAGATGGAGTCGACACTCGTTAACAGGACAACTGACAGCTCGTCTGTGGGCACACACTACGCAGACTTAGGGCAGACCGCCGTACAACAGGTCTACGGTTGGAGAGAAGATCAAGAGTGGAACACGATGGACGGTGGGTGGGGACAGGAGAAACTCTACGTCACAAACGAACAAATGGACAAATTTATGGTCCACGGAGGTGGTCTGGTTTGGTTAGCCGGCAACGGTGAAGAATGCGTCGAACGTGTGCTTGGCAAGGTCGGGTTCAGTCAGCACGGCCCTCACGAACTGCGCATCCACATCACCAACGGCGACGAAACCCGCACCTTCCGAATGGTGTATTACGAAACTCCCAGCGAGCACTTCCAATCATACTTCGAGCCTGCGTTCTTCGGTAAGGACATGCTCGCAGTTATCGACAGTTGCGACGTTGAATAAACAAACAAAAACAAAAAACTCCCCTCCCACTCCTTTTTCGTTGCTCCGAGTCACAACTTTTGAAAACGAATTCGTGAGCGACTGGCAAGGTAGACAGTGGGTTGGCTGTCATGAACATAGAGCACACCCACGTTTCTATCCCAACAGACCTTGAAAGACAGGGTGAGATTAGAACGTCAAGCAATACAATGGACGCGTTACTGAACCAACTAACTTCCCGGCAATCGCTGGCTTCGATGGGTATTCCTCTTGCGTACTGGAGCGCAGAGGACGACATCGCTCTTCGCGAGGAGATGATCCTTGCTTGTAAGGAAAATTGGGACGAGTGGCTGGAGGACCCGGTTCTTGCGAGAGATATGTGTAGAGCATTCGCGTTTCGCATCGCAACCGACGACCGATTGCCTCCTCCACCGCCCAGACTGACACATACTGTTAACACCGAAGGTAGACTCGGCGCCTTTGTGAATCCCACAACATGTAGCTGTGAGACTTGCCATAACTACCTACCCACTCCAACGCCCGAAAGTCTGTGCGGTCCACCTTCGAGTGAGCCGTTCACATCGCTGCGAGCGGATGCGTGTGTGGAAGAAGAAGAATGTGTATGTTTGCTCTGCGAAGAAACCACAAGCATGCCAGGTGGTGACGGCTTGTGCGCAGACTGTTTCTGGGATGTGGATGCGAT